CAACGGATTCGTGGCTATGATCGGATGGCAGGCGCCGTGTATTCTGAACTCGTGAAAGCGATACGGATGCATGGTGGCAGATCGGGTAAGTCAAAGCACCCGATTGATTTGAATCCCTACGCCGTTTGGACAAACATCGCTCAGGATCCATCGATCGCTCTAGTGTCGGACATCAACCCGATTCAGAACCTGAAGGAACAAGAAGCGGTGACGTACGCCGGGACCGGTGGTCGTAATAGTCGGTCGATGACGAAGCGCACTCGAGCGTATCACAACAGCAATAAAGGCACGATTAGTGAATCGACGGTGGACAGCTCTGATGTGGGGATCAACATCTACACCAGTGCTAACCCTCAGTTCACGACAGTGTATGGAACGACAGCCCCGTATGACAAGGAGAAAACCGGGCCATCGAGTTTGTTCTCGACCGCCAGTTTGGTTTCTGTTGCCGCCGATCAAGATGACGCAAAAAGAACCAACTTTATCGGGATCCAGCATAGCCACGGCTTGGCTTGTGACGGTTATCACCAAAGTGCTGTCAGAACGGGTTATGAGCAGGTTCTGACAAAACGAACGAGTGATCTCTTTGCATTCACGGCTCGTAAGCCGGGTATGGTTCTTTCAATGACGGAAACATCGTTGTTGGTCGAATACGAGGATGGTGAGCGCAAAGGTTTTGAACTGGGCCGTCGTTATGGCCATGCAGCAGGCTTGATTATTCCGCACTCGGTCGTATCGGATCTGAAACAAGGTCAGAAGTTCAAGGAAGGCACACTTCTTTGTTACAATGACGGTTTCTTCGAAAAGGATATTCTCGACCCCAACAATGTTATCTGGAAAGCTGGGGTCACAGCGAAAATCGCACTACTTGAAGCACCTGTCACTCACGAAGACTCGTCGGCCATCTCTCAACGGTTGGCAGAACTCTTAAAGACGAAAACAACCAAGGTCAAAAAGATCGTGGTGTCGTTCGATCAGAGTGTCAGGAAGCTGATAAAAGTCGGGCAACACGTCGAGGCTGAGGATATTTTATGCATCATCGAGGAGGCGGTTACGGCAAATAACCAGCTCTTTGATGAAGAATCCATCGAGACTCTCCGAAAGCTCGGAGCCATGACACCCGAGGCGCATGCCAAAGGCACTGTCGAACGGATTGATGTGTTTTACCATGGCGATGAAGAGGATATGTCTGAGTCGCTCAGAACGCTGACAAACGCCACTGATCGAGAGTTGCTGAAACGTAACAAAGAACTCGGTCGGCCTGCCTTTACGGGGGCAGTGGATGAAAGTTACCGTGTCGATGGTAATCCGCTACAATTCAACACGCTGGTCATCGAGGTCTACATCACCGGCATCGTGGCAGCTGGGGTCGGTGATTAAAGATGTAAGGGTTTTTTGATATTTTACTATTCTCCTGTGATACCTATTCTAGGAGTATAGGGGATGTCTTCAAACTCGACTTGCGCAATTCGATTACTCAGGGAAAGAAGTACGGTAAGCTCGGTTGTTCCAAGCAACACGGCCGTATTAAATGGAAAAATCGTATCTGGTGAACATTGGGAGGAGCTTTTAGGCCATTACGATGTTTTGTGTTTTGGAATAGAGGACCTCAGGAAAATTGCTTTCGTTCCTGTAGCGTCAAAAGTTCTCAAATTCAAATGCGGACATCTAATGACTTTTGATTCCCCGATCGAGGCGGGTGGTGGATTTAGGATAATTCCTGGATTTCCGAGATTCTCGGTCAATAATGTCGGGAAAGTCAAATCAATGTTTTCTGGAAAGATCTTGTCGGAACGCATAGGACCCTACGGGTATCCGGTCGTTAGCATTCTCGATCCAGACAAAAAACGTTGGCGGCAAGTTCTCGTCCATCTTCTGTTAGCCAGAGCCTTTGTCGTAAACGATGATCCAATTAATAAAATCTACGTAAATCACAGGGACGGCGATAAACTCAACCTTGATTTAAGTAATCTTGAATGGGTGACGTCTAGAGAAAATGTCATTCACGCTGTCAATGCGAATCTGAGACCCGATAACATCCCTTGTGAAGTTAGGAATGTTAAGACTGGCGCTGTGAAAAACTATTCGTCTATTTCGGAAGGTATGCGAGATATCGGTTTAAAGGGAGCAATAAAGCCGATCAAACGTGTGCTCAACGGAACAGTAGTGCCAAATCTGTTTTTAGGTCTTTACGAATTCCGCACTGACGGTAAGAGCGACTGGTACTATACGTCGTTTGAAAGAATCTCCGCTCCGAGAATTGAGCGCGGACCTTTTCAAGCTTTACACGTGGAAACTGGTAAGGAAATCATGGCAAAAACCCTCTCATCTCTGTCTGTTCTCACAGGCGTGACGATCGATAGGATTTATACTGTCATGCGATCCGAAACACCAAAAACGGTCGGTGGTTATTATTTCAGAAAGTTCATGTTGGAGGACTGGCCTTTAGAATTTGGTTTTGTAGCGTTTAACGAAGCCAAGTGCTTTAGGGTTCTGAATCAAATGACCAGAGAATTCAAGATATTTAAGAGTTCTCGCCAGTTGCGGAGTTTTCTTGGTTTAGATAAGAAAACTCTCAAGAACCGCATAGATACAAAACAACCGTATGGAAACTGGGTTATTGAAGTGCTGTAAACATCATAGTCCGTTTAGTCAGAAATGACTGAATGTATTTCCCTTAATTGCTGGAAACTCTCGTTACATCCTAGACACCAAAGCGGAATGCGAAAGCATAGACGTGCTCTCTGAGTAGGTTTGAAAAGACTAGGGTAGAGACAACCGTAGATCCTAAGGATCTCTTTAGCAGCGAAGCTCCTACACCCGTGAGGGCATGGAGAACGTTCAACGACTAACCGCTTACCACGGTGTACAGCCCGAGTGGGTCAGTGCTTAGGTGCACGGAGAGCAATAGCTCTCGTGGAAACAGGGAACACCCTACTTTGAATAAGAGGGTGAAGATATAGTCTGCTCCCTATGGTGACATAGGGCGGGTGCCAATAAGCGCACCGGCTTGATAGAGCGTGTCGGGAGACACAACGGATCAAGTGGACAGAAGGAAAGCCGTTTTCGCTAACCAGATGAAATCGGTCTTCGGTGAAGTCATGACTCGAGAAGTTCGGACAGCATCCGGCAAGATCGTCGATGCCTATTTCGGTTATCGAAGTATTGCGGCACGGATTGTGACGTCCCCTGAAGCTATCGGGACGACGAATGTCTTGCTCGATGTGATCGGGAAGAATGCATTTGCAGTATATATTTCGTAACACGGGTGGAGCCCTTATCGGGGCTCCACTGATTTTTAACAGGCTGCTGAGGATTCGGCGATGAATAAAATGGAAAGCATCATGACGGTGACGACACTCGCAAATGGGAGTGAACTCGTGCGCCTGGTGGCTCAGGAGGTCCTCGGTAACGAAGTCGCCGATACCTTCAACGGGTCTGAACTGACACGATCGGTCCTTTACGATCTCTCTCAAACCAAGTTCCAGGAAGCCCTGGCACGCCGACTGGGGAATTAAGATGCTGACATCTGAAGCCATTCAAAGCGCTATTCCTCTCTCCAGCATCGTCGAAGCTGCTGGGATGACCGTGATGCCGATCGAAGGGACGCCTCTGGCTGAACTCGTCATCGCCACTCGCACCGCAGAACACTTCAAAACGCAGACGGGTCAAGCCGAACTCGATCTGGACTTTATCGAAGTCCTGGCCAACGCCCCTGTCAGTGATGAAGTGAAGTTCTCGGAACACGACATCGCTCTTGATTCGGCGGTGCCGATTATCGCAAAAGCGGTACGGAACCACCTGACGTTTGCTCGGACTGTCGTCGTGCCGGTCGTGGAAGAACTGATCGAGAAAACGAAGTTGTCCATTGCTTCGTTGACACCGGCATCGTTGCTTGGCATGGAAGTCATCATCAAAGAAACGCCGAAGCCTTTCTTGAACGCTTCCTTTACGCAATCGGTAGAACGCTTTGCTGAAGGTCCGTTCTTGACTCCGGCTCGTGCGATGAAGCTACCGACGATCCCGGTATCGGAAATCATCGGGTTGATGAAGACGGGCGCTGGCAATGTCGACACGGACATCGAGATGTGGGCGGCTTCGAAAGGAGCGGATTTCTTTATCCGTCTCTGGGAAATGGTGTTCCAAGTCAACGCGCTTGACGATGTTACGGATTCGTTGACGTTCAATGACATTCTGGAAGATCGCACTAACGGTGCCGAATACGCACTGGCTGTGTATCTGATCACGCGGACGTTGTTCGAACAAAGCGAACCGATGCCGGGCGTCGAAATGACGCTCGAGGTCTATGAAGACCTGGTCATCCAGTATCGCAACCAGGCCGCTAAGCGAGTCATGCGGGAAATCGGCCGTTACGACAGCATGATGAAAAACGGCAACATGGTCGTTTCCAGCACTCGGAACAAGATCACGGTCAACGATGAACTCTATCGTAAGTGGATCGCCGAAGGCGGTGAAAACGAGATGCTGTTTGGTAACCTGCTGAATACGCCGGTGTACACGTCCATCCAAACCATCAACGAACATGCTGCGGAACTGAAGCTGGACTGGAATCGGTTTGCTGTCCTGCAAGCCTCGGTGGAAAAAGCACGTCGCTTCGCTCGTATCAAGGATGCGCTGCATTTCACTTTCCGTCAGCAACTGCGTGACATGGTGGAAGGTGAAGCCGCCGTGGCAGGCAACGTCGATGTCATCATGAAACGATTCGATGAACTCCTCGAAACGATTCGTGAAGCAGAGATTGATACCAGCTTCAGCAATGTCTGCCTCAAGTTGGTGCATGGTGCTCGTTTCCCGTACACGTCTGCTGACAAGATCTTGTTCGGCATCAACAAGTATCTGGAAACCGTACCCGGGATCAATCCTCGTGAAGCGGCAGCCATGGCCACGCTCGAGTACATTTGTGCCTGGGTCGCCAGCATGATGCGTGTGGAGTAACCTGACCTCGACCCAGCACTTCGGTGCTGGGTCTCTAGGATTTCATTATGTCTCTTTTACAATTGGCTCTCGAGCAATTGAACCCAGGTCAAACGCCGTTGGTGGTCTTTGATCTTGATGGAACACTGGCTGACATCACGCATCGTTTGCACTTCATCGAAAATGAAGGACAAGAGGATTACGCTTCCTTCTATAAAGCCTGTGTGGATGACAAGCCTGTTGATGCGGTCATTCAGATCCTTGTACACATGCAAGCGGCAGGTTTTAAGATTCTCATTGCGACATGTCGTAGTGATGAGGTTGAAGACGAGACCCGGGAATGGATCGAGAAACACATTGGAAAAGGGAATGACCTGACGTATCAACTCCTGATGCGCCCCAAGGAAGATGACACCACACCTGACGACGTCATGAAGCGTCAGTGGGTCTTTGATGGGAAGATTAATCATGACACCGTGCTCTGCGTCTTCGAAGATCGAGACAAGGTCGTCAAGATGTGGCGAGAATTAGGCATTCCTTGCTTCCAGGTGGCCCCTGGTGACTTTTAATCTCTAGGTGAGTACGATGGACCCTCGGAAACTATTGAGAGCGCCAGAGCGCGTTCACGCGGCTCTAATCGAGTTGCCTGATGAACGACTGGTTGCAAAGAAAGATGTCAAGATCTATATCCCTGTCCGATTTGCAGAGCGTGGCTTGGCGGAAGTCGGGATTGAAACGTATATCGTGGGTGTCTACGGTATCGTAGTGGAGGAACTCTACTACGGAACCTCGCTTGTGAACGCTATGATTCACATCGACCCTACGTCGACGGTAAAGATTTTGATCGGGGATGAAGAGTACTACGAATTCTTCTTCCCGGCCGGCAGTACCATCATGAAGAGCGTCAATCTCGTCAAACACGACGTGATCACGTATCGGATTTACGATGAACTCATGTCGAAAGGTCGAGTACCTTGGTACATGAACTACATCGACTTTGGTCGCATTTTCGATAGTGCTCGCTATCATGCGGGTGCTAACATCGGGACCGAGCAGGAGGTCACGGAGTTGATCGTGTCAATTCTGGCTCGTGAAGAAAAAGATCGTACGAAGTATTACCGGACGGTCATCAAGAAGATGGATGAAGTGCTGTCGAGTCCGCCAGCCTTTATTCCGCTGAGAAGTGTGCAATATGGCGCTACCAATACGACGAACAAGCTGGCCGGGAGTTATTACGGGGCGGGTGTCATTAGTGCATTGGTGGATCCTGCTGATCGAACTGAACGTATTGAAGCTCTGCTAAGGACGTAACATGGCAAATCAAATTCGCTTCGGGTGTATCGCACTCCCGACAGGTAAACAAGGGATCTTGAAACCGGATGCTGACGGTTGTTACGAAATGGTCGTTGGCGGCTTGAACGTCTACAACTCCGTCGGTCAGTACTACCCTTACGAGGAGGCACGAAGCATCTTTGAATCCTCGGCTCAACTCCAGCGTCGGGTATCTCGGGGGTCTCTGAAAGGTGAAGAAGGTCACCCGAAGTGGTTGCCTGGAATGACGAAAGAGCAATTCATCGAACGGGTGATGTCGATCTATGAAGATCGTGTCTGCTGCTTGCACAAAGAGCTCTGGCTCGACTTCGATCGCATCAAAGATGACGAAGGTCGCAAAGTCATTGCGATCATGAGTCGAGTCTGCCCATCGGGACCCCATGGTGCGGCCTTTGAGCGCTCTCTGCAAAACCCAGGCGAGAACGTTTGCTTCTCGATTCGTTCCTTCACGGAAGATGTCTGGGTGCGCGGCACCATGAACCGGATTCTTCGTACGGTCGTGACCTTTGACCGGGTAACGGAACCCGGGATCGCTTTTGCCAACAAGTGGAAATCGCCAGCTCTCGAATCGCTGGATGATGCTCTGCTTTCTCGCGGTGAAATTCAGCGTGCTGTCTGCTCGGCTCAGGAAAAGCAATCCCTGGGTCTCGGAATGGAATCGGCGCTCCTCACGGGTGCTGAACTCTTCAATGCCATGAATTGGCAAATGTCCGAAGAACAGAAGCCGGGTTGGGCGCGCTGGTAAGCGTATGCATTACCATCCCATTTGGAATTGGGTGCATCAAAACGCTCACTCTCTTGGCGGGATCGCTTTCTTCTTTATGGCGTGGATTATCTACGAAATGGGAAGAGAAGATATTACAGGTAAACAGGAGGATCACGTGTCACGAATTCACACGGACTTAAACGGCGTTGCTGTGAACGCCTTCCGTAAGACGGCAGATGGCGAGGATGTATCGGGTCACCGGTATCAGATCACGGCAGGTAAATCGACGACGTATATCGATTTCCAGAAGGGTCCGGTAAAAGAAGCCGGTGTAAACGGATTGACCAGTGAAAGTTTGCTGGCTGTTCTGATCGATCGGACCAAGGTACTGGATTCGAGATTCCCATGTGAGGAAAACGCACTGGCGATTGCCTACATGGAAGCGGCTCTGGCGGCTTTTGAATCGAGAACCAAGAAACGTCTCGAACGGGGCGTCGAAGGTTTGAACATCGCGTAACCCCAGACCAGCCTACGGGCTGGTCTTTATGCCCGAATGTAGAATATTTCAAACCTATATCACATACCTGAGCTATCTTAACAAATCTCTAAGAAGGGATCTAACTGTGCGCATCATTACCCGAAGAGAGCTTCGAGCACTGCCGCATCAAACGCTGTTCTCCAGTTACACACCTCGCGTCATTGATGAGGTCGAGATCTTTTGTGGCGGAGACGACTTCCCCAACGATTTTGTCGTCCAGAGTATTTCGGACGCTATCGAATGTGATGGCAGCGACGACTTCATGGACAAGTTGGAGGCGGCTGAGGCTGACCCGTCTATCTCCTTACCTATGGATTTTGACTGCGCAGGCCGAGATGGTCTCTTTGAAGATGATACTCGGCTATACGCCATCTGGGAAAAAGAAGATATCCTGAAATTCATCGGGCGGCTGACTGAAATCGTAGCCAGCATGGATGCTGCCAAGGAGCAGGTGAAAAAATGACCCAGATCGCCATCAACAAAGAAGACTCGCTACAAGGCTTTGTAGCGCGTGCACAGCTACTCCAAGGTGCTGATGCAGTCGGTAAGTGGATCGTCGCTCACAGAGGCGCGCAGCCCCCTTACACGCAACCCCAGATCAACATCGATGACTTCACGATGTACAATGACGTCGCCGTTCCGTTTGATCTCGGGACGCTCGTTGAAATGGTGTACGATGACATCGGCACCTATCTTGTCGAAGTCAACTTCGATAATGCTGAAGTCACCGGCTGGGGAAATCAAGAACTGGTTGAAGAAAATGCGGCCGCCCTGGCGGAAGCAGGTATCAAAGCCCGACTGTTTCAAGGTTGGGTGTATCTTGACTTTGGCTCGTACCTCATGGGCTGGGGTCAGTAAAAAAATATCTACCTTGTCCCTTGGTATGCACTGGGACAACACACTTCATGAGGTTACGAATGGAAACGCTGAAGTTCAATGGCCATACGTACATTCTGGACAAAGTGGTTGCGAAAGCAAACTCTGGTCCATCTGTCACGGTGGATATCGGAAAGATCAACTCTCCTGGCGATCCGAAAGCCAAGGTCGTGACCTCTGCTTTCCTTCCTGAGTTCGACAACAAGATGCTGATCCTCGTCGAGCAGCTGGGGCAATACACTGTCCTCGGCGGCAAAGAGATCTTCAAAAAGGCTGTCAAGTTCGGGAACCCGACGGTGTCGGGGAAACTCATTTCGAAGGTAGCGCTCAAAAAGGCGCTCGTCGAATAAGTCGCTGTAGAAGTGCGTGTAATATTGGATTTTTTTAAATAACACTCCTCAAAGGGAAACAAATCGATGGCTACCATCAACGAAACCGTACGCAAGCATACCGACAACCTGGCTGCTGCTGACTTCAAGATCGACGAAACCTCCGGCGTGGCCGCTGTCCGCGCTGACGTATACAAAGAAGCACTGGTCGCCTCCGGCGGCAGCGTAGAAGCCTACGAAGCCCAAGCCAAGTTCGACTCCGAATTCCTGGCCGCCACCCACAACGTCCTCGGCGAACAAGGCATCCCGTTCCTGAAGAGCCATCCGGAAATCAACCGGGTCACCCTGGAAGTTCCGAAGATCGGCAACGACAAGATCTCGCTGACCCTGGACCGCAAGATCAAGGTACCCGGTGGTGCCGACGGCGAGCAGAACTACGCCTTCGGTATCGTCACCTCGAAGGTCGAAACCTACGCCTACAAGTCCGTCGGCCAAATGGCCGCCGTGAAGACCCATCTGAAAGAACTGTCCGGCGGCCTGAGCGACCTGTCCGACTGATCGTTTTACCGAGACAAAGACCGAGAGAGCCCTTGGTCTTTGTCTTCTCCTATGACGTGCTTTTATCTGGGAGAGTAAAATGACGTATCCTCTTTACGACGTATGGTGCTGGCAGAACATCGCCTTTATGGGATTGGTTGGGGTGGTTGCTGTTGTTCTGTTCCGAATCTCGTGGACGGAACGCAAGACCGCCAAAGATGCTGAGCGCCACTCTTCGGTATAACCGTATACAAACGAGGGTTTAAGAAAATGTGTCAGTCGATCAACTGCGATACGGATGGCGACACCTGTCAACACAACGGGTGTTGCGGTAAGTGCAACAACGAAGAAAGTGTCAAACCGGCTACGCAAGACTACCTGGACTACCAGATGCTTCGGCATGTCCCGGTCAAACCTCAAGAAACGTCGAGCTAACTCGATCAATTTCCCTCCTGCTTCGGCAGGAGGGTGTATGACCTCTATTCTTTTTTTTTTGGTTGGCGGCATAAAAGAGAGACCCGAAGGTCCCTCTCTCATGGTAGCTGTTACGATACAGCGTTTGCAGCCAGGTCGCTGACTTGGGAAGCGTAGCTACCCGTCGTCTGAGCTGCGACATCGGCAGCGATACCCGATACGAATGCCGGACGATTGTACGGATTCGCACCCGAGATACTGATGTTATCCATCAGCGTTTGGCAGAAGGCGTCCACACCCGCGCCGAACTGAGCGATACCAGCAAACTGTACGTCGTAGTTCGCGGGTTCACCAGCGGCCGTCGGATCCTTTTGACCGATCACGTCGCCCGTACCCTTGGGCCACATGTTGGTCACGAGCCAGGACTTGACGACGTAGGTGTGCGTCGGATCCGGTTCGATGAAGGCGCACGTCGCCGAGTATTGGTCGGCCATCAGATCCGTTACAGCGGTTGCATCCGTCAGCGTGTTGATCGAAGCGAACTTGGAGTTCGGATCCATCATCAGGTTGCGAATCCAACCAGACAGGAAACGATAGACCGGCATGCCGTACTTTTCGTTCCAGCTGAACGTGATTTGCGAACGTTGTTCCTTCACATCCGTGAAGTCTTCTTGCATCTGCCCGCCGCCGCCGACCGGGGTTTCGACCGTTTCGACTTCGAGACCCATGTTCAGGCCCGTAATGCGAAGCGGGTGAAGCTCGAACAGCGAGCGGAGCGTGCCGATCCAGTAGTCCGAATCAGCCATGTTGCTGAATGCCGTAGGGGCTTCGATCAGCAGGCACATCAGTTGTTTGCGGATGTACTGTTGGTTGTTGACCCATTGCGACAAATCGGGTGCCCAACCCATTTCCCCGCCGTATTGCAGATTGGCGACTGCCGTTTGCGCGTCTTTCGCATACGCGGCAGAACCCATCAGGGCTCCTGTTACTCGACCCATTATTCTCTCCTGTTGAACATTATGGTAAAGCTGAGCACCCTAAGGTGCTCAGTTAAACCTTAACTTGTCGACGTCGTCGTGCTCGTGGAGCTGGACGTGTAATCAGACGTACGGCGTGCCGCCAGCGTCAGCGTTTGGATCGTCTTCATGTTGTTGGCGTACATGTTGATGACCGTGGTCCAGCTGTAGCCACGCGCTGCGTCAGCGGACGTGATGGTCACCGACGGTTCAATGATGAACCGGCCATCGAAACGGCCCGTCGCGCTGTCGGTGATGAAGCCTTCGACACCTTCGATGAGTTGTTCGTTGGTCAGCTTGGATTCACCACTGTACTGACGTTGAGCACGGAAACCGATTTTGGTCAGTTCCACAGCGCCCATCATGGTGAAGAAGCTGGTCAGCACCGAAGTGTCGTCGTCGTATACCGTCTTGAACGCCGGGAAGAAGTTGCTGTTCCGGCCAAACGACTGGATCCAGATCATCCCGTTTGCCCAGTCCTTGTTACGGACGGTAACCGATGTGAACGTCACATTCAGGTTGTGGAACAACTCAACCTTGTTGTTCGGTGCCATGTCGAAGTTGTAGGTCGATTTCCAGATACCATCGCCCGAACCCATGTACTTCGATGCCTTGTTGGCGAGTTCAATCGACAACGGCAGACGATCCGTGTACTGGCTGTTGATCAGCGTACCGGAGCGACCCACGATGACAGCACGCACGGTCGGCGTGCCATAGGTGTCCGATTCAGGGTACAGCTGGGCATGCGTGAGCAGTGCCAGAGCCACGGACGAATCCTGAGCCGCGGTCAACGATTCACCGGCTTCATGGGTGGCGAGCACGACCGCCGTGTCTTTTCGAAGAGCGATGAACTGGCAGAGGTCGTACTTGGTAGCCAGCGGGAAACCGGAATCATAAAAGATCGATTCCGGGTACTTGGCATCATCTTGATACGGACTCGATGCGTCAGCGTAATCAGCGATGGCCGTCGAAACCAGACCCGCGAACAACGTATCCGACATCGTGCCGTCCGAACCACCCGATGCGTACACGGTCGAAGACTGACTCATCATCAGCGCATTGGCCGGGGAGGTCAGAACTTGGAACGTATGGTACGGGGAGTTGACAGACGAAACGCCACTGAGCATGTTGAAGAGGTAGTACTCTTCTTCCGCACCCGTGAAGTCCGAGAACGAATCCGCATACGGGAATTCAGCCGCGTAGAACTGCTGCAACAGCAGGCTGATGTTCGCATCGTAGAGATGGACATTGCCAAACGGCGAATAGATTGGCGGCGTTCCGTCGGTCGATTCGAGTTTTTCCCAGTCGCCAGGAACACGATCGCCGATGTAGAGTTGCTCATCGGTGTTGGTGTCGATGGTCTTCGGTTTCCAGGTCACCGACAGATAGCTTTGGCTATCCAGCGTTTGCGAAACAGTCGGGCTCGACGTGGCGCTGGCGCGTTTCACCATCATGAAGTTGAACGGATAGACGATGTCGTTCGTCAGTGTAGCCGGAGTCACTGCCGGGGACGATGCGGTCGTCGGCGCCCACATCCGGAAACCGATGTTGTTGCCGTCGGCACCGTAGTGAGACACTTCCAGATCCATAATCGGATAGCGTTGCGATTGCACGCCATTGGCGACTTGGTCACCCGCGACAATCGTACCCGCCCCAACATTCGACGTACCGTCGGAAGCCGGAGAGATGAAAGCAGCCACCCACTTGACGATGAACCCCGCGAGACTCGTGCCCGTCGGAACGTCGTTGCCGTTCGAATCGGTTTGGATGGAGCCATCACTGTTTCGCTTGTAATCCGGAATGGACGTCGCCAGGACATCGAGGTACAGGCGAACATTCGACTTCGGACCCGCATCGGCCGGGATGAGACGCTGAATCATTTGGCTGTTGGCGTTCGTGTTGAGCACGTTCGACAATACAGTGGCGTGATTGGCCCACTTCTTCCGGTAATCGAAGGAGTCCGAACCGTACATCGTGGTGCGGCTGTTACCGACGACGAGTTGGGGGGTATCGGGTCCGGTCTTGGCGTAGATGTACACTTTGGCCAGGTGGGTGGGCAGGACCTCGGCTTCAGCGACTAGGGTTTTCGTGGAATCATCCTGAATACCCTGCGCGTTAGTCTGAGGAGCGGCATTAACAAGAGCGTTTGCCATAGGTGCTCGATCCTTCTAAAATGTTATGTTACTCGTTAGCGCCGTTTTTGTCGGTGCCACTTCCAGTGAAAACCTGAGGCGGCCACCCATGAAGGGCACCCTCATAGGTATTTTATTACTTAACTGCTTGAGGCAGGAATTACGATGGCGCGTTCGCTGTATTTCTAACCTAAATACCATAGCGAATGACAGTATTTTTTCAACGGCATATGATAAGTTGACGCCCCCGAATGGCGTGCTAGATTGGACATTAAGATGACAATATTCAAATCCGCCTATGACACCAAGGCATGCGAAGGTTTTCTCGGGGGTTCGAGTCTCCGTAAAGTGGATGAGGATCTGGTAAAAGCCGATCGAATGCTTGCCCTGATCTTTAAGGACAACCTCGTGGTCGTGGATAACCGATCCTGGTCTCTCGTCGAAATGCCGGTGTTTGCTCACCCTTTCCTATTTAAAGGAGAGAAAGGTGAGACACATGTCGCAGTGGATGTCAGGGCATTCTGCCGGAATGATCCACGGACAGGTGACATCATCGTGACGAACGCTCCTGAGCATTCGGCGACCCTTTTCAGGGGGCAGCTGAATTGGGTCTGGATACACGACCTGCCATCTCTGCTCCGGGATGTATCTCCTCTTCCTCTGGCTGTTTACACAGCATGGATCAGCGAGAACGTGGCACGTCGATATGCGCTGGACGCACGTGAGCAGCTGGATCTGGCCATCCTGTCGGGTATCTTCTACCAATCGTGCTTTATGGATGACGACGCCTTTTCCGACAACGATGAAATGCGTATCGTGAAAGCCGTATCGACAGCTTGCCGATGCAAGGCTGATGATGTTCTTGCGATTCTCGATCAGGTCGAAGAACCGATCAAAGGGATCAAGGAGTTCTGCGGATACGTGGCCACCGTGGTCAGCCCGACTCGTCTCGGGAAGTTCAACGTGGGTCTCCTCTACGAAATCATCAAAGGCACCTGGTTCGGTAGCGCCAATGCGAAGGAGATCGTAGCGGTTGCTCTGGAACATCCGCCGACCTGGCTGACAGTGCTACGCAGTGCTGCTGGTGAACGGGCGTATAAAAACTCCCCGATCTATCGTATCCTGGAGCGACAGCAACAAGCCAACGTCACGCGCTTTGTTCATGCTGTCACTGCTATGGTGGAGGCGGTTTCCAAATAACCATCACGACTGCCTGCACTCCGGTGCAGGCAGTTTATTCCGCTGGATAAATCATGGCTTATAATTTCCTGGTTGACCAAGCGCTGCGCAATATTTGGGGAAACCCGAGTCAAGATGAGCAGTGCATTATCCAACCTCAAAAAATCACGCCCTTTGGGGGTGTCTGGAATAAAGTCGCTGTGGGTTGGGATGTGTACGCTCTCCCTGCAACGAAGACTCGATTCCATGTTTATCAGATCGGCCAGATCAATCCGCTTTTGCTCGGACTTGAACCGAGCTCGGATGCCTGGATCAGTTTTGCTGATGGTTGCACAGCCGAAAACATGTTGGTCGATATCTATTCGGCGACAGGGCTTCAGCTGCCGCGGTTTCAAACGTGGTATCGAGCAACACCGGACAACAATCTGATTATCGCTGTCCAAGACCAGCCGAAGATCGGGATCACGCTCAATACGGACGCAATCTTCCTTCGAGTGTATTCGAATGCGTACTTTAACATGGGGTCGGGTAGTGTATTAACCTCTGCTGGGAATACGGGCTATTTGCGAGTTACGGGTGGCGTGCCTTCCACAACCGATGAACTCCTGGCTCTTCAAACGACGTATACCGAGTGGTCTGCTCTGTCTGGTGTGGCGTACGGGTTTGTCAATGGCTTCCGCGTCTCTGAAATCAGTCTGTTGACGGCTGCGGTTGGGGATGTGATTGAGTTCGTCTATGACGCGTCCATTTATAAGGTCGTGGACTTTGATGTCTCGGGATTGAGGACATTTGTCAGCCTGCTCGACAACAAGATGAAGTATCTCTTGCATTACCCGGGCACAGGTGCGACGGAAATCGATTATCAGGATGACATCGATGTATTCGTCATGAAACCGGTCACGTCGACCATCTATCAAGGCGTCTACTACCATAAGAACCAACCGGATGCACTCCGGATGGTGACGCACCGGGACTATGCCATTCCAGTGCCCTATTTGGCGGGTTACGCAGCAGCACAGAGTACCTGGACGGATATCACACAGCTCCGTGTTCGGTTGCACATTCGTCACGGCGGGATGCCTCAAACCTTACTTCAGGAAAACAACCGGATTCTTGAATTGTACAAGATGACGGATGACAATGTCCGTGGTGCATTGTTGGGTGTCAATTCGACTGTCAGCAATTGGCGAGCAGATACGCTCGAGAACTCGTCATACACAGCTGTCATGCGCTATGCCAATATGAACCTCCCGATCGCGTTGGTCCAGGATGCTTTTGGATACAATGCTGCGAGTAAGCTCATTGCGGATACGCCGTCAGCCACGTACAGTGTCGACAACGTGTTGATGGCGGATCTTCCGTATGGGTTGACAGTGAACTCAACAGGGTACGAATACGACAGCAATGGCTTGTTGCTGGGCTGGAACCCGCACTTGGTAGGGACATCGTACTTCCCTGGCTATGCCGCTACCAAGAAAGTGGAAGTCATCTCTGGGCTCACCTCTACGCTCTTAAACGAGACGTACGGATCGTCAACTCAAACGCTGAGTAAGTTCGTTGATTATCGAATGTACGTCTGCGACATCACGAATGGGGTTCCTCAGAACAACTGGAAGGATGTCACCGGAGTCGCAGGCTATTACACGCTGATCGGAACAACTCTGACGTGGGCGGTAGACAGCACAAAAATCTTGACACTCGTCCGTGGCAACGATGTGAATCTTGGTTACAGCCTCACGTTGCAACCAACGGATGGTCTTCTGAAATTCAGTCTGAATTGCCAAATGAATCGAGATGACGCGATATCGAATTACGTCATGCAGATTCCTCTCGGTAAGTTGGATGTTTTCATGAACGGCTACTCGTTGATTCCGGGGGTTGATTACATTGTCAATTTCCCGCAGATCGTTATCATCAACAAGCAGTATTTGAATCCTGTATCGGAAGGGCAAAACATCGCGATACGGATGTACGGTCATTGCGAATCGACTTTGTCTATCGAAATCCCGGAAGATACGGGTTTTGTGGATCAAGGGGTGTTGTCCGACAACAACATCTACGACATTCGGGATGATAAGGTCTTGCGGATCATTGTGGGAGGTCGACTCTACACGAGAGATCAACTTGATTTTGCCGAAGTGATGGGGACGGTAGCGCCCATTGCGGCACTCAATGGCGAACCTTACATGGTGGACGATATTCTTGTCCCTATGCAAGGTATCGTTACGGAAGACACCAACACCTTCCGTGACGCATCCAAAGTCATCGATAAAGCCGTCAGTGATTACCTGACACTCAATCTCCCGCAACAAACGTTGACAGCGACCCAGGCAATTCCGGAGTTGTATCCGGTCATCAGTCCATTCATCTGCAAGATCATTTACGATCTGGTCAACGGTGTCTTGACGGACAATCGCCTGAAGGCGTTCTACAATGACAACGTGGTCATGGAAATCGTAGCGCCCTATTTGTATCTGTTGGCGTACGATCCAACCCAAAACGGACTTCAAATCAACAGCAGCTTTGTGACGGTGGAGCCCCATAACCTCACGACTGTGATTGATATGGATATCTATTCTTTCAAATTCATTCACCGGGTCGTGGACCTCTATTCGAATGGTTTGGTGCGTCTGGCTAACTTTATTCGAATCAAGGAAATCACTCAGGCGGAGGCTCTAGGCAATGGCTAACACAACGAGCGTAACGGGGACGGATGGTGTCGTTCCTGTACAAAGCACAGGGGCGAGGTGGCAGCTCTGGGCGCTGATCAATATCTTCACTGGTGGCGTCGGTGCGGGCAAGTACGTCCCGAACGTGGGGGATTTCGTCCTTGATACGGCGACCTTCCTTTACTACATCGTGACAGCTGTGGATGCGACGACGTTGCTATCGACGCTGACAGCGATGCCTACCCCGGCATCGGAACAGACGCTCACGAACACGGATACGTTGGTAGGTGTGGGTCCCGGGACCATGACCAATACCTTCCGTATCTATATCGACAAGAGTGTCACACCGTATGCTCTGTGTGTGGATCAACGACTCCGCATCGGCGGCACGGCGACTACCAAATGCCAAATCGTCTTAGGGTCGTTGCTGGACGGTACTGGCAAGGTCGTCAGCGGCGTGTATGATCAAACCGGGGCATTGGTCACGCAATCAATTCCGCTAGAACTGGCATCGATGTCGAATGGTCAAAACTATTCGATCAAGACAGTTCCGGTTTGCTATACCAAAACGGATCTTGTCAACGGCGAGTACGTCACCATCGTATTCTACAGTGACTCGGGTCAGGTGGTGTGCAAAGCTCAGCTGCTCGTGGAAGAAACGGCGTTTATTCGATCATCGGATCTCTCCACGAAGTACATCACTGGGATCACTCTGAAATCCGCTTTCTTGTCGGATTCGGACCCGACGATGCTGAAGTTGCCGCTGAACATTACGCTGGACAGTTTGAATCTGTACGGCGTCGTGCATTACAACAATGGTGACAAGCTGGAGTTGCCAGTGGACGGGACGAAGTTTGAAATCTTCGGATTGAAGAACTTCTTGAACACACAAGTCGGCCAAAAGATCAAACTCGTGTTGAAATACAACCTGGCCTCGACGGAAGTAAATTATGTATCCCAGGCTGTAGCGGGTTCCCAAGACAGGTTCATCACGCAGAAATACTCCGCGCAAACGGAGAACATAGACGGATCCTACAGCTGCAAGCTGTTTGGTTTCCCTGTCTGGGTCGATGCGACAAACGGCTACACGATGCGGTACTACTTGTTCAATCTGGATCGGCAAGTGTATTACAACGTGACTCCGTACGTCACCATCAGCTCGAGTGGTTCGGCTTTCAAGGGAACCGCTTATGGCGTCAATCAAGAGTTGTCGGTATCGGTGAATCTCCAAAAGGTCAACGGTCTGTATAAGAACGTCAACTTCACGGAAACGCTATCGATCATTCTGCAACGCCAGGGTTCGGATCACAGCAACACGGTTTGGGAAATTGGATTCGATCCGTCTCAAAGCCCGTTGTATGGTGTTAACAACTTCGCAAAGACGACGTTCGTCAATCAGAACTTGATGACGGCGGATATCACTTGCGGAGAAACGGACATCAACAGCTGGCTGGAACGTATCTACTATCGAACCGAACCGTTGTACGATCCGAGCAAGGAAACCAAAGCACCAATTCCGAATATGTTCGGCATCATTCTGCCTTCTGGGGCGGAGTTGGACTTCCCGATTACTCAGTGGAACAGTTCGCTGACGCTGACGGAAGCCTTCCCGGACAGTTCGACGATGTTCATCAAGTTCTTCACTCGCACGACCACGACGGATATTCTTTACGGAATGTCGGCGTTGCCTTGCGCTCAACAGAACTGACAGACAGCCTGCCCCGGGTCCCGGGGCAGGCTTTATGCCGCGAATAGTGTGATCCCCTATATTCCGCGGTAGACTACCATGATTCTCTTCCTCGATGACTTTCACACAAAAACCAATAGCTATAGTGTGATTATTTTTGAAAGGACGAGCAATGTTGAATAGATCTAAGTATTCGGAAGTCTTTCTGCCGGTCCCGGGATTTGAAGGGACTCTTGTTAACCGTTTCGGGGTGACGATAGATTCTGAAACAAAAAAACCTCTCAGGCAACGCAATGACGGTCAGATGGGGTTGATGAGGGTTTTTGCTAGGAAAGGTTCCGAGGTCGTGTGCGTAAATTTAGCTAGGCTAGTGGCACTAACCTTTGTTCCGGTACCTGACCAGGCATTTGGATGCGCACCGCGTCTTTTAGTCGGTTATCACGATTACGATAAACAAAATGTCTGTGCCGATAATCTTTTCTGGACTACAACGTCGGGGTACCAGAAAAGGAACTTAATTAAGAAGAGGGAGAAGGATTTAATATCCCATCCTCTTCCTAATTTTTCCAAAGATTTAACTGGTTTATTTCCAAATCCAATAGAATGCGTTACAAAACAAGGATATTTTTATATACCTTTTTCTGACAGCCCTATTGTCGTTAATAAAAAAGGTTATTTTTTTAATTTACTAAAAAATAATGAGTACCGAACCAGAATCAATCCTAGGGGATATAAAAAAATATCTTTACTGGTGGGGGGAGAATATCGCCAATATTCAGCCCATCGAATAGTTGCCATGCTTTTTTGTCCTATTCCTGAGCGTCATCGCGATAAGACCTTTGACGATCTTCAAGTTAACCATATCGATGGTAATAAAAATAACAATTCTTTTGAAAATCTCGAATGGGTTATCAATGCCGAAAATATGGCCCATGCTAGAAAAACAGGGTTATTTTCTAACGAATTACCTGTTTTAATAAGAGACGTTCGCAATAATGAAATAACTTCATTTAAATCAATTTCTGAAACGGCCCGTTTTTTTAAGGTCGCCCCAGGGACATTAGCCAAACATTTACATAGTCCACATGCTGGAAGAATATTGAAAAACTGGTGCGTTATAAAGTTTGATGATGGAAAACCGTGGCCTGAAAAAATTGCCCACGGTTCGGAAAAGAATTCGATAGCATGGGCGTGTAATATAGTCGCAACATCCAGTACCGGTGAAATTCGTTTGTATCGTTCTTTATTTTCAGCATGCGTTTCTCTTGGGCTCAATTTTAATTACATTAAAAATACAAGGGCACGCCACGGGAATGATTATTCTTTTGATGGTTGGCGTTTTTCGTTTGAAACTGCAATTAAATTTGAATAGGAATAGCCATGTTGTTGTTCCTCCAGGACTGGAAACAGTACCCGACAGCGCAACCGGACCTCACCACTAAGAACGAGAGCTTCTTACGACTCGCCTCCATGTATCGAAAGATGCGGATTAAAAACCACGCTTTCATACTGGCTCTGGTCAATCAAGAACTCAAAGGAATCGACCCTCACGATCCCAACCTGACAGCGAGTCAAGTTTCGGCTATCGTTGCTGAATGTAAAATCAACCCCTGGTACTTTTTCCGAGAAGTCGTTAGAGCACCAGGGCAATCGGGTGAAGACGCTCGACCATTTCAAGCTAATCGTGCAAACATCGCGCTAATTTGGTCGTTCTTCAACCACGCGCTGTTTACGCTGATTCAACCTCGTCAAACAGGTAAGTCATTCAGTACTGACTGCTTGATGCGACTGTTGATGAACGTCTTGTGTAAGGACATTGAAATCAGTCTATTGACAAAGAATGATGACTTGCGCCGCAAGAACATTCAACGTCTGAAAGACATCGGGGATGAACTTCCTAGCTATATCCAACAGAAACGGGCTGCTGACCCCAATAATGGTGAGCAGCTGGCTGTAACAGCTCTGAACAATCGATACAGTACGTACGTACCCCAAGGTTCCCCTAAAGCGGCCCTAGCTCTCGGACGGGGTATTACGACGGCTGTTACGCAGATTGACGAACCGCCATTCCAACCCAATATCAAAACTGCATTGGGTGCCCTATTGGCAGGCTCGGGCGCAGCTCGTGACGCTGCTAAACGCGCAGGCGCTCCGTATGGGACGATCCTCACGACCACGGCAGGTAAGAAGAACGATGATAGCGGCGCGTATATCTACGAGCTCATCTCGAATTCCGCTCCATGGTCCGAGGCCTTCCTAGACTCGAAGGATGCGGAAGAATTTGAAAAGACCGTCCGTCGCAATGGCCACGGCAAGTTCCGGATTATCGGTACCTTTAACCACCGTCAACTCGGGTACACGGATGCTTGGTTGAAGGAGAAGATGGAAGATGCTATTCAGGAAGGGGAAGATGCTGAACGCGATTATCTGAACGTCTGGACGTCGGGTACGATGAAGAGTCCGTTTAGCAAAGAACTGACCGAGATCATTGCAAACAGCCAACGTTCGTTGATGCACTCGACGCGTGGTGGTGACGGATATGTGATTCGTTGGTACGTGACAGAAGACGAACTTGAAGAACGTCTAGCGACCAGTAAAATCGTCATGGGGATGGATACCAGTGATGCTATCGGTAAGGATGATATTTCGATGGTGTTGGTGGACGTTGAGACGCTAGAAGTCCTTGGAGTTGGGTGTATCAATGAAACCAACCTCTTTACGTTCTCTGAGTGGTTGGGGAAATTCATCGTTCGTTACACCAACATCACGACCATCATTGAACGGAAATCGTCGGGTGGCTATATCCTGGATTACTTGTTGCTTGAACTGCTAAAGGCAGGACAGGACCCCTTCAAGCGGCTCTTTAACCGAGTCGTTCAGGAATACGAGGACAATCCGTCGCGTTACAATGAAATCAAAGTCCCTCATAATCGGCGAGATCGTACGGTATATAGTCGATTCAAAGAGACGTTTGGTTTCCCAACCTCAGGATCGGGAACCTATTCTCGTTCTGACCTCTACAACGCCACCATGATGAACGCTGTCAAACGAGGCGGGGACAGAATGCACGATAACGGTCTGGTGTGTCAAATCCTGGCACTGGAGAGAAGAGATGACCGCATTGACCACCCTAAGGGAGGCCACGACGATTTGGTTATTGGCTGGCTGCTTGCTAATTGGTTACTTTCTCTTGGCAAAAACCTTTCGTTCTATGGTATCGACCCTATTCGAATCATGCAATCGATCAAACCGAAGGAGATGCTTAGTCCTGAAGAAAAGTATCAAAGGGAGGAACAGAAGCAGATTCGAAATAAAATTGACATTCTTTATCGAAATCTCATAAACGAACACGACGCCTTCATCAGTCAGCGTTTGGAATTTGAATTACGGGCGCTCGATAAGAAGTTGGTGGTGGATGGTTCGGAAACGTACAGTGTCGATGATTTGCTACGTAAGGCTAAGGAAGCTAGACGGAGCAAGAAGCGCGCGTACGATATGGGAGATCGATCGATTCAAGATCTGTACAAGTCGTCGACGTTCGATCATCGTAACCACATGGGAAGCCCTGCTGGGTACAAGACCGTGGTAACGTATTGTTGACAGCATAGAGCCCGCGCCTACGTGGCGCGGGCTCTATGCTGCTATAGCAGACCTGTTCCTACTTGTTTGACACGTTTGAGCAGTAGATCCACATACGCGCTGATAGCGTACTTACGCTGAACTCTTTCGTCCATAAAGGGAGGGAAGAAACCAGGTAAGGTCACACTCAACCCGCATGCCCAACGTAAATCAGCTGGGGCATCAGGTGAAATGGTGGAAAAGAGATGGTACATCCTGATGATCTTATCCGGGATGTACCAGTGTCCGTACTGGTAGCGAAACACCATGGGGACTGAATGAATCGTCACCTGATGTCCTTCCATCGAAATGACGGTGAGCTTTTTAATCAGTTCTTTCTCGTGCACATCGACGGACCAGTTACCTTCTCCCTTCATCTCTTCTAGAAGACAAAGGATGTACGACTTGACACTGTCTACGAGGCTAGACATAGTTACCACCTGTCTTAACGCGGAGGGCGCCTTGGATTAAGAGGATCAACTACGGCATGGTCAGAAATCCTCTGGCTAGCTGTGCGGGTTAAGTATTCGAGTAGTGCCTCATGCAAATCGTGCGACTGACGATATAAAGCAATACTCCCGTGCGTACCGACGCAATAACAGTTTTGTTCTTGTTATGCGTCGCCATCGACACCACACTCTCAGCTTTCTCTCGGAGGCTGGTGAGGGCGGGGTCCGTGCCGCGCGACGCCGTATACGTGCCTTTGAGTCGAGAGAGAAGACTGGGAATGTCAGTCGAATTCCTGAGCAAGCTGCGTTCGGCAGCAAAGTAATCAAAACTATGCACCATCGCTTCATTTACGACTTCTTCGATGACATCCAGATTGTGCTGACGATAATTGTCAGACATCCATTCGAGAGTCGCTCGGAATAACTTGGGCGGCATCGTATGAATCATCTTCTCAATCACTTTGCACAACTCGTCTCGAATGAAGGAGTTACGGTCACTGATGATCGCGTTGATATACCGCGTATACGTCATGAGACCATGGCTCTTGTCTTTCAACACTTCGATTCCATCGTGCTCTACACCGACCGAACTCGTGGTCGTAATGCGAACACCTTGAGTCTGGACCATTTTGAACACGGCGTACAGACTCTTAATACTGGCACGTATTCGCCCTTGGGTGTCGTTGAGCATGTAGACGACCAATCCATCATCCTTCAAGGTTTCGATCGTCCTACGATGGATACCGTCCTTGGAAAGGATATTCTCGGACTTCATTTCGAGGAGGGCTTTCCAGGATCCTGCTTCTTTCAGATCAAACTTGTACGTGAGTTCGGCATACGTCGCTTCGGCGACAGCTTTATCCGCAGGATATTGAAAATAGTGAAAAAGCAAACTGGTGAGGTACTTGCATTGCAAGATCATCAGGATGTCCACCATGGTTTGGTGTTTTTCTTTTTCACTGAAATGGCTTTTAAATACAGCGTGGAGGAGCCATATGCAGGATAGGTTGAATACATCGCTCGATACGTTCCAGTCAGGATTGACTTTAGGAAGAGCATGGAGACGATATTCCAGCGGATCTTCGTCAGCTTCGATCACTTCATCGAACCAACGGAATCGGTCTTCATCGGTGAACCTGACCGTTTGAACACCCAGTAAGTTACCACCGAAGAAGGCGATATGCTCCTCATTCTTCATCATGAAGTTGAGGAGATACAGATTGATTCGTTTAGCGAGCTTCTGGGTAATTTGGAGGTCTTTGCATTCATCTTCAAAGACTTCGAGTATGGATCGATCCATGATAGGGGTCCCGCAAGGTTGTTGTCACAAGATTTCGCATCAGAGGGTCAATGACTCTAGAAAATTTCAAACATACATCACTAAAGTGACTAAGTTTAGTCCGATTTATATTCTTTTTTGTAGGACACGAATGATGCATACCCTTTTCAATTTGAACTACCTGTTTCTTCAGAACTATCTGAAGGGCGCTTGCAATGGGGAGAAGTCGTATTTTGCTTATCTGAGGATCATCAAGAAATTGCAGGATAGCGTCATCGATGACATGGGGTCTCCTCGCTCCATGCCTGTCGAGAAACGCTTCTATAATGTCATCTTTGTTGACAGCGATAAAAAAGAGGGACGTATCCGTCTCGTGGATGTGGGGACAGCTGAGACGGTGGAGTTCCCGGTCGTGTATGTGCACAATCCTGATTGGCTGAACACCTTGTGGAATTATAAAATTTGACATCATAGAGCCCGGGACGTAATGTCCCGGGCTCTATGCGCTGTTATCGCGTTTTGACGAAGTCATCGAAGGATCGATAGAAGGATCCACCCAACCGAGTGACGATAGCTTCTAGGGCCACGATATCCTTCAGAGGGGGATACATGACATCGCTGAGCTTGCCGTCTGGTTGCAAGACCACCGAAAACGGCCACGGTCCCGTTTCTTGTTTGTTCAGCATCCGGTTCGTCAGGTTGACGATCGTGTCCTTATCCAAATGACCGCCATCAATGCCGTAGATGGTGACATCCGATCGAGACGTTGCGGCGGCATCCCGTGCAACGAGTTCTGCCATCGGGGTCTGGAGCGCGGCGGCGAGTTCCAGCTCCTGACTTTCCAAGGCTGGCGCAGGTTCCGTATCGCCAGGAGAATCCTTGCTGTACGCAATAGCCAGTGCTTTGGAAAAGACCGTGGCGAGAGGTCCCTCCATTTTCACGGTGCCATTTTTCAATTCTGCGACTTCTGTCGGGGTTTCATCGTAGGCTTCGAGAGCCTTACTCAATAGACTTCCTGTCATGCTCAGGCTCCTGGCGTGGGGTGCGCCCCCTGGACCCGCGCCTCGCCGGGCGGCCGGGGATCGCGGTGGGGGAGGGCTCGCGCCCAATTCACACTGTTAACTACACTGTTTTCATATCAATCAAATAGATTATCTATTCCTATCTAATTCTCTCAGGAACATAAAACCGAAATATGAGGTCATAAAAGGACATTGCAGCGGCTTTGAAGGCCGCTGGTAAAGATATCTTTGATTAGGAGACATAGGAGACGACTACGTCACTCCTAGTCTACCTGAACCACTCAGAAAGTTTACCCTGTTATTTTTTTACATGATATGTAAAATAATTTGCATAAATAAAAAGGACGACGAGGAACGACTGGAGTGGAACGGAAGGAGTGACGAGGAGGACTGGCTAACTAAAACCCAATCTAGTCTGGGGGGCCGGGAGGCCCCCTCTCATTGCCTTTATTAGAGTAAGATACTGCTGAATGTCATACAAATATAAATTATAAAATAAAAAATAACTTACTCTAGCCTAGGCTACCGCCTAGGCCTTTATGACGGTATTTGAGAATGGCAGCATAAGGAGAGGCCTGCGAAGGCCTCTCCCAGGAATCATCGGAAACTACCCATTTGAAGACGCAGCAATCGCGTAAACGATTCGTTGTCATTCATCTTTGCGATCTTGGTCCAGTGCTCGGCCATGTACTCTTGATAGTTCGTTTCAGCATCCTCGTATTTATCGACGATGTTCTTGAACTCTCCTAAGTTCTGACCCCCAATCAACATCCCCATGTCCATTTCAACGATCATGGAGTTGTAGATGTAGGCTTTGACAGCAAACTCAACGAGCTTTGCAAAGGCCGGAAAGCTGCGTAGCTGGATGTGTGACAGATTGGAATCATCTGCCAAGATACACCTCAGGAAGATATCATCCGGAAGCGTGAGGGTATCACGCAGGAGGACGACGTTTTCACCGAGGAGTTGCACACGAGCGGACGAGGTGATCGGAATCGACCCTTGAGCATCCATAATGGCTTTGCCTGCTTGGAGCAGAGTGGAGGCTTGAAAGCCAGCTTGCATGCCATAGTTGGAGACTTTGGTCGGATCCGTAAAGGTGATGTTCAGGACGCTCATGATCGAACGCCCTTGGGTACGATCCTTTGGGATACGGTAAACCGTGCTGTACTCGTTGACGTATTCTTTCGGTACGCCATTCAGAGACACAAAGGCTTCTGTACCCCCTACGAGACTGCAATCGATGAGGACACGAGGCCGTACGACATTGGCGAGGATGTTTTCATCGATACTCAGTGGGGCAGGATCCCAGCGAGAGGGTTTGGTAGCGAATGCCGCGGCGAGAACCCTGGGTGGAATCTTGAAAGCGAGTGCATCGATAGCATGAGTAATCGGGTTCATGCTGGACTCCCTGTATAGATAGAGTGAGACTTCTAGAATATTTCAAACACATATTACCAAACTGTCAAGACATTGAAGCTGGCTGACCTTACGGTTACGGGGCCTCATAGTTAGTCTACCTAATTGCGTTTAAACGGGAATAAAAAAAAGGGGAAGGATGACGCAAAGAAACTGAGTGATATGCTCAGGTAAGGAGTTTTTTAACAATATACTCCAATGGTATACCCCTACATAAAGGCGGGTACTTCAGACATACACGCTTTAATAAAGTCGTACACTTAAACAAGGAAAGAAGACATGAACGATCAAGTCGCTCAAATCACGCGTAAGAAAAACACCATTCGCATCTACGGTGCTGGCGGCACTGGCGTGGCGATCACGGCTGCTCTCGATCAGTACGCCGGCAAACAAGCCCCCGGTTTTGCCAACATTCTGACGACGTTCATCGATACGTCCGACAGCGACCTGCCGTCCAACATCGACCCGGCGAAGCTGTACCTCTTCCCGGAACTTGACGGCTCCGGTCAGGAACGTGCCGAGAACCATCCGGAATACCAAGCTCGTATCAAGGAGATCCTGCAAAAGCATCGTCCGAGTGACCTGAACATCATCATCACCTCGGCCTCCGGCGGTACGGGATCGGGCCTGGCTCCGGAACTCATCGCAGAACTCCTCCAGAAGGACCACAACGTGATCGTGGTCGCGGTCGGCGATGCCGCCACTCGCAAGTTCGCTCGCAACAGTCGCGCTACCCTCAAGAGCTTCATGGGTAACGTGGCGGTGACGAAGCATTCGCTGGCGGTGTTCTACGCTGAAAATTCGCGTCTCGTCTCGGAAGCCAAGATCAACGAAAAGATCGAGCAACTCGTGACGGTCCTGTCGATCCTCTACAGTGGTGAAAACCGCCGTATGGATTCGAAAGACCTCTACAAGTGGCTCCGTCCGACGACGGTCGATGGTGCTCCGATGCTGACCGCGCTGTCGATCGTGGAAGGCAGCACTGACTACCCGACCAACATCGGCCAGGTCGTGTCGCTGGCAACGCTGACGAACGATCGCGAGAACGCAGCGTATCCGGAAATGGTGGACATCCAGTTCACGGGCTTCCCGGACAACATCGATCGCGAAGTATCGGAATGGCCGATCCATTTCGTGCTGTCTGATGGTGTGATCGCTCCGGCGATCGACCGCCTCACCAAGACGATCGACGAACTGGAAGAAAATCGCCAGGCTCGCTTGGCGCCGGCGAAGATCCTCGACTCCAGCGATGTCGTGGGTAGCAGCGGTATTGTCTTTGACTAACCGTCGTTGAAGAGGGAGACCTTCGGGTCTCCCTCTATGTCGCTTTATTCTTTTTCTCGGTGTGAGCTCTTGGTTTTATACGGCAGCGCGTAATAGTGTGTCTAAAGGGGGATAATGTATGCATAACCGCCCAGCAGGATGGCGTAATCGCTCTGTACAAGGCGATCGTATCGTCCTGCCACAGCTGAGTGATTCTTGGGATTCGATCGCTAGAACGCGCGCGCTGTTTATTCAGGACGTCAGTGAACTGAAAGTGGCGTTGGTTGACCAGATAGAACGAGATGAGAATTGGATCTATTTCAACTCGGACTACCACATCGACGACATAGTGGAATGGATCATTCAACGAGAACTCGAACGGATCCATTTGTTCGTATCGGATAACCAACTCCCCGTCACGAATGCCCTGATGGAAGTTTACGACCGAGTCCAGAATCGATGTACCTGTCTGAGTCTGAGTCGGTTGGTGTCTGGATTTGTTGAAGTCCCGAAAGTGTATAACAACGCCAAACCTAATCGAGTCTCGCTCGAAGGGATGGATCTGTATATCTGGTACTATTACGCATAACCCAACAAGGCATCAAGAAATGACACCCGAGAAAATCTTTTCCTTTGCCATCGACGAAGAAGCCAGTGAAATCGAACTCGTCGCAGATCGTTGGTTGCTTCCTCTGGATTGCCTCAACCTGGCTTGCGGGTTGTTTCTTCCGGGGCGTACCGAGCCCGTTATCCGGAAGAACACGATCTACTACCAAAACGGTGTAGCGGGGTTCATCAACGACAAAAGCAAGATCATTGCGGATGTCCGTAATGAATACGGTGAAATCATCTTACCGCTTGCGAAAACCAAGAAATTACTGGACACCCCTACCCGACCGATTCGAGGAATCGAGATCATCGCTGCCTGCGTGAAGGTGATGTTGAATTCCCATGCAGCATGGATTAAGAAACCTCGATTCTGCTGCCATGCGCATGACAACGCGATCAATGACTTCCTGTACCCTATCCAGGTTGTCTATCCGGATCAGTCATTGATCCTCGAACCTGTGGTGGCGCTATCCTACGCCAGCCAACGATCGGTCCCGGAAGAAGAACGCATTTGTCCGGATCTCGTGGAAGAACGCCATCAGCTACTCGAGCACATCACGTATGCGATGAGTGGCGTACAAAAAGAAATTTTGGATACCCTCGGCAAAAACCACTGGATCGTCCATCAGTTCCGAATGGATAACGGTACTCTCTATTTAGAGCGGCACCGCGACTATCGGATCAACGATTGGGAACGCCGTATGGCGTCAGGAGAATGGAAAGCATGAAAACACAGTTTGTCATCTCGTGCTCAGAAATCTTCAATGTGATCAATGAACGGGCGAAAACGATTTCGTCAGATCCCGAATTCGCCGATCATGACCCGGTCCAGTCTGTCGTTCAGGCTATTGTTAACGACATATTCCAGAAGACATTGGGCTCAGAAGGTACCCGGGTGTTTCTGGAAGAGTCTAAATCGATTCTTGAATCGCATGGTTTCCCTCCTGAGGACGCGCACGATAGCGTGCATAACGCCTATGGGATCTTGATTGAAAACATCGCGTATCTCATCCCAGGGATCCGATTCAATGACCCGATGATCAAGGCAGCTGCGATCGAGAATGTCTTTGATCTGGTGATTACGGTGGAGTTTCCAGATGCCCCGAATCATTCTTCCCACAGATGACATCATAAAAGCCTGCTCAGGTTCGCAGCGTTTGCTTGCGTTCCTGGACGACGGAATTCGTGATGTCATTCAGTGGTCGGTCCATTCTCAATCACGAGACTGGGCCAAGATAAAAATAGAAGAGACGCACTTCACTGGACTCGAGGTGCGGTCTCTTGTCATGCAAGAAGTCGTAGAACGATATTGCGATTCTCAATACGATTTTGAAGAGGTGACCGCCGCAGAACAAGCTTATGCGCTCTCTGAACTCTCGAATGTCGAGCATGCTGTAACCGAGATTGAATCCCACGTGAAATCAATGATGGACCAATTGTTCAACACAAAGCCATTCTTCATTGATCCGCATTATGTGGAATGGCTAGACACGAGTTTGATTATCCATGCCAGTACTCGAATCCGACCGTAAATTCCCGCCCAAGCATATCGTTTTCGATATGCCGGCGGGCCTTATGTGGGTATTTCGACACCTCAGTCGTTATCACTCGTTTGATCAAGCTGCTCTCCTCGACCAGTTTGTTTCAGCCATCGTGTTTGAAGACCACACCGCATCCCTCAAAGCGGCGGTAGGGTTGGCAGTTGATACATTGAAATACAAAGTACGTGACCCTAGTTTATTCAACAGTGAGGCGTTGAATAAAATCTTTGATTCGTTTTACGACGAGATCATTAAAGGGATGGAAGAATTAGCGTACACGATAAAAACAATACGGGGCTACGACGACCCCCTCACTCATGTGAGAAACGATAAATACTTTCCGTACCTCTATTACTTCCATAACGACGAAATCATTGTGTTGTCGAGGATTCCTCACAATCGATTAAGGAATGTATCGTGCTCCTCATTTTAGACAGTAAAGAAGCCGTGGAGATTCTGTGTGATTGCCAATGTCTGACGGACGACGACGTCGTCGAGATCATCATGCAGATTTTTGATTTGATGGTTTTCCATTTGAACAACTTCAAGGACGTCATTTTAGATCAGTTTCCGAATTTTGACAAACTCATCTTGAATCCGGCACCTGATGAAGAAGTCGCCCAAATGGTAGCGAGCGCACAAAGCGTCGCCCTGAATTTATATGACCATTTGAATGACCTCAACGCATTTTCGATTGATGAAGACGGCGAACCCTCGTTGATGTTTGCTTTTCATGAGCTTCTCGAGGGGGGTGATATCGTCGTGAGGTCACTCGCGTAGATTTAGAAACATACATTCAATACAGGAGCCGCCATGGCAGCGTATGATTTTCAGGTAGGAACCGCGTATACGTTTGGCGTATACCCTTCCACCTTACTCGGCACAGACTACACCGGCGTTACCGTCATGGCCGTCTTTGACCAGGCGACCGCCAATCTCTTTACGGACACCTACGCCGAACACACCCGGATGTATCCGTATCTGCCTTCTGGTACACCCGACGATCCGACCCAGTACAACTGGCTGAAGATCAAACACGCCAATGGAAACATCGAATATCTAGGCGTGCCATGGGTCAATGCTTCATCGATTGTGGTTTACTCGATGAAGACCATCACGGCTGTCATCGGGAATGTCACACCGGATCAGCTGACCGATATCAAGAACGCTTTGAGTGCAAACGGCTTCACTTCCGTCACACTCACGGTATCGAGTTAGATATACTGTGTGGAGAGTAGATTAGGCGGGTGATTTTTTATCATTCTGTCTAATTGTTTGAGGAAGGGCACGCAACGGTCCTTACACTGATTGGTACGCTGAGTCATCGCGGAAGGTTAGTGTGAACTTTGGTGGGAACCAAGGAGTTGTTTTGTTGAACGCCAGGTTGGTGCGCTGTTTTCCATACCTTGTTTAGCGGCGGACTTTGAGGTCTAATCGGGATTAAACAGTTGTCCGTCACGCACCGGACGATACTGGCTCACGTTCCCCCCTTTCGTGAGTTCCTTGGTTGATCTCTGCCTGGCTGTTTCAACTTAGTGATGGGGTTCGCTGGAAGTTACGGGAGAGACCTTCGGGTCTCTCCTATTTTTTCTTATTCTTTTTTTCTTTATTTGAGCGAGGCTAACGCCTCGCTTTTTATGCCCTCATTTAATTTTTTATATTGCTGACTCATGTTGTGCATAAAGGGGACAGAAAATGGATAACCCATTCGTATTAGCATCAGAGGACTATACTCGAGATATTGGTATCCTCAACCACTATCTCAAGCAAGGTTCTCTGTATTTGCACAAAATGACAGGCAGACCTCTTGAGGATTGCCAGAACCATATCAAGAATTTGCTTTCCCCTACCGGCGAACGCCCTTTCAAAGATCCGAATGTCATGTATTTGGAGCGCCAAGAGAACGGGGACCGTGAAGTCAAGGAAGGAACGCTCTGGGGGTACATTCGAGGTGCTATCAATAATGGTGATCTGATTGCGCCGACGCTGACGACGTATCTGAACTGCACCGTCAAACAGTCGTTGCTAAGCTTGTATATCGATGATGGCGTAGCTGCCCGTAAAAAGGCAAAGAAAGAAATGTTCGCTGCCAAGATGGCTAAGAACAAGGAACTGGAAGATATCAAGAATCACGAGCAAAACAACAAGAAGCTCGGGAACAATGCTATCTCTGGTGGACACGTCACGCCATCGACACCGTTGTACAACAAGACTGCCCACAACACGTTGACATCAAATTGCCGGTCTACCTCAGGGTATGGCAATGCGAACAACGAAAAGTTCCTCTGCGGCAACCGGCATTATTGGTCGCCCGAGATCGTTACGAATAATATCACGTCCATCATTACCCAAACGGATCTGGTTGAACTCGAACGTGTGATGATCAAGTACGGTATCCGCGCACCTTCGGTAAAGGAAACAGTCGACTGCATCAAGTACTCTGCCAAACTGTACTGGCGGAACCGGGTCGCGATGCAGAAGATTGAGAACTATATCGGAAAACTCAACGATATCGAACGCTCGGCTTTCGTGTACGTGGGTGACATGTACTTCCTGCGCGTCTTTAACCCTGAATTCGTCAGAACCTTCCTGGATAAACTGACGGCTAAAGGGACGGGCACATTTGAGAAGCCAAGCGAAGTCATTAAGAGTCGCCATGAGGATTACAAAATCCTGGCTGTTCAGATTTGCTGCGAAGAGACCAAAGGTAAAGAAGAGAAGGAGATCGTTGGGACGGAGACGGAACAGCTGATTGCAGCCACGGTCGAAAATGCTTGGGGAACCATCAGCGGGTATAGTGATTTCATCCGAGCGTTCTGGGTTACAGACAATGTCCCCGCTTCTGTCGGTTGGTTTCCGCGCAGTGTACGTCGTTGCGCAGTGACCTCTGACACAGACTCGACCATCTTCACAGTTCAGGACTGGGTAGAATGGCATCGTGGTCAAATTGGTTTTGATCAACCCTGTATGGCTACTGCCGCTACGATGATTTGGCTCGCATCGCAGACCATCACGCACATCCTGGCAAAGATGTCCGCTAACTTCGGTGTTGAGAAGAAGCGCCTGCATCAGATCGCCATGAAGAATGAGTTCAAGTTTGATGCCTTTGTTACGACACAAGTCGCAAAGCACTACTTTGCACTCATCAGTTGCCAAGAAGGGAATGTGTTCGGAAAGTTCAAGGAGGAAATCAAAGGTGTGCATCTGAAGTCTTCCAATGCTCCGGTAGAGATCATCAAAGATGCGAAGAAAATGATGTCAAATATAATGATGTCAATCATCAATGGTGAGAAGATCAAGATCAAAGCGATTCTGAAACATATCTGTGAGACCGAGCGAGCTATGATTGCCGATATTGAAAAAGGCAGCACGACGTTTTTACGTCGCGCTCAGATCAAACCCGCTGAGGCCTACACTAAAGGTGAGACGGAATCCAATTACGCACACTACACGCTTTGGAACGATGTATTTGGCCCGAAGTATGGTTTTGTGGATCCTCCACCGTACACGTGTCGTAAAGTCACCACCATTGTGAACTCTTCCGCAAAGACTCGGGAATGGATCGCCAATATGGAAGACCGTGACTTAGCAAAACGATTTACCGAATGGATCGAACGGAACAAGAAAAACTACATTGGTACCCTGTATGTTCCGGACCAGATCGTCTCGAGCAAAGGGATGCCAAAAGAGATCCTCGAAGCCGCCGGTATTCGTAAGTTGGTGCATGACACGTGCTCGGTTTTTTATATCATCCTGGAGTCACTAGGTGTTTACATGGACAACAAGAAGCTGACACGTCTGGTAAGCGATTACGACTACATGTTTGAGGATTGACCCATGAGCGAGTTCACGTTTAACTCGAGACTCGATGGAAATAACAAGCCTTCGGAAGCGTACAGTCGAGCCCTCGCGCAGGGCTGCTGCGGTTTCATTGATCGAAAGGTAGAGAACACAGTGACAGGCAAACGATTCGTCATCGGCTTCAATTACGGCCACTAGACGGCATAGACCCCGGGGCATTTGCCCCGGGGCGTTATGACCTGAGCTTTCGGCTAATGGTGTCCATCTCGTCTTGAAGCAGATCACTGATCTGGCTAGGAAGCACAGAGGTGATCAGATTACTGGTCTTGATATTGCGCAGCGCTTGGAGTAAACGATTGATCTCTTGACCATTTCGAGTATCGGGGCGTTCCCTGGATGCCGTCAGCATGAAATCAATGGCAGGGAATCGAGATACACTCAACGCCCAGAGAACCTGCCGAGTCAAAGCCATATCGGGTACGAGCATGACTTGGTCCATATCCTTGCGACTCAGCGCAGGCACATTTCTCAGAATACCCGTGAAGGTCTTTCCGACATGAGCCAGATTCCTCAAGATGACCATTTGAATGGCATCCAGTCGATCCGAGTAGTCGGGAATCACAAAGGAATGTTTCTTGAGGCTCCTGTGATTGTCACGACCATTTAATAGGTTGTTGATCCTATTAAATAGCACATAATCCAAATGACTCTCAATCATGCTGGGTAGTGCATACATTCGGACATAGTGAAGGACAGAGTAGGTCGAGTCCCCCGTCTTTTCAGCAATCTCTTCTTCCCGCTTCAGGAACGCTCGAAATTGAATAGCCAACATCGGGATATTAATCGCGATGACAGCGAACCCAGTTTCTCGGCTTGTATGGGAACCGTCCAAGATATTCATCATCAGGTCACTGCGAGGATGGCGCAGCACCCTGATGGGCTTTAAGGTCTCCCAGTTACGCTCAGCATCAACAGGATCAAAGTCCTCGCTATGAGCGATTAAGACCTCAGTCGTACCGGGTCCATAAAAGACACCATTAAAGACACTTCCTTTATAAATAGAGGAAGTCATCTTCAACGCCATTGACAAATCCAACGAGGAGTACGAGAGGTAATCGTAAAACCTGTAGATATTTAACGCCAATGGAATATCCAATGTACCAAGTAAACGCACCAGAAAATGATCGCCTTGTACGGCCATCGGATTATCATGGTAGTAATTCGTGACGGTTTCGATATTGCGCCTAAGTCCGGCGCTTACGGTGTTCCAGTTCTGAGCATACAGAACCGGTAGCGATGCGCCAGGCATCAAATTGAAGATGTTGTACATGACCCAGGCCAAAAAGATTGTCTATACGATTAGGACGGTGAAATGGCGCTGACAGCAACGAACAATACGCCTCGTAATCCGGGACACGACTACGAGGAAGATTTCGAGTATGAAAATGGCGACTCCATGAATAAGTGTAGCGGGTGTGGTGCTATTTTCATGGGCGGAGTAAATCGATACTTGTGCAAGAAATGCGACCCCCTTATAAAGGAGTCGATCAGGAGAGATGAAAAATGACTAATATCACCGACAACTTCGGCAACCTCGTAGGAGACCATCTGGTGTGTGAATCCAGCAATCTGAAACTCGTTCCGCTGGTCCCGACAGAAGAAATGTATTCGGGGCTTGCTCGAAACATCATGACCGCTTTCGATCTCGGGTGCCGGACACTCAGCGAACTACTCAAACATTTGGGTCGGATCGAAGGGAAGATCCCGGACTGGATGTTCGAAGGCGAAATGGAAGCACTCCACAAAACCATCAGTAAAGACACGCGGTGCTATCTGATCTATCGTGCCATGGTCGAAGGAGCACCGGTTGTTATCCCCGCTGTGGTCTCTGAGGACCGCAAACACCCCGACGGCTGGTCGGATGCGCTGCATGAAGTTGCCAAAGAGCACAAGGTGGTGTTGGACCCTACCTGGGATGAGGTGCGGGATTACAGGCCAGATATGGCAAAGTGGGTCAATCATCAATCGTATATCCGAGTCACAGCAAAAGAGTTGCACGCTATCTGGAATCCGGAACACGACGGTCACCTCCTGGCTAACTCCGAGCAATCCGTGGTATTCATCGAGGGTTCCGATAAGCCAATAACGACCCGGCCCTTGAAAGCCGGCGTAAAAGTGAATCTCCTCGCGATCTCTCAGACCCAAGAGCTGATTGATTCTGGGGCGGTATCTGTTGGCGATCAAGTTGATCCGTCAGTCAGACTCAAAACCCTCTACCTTTCGAAGAAAGGTCACGAGGAGACGGGTCCGTTTTTCAAGATCAGCCATACCGACGATCTCGCCGCGAGTCAGTTCGTTTTCAGTGCGAACCATGAGTTCAAAACACTGGAACTGCATTACGGTCGCCCTTCTGCACTGTTGATCGATGGTCAATTCAAAACGGTCGATGTTTATGTGGATGGGGAACTGAATCTCGAAACCGGCGATCTCGAGATGAAGTTTGAAGCTCTACCCACTGAGGACAACCTCGTGGTCGCGGGCTACAATCTGTCGGCGCGAAGAGTCACGTTCGAACCCGTGTTGCACAACGAATCCAAACCGGCGTTAATTGAGCCGCGGTATGTGCGGCTGACGGATTCGGAAATCGTGGAGTTCATCCCGTACTATCAGGAGATCTCTGCGCATCATTTCGTGGACGCTATCCCAGTTAAGCATGTCATGAATGCTGTTGGTGGGGTTGTTCCGACCAAACCGCTCAAAGCCAACTCGAAGACGAACCTTCTTGGTCTGGCAAGTGTTGGGGTAATCCGCGAGCCCTACGAAATGGCACTCGAACAACCGATCCGGCTGAAAGCTATCGATGTCTTGGCGGATACCGGAGAGGTTTCGAGATACCAAGTCTCTGGGGAATTTATTCAAGACCCGGTCGGAAACTACCGGACCTTGACTCTTGATCATGTATTTGAAATACCGGGGTCCGACAAGCTCTTCGTCCAGGCAAAGGGACTGATCGGTCTTGAGCTCGGTAATGCTGAAGTCTACTTCAAGATCGTAGACGATGCCGGGCAAGTGATCAAGACCCACCTCGTGCTCGGTTATGAGCTGGATGCACAGGTTCGGGTGACTGAACTTAACCGTGAATAAAGCCCCCCCGGTAAGAAGACTAAGTTATTTTTTACAGGATATACCTCTATCCTATAGAGAAGAGAAATCTTCTTACCACCCGTCGGCTTCGCCGGCTGGGAGCTATGGTATCAGTTTTGTGGTCTGAGGTCGATTCTAGAATATTTCAAACCTATATCACATACCTGAGAACTGAACCAAGAATTTTGGTTTCTCCTCGTCGACGAAGTAACAAAGTAGTATAATCTCTCCACAGTAAACAAGGAACGAAAAATGGTACTGCAAGTAAACCAAAAAACCACCACCGCCAATGCCGCTGCCGAAGAAGAACTGGGCGCTGCTCGCCGTCCGCTGGGCGGCTCTGCTCGTGGTCGTACCGCCGAACAAGATGATGGTTCGACGTTCTCCTGGACCGGTCTCGGCGATGTCGCTCATCGCGGTATCGGTACCAATCCCGCATCGGCCATCCTCTCCAGCCTGCGCGCAGCCATGGCGGAACCGGCCAAGAAGCTCTCCGACCTGTTCGAAATGCGTTTCCTCGAACTGGACAAGAACAACAACAGCAACATCGCCCTGTCTGCCCTGATCGTCGCTGTCACCTATCGCCCGGTCGGCGAACAAAAGCCGACGGCCGTCGCGTTCCATACGCTGCTGCTGGAAGGTTCTTCCGATCCGTTCCAATCGAAGTTCGTTCCGCACAACGGCGTGAATTTCGAAGACCCGCGTTACGCATCGGCTGCCGCCGACGGCGCCTTCATCGATGAAGTGCGCAACGCTGTTGCCCTGGTGTACCCGAACATGCGTCAACTCGATGCCGACATCGAAGTCGTTCCGCGCGACTACAACATCGAAGACGACAAGCTGGTTCACCGCACCACCGCCAACGCGCTGCAAGCCTGCTGCATGGCGCTGGAAGAAATCTCGGGCAACTTCCCCGGCCTGAACATCGCCCTGGCGAAGAACGATGCTCAGCTGGTGATCAAGCCGGCCTTCAACGCACCGACCGAAACCGATGCCGTCGGCCTGCCGATCCGTGGTGAAACCATCGCACAACTCGTGGCCTCCGCAAATCAACGCGATCGCCGCAACGCTGTCGTTGACCGCACCGAAGTGATCACCACCGTCAAGGGCTTCATGAACCTGGTCTACGAACCGGCCAATGCGCAAGCACGTAACCCGTTCGCTCGCTCCACCGGCCAAGTCCTGAGCCAACAAACCTACCGTGCCGAGTACGTCATCACCGAAATGATCTGCGCCCAACTGCCGTCCCTCGGCAGCCAGCTGCTGGCACTGATCCCCGCATTCGGTCTGGCCGAAAACAACCTGTGGGCTGAAGCCTTCCGTCCGGCTCAGTTCGGTACGTCCGATGTGGACTTCAAGGACATCGGCGCTATCGGTCTGGAAATCGACGGTGTGGAAGAACGTGTCCCGACCAAGTCGGATACCTATCGCCCGGAATTCCACCACGACATGATCGCGGCGTACTTCCATCCCGGCATGCTGGTATCCATCGACGTCGCCGAAGCCGGCGCCAACACCTGGCTGACCAGCGAATTCGGTCTGGCGGGTTCGGGTGACACCGATGCAATCGATCGCATCTTCGACACGGCCAACTTCCTCACCAACGGCGAGTTCCTGAAGATCTACGGTGACCATCCGCGTGCTGTGTTCCTGGATCACACGGTCGGTATCCATCAGGGCTTCTTCCGCGATGCCGAAGGCGTGATGCGCGACCTGCGCGAAATCGATCACCTGTACGTTCTGAACGCCACCGGTGATACCGATCTGTCCGTCGTCAAGGACTGGTCCGACTCGCTGCTGGATCGCCGTTCTCCGGAAGTGGTTCTGAACTCGCTGCGGGCAAACATCATCCGCAAGCTGGTTCGTCCGACCATCACCGGCATGTACCGTCGTCAAACGTTCAACCCGGCCTTCTTCGAAGCGCTGGTACGTGGCGCCCTGGCCGCTGGCCTGAACGCTTCCATCCAACTGCCGACGATCGAAAACGCCGGCCAACCGCGCGCTACCGCTCGCTATGGTCAGTCCGCCGTCATCGGCGGCCGCGACTCGGGCAGCATGTTCGCATCGCAATATGGTCAAAACGGCCAGACCGTCAGCCAAGCCGGATTCGGCCGCTGGGCTCGCCGCTAAGAGCTGAGCACTGAAAAAGCAGACCTTTCGGGGTCTGCTTTTTTTTCCCTCAATTTGTAAAAAAGGATTGAAAATGGGGGTATCGCTTAGTCTCGAGAATCATGACCTGTTGTTCCAGCAGCAGACCGCGCACATCCCGATTATTCTGAATGACTACAACAATCAATCAGAAGACTCGAAACGCCAACTCAACGAACTCATCTATACGGCAACTGAAGGGGATGTGTTATCCAACATCCCAGCTTGCTCGTGTAATGCGACGTTTGGTGAGCATAAGCTGAATGCAGAAGATCCTGTCATCTGCCCAGAGTGCGGCACTCCGGTCGTTGCAAAGTTTGAAAAGAAGATCGATCCGCTCCTCTGGATCCGTAGTCCTAATGGGGTTGAAAAGTTAATCAACCCTGTTGTCTGGACGATGATGAAAAGGGAGTTCACGAAAGGCGGCTTCGAAGTCATTCGTTGGATTTGTGATCCGTATTACAAGGTATCCTCGAAGCAAAGCAAATACATCACGGCTGTCAATGAAATGCTGATGGGCCTCAATGTAAGGCGAGGCTATAACGCGTTCATCCAGAACTTCGATGCCATTATAGATGGACTCTATTCGATGCGGCTCTTCGCGAAGCCTGGCCGAAAGAAGACCAGCTTCAAGAAGTTTCTGGAACGATACCGGGATGCCATCTTCTCTGACTATATCCCGCTACCTAATCGCGCCCTACTCGTCGTAGAGAATACGAATGTGGGTCGCTACATGGACCCGATCATTCTGGATTCGATCGATGCGATCCAGACGATGGCGGGGATTGATTCTGATCTCAACAACTTCACCGTCCAGGTGAAAGAGAACAGAACATTGAAAACGATTGTCCAGCTCGCCGCGTATTACGAGTCGGTCTATCGCTTTACGTTGGGGAAGAAGCAAGGGATCCTTCGTAAACACGTGTTCGGTTCGAGAGCCCACTTCAGTTTCCGGGCTGTCGTATCATCGTTGACGGGTTCGCACTTCTACGACGAGATCCATATCCCGTGGAACTTGGCGGTGACGGTATTGCGCGTGCATTTGGCAAATAAGCTAGAAGCACGTGGATTCAGCCCGAATGATATCTTCGCGCTGTTGAATGAATATACCACGCAGTATCATCCGCTCCTGGATGAGTTGTTTAAGGAACTGATAGCCGAAGCACCTGGCGGAGCTATTCCGGCCACTATGCAGCGCAACCCGAGTCTGAATCGAGGCTCGTGTCAAGCTGTAGGGATCTCGCGTGTCAAGACAGACATGAGTGATCCGACCGTTTCGATATCGTTCCTAGCCGTCGTCGCGATGAACTGCGACTTTGATGGTGAATTGATTGCCATCGTTAAACTTTTCTAACTGACGGGGACACCCACGGACTGAGCATCCGTAAATGACAGTGCACACCAAACATTCTTAGTAATAGGAATGTGGCTGAACTAATCATTCAGGTACGGTAAAAGAGGCATGTGTCGGGCAATCCGCAACGAAGCTTCCCACTGGGAAGTGTGTTCGACGGTCATCGAAAGCTATTGCGAAAGCATAATCACATCTGTATAAAGTCAGGTGGTCGTCGTGACACGACGATTAAAGCGAGTAGAGTAGGGTAGCAAGTGCGCCCCAAACGGAAAGAGCTGTAGTATAGGCTAAGATATGACCTCAACCGGTGCGAAATCATCGGACAGGCACCGACTGGAATCGGTCCCGACAGGAGTCACGTCCTGATAAAAACACAGCAATGTGTACAATGTATATTGGATCAGCTCAACTTCACTCTGTGTCTTGATAATTTCATGGCCAGAGCGCACGAAAATCTAGCGCCCCATAAAGGCGTGTTTGACTTGAAGAAACCCCGAAAGGTAACAGGCAACCTGGCTATGCCAAAACCTACTGTGGCGTCAATCTCCAATTTGATCCATAGCGGAAAAGAAAACACCACCCCAGGGGCTTTCGAGAGGTTTATGGAAATACCCGAAGCGTAGCTAAACGAGGTGAAGGAATGATTCAAGTTTCGACAGGTGGGATGGAGGCGTTCAACTACCTTGTCTACGGTGACGATCATCCCGGTACAATTTCGTATATCGAGCAGCAGTTCAGCGCGGTTTCGAATACGTTGACCGATGCCGGGCGTGCCTTCATGAGTTCTGCCAGAGAGCGATTCGAAAGCTTCCACGGAAGTGAAGCGGTTCGTAAGGGCAAAGCAGCGCTCAGACGAACGAAGATGCTGTTCTCACCCAACACGATTCGAGCCTTGACGGATATCTCTCAACTGCAAGAAGCGCCTAAGGTGATGCAACGTTACCTGATGGCGAACAAGTACGCGAGACGAAAGTACTTCGATCAAGAGATCGATGGCTATTCCGATAGCTATGTGGATCTGTATCCGGGTCAAATCGGTGAGGACCACTACGACTATCGGCGAGTCATGGACGGTGTCGTGGAAGATCTGGTGGTATCGGAAGGAGAAGAAGGTCCGGATTGGAAAATAACGCACTATGTTGAGGATTTGGTTGAAGGTGACCGTGACTTGACATGTGAGGAAGTTTCCGATATCAAGAACCATGCTTGGAACGCGATCGAGATTGCGCTGCGGGAAGGTGCAGAAGATCCGTCCAGCATTTACAGAAATAAACTGTGAACCGAAAAGGGGAGGCCTTCGGGCTTCTCCTTTTTATACCGTACTTTTTTTCTTGCTTTTTTACACCCCGGTATCATCTTGTGATCATATCGAGGAAACCCCCATGACAACTAATTCAATTCCGGTCCCGACGATGGATGATCGTGGCTGGGTATATGGTATCGAGGAGCAACTGGATCGGTTGTTCACGTACTGTTTCGAAACGGATTACCTCCAGACGTATATTTACCCGAGTGCGATTACGAGCATTCAGTATCTCTTGGCTCAAAAACCTCTGGATATCTCAGCAACCATTTCGTCTCTCCGGTCTGCGCTGGAGGCGATGTTTGCGCGGTATTACAGTTCCGCACAAGTCGAAATCACCAGTGATGCCTGGTCGAGCTCCAACGTGACCAATAGCGTGACGCTAGTCATCACTATCACCGTGACGTACCAAAGCGTCGAATATTCGGTTGGTAAAGCCATCCAAGCGAGAGACTCTGTCTTCTCCATTGTCGAAAACCTCAACAATACAGGGAGTGCCTAATCATGGCGGTATCGGGAATCAATTTCGGAAATCTGGCATCGCAGAGAGATTCGCTGGATGTCAAAGGAACCAAGCGACTGCTTGATGATGCCACCAGGCGCACCGGAAATGCCCAAGTGATCGAACGGATCTTCGTCGGCGTGTTTCTACCGATTCTGGCCAACCATCTGACTGGTACCACGTACGAATGCCCCAATGGCGGGGACATCGATCTCTGGGTCCATACTGCATCGGGTGGCGATGCGGATACCGACCTGTCCGGGACGTTTAAAGAAGTAGACGTCGTCGAATATATCGGCGGCCCTGTTCTCTTCACGGTACCGCCTCTGTACGATCGTGAAGCCATCAAGCCATCCGACATCAAGGCGCGATTCGGTGTCCTGGGTGGTGTAGGGCACCTGGTCAAAACAGCCCAACAGCTCATGAACCAAAGTCCCAAAAACGCCGAGGCGTATCTGGATAGTCGTCTGCATTCCCACTTCAACGTCATGAAGGGTGACGGTCCGGCTGTTGAATACCTGAAACGCTGGGGTGCGATCTTCAAGAAGTACAACCTGGTCACACCGGTTGATCTCGAAAAGATCGGTAGCCCGGAAGAAGCTACCGAAGAAGTGAAACCGGCACCTCTCCTCGATTATACCGAATTCGATGAACTCTGATCTCAACCTGGCATCGGCGAGCGACCTGCATCTGGGTCATCGCCGTAACCCTGTCTCAATGATGATACAGAATCTAGGGAAACCATTCAGCGACAACGCTGAATTCGCTTCTTTAGATGTTCTCTTTTTAGCCGGAGACGTCTTTGACGATCTCTTGGTGTCGAATGGAGACGACCTTAGAGAAATTGATTTCTGGATTTCTGATTTGTTGCGGCTGTGCAAGAAACATGACGTCATGCTCCGCATCCTTGAAGGCACAGGGTCGCATGATTGGCAGCAATCTCGGCGTTTCGAAACGCTCAACACAATCAGTGGAGCACATGCGGACGTGTTGTACGTCAAAACGCTGCATATCGAGAACATAAAAGGATATAACGTCCTCTACGTACCCGATGAGTGGCATCCGTCTACAGATGTGACACTGGTGCAGGTGAAAGAACTGATTCGAGCCAAAGGCCTGACGTCAGTGGATATCGCTATCATGCACGGGCAGTTTGATCACCAGCTACCGCCTGCGGCACCTGCTTCTATCCCGAGACACAACGGGGATGAATACCTGAAGTTGGTGAAGCGATTCATCAGCATCGGTCACGTCCATGTCCGTTCTCGACGGGAGCATATCTTTGCCCAGGGTTCATTTGATCGAATGTCCCACGGGGAAGAAGGGAAGAAGGGATATGTTCGAGCAACACTCAGAGCCAACGGTCGTGATGAATTTCGATTCGTCGATAATGACGGTGCTCTTGAGTTTGTTACGGTACATTGCGGTGAGTTGAGTTTGGAGGAGACGATCGAGAAAATTGATCGTGAAGTCGAGAAGCTTCAAGCTGGCGCGCATGTACGTGTTGTGGGTGAGTATACTAACCCGATCTTTGCCAATATGGATGCATTGATCAGACGACATCCTCTGTTCAACTGGTCAAAGAACCCCAGCGATGCTTCCGAAGAAAAAGAAATCATCATTGAAAACGAGACGCTATTTGATCCAATTGCTATCACTCGGGATAATATCCAAAGTTTGCTATTGGAACGAATGGCAGGAAAGGGGACTCGAGCGGAAGTGCTGGATTTGGCTTCCTCTATTATTGAAAGGATTTGTTGATGGCCGCTAGTGCCTCATCTGAAGTCATCTCGAGCCGAGAAGTCGGACAATTACCAGTCAGTATCGGTTCGAGCCTTGGCTTGGAAAGCCTGTTGAACATCCATCCCGACATCCAACACAAAACACCACCACTCACCATGGGGTTTCAGGAAGTTTGGATCAACATCCGAACACTCTTTCGAAACCTCAATGGATCGCTGAATCGCGAAGACGCGATGTCGGCCATGCCGAACCATATCGGAGACGCGATTCTCCAAGAAATGGAGACGATCGCCGGTATCGTGAACCATGAGACCGCAGAACGAACGCGTGTGGTGTTCTATGTGAGTAATTACGAAAGGATGGACAAGAAGTACCCGCGAGCGACGTTGAGGGTCGACTCAACGCCCAAGCAACAAATCTACACGTCGACACTTCACAAGGCAGTACAGCACGTCCTCGATTCACTAAAGGGGGTGAAACGACAAGATTACGATGTGTGCACCTTTCCATTGAAGCTCCGTCCCACTAGCAAGAAAAAGACGCTCATCATGACGCATTACGCGTATGATCTGCTGTCGTACCCTGAGTTTGGGGAACTGGTCTTGTTGGAAAGTCATACAGGTGCCCTCAAACCGCGAGCATTATGGTATACCAAATATCTGAATGGGAAAGACCTCTCCATGATTCCGTTCAGGGAAGATTTCATCCAGATCTTTGGAGACAGTGAGCACTTTCGACCTATGGCAGCATCCCTTAAAAAGGATCTGGTCGAACTTGCCACTGCCAGCAACTGGAATCAAACGACCACGACGGATCGTATTCGGTTGTGCGTTGATCGGCTCAAGAATCCGTGGGCCAAAGAACTCGTGAAGTCCATCATCGTGTAAAAATACGTCGCTGAGATATCTAATGATACAGCGAATCAAGTTACCTGAAGGGAGTGAGCATGGCTGGTGAGTACAACAACAATGGCGGTCAGCAACGAGAAATGACCGGCTTCGACAACCCGAAACTGATCATGACCGCCGACAATGATCACGGGAAGAAAGCCCAACTGCGGTTTGGCTTCAACAAAGGTGAACCGCGGATCACCGTCTGGACCAATGTGGAAGGTGATGCCGACAGTGGTCGCATCTCGGCCAACATGGATGTTCCGAACTTCGAAAAGATGTTGATCCTGCTGCGCCATGCGATCGATTTCGTGCCGACACCGGAAAAGAAAGAAATCGGCTTCAAGATCGAAAACCTGAAGCAGCGCTGGGTCCAGAAGAAACCCGATGGCAAAATGGTCGAGTCGACCACCTACGTCGGCAAGGATGCCAATGGTGTCGTCTACATCTGCATCGTTGCGTACGACAAGTCCCGTCCGCGGATCGTCTTCAAGTTCGGCACCAACGACTGGCATGCGTACTACCACAAAACTGGCGAACAGTTCAGCGAAGCCGAGATGTCCGTTCTGGATGCTACCGGCCGCTGCAATGTGCTCGAACGTCTGCTCTCCACGATCGCGACCCAACAACTGGTTCCGCCGCGTCCGCGCCCGAATCAAGGCGGCAACAACAACAACAACGGCAGTTACCAGGGTAGCAACAACGGTGGCAATGGTGGCGGCAGCAACTGGAACAACAACAACGGCGGTGGTCAGCGACAACAAGAGATCGATGACGACATGCCGTTCTGATCTGAAAATCGTATGGCTCTTTACCCAAAGAGCCTAACCAAAGGAGCTCCAAATGGCACTGCTTTCCCTTCCGCTGGTATCGGGCGCGACCGGCAACCTCATCTCGCTGACCGCGGACGAAGCTTCGCCGCAGAACGCTGCTGTCCAGGATACGATCGCTGAAGTCGTGTTCCTCGAAATCGTCACCTCGTCCGGGAATCCGGACTATTCCTTCTCGGGGATTCAAACCCCGAACGGTCTCCAGATCTTCGATCGCCGCGGACTGTCCGTCGCAACGGTCGACTGGGACGAAAACACCGGTACCTATCTGGCGAACGTGGCCGCCGGTTACCAAGGCAAGTCCCTGACCGCGCGTCTGGGTGTGACGCGCCGCAATGCCAGCCAGTTCCAAGCTGGCTCTGCCGGTGCTGTTGCTCTGGCTGCTTACGTGGCCGCTGAAGTCGCCTACGCCAAAGCCGCCAAGTAATCGGCATACGTCTTGATGTGCAAATCCCAGGCCTCACGGTTTGGGATTTGCCTTCATGTCTTTTAGGTAGGAGTCCAGAATATCTCAATCACATATTACTGAAATGAGCTTGTAATCCAGTGTTTTCTAATACGGAGTAAAGGGGGAACATGTGCGCTTGAAAGTGGGGGTACTATTTGATAGCGTCGCCAATGAAGCACATCTCATTGGTCTCGACCAGAATAAAAACGAACAGCGTGTTACGTTTGTTCTGATCGAAAAAAATACCAATAGCCGCGACGATGACGACTCGAACGATTACGACCCGTTCGAACAAATCAACGCCTATTGGTCGACGTTACCGAACGAACAACAGGGCGACATCTTCAATTCGATGTCGAAGATCAAAGACCACCTCGAATCGATTCTCGATGAACACGATCTCTCCCTCGTGCTCATGGACGATATCGCCGAGCTCGTCGAACTCCACGATCCTGCCAAATTGGCAGATTGGGTGTATTTCCGATCTGGTATCACGATCCCAACGGATCTGGCGGATGAATTCGTTGATGGGATGATTGGTAACAAAACCAAAACCATCCTGCGGGACGACTACAAGAAAATCCTCGCCTTGTCGGTTATCCTACGTCCGATCTATATGGTCTGGGGTGAGTACATTGCCCGGATCAAACGCAGTGCCGGGACGAACTGGAAAGAGTACGAGGCGTACCAGCTCCTGGGCAAGACGCCGCTCTATAACTCGGGTGCTATGGTTCGGTTGCGTGACTACGTGATCGATTCGCTCCCGGCGGATCGAAAGAAGCTAGCGAGTGCTATTATCGCCGGCATCAGTTCCGAAGATATCCCAAAATGGATTCTCGCACTCCTCATTGTGCGAAAGATTTCCAGCATGGATATCCGTGGTATTGATCCGAAGAAGGCCTTTGGGAAGGTCATCTTCAAGTTCGTCTGCAATCGACTGAAAGGGATCGATACCAACTTCAAAGGTGCTATCAAAGACAAGCGTGCTCCGACGGATAACGGGAATGATGAAAGCAATCTCTCGGGTCTGGAAAACGTCAAGATCAAGATGAAGGTCACGGATGGGGATATCGCAATTATCGAATCTCCTATCCACAAGCCGTACAAACTGGCCGAGGCGCTGGCGCCTGGTATCCCGAAAGAGTTGGTGACTGCGTCCTTGACATCGGCAAGAGCCCTCATTGGTCAGACCTTGGAACCTTGCCAAGAGAAGATCGCTCAAATGGTCATGTCGATTCGGATCCCGACCCACTCGAGTGAGCACTTCGATGTCTCGACGTTGGTGGAATTCTTGGCTGTCGCACAAGCCATTCTCTGGCATCGTGGTCATTACGAGCTGGCTGCGCTGATCACGGCCATTAACACCAATCGAAGAAGGTCGTTTGACCAACCGACGGTGCTGTTGGACGACAGTCGGGCGCGCATCCCCAAGAGCATGCTCGAAGAGTTCGATAAGTTTTATCCGTATCGCCGCAAGACGTCTGGCAAAAAGCTGGACTTGCAGAAAAACCATGCAATCCAAGCGATAGATTCGTTGGAAAAACAATTCAAAGCCAACGGATGGTTACTGACAATCCCGGATGAATGGTTGAGTACCGTGACCAATAACAAGAATTCTCGGTACTATTCCCTGAGTTACGAGTTCAAGATCAATCTGGCACGTTTCGCTCTCGAGATGGTAGAGATCCAGAGAGATCAAGCGCTGGCGAGCCGAACTCAACAACTTTAAAAAGCGCAGTTAACGATAACACGTTTCTACGAAAGAAAACCCCATGTTCTTCGACGATAACAGCAGTGTTCGAATCACCCGTTTTTTCATCCACGAAACGGGTACGTATGGGGCGCAGTTTTCGCGTCCTTTCGAAGCGCACTTTACCCACGACGCCGTGAATCAGATCGCGGAACGCATCGAGCAGAATCAGGATCTGAGCTCGATGGCGGTATCGGGCCTGGCCAATCAGATTTTGGCACCAGCCATCGCTGTCGATCAAAAGGATATCATTCCGATTCCGGAAGGTTGGAATGAGCCGCGGTTCCGTTTCATGATGGAAGTCGAAACGGACAACCTTCGCGGGAGCAAGATCACCGAGCTGGTAATGGGGTACAGCGCATCGCGCGACATCACGTTGCAACAAACCATCAATCCGGATCTCGAGTTCTACATCAACTCGACGACCCTCATCCGTGAAGAAATGGTGCGCGTCCATGGCGTTACGCAACCCCGGTCGGTGATCGCCAACTCCAGCCAACTGCTCGCCAACAACAGCTACGCAAACGTCATCGACACCAACAACCAGGTCATGATGCGCCCGACCGACCTGTTGGCTCAGATGCAAACCACACATCTTCCGGACGACGAAGGTGATGTGATCGATGGTCGTACGATGTCCACAGCGGCGCCCCGCAAGAGCCGTTATGGCAACGCCAATTCGGCGGTCTATACCAGCCGTATCCTGTCGAGCTATCGTGATGCTCAATCCCTGATGGCTCTCGGGAAAACAGGCGGTTCGATCTTCAGCGATGCCCGTAATGGCGATCAGGTCGCTGAAGCCGCTGTGATGAACGACACGTTCCTGAAATCGCTGGCCAGTATCCAAGGTGTGGCCTCGACGAACTACTTCACGTTGCGTGATCTGGAACGGTTGTCTCCGGGTTACGAAGACGTGACCGAAGCGATCATCATGCCGAATCTGGAACGGAACCGGCTGCATCATGCTGGTGACACCAGTCCTTGGGACGGTCGGGACCGTATCACGCAGGTCGCCTGCATCCTGAGTCAATCGATCCCGGGCATCATGATGGAATCGGGTCTGACGTGGGCTGCCTTCAAAGCCACCAATCGAACCATGAACTCCCAAGTGGCCTTCCAACCCATGGGTCTGCGCAGTTTCTCGAACATGGATCTGACCTATCCTGCCGAGAATCTCCGGATTCGAACCATCTGCGAAGTACTGAACGATATCTGCTACCAAGGTGAAATTGGCTTTGCTATCGAAATGACTCTCGACCTCATGGGCGATACCATCATCGATATCGAGCTGGATGGTTATCCGACGGAGCGTTTCGTGGCGCCGTCGTTCAGTAACTCGTTGGCCACCCCGGTTTTCGCGTACAACAATCAGCACGTCAGAGCGACAGCCGAGCGGTTTGAGAACTTCATCAACGAAGTTCTTCCGACAATATCGCTCCCGCAAGATTTCGCCGGTAGTGGTTATGAATCGGGTCGGCAGTTTAGCGGCTATTAAGACAACAAGGAAAAGAAAATGGATCTGATCGAGTTTTATCGCAGTGTCCTGACCTTCGCTGGATTTCATGTCACCAGCGATGACTGCCTATCCACCCAAGATGTAAACGGTAACCACCGCCCGTTCACCATGAGTGGTAAGCGACTCGTTTTGCCGAGTCGCGAGCACATGGCAGATTCGGATTGGTCGAAGCGTGTCGCGTTCCATCCGGGCTGGGAGGAGGTTTCCTGCGGGGAATCTGAAGTCCTGACTCGGTTCAGGAAGGCCATGAACATCCGGTTCAACCAGGTGATCGGCGCACAGGTCAAATTGCTGCTCGAACTGGCCGCCTCGCCTGCTGAACAAACCAAGCTCTCGACGCCTCAGCAAGTTTTTCTGTCGAAAGCGTCGGCAGCCGATGAGAAGACCATCCAGGCCTTCAAGAGCATCATGTCGAAGATTCCGGCCACCAAGGAAGATGAACTCTTCGTCAAGATCTACCTGAAGCGAAGCGGTCATATCGGCGAGCAGGTGTTCGCTCGCGCGGGGATTGTATCTTTCCCGTTCTACACAGCACTGAAGGCAGCCAAAGGAGAATTCCACGGCGTCAAGATCAGCAATAAAGCCCGCGATACGCTCTTGGGGGTTCTCGAGTATCTCTTCCCGGACCTCGAACATCCCGAAAACTACTACGCGGGGAGTGATTCGAAGTTTGCACCGTACTTCGAATCGTTGCTGCTACTGGGTCGGAATCTGGCAAAAGAAATCAATGCGCAGTGTGAGTTGTTCGGGGATGGCATCCCCGGCATGAATGCATTGAAGTTCGACATGGCTTGGGTACCTACTGCCGAAGACATGAAGATCTTGCTCAACCAGATCCGGATGATTCCGATGCTTCCTGGCAATGAAGGTGCACCGGCTTTCAACAAGATCAAGCAAGCTGCCAAGGAGGTAGAAGATCGTCCGGTCGTCACTCGTCAACAGCGTGCTGAACCGACGGCTGCTGAAATCGGGATGGCTGTTCCGGAACCTCGTGGCCGTGTCGAACCGGTCACTCCTGCGAAAACGGCAAAGGGCGGTGCGGACTTCGCGGACTTCGCCGCACGTCACCTCGCTCGGCAACAGCCGCAATACCAGCAGCAACGGTATGAACGTGATCCGTACAACGATCCGTACCAAAACGAGCAAGCCGCTCAACCCTGGCTGGGGCGTGGCCAGGTCTTGCGTCGTGCACCTCCGAGCGCCGGGCGTGCCACGTTGAGTAATGGCGGTCAAACCGCGGGTCGTGGCGTTGGACGTCCTGATCCGTACGGTCGCGGTCGTCGCGGTCCTGGGTTCTAAGTCGTAAAGTGAGAGCATAAGGAGAGAGGGGTTCGCCCCTCTCTCCTATGTCTTTTTCTTTTTTACTTTCACCATACATACTTTGTATTAACCCAACTCAAGCCTTCACGGTATGATTGGTCATGTAGTACGAGCGAAGTCGCTCCACAAACGTCGTATCGGGCTTCAAGTAATAGGTGAGCGTTTCATCGCTTTGGTCAGGGGATGTGAATCCCATCATCCGCATCAATAGCCAATGCCGTTGAGGAGGCTCACCCAGATACGCCATGAGCCCGTAGAAGTCGTTCACAAAGGTCGCCGCATCGCCAGGTTGAATAGCGACCTTCACGGTATTGGTGTAGGTTTGGAGTATCGTCATGTGGTCTTCCAAGACCGCTCGAAAATCTTCATCGTAATATACGAGCTGTGTCGTACCTGCCATGAGGTTACTAATATCGGTCGCCATAAAACTCTCCAAAATGTTTCAGACACATATTACTAATTAGTAGTTGTGTCCAGTAAGAAGATTCAAAACCTAAACAAGGGTTCTGTAATGAGTCAAGAAACGCTGACGTATAGTGATTTGCCATGGTATCGAGAACAGAACCAACTCCGGCGGGAGTTTCTCGATACGTGCGGCCTGAATCCGTTCATTGGAGCGATTTCCAGTTCACGGGTCCAGATGTTTGCAAGCCATATCGGACAGTACCTGATCATAAAGGGGATGACGGAACGCCGAATTCAAACAGGGATGGAACGTGAATTCGGGAAATATACCTTCTCAGTGAAGATGCCTCATCAGGGGCGTATCCTGAAAAAGATCGAACGATATCAGAGAACCAATGATGTTGACTCGATCAAGATCAATCCGCAAACGGTGGTCTTGTACGAAAGAGAGGACAATAACGAGATTGGGATGATCAATCTGACGAACTATTGTTCTCAGCATCAGTATTTCGGTTTCGATTACGTCAAGAAAAAACCGTACTCCAGACTCCGTCGAGGAGAAGAAATCAAAAAAGGAGAAATCTTTCTTGATTCCCCGGCTGTCACGGAGAACGGAAACTATTGCTTTGGGCGTGAGCTCAATATCGCCTATCTCTCACATGAAGCCGTCGCTGAAGACGGAATCATGATCTGCGAGGATGTCTTGCCAGAGCTTCGGTTCAAGACGTACGAAGTTAGGTCGGCTTCCTTTGGGCTCAATAATTTCCCACTTAACCTGATGGGGACAGACGAGGTTTTCAAAGCATTCCCTGATATTGGGGAAGAGGTAAGACCAGACGGACTCTTGCTGGCGCTGCGAGATTATGACTTGGATCTTGCACTGGTCGAGCAAAGTGCCTATGGTCTGCGGAAAATAAACTATGTCTTCGATGACCTCGTTTATGCCGCGGGACCGGGTGGTCGCATCAAAGATATCCGTGTCTGGCACGAGAACCGAAGCAATACGGTCGGCCTACCCGTCGGAATGGATACCCAGTTGCTCAAGTACGACAAAGGTCGTCGAGAGTTTTACCAAGGTATTCTGGATGAGCTGCGCCGCATCCGAAGGGAGCGTCACGGGAAGTTGAACATCACCCGGGAACTTCATCGGATGGAAGTGGAAGCCATTTCGGTAGTCGGCCACAATACGATGGCCGAACGTGACCCGATCAAAAAGAACTACCGCAAGGAAGCTCTGGATGATTGGCGAATCGAATTCGTCATTGAATACGAGATCACGCCGAACATCGGGTTTAAGCTGACTGATACGGCTGGTGGTGGAATTGTGAAAGTCCGTTCATCCCTTTAGTTGAAAGGAGCATGAATGGAAGATGAAATGTTTCGGATAATTCCGGGATATGAACATTATGCCGTGGACAGAGTGGGCACAATCGTTTCAGTAGAACGAAAGATAATGCTCACCCCTTATCTTCTTAATGGCTATCTCGCCGTGGATACTTTCAGAGGATCCAAGACAGAGACCTTGCCCGTGCATAGAGCAGTCGCTTTGGCATGGGTTTATAATCCCGATCCTGATAATTTTACCGTTGTGAACCATATCGACGCTCATCCAGGAAATAACTGGTACGAAAACCTCGAATGGACAAGCTACTCCGGGAATAATTACCATGCTGTCAATAGCGGGTTGAGACGGGACAACATCCCGTGTAGAGTTAGAGATTACTTCACAGGAGAAGTGTCCTATTTCCACTCGATAACTCAAGCTGCTGAATTCATGGGATTAGGGAAAGACGTCAGAATAGTAGATCTGCGACCAAAAATGTTTGGGAAGTTAGTCGCCGGGAAGTATGAGTTCCGGTGTGCGAATGACCCTGAACCGTGGTTTTATGAAAATAGAACTGAACTGGTACCCCCGTCGAGGTACATGGTTACAGTGAAAGATTCGAACGGTTCCATAGAGGAAGTTTATTCGACAAGGGAACTTCTGAAGCGCCACCAGTTATACGGGGCTCCAGGAAAATCAATCCCTGTGTTAGCGCAGTACGGGAATGAGATTTATCCCGATAAAGAATTCAACGTTCGAGACAGCTATTCAGAAACACCGTATCGCTACGATCGCGGTCTGAAGGGCACCAGCGCAATCCCGCTGTGCGCTAGTAAAGGCGGGAAAACAATGGAGTTTGGATCGTTGACTCAATGTGCTAGGCATTTTAATGTCGATCGTTCCAGTATTTTAAGTCGATTAGATACCGACAAGAATCTGGATGGATGGATTTTCACAACCCGCCTCATTAATTAGAAATAGTTAATGAAACCTTCTTTAATTGACGGGAAGTCCCTGAGAGCTTTGCACACCAACTCATGATTAGAAATGATCGTGAGGGCTGAACTAATCATTCAGGTACGGTAAAAGAGGCAAAGATTGGGTAATCCGCAGCTAACCCCTGCCCTCGCTACGACAGCGAGAATGGGAGGAGTTCAACGACTAACCGCTTACCACGGTGTACCACTCAAGTGGGTCAGTGCTTAGGTGCACGGGAGATAGCCATCTCCGGGGAAATAGGAAGCACCTTACCAGGTCATGCTGGAGGTGAAGATATAGTCTGCTCCTCAGGGAAAGCCTGAGGCGGGTGCCAGGAATCGCACCGGCTTGATAGAGCGTGTCGGGAGACACAACGGATCAAGTGGACAAAAGGAAAGGCGTCATCTGCTACATTGCCAAACCCGAAGAAATGCCCGTGGACTCGGAAGGTAATCGTGCAGACATCGTGATGGACGGCCTTTCAACCGTCAATCGGATGAACGTGAGCCGTCTCTACGAGCAATACATCAACGCAGCAAGTCGTGATGTCTCCAAGCGTGTGCGTAGAATGCTGGGTGTTCAGGAAGGCGACTACAAAGGCGCTCTCGAACGCATTGTTCAGATGGAAACTCAGCAACCCGATGAACTCAATCGGATCTGGGACTATCTCATGGGCTACTACGAGTGCGTTTCTGCCCGGATGCATAGCTTGATCATGGCGAGACCGGACAAACTTGCTCGTCGTCGAGGCCATCTGGCATCTATTGTTGAGAAAGGCATCTATATCTACTACCCGACCGACAACGAGAATGAATATTCCGATATCATTCGACATTGTGAAAGTCGAGGTTATGCACCCGTTTACGGACCTGTGACCTATGTAGATGAGTACGGGGTTCCTGGTGTTACAGAGACCCCTGTGCGCATCGGTAGTGTGTACATGATGCTGCTTGAAAAGATCGGTGATGATGCTGCTGCCGTATCGTCCGGTAAGTACCAGCACTTTGGTGTCCTGTCTCAGGTAACCAACACGGATAAGTATTCCATGCCGTGCCGTAACAATGCCGTTCGAGCATTGGGTGAAGCTGAGATCCGTCTGTATACCTCGTACGTAGGACCTGAGGTGACAGCGGAACTACTGGATCGAAACAACAGCCCGTTTACTCACCGGCACCTGTTGCACAATCTCATGTCGGCTGTCATGCCGAGCAATGTGGAGAGTCTGGTCAATCGAAAAGAAATCCCTCTGGGTGGTTCTCGCCCGCTACAGCTGGTTAAACACCTGCTGTCGACGTCTGGTATCAAATTCGTATACAAGAACGTGAAGTAAGAAAGAAAAAGGGGGATGGTAATAATGCGAAGAATATTAGCCAGAACCCTGCTGGACTATTCAACAGACTATCTGTGGACAAGCCTAGTAGGGCGTTTTATCCTGGTCTTCGACGATGGTGAAATGGAAGTCGATTGGATCTCTACGTGTTATAGCTCATATGCGTGGGAGTTCCATCGCGAGTTTCGAAACACACCGATGCTGATGAAGCATCACGTGACAAAGATTCTCGGCAGTAAACGGTATAACAGCGGCACGCACCTGGAAATTCTCGGCAACTGCATGTGGTCGACGTATGACAAGTATCAGAATGACTCGGGACCAACCTCCCGGGATGCTCTATCCAAGCGTGTGTATCAGTTGTTCAACCTGATGTACAACGATCTCCGTAATCGGGCACGGCCGATGCAGATGTCGTTGGATATCTTGAACTTCATTGAGATTCTGGATCATCCCGAGATCCTGAAAATCAAGATGGCCATGAACGACACGCAGAAGTCTATCGAGTGGGCGACGAACACGGTGATGAAAACCGTTGCGTCAGCGGAGCTCTTTCCGGACAACCCGATCTCTAAAGGGATGCGATCTTCTATTGTCAAGAGCAGTCAGGTGCAGCAATGTATCGGACCACGAGGTAACTTGACAGAACTGGATTCGATCACGTTCCGTCATCCGATCAAACGAGGTTATGCCGAAGGGTTCCGTAAGCTGTGTGATTCCATGATGGAGTCTCGATCAGCAGGGAAGGCGTCGATCTTTGCGAAATCTCCGCTGCAAAAGGCTGAGTATTTCTCAAGGCGTCTGCAACTGATGGATCAAGTGGTGCAGAACTTGCATCATTGTGACTGCGGCAGCACGACCTATACGCACTTCCATATCCGACCTCGACAGGTGGATGATGAGACAGGGGAAGTGTTGGTGAAGGGTGATCTCCCGAATATCGTCGGCGCATTCTACATGTCTGATGAAGGGGTTCTGGAGGAGGTCATGTCAACGGATACGCACCTGATTGGAACAACGATCAAGATGCGTTCCGTTCACCATTGTCAGCACCCTGACCCGTATGGCGTTTGTTCCGTCTGCTTTGGTCGTCTGAGTGACGATGTCCCGGAAGGAACGAATCTGGGACACATGTGTACCGTCACAATGTGCGAGCCGCAATCTCAGTCGGTGATCTCGGTGAAGCACTTGGATGGTAATGCGGTGGTCAAGCAGATCAAGATTACTGATGATCACATGTCGCGCTATCTCAAGGTATCTCCTGACGGATATTCCTATCTGTTGAGTGACAACCTGAAAGGTCGCGATGTTACGCTAGTGGTGATTCCGAAGTTCGCTACTGGTCTGACAGACATCTTTGCATCGGGTCGTCCCGAGGACCACAGCATCACTCGCGTTTCTGAAATGCCAGTCATTGGCTTCCTGGTAAAGGAGAAAGATTGCGAAACCTTCGTGGAATTCGAAGTCGCTGTTGAAAAACGTATGGCATCTATGTCGTATGCTCTCCTGAACCACGCGATCAAAGACGGTAAGCGTGAAATCGACGAGATGGGGAATTACAACATCTCGATGAAGGGTTGGGATTGGTCTAAAGAGATTCTGACGCTCCCTCTCAAGCATGCCAACATGAGCGATTATTCCAACGAGATTGCCCAGTTGCTTGAGTCGTCCGTAGAGAATCTCTATGAACGTGACAAAGTAATTTCTCCAGATGCGTTCTTGACTGAGTTCTTCGACTTGGTCAATAGCAAACTGGATGTCAACTTGAAAGTTCTTGAAGTGATCATGTATGGTTGCATGATTCGAAGCGCCGATGAAGAGGATGAGGATTATCGTTTGCCCAAGGTAGGGACGGATTCGGGTCTCGGCGTCATGCGCGCCACGATGGAAAAACGAAGTGCTGCTCCCCTCATGGCGTTCGAACATCACCACAAGGCTTTCACGTCACCGGAATCGTATCTCAATCCGAAACGAGCCAACCACCCGATGGATGGTCTCATCATGCCGTTTGAGGTTTTCAGTAAACGTCGTTAAAAGATCGGGAAATGATGGCTGAGTTGCGAGTCACCATCGCGTCTCACCACTTTGTGTGTACACGGATCTCTCCACGGGCCTACTCGGCTGTGGAGAGATTTGCAAAGCGTTATGCACAGTGGGGATATGAACGCAAGGGTAGGCGAATGATTTACAAGATGTTGAAAGTGTTCGCTGCCCGCAGTAAAAACAGAAAAGAGTACCGTTTCCACATTAACACACTGGAGGATTTTAAAGCGTGCATGGCGGCAGACTTTATCAAAGAAAGCATGATAGAGTACGTCACACGACCCATTCCGAGCTATCCACACTTCGATCTCCCTATCCGTGATGGTTGGGTACCTGATCCGAAGCGAGATCAACCTGAGGCAATTGCGTACGCCAAAAAGGATGTTCACAAAGCCAGTAAAGTCCTGACTCTGAAACCGGGTGGTGGTAAATCCTACTGTTCGATGCAGATTGTGCATGACTTAGGGTATCGTCCAGCGTATGTCTTGCGACCCGGCTACATTGATAAATGGGTTCGGGACGCTGTCAAGACGCTCGATATTGAGCCTGAAGATGTCATGACGGTCGAAGGCTCGAAGCAGCTAAAGGCGCTGCTGGAATTAGCGTCTCTTGATGCGCTTGATGCCAAGGTCATCCTGATTTCCAACAAGACCATTCAAAACTGGTTGAAGTTGTACGAACATGAAGGTGCAAAGATTCTGGATCTCGGTTACGCATGCCTGCCCGAGGATCTGTTCGAACACATCAAGTCTTGCCGGGTCGTGGACGAGCTGCACCAAGACTTCCACCTGAACTTCAAGATTGATCTCTACACGCATACGCCATATTCGATCTCGTTGTCCGGAACATTGAAGTCAGACGACGACTTCGTGAACAAGATGTACGAGGTGGCTTACCCAGGGAGTATGCGGTTTGTTCCGTTGACGGTACACAAGTTCATCCGTGCCACCGCCATCATGTACCATCTGAAGCATCCCGATCGAATTCGTACGACCCAACCCGGTGATACTCGTTACTCTCATGTTGCATTTGAACAAAGTATCATGAAGAACAAAGAGGCTCTGAAAGGGTACGTCGATTTGATTATCAAGTGCGTAGACGGGATGTTCATGGGCGAGTACATCCGGGGAGATCGAATGGTCATCTACGCTTCGACTGTTGAATTTTGCACGTACCTGACTAATCAATTGAGGAGCTATTACTACGAATTCAATATAGGGCGATACGTCCAGGGTGATCCGTACAGCAACTTGATGACAATGGACATCAGTGTGACAACACTCGGGTCGGCAGGGACAAACGTCGATATACCGGGTCTCAAACGTGTCTTGTTGACTGTCGCACTCAACAGTAGCCAAGGGAACATCCAAGGCGCTGGCCGTTTGAGAGAGTTGAATGATGGCCGAACACCAGACTTTGCGTACTTGGTGTGCGAAGATGTTCCGAAAGCGATTGACTACCATCGCCACAAATTGGAACTCTTAAAAGACGAAGCCCTGAAATGTAATATTGAGCGTTCGGGGATGAGGATCTAGAATGGCAACGAATGTGTGGAATAGGGATCGGTAAAGCTCGCTCACTTTACTGACCCTCTAATAACAAGGAAAAGACGGTGGCTAAGACCAAAGAAGCACTCGTGAATGATTTTTGCCAACTCGCTAATGATTTGCGCTATGCTCGTTCGTTGATTGCTGGCGCAGAAATGAAGCTCGAATCCATGAGATCCGAATTCATCAGCGCGTTCTTTCCGGCACCTGAAGAAAAGGGTGAAGAGGTTCTCTCCATCACGACCGCATCAACCACCGGTGAAAATACGGTGGATTCTTTACTTGAAGCGATCTTCAACGAGAAGACGCCCCCTGCAAAAGCCGAATATCGTCCACCTGAAGCCCCTGTAAGAAAGAAGTTTCTTCAACTAGGGCCTGGATGGAAAGCCATCAAACCACAGAAATCCGAATCGACCGCATCCACACCCTCTCGTCGTAAGATGCGTGCGGTTATTCTCAACGGCATTCGCTTTCGATCTGTCAACGCCGTTGCCAAGTTCCTTGAGCAAACGTGGCAAGAAACAGAAGCTCTCATCCTCAACAAAGAAGCAGACTGGATTCACTATGAGACATAAGGCTCCCCCGCTCCTCAAGGAGCGGGGGTTTATGCCCCTATTTTTTCTTTGTCAAAATAAACGATTCTAGAATATTTCAAACCTATATAACTCAGGTGACATTGAATAATAATCATGTCGTAATGTGTTGTACTGTTTAATATCTTTTAAAAAGGAATACGCGTATGTTGAAGAAATACACTCTCGAACAGCTCCAAGGGCTCCACATCTTTGTTGGCGAACTCATCGAAGCCAAGCGCAAGCAAGCGCTGAAGAATACGCTGGCCGCCATCGCGACCTACGGATTCACGAAGAGCGAACTCTTTCCGGCTACACCGAAAGACATGCCGCCTGAACCGGAAGCGGGTGAAAAGAAACCCAAGAAGGTCAGGAAGGTGAAACCGAAAACCGAAGCTACCCAGGAACCGACCGAGGAACTGAAGGAAAAGGTGTCCAAGAAGACTGGCAGGAAATCCGCCCTCGAGCTCGATACCCCTCCGAAAGACGCACCGCGTGCTATCAATAATGGCCGCGACCCGAAGTTTGCACCCAACCCTGCGGGCCCGGGTAAAGCCACCGTAAAGCAGCCGGTGGTCGTCAACGGCATTTACTACCCGAGTGTCATGGAAGCGGTACGGAGTTCGCATCACGACCCGCGCACCATCAAGAAAATCTGCGATAGCGGAAAGTGGCCGACCCTGTGGTACTGGGCTGATAGTCGTCTGAACTAAAACCCTCTGACCGCCCTCTTTTGCGGAGGGCGGTTTAATGACAAGGAAGAGACTCCATGTATTATTCACAACAAGATCTCGATATCATCGCCATCCGGAACTTTGGGTTTGTTCCGGATCTCAACAAAGCCTTTTCCCCGGATACCGATTGGGATTCACGGATCATCGTGACGTACTACGATTACGAAGAACGCCGAATCTTGGTTCCAACCAATGCCCGAACCCGGGATTTGGTCCGTCGCGGGAAGTTGGCATACTTCCAAGGTCTGGGAATGACAGAACACCAGGCCATCGCCACATGGCGAGAAAAACTCCCGCATAAGTTCGACGATCGGATCGGGCTGTTTCTGAAGATGGTGCTGGAATCGAAGGCCCTTCTGAAGATCTTTGCGGAAAGCGAATTTGCCATGAATGAAGAACTCAAGGCGCTGGCCGCTCGCTGGAAAGGGTTCGTCCCCAGAGAAGCGCTCGAGCTTCTGGAACGCCTCATGCCGTTGCATCGTAGTACAGTCAAACGCATTATTGACCTGCTCTGCGAAGAGGCAGAAACCGTGGACGTTTAATCGCGATTCCAGAATATCTCAAACCTATATAACTGGATTGACATTGAGTAGCAATCATGCTATCCTGTCTTTCTTGTTGTCTAATAAACGCATAAAGGAATGATCATGAAAATCGTTATCGAACTCTCCGAATTTGAAGCAGCCCGCAAGATTGGTTGCCAGCTGACCGACATCCTGCGCGGTTTTGATTTCGATGTTGACATCGCTGACGATGCCTTCGAAATCGTGAATGAACTCCTCACCAAAGGCATCTACACGCCGACCTGCAAGCCCGGTCAGGAGCCGATTGTAATCGAGTATGCCAATAGCCAGATCTCGATCAAGATCCCGGAAAAAGAAACCATCCGGTACCTGTCGTTCTGGTCCGGTGTGATCAGCGTTTCCCAACCGATCATCGACAGCATCGGTGCGTTCATCTCGGTGTTCGAAACCACGATGTCGTCCGTGAAGACCCTCGTCAAACCGGCTCTCCTGGCCCTCCACCGCGAAAAGTTCCCGGCAGAATACGTCGAAGCAACGACGTGTCAGTTCGGTTACGCATCCGATACGTCGGGGTACGAGCCCTGCACACCGGTGGAAATCATCGCTACCAAAACGAGCCAATTCCAGACCTCGATTTACCTGGTCCGGAAAACGGGTGATCACGGGTTCCTCGGTCTGGCGATGACCAACAATGAAGCGGGTTCGGCCGCAAAGCTGGTTTGCAGCAATGCCCGGACATTTGGCAAGGAAGGTTTCGCGGACTGTCAGGATTTTGCTACGGCCGCCGCCAGCCTGGGTTTCGCCGAGGCTGTTGAACCGAACTAAACCTTTCCCCAGACGCCTTCTTACGAGGGCGTCTCAAGAAATGTCTAACACAACCTAAAAAGGAAATACACCATGCATCATTCTCAAAGTAGTGCCGTTTCGCTCCCCTTCATTGTCTTCCTGACCATTGTGGCTCTCGCAGTATTAGCCTTCACGAGTCAGTTTGAAACCAGTTACGCAACGAAGTACGCGGACTGCGTAAAAGAACGTGTGGACCATTACGGTCTCGGGAACCCGGCCAACACCCCGTACTGCCAGAAAAATATCCTCGAGCAGCATGCTGCCTGGGTAAAGAGCCATCCGAATGGTCGGGCTCTTGCAGTAAGCGACCTGTTGCATTAATGCATTGACCCACAGTCGAACTCTCCTATCACACCGTATAAAGGAACTACCATGAACACCGTCACCACCCTCTTTACCGCCCTCTTCGACAAAATCGAGGACACCATCGAACTGACCGATGAGCACTATAATGCCACTGAATACCTTGACGGACTCGTGACCATCGGCGCCGCCAAACTGGAACCGCTGAAGATCGTGAAGTTTGTCGATCGTTACGGTCGCAAGGGGATCATGCTCGGTACGCATCTAGGCAACCTGGTGATGCTCGAACGTTACACGAATCATCTGCATGAAGTGTACGTCACCAACATCGCTCGCCGGCTGTCGATCTACATGCATTTGACGCGTGAAACGAAAATCCCGACCAGCGGCGCCGTCGGCTTGCCGGCGATCTTGATGTTCTTCGCGCAAGACACCGCGAACGCGAGTCGTTTCCGTGAAGATGATGAAAGTCAAGCGCGTCAGGCCCTCAAGTCCCTGTCCGATTCCCAGATTCCCGTTTCCGAATACATCAGGCTCTACACCATCGCCGGCGAGGTCGACAACATCAAGGACCTCCTGGAAGACAACAACTGACCATGAATCCTCCGGGCGGCTATTCGGTCGTCCGGTAACCTGTCTAATACCAAGGACTCTCATCATGAAAACCCTCTTCATTGTTGCTGTTCTTTCCCTCGTCGCTGGTCTGACTGGCTGCGCTTCCCAACCCCAACAAGCGTGGCAACAGCCCGGATATCAAGAAGGCTACCAGCGCGCCATGATGGAGCGCCAGCAGCAACAGCAGTACCAACAACCCCAACAGCCGAACGTGGTCGTGAACAACAACATCACGACCCCGACCCCGATCATCAACAACAACAGCCAACCCAACAACGTGGCTGCGCCGTCGTATAACAACGTGGTGCCGCAATACGTGGCGCCCGTAACGTCGGTGAACTACCCGGCGGTTGTTCCGCAACGGGTCGTGCACTACGCTCCCGAACAACCCCGGATCTATTACGATCCGAGTGTGGGTCGGTATGTACAGGAAGCACAGTACTTGACCCATACCCGTGAGCTCCAACGCCAACGGCTGGCGATGTACCAACAACAACAATATCAGCAACCGCATTTGGTGCAACCTGCTCAAATGGTTCCGCAGGCGCCTGTCTTTCAAGGGCCGGTACAGGATCCCCAACAGGGTAGTGTTGCTCAGACCAACCCCGCGGTCAGCGGCACCCATAAGGCTCTCGTCACTTCCGAGGACCCGGATGCCACCGACCCGGTTGAAGTTGACGTCCCCAATTGACTACAGGACCCCTCAGGGTCTTGTGGTCCGGGAGCCTTAGGGCTCCTTTTTTTTTTGTTTCTGTTTAGACTATTATGATAGAACTCATGGGGTTTGAAATGACATCATTATTGCGTGCAGCATTAGAAGAGGAAAATACGGCGATCCGAGAACGTGTTGAGGTCGCTGTCTTCTACGGGGATCGGGTTTTGATTGTTGATGGCGGTGGTTGGTATGGATTTCCAGGAGGTGGTCGTGATGGAGACAAAGGCGAAGTCGCCTGTATAAAGGAATGTCTCGAAGAAGTCGCCATTATGCTTGATCTGGATAGCATCTCCGAAACCTCATTGATTCAGAATCACACAGGACGAGAGATGGCAGTCGATGATGATGGTCGTTGGTACAACGGAAGTCTGACGCGTTTCTATACAGCACAAGCGACGGCAAGAAACAAAGGTCTCTTGGGGAGAGCTGGAGATTCATCCAAGTATGAGTTTTACGACAGAGAGAAAGCCATTGAGCTCCTCTCCAGAAATACGGCTGTAGACCCCGCTGTGCGCATCAAACTCTTAAACGAGTATTGGCCTTAACTGGCAGCATAAAACCTCAGGAGCGTACGCTCCTGAGGCCTATGACGCTATTTGGTGAGGATTTCCAAGCAACGTTGATACGACTCGAGTTTGATCTCTAACCCGATCACATCTTTTACCGCTCCTGCTCCCTTGATGTCTTCAATCGCCAAGCAGAGTTGTTCGAATTGGTCGTGAGCCAGGTAGAAGTTCATTCCGTACGAAGCCCAGAACGCCCCAGCAGCCAACATCCCGTAGCTAGGTTCAGTCAACAGGTCCGGGTTAGTTACGACATCGACCCCGAGATGTTGAGCAAAGTGTGTGTAAAACGCACGACCTACCACTTTCATCGGGCCACGAGGTCGGAACTTCCAACCATCATTCGAACTCGGTCCGCCGTTCCCGAGCTTATCGGCGTACGTCACATTGGCAATGGGTTGTGCCGTTCCAGAAATGCTCTTGGCCAAACCATTCGGTGTGATGGCGTTGTTATTCGCCTTGGAGAATCGATCCGCATACATCTGTGGCCATCGCTCAGCTAGAGCTTGAGCCGAATAGTTCATTGGGTCCGTCATGCATTCGAGGTTCTGCGATTCATCCCCAATGACAGCCAGAAAAGCCGCAAGGCGCTTTGCGGTATTGATGCTGTATTTTTCAATAGCAACATTAAGACTGCTCAAGTACTTTTTGGCACGTTCTTCCGGCATCGGCAAACATTGCATCAGCTGAAACACATCCAGTCGTTTGATGATCCTGTCCCGCTTATCAGGCGCTTTGGGCGCTTTGATATAGGTAGCGGGTTTTTCAACCACGAGTGTCTTGTTGGGGTCAACAGTCGGAACACCTGCCATTGTAGGTACCGTGTCTTTTTCATCGGATCCACGCACAAAAAACCCAGCCACCGTTTTATAAAGATCCATTGTCAAACCCCTTTTTTTACATAGAGTAATAAAAAACCCAATCACCACCCTAGGTGACTCGCACCTAGGGCAGGGACCGGGCTATCATAACATGTTTCGAGGTTTACAGCTTGTAGAACGTCAACAGGTTCTTGCGGCCTTGCTCGGTGATACCGTGAGACAGAGCCTTTTCGATGTCGACTTGCTTCAGAACCAGACGACGGCTGAGCGGATCAGCGGTCTTCGTCAGCAGGCTGATGATGTTCTTGAATGCGATCAGTTCGGACTTCGACATCGGCATGTCCGCGTAGAAACGGAACACGTACCCGGCTTGGAAGACCGTATCTTCATGCTTCTTGAACAGACCCAGGATCGTCGTGAACAGCAGTTGGAAGTCCACATCGGTGTTGTTGATCGCGTGCAGCAGTGCACGGAAGAACCGCACTTGACGGCGCGAGCCTTCGAGCATTTCCATCGGAATGCCCGGTGCCATCGTGGCGATGTAGTCCTGGATGACGATCAGGTCGTTGGCGGCCGGAGCAGACAACTGTTCCTTGATATCGCTCAGCTGATCAGCGGACAGATATTCCGATTCGTCCACTGCATCGCCTTGGTCGACTTCGACACCGCTCGAACCCGTATCCGGCAGTAGGGGTTCGCTGTCGTCGGCGACACCTACCACGGTTGCCCCGGAGGCAGCAGTCGGCACAGCAGCATCATCGTTGCTCGGTGCAGCCGCGACCGATTGATCTTGTACGGATCCGGAATCACCCGTTGCAGCTTGACCCGTACTGGCATCGGTACTGGTATCAGCGCTGGCTTGGGTCGAGGCGTCCCCGCTTGCGTCAGCCGAAGCATCAGTTCCGCTCGTTTGGGTAGCGGTATCCCCGGTATCGGAAACAGCGGCGGGTTCGGTGGCCGTCGTTGCGCTTTGGTCAGTGCTCGTGCTCGTGGCACCAGCCACAGCGGTTTGATCGGTTTGGCTGGTAGCCACAGCATCAGCCGAGGAGGTCGTGTTTGCATCAGTCACTTGTTCACCTGTTGCAGAAAGAGAATCAGGAGCGTCGCTGCTTGCCCCAGAAGAAGCGTTATCACTGCTGGTTTCAACCACGGAACCGGGTTGTATTTGGGGTACAGCCGGTTCGTTGGAGGAATCCGCGGCAGTGTCCGCGGCGCTGGTCGTGCTTTGGCTTTCATCGGTATCCGGTTCGGCTTCATCCGGAACACCTTCCACATCCGGCACGCTACTGGGTGTCGGACTGGTCGATACCCCTTGGTCAGCTTCCGATGCCGAGGCATCCGTAGAGCCGCTGGTATCAGTAGCGGCTGCGGTTTGCGTCGAACTGGACGACGCGTCGGTCGTCGTTTGCGCAGCGGTAGTCGATGCTGCCGCCGCTTGGGTGGTGTCGGTAGCCGGAGTATCGGTAGCCGTTGCTACCGACGCAGCAGTACTGGCATCCGTCGAGGAGGCAGTGTCTCCCGATGCGGTAGTGGTCGCATCGGCGGCACTCGTAGGGTCCGGCGAAGCCACCGGAGTAGCCGCCGCGGTCGCATCTACGGTCGCCGTTGCATCCGGATTCGATGCGGGCGTAGCCGCAGTCGTTGCACTGGAATCCGTGCTGGCGGCAGCGGCCGCGGTGGTAGCAACTTGATCGGTGGTGCTTGCCGAATCAGTAGCAGGAGTAGCTGCGACAGTCGAGGCATCGGCAGCAGCAGGGGTTTGGGTGGTGTCAGTCGCAACAGAGGCAGCCGCAGCAGGGGTAGCGGCCGCTACCTGCACTGTCGACGTATCGGTCGCACCTTGAACAGCGAACACTTCGCTATTCGTTTGAACAACGGGATCGGTCATATTGCACTCCAGAGTAGTTAACAGTAGGTGACAAGTACTTGCGCGCGCTTCATCACCTACAAGATAGAGGGAGGGCTGTAAAATACAGCCACTCACGTAATGGACGTTTTATAGTCCATATGGGCCAATTCAAGAGAAGTCCCGTGCATCTTCTTCATGAACAAATTCAAAAAAGTACTCCCATATTCCGACACAGCCGACGAGATTGCTGTCGGACTTGCCGCTAATCGCGGACCGACACAACACGCGCAATAGTCGGTCTTTCCGAGATTACAAAATTGGGGACTTCGAATCAGCACATTTTTGCCGAGATACTTTGCAAAGTTCTCTTCGCTCAATACCTCGTGACCCGTCGGCGTCACGACACTGAAACCCGTGTACTTTTTCTTTTTGGATTCATCGAGGAAAACAGGCATCCCCAGACGAGATCCGCAATCATCCTTGGTCACCGCCATGTTTGACGAAGAACGAAGCAACCACTTAACAGCTTCGCCACCGAGCATGGTCTCGGCACCACGGTTAAACGAACCGACCCGGGAAGCATTGTTGAGTTCCGCAAACTGGTCAACATCCCAACCTTCCACCAGAGAGTTGCGAATCAAGGAAACATCAACACCATCTTCGAAACCATCCACAGCACCTTGCATCAAGAACAACTTCGCCCGAACATTCTTGCGAAGCTTGCCGCTGTCTGCCAGAAAGCGCTCAGCGATATCACCCTTCAGCCATTCGGAATCGTACTTGATCAACTCCTTCATGATCTTGGCGATCGTGGCGGGTTCATTCAGGTGATCTTTATTTTCCGCTAGGAGTCGTGCTTTCAACTCAGCTACACCCGGAGGAGGTGTCATGGTCTTTGGACTGGCAGCAGGACACCAGAGCTGCATGAACGCCTGAATGTACATAGCAGCATTGGTATACTTCAAATACTCGTCCACGTAAATGTCATCGTTGTTTCGAGGAGCACCTTCTTTTGGCGAGTCTTTCAAACGAGGAAGAATGATGTTTTCGATATCCGACGCTGAGAATCGACCTTCCAGATAACTGATCTTTTTTCCGAAAGGATAGATCAGCAAGATCGCATTCGCCAACAGATTGCCGTAGTTGGTTTCGATCTCTTTCGTGACGTTCGGAACAATCCGGCCATCAATCTTGATTCTATCCTTTATATAGAAGGGGGGTTTGTTTGGATCAGCATCCTCGAGTTTGGTCAATGTCATGTCTTTGTCAGGGTCGATAAAGAAATGACCCGCCGGGGTCTGAACAATCCGATACGGATACGGGTCTTTCTTCCAAGCATCCGGACCTTCGAATGTTTTTGCAAACGCCGAGATTACCCAGGCTCTACGGCGATAGAGTTCAGATCGGCAGGCTGCAATGAAATAGTCAAACTTTTTCATGGTTCACCATCCTGGCGAGTTGCGTATTGATTTCTTGCCCGACGCGAGTGATGACATTGATGTCCGTGATGTACATGTCGATACACAAGTCAATCGAAGCTTTGATCGTGTCTTTGGCATCGGACGAAACGAGACACGTCATGATCAGATTTTGTGCGATCGATTGTACCGGTAGGTCTTCGAGCTCATGACCAAATTGGTCGAGATACACTTTGAGCGGATATCCGATATGCATCCCGTCGCGGATGTATCGCATGATGATGAGATCAGGTGCACCGAGATCCAGGAAGTATTTTGCGGCAGGTTTGTCATCAAACGAAGCAGCAGGTTCTTCATCGAGTTGGACGTTGATTTTGAGAGTCGCTTGATCGATGATGAGATTGAGGAGACTGACAGAGACATCCTCAAAATACGGGGCGAGTTCGTCTGCTGTAAAGAGCGTAGTCAGGCTCAGAACTTCAGCCAAACGCTCGACCGGATCACCATCAATCCGGGCGGCCAGGACGACCATCTCAGGACTTTCATAATCCTCGAGATCCAGGAGACCATTGATAATCTGGGTCCTCACCGTAATCGGTGCCCCATCATTTAAAACGATACTATGTTGCTTCAGGATGAACACCTGACTGGAATTGATCAGATCGATAATTGCATCGTTAGGCTCGTGCATATCCATCGCACTCGCAGACAACAGGATTTCCTGCAACTGACTGTCGCAATCGTTGAGACCGACCCGTTCGAACATATCGAGGGCTTCTTCGATCACCGTTAAGAGTTCGGGTGTCACCGTCGCTGTTAAATATTCTCTGATATCCGCTTGCATGGAAGTAAGTTCCCAGTAATCGTTAAAAAATACAGAGCGCGGGCATGGTATAGCCCGAGTGTCACTGCTCTTTAAACTCAATCAAAGTATTCTCATTTAAGATACCTATTTCACATCGCCTGGAGAGAAGAATGACCAAGAAATCGCTGAACCGCATGGAGCGTGACGAACAGAAGAAAAAAGCGGACCTCGCTGAATCGCAAAGCCGTGATCTGTGGCGCGACCTGGACGACATGTACAAGAAATGTTCGCTGGGTCTGGCGTCCCAAAGCGCCCTCGGCATCGTGCTGAATCGCAAAGAGTTGATCGCACAAATCGCCGACGGGGCCACGTTCCTGATCAACGTCCGCACCCTGCGTCGTGACATCGAATCCATGGCGCTTGAGCTCAACCAAATCTACGACCAACACAAAGAATACGGTCGCCGTGACACGACGATGGAAGAAGTCTTCTCCACCGTGCCCTTCCAGATTCTGGAACTCTACAGCGCCTTCGCCCTGAAGGCGGAATCCGTCCTGACCCCGACGGTCAATCACATCCTCGAACAAACGAATGCGGCGGAGCTGCGTCTCAAAGCGCTTACCCAGATCGTCGAAGACGTCGAAGCCGGCATCGACCCGGTCAAGCGCTTCACGGAACCTGCCGAAGAAGCAAAACCCGAAACCGAATCCGCACAAGACGTGCCGGCTGCTGAAAACAAGGAGTAACAAAACATGGAAGAGACCGATCGCCAGGATGAATTCGGCGAAGCCCCCGAGATCACGCTCGTATCGAGTGCGCAAGAACCCAGCAAGGCTGAAGACCCAGGCCCCGAGACCCCTGCACACCACGGACACCATGGTCGTGGTCGACTGGTGTCGGAACTCCCAGAAGCCGAAATGCCTGTCATTCCCAGTCCCCAGGATGACGAGGAATCCATCGATATCACCGCACCGGTGATCGAACAAACGGACTCCAAAACCACGCAAGAAGATTACGCGTGTTTGATCCCTCTCGCCGAAGGCAAGAAGTGGAACGAAGACGCCATTACGCTGGTGCTGCCGAGTGGTCGACGTGTCGATGTCCAACGAAAAGCCGAACAACGCCCCAACGTTGAGCCCGGCCAAGAGTGGATGCAGACTCTCCAGGAAGGTTTCCGAATCTCTCCGGGGCTTCCGGACAAGGAAAGCTTTACGGCTTCCGTCGATCGTGAAGATTCGAGATGGCTCCAATACGTCGAAGGTGAAGCCGGCCGCATGCGGGCAGCGCCTCCCAAGGTCAACTTCGTCGGTGACGACAACAAGCTCACCGGTGAAGCCGCCGTCATGCGTGTTCGTCAATCCATCGGTCTTGGGGGCGTCGTACAGATCCCGTTGTGGCATTCGGGTTTCTGGCTGACCCTCAAGACCCCGAGTGACAGTACCGTACTCGAGATGGAGCGCCGCATCGCGGATGAGAAGATCCGTCTCGGTCGCATGACCAACGGTGCCGTGTTCTCGAACATGGGTGTGTTCATCGCTAACATCCTCGTCCAGACGGTGATCGAACATATCTTCGATACGACGATCAAAGAAAAGCAAGGTGCTGCGGTTCTGGACTTGATCACGGCTCAGGATCTCCAGCATCTGGCGTGGGGCTTTGCACTCGCTATCTACCCGAACGGCTTCCAATACAGCCGCTCCATCCTGGGTGAAGGCGGGAAGGTGGACTATACCGTCAAAGAAATGGTAGCACTGGGTCGTCTCCAATGGACCGACAGCAATTCGCTGACGAAATGGCAGAAGCAACACATGAGCCAGCGTACGTCCGGCTCCATGACTCTGGCATCGATCCAGAAGTATCGCGACGAGTTTGCCCTCGACAAGGGTCGTAAGCTCGAACTGAACGAAGTGCTCTCCATTAACTTGAAGAGCCCGTCCATTCGCGAACACCTCGACAGCGGTCAGCAGTGGGTGGACGGCATCGTTACGATGGTCGATCGTGCCTTCGGTCTGCAACAAGACCCCGACGAACGCAACCGATACATCTGGCGCCAAGGTCAAGCGACAATCATGCGCGATTACGCGCACTTTGTTGCGTCGATCGAAGTTGGCAACGGGGTGATTGAGTCCCGCGAAGACATCAACAATGTCCTGTCGGAACTCAGTTCGAACGACGAGGCTCGTGAAAAGTTCTTCGATGGTGTACGGGATTTCATCGACGACACCTGCTACTCCGTCATCGCTGTTCCGTCGGTAGATGAACGGGAAGAGAACAAGCTTCCGCGCCATCCGCACCTGGTCCCGATCGATGCTGTGAGCGTTTTTTTTATCCTGGTCGAACAGGCGGCGGAGAGAATCTACCTACGCTAAAAGGGGGTGGTCAGCACGCAATAGATCCTTTATTCGGAAGCAAGGTGAATCATCAAGCCGAGCTATCTCGTGCCTTCGATATCAGCAATGTGAATCTCGTGTCTACGGATGCCAGATTGTACATGGCTGAGAAGTACGATACCGATTACGGGATCTACGACCACATCAACGACAGGGATCCGCACACCATGAAAGTGGTCGCGCATCATGACTGCGAGGACACTGTCAAGATATCCCCTCTGTTCGACAGAATAGCACAGTTCGAAGAACGGAAAGTCGCGGAGAAGTTCGGGTGCTCTATTTTCGAACTCCTTGCTCAACCCACGTATATCGTGGAGGAGATCATGCGCATCAGTTTGGTCAAGCAAGAGAAGATCGATAAGGAGGCCTCGGCCTTTGCAGCCCTACAGAAGAAACTGGAGCAGCAGAGATGATTACCTTTGTCCCCAATGGAGACATCTTCCAATCCAACATGGATGTATTGGTCGTACCTGTCAACATTGTCGGGACTATGGGTAACGGACTCGCCCTCGCTTTTAAACAGCGGTACGATGGACTGGAGGCGATCTATAAAGGCTTCTGCAACATCAACAACTTTCGCAATGGCGATGAAACGTTACGCTGTATCATGGTGACCAGTCAGGCAACGTGGAACGGTAAACGTATCTTGCTCTTTCCAACAAAGGTGGATTGGAGAAATCCATCCAAGATGGAATACATTGATGAAGGTCTTCAGGAGTTTTGTCGACTCTGGCGATTCTGGGGAGTGGAACGAATTGCATTTCCTAGACTTGGCTGCGGTAAGGGGAAACTCGGATGGGGTGGTGTGAAGGAGTTGATGGTGAAGTGGCTGGATGATTTGCCGATGGAAATCGAGATTTACGAGTAAAAGAGGGAGGCCGCGAGGCCTCCCTCTATGCCCTCAAAAAGGACGATTCCAGATTATTTCACTGACATATTACTCGCATGACTTTAGGTAGTAATCATGCAAGAACGTACAACTAATGTCGATCTTTTACCACGATAGTAAGGAGTAACAATCATGCCTGCCCCTCAACAAATCGATACGCTCGAAGCTTTGATCGAAGCGCTCAAAAAGCATCGCTGGGTCTTCGAAACGGATACGCTCTACGATCTGTTCCAGAGCGCCCAGGAAGAAGCCAACCTGTTCAAAGCGGCCCGGCACCACGGTCTGCAAGGGATCCTCGAATACATCGAGCACCAGGATCTCGCCATGGATGAACGTGCTCAATCGGCGTGTCGACTCATGGAAGATCGCTACGTCAACAAACTGAACCGGCTCCGGCAGTACTACGAAGCCAAGTTCAAGGACCTTCGGCGCTTCATGACGCCGCTGGATCTGTTCAAGGAGAAGCTCGAGAATCACGACTGGTACTACGATTTCTCGCTCGACCCCGAGATCTACCGTACGGGCCGGGATCGCGAAGAGCAACTTCGCATCGAAGCACTCAACGGTGGTATGGAGTTTCAACAAGCGTTCACGGAAGCCAAAAACGCTGCTTTCAACAAACCTGAGAATTCCGGAGGGTAACATGGATGCCAGTGATGTCATACGCGATCTGGAGATTCGTCTCCAAGACGTAAAGAAAGTCACCTACGTCGATGACGGAAAGTCCGTCAAGGTGCACTTTTACAAAACAGGGGGGTGGGCGGCCAGGCTACCGCTCTTCTTCATGAACCTGGCACGTGAAGTTGCTCGCGGCGGCAAGATCGAGAGTTGCCTGTACCCGAGAGCAACCCGTATGGGTATCGTCCATGGCGACATTTGTGTCGACCACGATACCTACTACTACGTTTTCGAGGCACAGCGTATCGCCCTGCCCGAAAAGGCCCAGCACCTGCTGAGCGAACTGCATTGGCTATACGCCAAACAAGTCACCTATTCCGAATTGGACTTCGATGATTACGGATTCATCGGTAGTCGCGATTTGGAGACTGTCGCGGTAGCCGCATGAGGCTCTCGACCGAAGACCATCGAGCCCCGGTGGTTTTCCATAGAGACCTTCTTTTCGTTGTTAACCTTAATACGGAGTATCGAATCATGTCTAAGTTCATCATGGTGTTTTTACTGTCTGGTTGGACCCTTTCTACCTTGACCGCCATTGGTTCGGGGATTATTATTTCGAACTACAAATACTTCACCCAAAAGGGCGCCGACTGGTCTGCATTCGTCGTGATGGCCTCCGTGATGTATCGGTGGCCGGAGCTGAACAAACGCACACAGCGCAGCAAGTTCGTCGGTAACGTGATGTATGTATCGGGGAACCCGATCATTATCACCCTTGCCTCCTTCTTGTATCTGTATATCTCCAACGGACACAGTGAGCTTCAAGCCATGGTTTGCCTTGGGACGCTGGGAGTTTTCTGGGCTAAGTACAAAGCCTACCACTTCGTGAAGATCTCGGGTCTCACGAAAGAAGCGGTAGAAAACGCCCTTCTTCAAGACGGTCGATTTCATCGCTAAGGAGCTATCATGTCGCTTGGAATCCAAGTACAGGTCCAGCACAAGGACGAGCTTTACAACGTAAAGTTCAAGTACGACGATCAGTTGAAGCGCTGGGTCGTTACGAATACGAACTTTGATGACGCGAGCGATAAAAGTGATGAAGAGTACGCCGAGCTCATCGACGCTGCTCGGAAACAACTCGCTGACGCCATCGAAGCGTTCAAGACTATCCAGGGCGTTCAGTTGAAATCGAACGAAGATAAAGCACCGTGGTGTGTAAAACGCCACGTGCACAACACCAAAAACAGATTGGAGTAATGCCATGAAAACCGCACTTAAGATCATGCTCATTGGGCTGCTTTGCAGCCTCTTCACAGGCTGCGTTGTTGTTCCGGCGCGCCAAGTATACCTCGGACCGGGATATCGCACCTGCGCCTACTGCGAACCCGGTAGTGTCCATTACGTACCCGAAGGCGGCGTCGTACATCGCCCGTCTGACTGGCGCTAGATCACCTGACCTGTCTCTGCCACTTTAATAAGGAGTAACGAACATGAACATCGATTTTACTAAACTGGATGAAATCTGCGCAATGGGGGCGAAAGCGCTCATCCCCACCATCGATCAACTGTTGGGTTCTTTCGATCCCGAAATGCTCGTTTCGAAAGAACACAAAAAAATGGTCAATACCCAGATCATGGGGATGCTCTACGGTGCCGGTGAAGAGGTTGCAAAGCAGCTTCTTATCAACGGTACTCTTAATCGCGACGAGATGAACGGTCTTGAGTTCAGCTACGTGGCGGTCTTCTTTCAGACCCAGACGATGGCGATCATGCATCAAAAGCTCCTTGAAAAAATAAAGGGACTGGAGAATCTCAACATCGCCGCTGCGGACGCCACCATGAAAGAACTGCTCGGCCGAGTGTCCAGCAATCACTGAAAAGAGGATCTCATGTCGTTTGACAAAGAGCTGTTCGAGCATATCCAAAAAGACCATGCAAAGTCCCTCGTGTATGCTCTCGAAGAATTTCTCAAGAAAACGGACTACGACTTCGTCAAGACCGCCGCCGACCAGCGTGTGCTGGCAAGCGAAGTCTCCGGGAAACTCGAGATAATCGCACAATTGTGCTGCGACAGAACTCAATTGAAGTACCCGTCCTTTTTCGACGGTATTGGAAAGGGTTTTGCTCTGGAAAGAGTAATCGTCATTTCGAAATTGACAGCGATCGCTTCCTTAGCGATTGCCCAACAGCTGGAAACCTGGATCGAACACAATACCGAGAACCCTTCTGACGTTGCTGTTATGGTGACGGATCTTCTTGCACGGCTCAGCAAACCCGTCTACTAAAGGAATGGTCATGCTGACCCCCGAACAACGTACAGTACTCGAGAAACTCGTCGAGCTGTACAAGACCCATATCGCCTCTGATGCGATCGCCACACTCCTCTATTTGGAGGATTATGTCGAATTCGCACGGGCTTTAAAAACCCTGCTGACTGCACACCGCTCGGCATACATGGAGCGTTTCGAAACCTTGTGCAACAAGATGGACCTCATGGATAAAATAGCCGCTGGTTTTGCCTTCGATGCCGCGGCTAACCAAGCCATTTACGAATTCATCCGTGATCCTTCGGAAGCCCTGGCCGACCAACTCAAATAAAGAAAGAATTCACCATGCCGATGTCTTTCCCGGATTTTGAATCCCTCAAAGATCGCGCCGAGCTGCGCAACTTCCGTCAGCCGCATGAAGGTGAAACGGAATCCGAATTCCGTACCGCATTCGCAGACTTCATGCAATCGATTGATCGGGTCGAGTCGTCCGAGATCCGAACGGGTCGTGGTTGGGATAACCAACACCCTTTCGAGCTCCTAGCCAACGCACTGGGTCTCGGCAATCTCTCTGCGCTCATGACCAACTTGTCGTCCCCGGAAGAGAAGGAGGTTGAAGAAGTCACACTGGCACTGTCGAGTCCGCCCCACATGTTCTTCGCGGTTGTGGGTGACCAACTCACTCCGGTCTCCGTGCGAAGCGCATTGCGGGCCGGGTTTTTGCCGTGCAAAACTACCTATCCCGACACAGACCGCGGTGTCGTGATCCGAACCAAACAAGGCAGCACCCTTCCGGCTCGATACATTAAGGACCTCGGGTGGCACTATGCTGGTAACAAGCCATGGTCGATGGAAGTTCTTGAAGGATCGACCTGGTCTGAAAACACGAAGTGGTGAAAGGAAAACCATGTTCAAACGTTTCATGAAGAAACCCCCGATTCAGAATTCGGATCAAGACAGCGCCTCTGGCGATGACGCCATTTCGAAAAGGATCCTTCCGGTTGATGATAGCGGTCGTGCTCGTTTCGTGGCAACGATCGACATCGTCGATTACGTCAAGAACAAGAACAAACCCGGTTACGACTGCCTACTCACCGACAGCAACGCCCTCGACGGATTGCTGCACCGGACCGTCATGGCGTACGCCGATACGAGCCAAGACGCAGGTCAAGAGGTCGTCCTCGAGGTCCGCTTCCCGCTCAAAGAAATCGTCCACGGGGTCGTGGATGATCTCCCCTCGGATCCCTCCAAATACACCGACGACGACATGCGTCGTTTGCGGGCACTGGAAGGTGAGCTTCTGTCGCTCGCCGGCCTGGTCGGTGCTGTCATTACCCGGTCACTCGACCACTGACGGCACCACTCTCTACTAACAAGGAGTACCCAATGTCCGAATCTTTTGTTTCAACCTGCCTCACCCTCGCTGAAGTCCGGGAGCAGTTGGCCAAGCAAGCTGCCAAAACCATGGAGCTCGAGGAGAAGCTCGAGGTAGCCAAACCTCTGATCGTCCTAGGCGCCCTCGTCAAGAAGCACGTGAGCCCGGGACCGTACGATCTGACCGACAGTCCGAACTCTCTGGTCAAGATTCTTCAAGAAACGGTAAAGGAGGTCGAACAACTCCCCTTCGCATCGAATCCTCCGACCATGGAAGAAAAGATGGCATACGAGAGCCTCCTCAGCACGGTGATCAACAGCTATCGCCGTGAGCTTGATGAACTGCGTAAGCAGATGCTACCTGCGAGCACCATCAGTGTCGACGACCTCGACCGCCAGTGCAAAGAGCTCATCGCACAAGGTAAAAAGATCGAAGCGGTGAAATTTTACCGCGCGACCATGGGATGTGGTCTGAAAGAAGCCCACGACCATTTCAACTGAACCCTATCTAACACCAGGAGAACAAAATGACTCCAGCCGAACTCGGTTGTCTCGTCCTTTACAAATCCAAGGTTCCCGGTCTCACCCTCGCCGAAGCGCGCGATCTGGCTAACATGTCGAAAGAAATGGCAGAGGCCTGCGGTCCGGGTGATATCGCGTACTCGAAGTTTTCTCGCGATGCAAAAATGTTCACGGAGTACGCGGATCTGCTGGAGAAAGAACAGCAGGCCGAAACCGCACCATGAGCAGATCGACAACAACGCAAGCCCTCGCACTCAAGTCGCTACTCGAAGCCGCGATTAAAGTGCACCCCGGGCTACGGGAAGATACCCTGAAGCGGTTCGTTCTCAAGTTCAGGGATATTCGTGAAAACGAGTTTCTTGACGATTACGTCAAGGCGTTCCTGTCGAGCATCGCCGCCAAGAAATAATCACATCACGACACCCGGGGACTTCGGTCCCCGGGTGCTATTCTGTCTAATAAGAGAGATCTAAAAAATGATGACCAAACTGATTTCTGTCGGGGACCGCATCGATTGCATTTACAATGTCCGGTCGGTACAGTGTTCTTACAAGGTTCTTCCCGGTGATGATCTCCAGGAGCTCTTCGCCGCCCCGGAGCGGCGACTTGTTGAAGTCTTGGCGCTCTGCGACACCAGTTACACCTTCCTGTATAAAGTGGTAGACCAGAACATCTACGGGGTGGCTCGCGGCATGTACAGCTTCGAAGTCGATGGACCTATCGATATCGTGTCACTGGTCTGCGCAGCAGTCACCCCGATGAATTACGACGAGTACAAAGGTACTGTCCACTTCTTCACCCGGGAAAGCATTATCGCTTGGCTCGGCTTTAATCCGGCCACGCTCGAACCTTTACCGGCCGACCACGGGCGTTTTGGCATGAAGTGCAAGCGCTTCCCGTATGTTCACCATCTCACCTCCATCATCTAACAAAGGAAACACCATGGCTAAAACTAACAATTCCCCCCTGCTCAAAATCTTGGCAGGTGACGCGTGTGTCAAGGTCTTCGAAAACACCTACTACGTGAAAAACGCAGCGGGTATTGAAGAGCTCGAAAAGCAATGCGGTATGCATCTGCTGACCTATATGGACGAGAGCGTGTTCCCGTTCTTGTACGTCCTCTCCCAGTCCGATGTGGATGGGATCGCGGCCAGCGAAACCCACATCCCCCTCGAAGATCTGAAACGCATCATCAGTGCGTCGGACCTGAGCAAGGTCGTAAACGCAGGTCAGATCGACCCGTCGGCCAAGGACGACACAAATGCCGCCATGGTTTTGGGGCCTGCCGAAGATAAACGGGTCCGGTACTTCTACCCGACTCAAGAGGCTTTGGAACGTGTTTTGGACACCCTGACGGGTTCGTCTACGATCGAAGCCCCGTATTACTCGTCCGGTTTCATCGAGTACGATGAAACGAAACGCACCTTGCGTCAAGTGCAGGGTCGTGCGATCCCTGTCGGCTTGCTGGCCCATGTACCTGTCGAACGGCTGCCGTTGCAACAACGGGTGAAAAATACCCTCATCGCAGCAGGAATCAACAACCTGCTGGACTTGATGGTGGTGAAAGAAGAAGCGCTGCTCAAGCTCCCGAATCTGGGTCGCACGGGTACTCGGACAATCATAGACCTCATGATGTCAATGGGGTTCTGAAATCATTCTGCTAGATCGACCGTGACTATATCTGATCGCGGTCATTTCATCGTCAAGGAGTCATCATGAGACCTACTGATCGTACCTCCGTAAAGTTCCGTGACCGCCGTGTCGGTGAAGCCCTAGCCGACTATCTCCGTGCCTACGAACAAACGCTCCTACCTACCCTGCCGGGTCTGGAACGTACCCTCCTGATCAACAATGCGCGCCGATGCGCGCTACAAAAGCTGCACTGACGTCATACACCCCCTGAGAGCCTAGGCTCTCAGGGGGCAATCACCACCATTCTTTTTTTTCTTTGTTTATTTTTGTAACTCACCCATCAATTCAACAGAGTGACCTAATTTGATCAAATGTTCACTTGCTAAATCTCTAAACAAATGCCGATGACAAAAGACATCAGGTGGACAGTAACACGCGAACGCAATGTCGTGATAACGTTGCAGGTTATTCCAGTAATTAGGAGCGCTTCTCTGACTCCTCATCATCTTGTCTAGATAGTGCCGAGTGTATTCCTCCTCACTAACAGAACCGTTCTTGTACCCCATGACTAATGAGAAATCAGGAGCAAACAGCGCAATGCCGGATTTTGCCGTGATATCGAGAAACTTGATCCCTCTATCCCTCGCTACCCGCCAACTACCCATTTGAATTGTCCAAAGTCTGTAAGGGTCTTCCATATATGTCACCTTAGGCAGCATCTTCAAATGATTCGAGGAGCTCATCCAACGTGGGCATCCCCATTAGATGGTGACAAATTTCAAGTGCATTCGTTGGCCCTGCACTGAGATTGACACCTTCCAATCGCTGGAGTTCCTCGTCCACACCCTCAATAGAACAGAGTTCTGTATGGGTCGTCTCTTTCGAAACATTGAAGACACACTCGCCATTTGGATAACTTGCCGAAACGTCCAAATCACCTATGTGCGCCCGGCAATTGGTGCGCATCGCCGGATATTCCTCGATGATACAAAGACCATTATCCATCACCAAGTGTGCCGGCAGGGTAACGATCCAATCGTCAAGGCCCAAAGTCAACCCATCGAATCCGTCCGACATCTCATCAGACGTCGACCCAATGACCTTGTCTCGCATCAGGCAGACGAAATGCAAGTTGTCAACCGTACGGCGAGGCTGTGACTTGAAGTTGCAGAAGTCAGAACTTCCCGACTGCATCGGCATCGCGATCGACAAGTCCTTTGTCTTCTCATCGAGCAACTCCATCGAGACGCAGTCGAACACGTTGTAAATGACGTATTCGAGCTTATATTGCGTCTGCATGAAGATATGCCAGTCGGCCTTAACAAAACCATCTGCCACCGTAAAGTTCAGCTTACGCAACCCAAGATGCTTGTTGAGCAACGCATCCAAACTGTACGAGGGCTCTTCCTGCTCAGCGTTCCGGATCTTTTTATAGACGCACATCGCGTCAATAAAGTAGAAACTCGCCGGACAAAAGACCGTATGCCACTGCTCATGGGGTTTGAGCGGAGTGATGTCCCCTTTGGCTGTCTTCTTTTGGCGCGGTCCCTGAACGTAATTGAAGAACCGATAGGCCTTCGGTATACAAGGATCGCAGAAGATATCTTTGGGATCTACACCGGCACGTTTGCAGGCATCGAGCATCTTCGGGACATCGAAGTCGATATTGAAGATAGCTACAAAGTCCGGCTTCCACTCGTGTGCTCGTTTAAAGCACGTCGTGATGATCTCGATCTCTGTGTCGACGATCTTGAGTTCCCAATCGATCTTTCGACTCTCGACGAGGTTTGTAACATTGCCATCGCTATCCGTGATATTGCCGAGATAACGTTGAAACATCTCGCGAGCACGTTCTTCTGCATTCGCGACACCATTGAGAAAGTCACGCCGAACAGCCGTAACGACTTTACTCCCAAAAGAGAGCGTCGCCATGATAATTTCGCCGGTGCCATTCTCCATATCGGTTTCCGTATCGAAACAGGCTACCGAATAGGGTGTGTTGAGTGTCGGGAAGGCTTCCGCGTATTGTCGTTTGATGATCGCCGTGGAGAGAATGTCACTACCGTAGAGATATGGGCTACGTGATCCTTTCTTACCGACTTGCATCGGGGTCGGTACCCATTTGTCCATCTTGCCTGTTGCACCCAGGGCTTTAGCGACAGCAAATTGGAGTTCACTTTGCGTGCACTCGAACTTGTTGAGCTTATCGATGTCTTCCCATTCCTTCTTGCTCTTGTGGTTTTGAAACCCTTTCTTGGTGACGTAGAAGGAACGTTTGAAATTCTCTTTGATGCGGATATTTGGGACGCGAGAGCCATCCTTGAGGTGAATGACTTCTTTGATCAAGTGGTAGTCGTTGTGTTCCCCCGGAGGTGGAGGGATGTGTACAGCGAATCGGCACTCGTAACCTGCAATCTCATCTTTTGGGATTTTAGCCATAGCCGCCCTTTAATTCTGTGATAATTCTCAGTCAAACGATAAGACCGTTTGATAATTTTTAAATAGTCCCCCAGGATTTCATCATGAGAAAATTTGGAATGGGCTTTGAAGCGGTAGCGTTTCAGAGCGATTTGTTTTTTAAGGAACTCGTCCTGGCGTATGATGAGATCCGGGCGCTGACGGCTGATCAACTGGAAGGTTCTGATGAACTCGCGATGGTCCAAGCGATTATCAAGAACCACACCGGCGGTAAAGAAGGCGGCTTGAATGTCGAGCTCGTACTGGGCTACGGTGGTTTTGAAGTGGATATCCCGGATATCAACCGCAACAACCCTCTGATCAATAGCTACATTCGTCATTACTTCCATGACCGTGAAGGTCTGGCCATGGTGAAGAATGCCGAACAAATGGCTCGGGGATCGGTCAACATCCAGACGGGTCGGGTGACGGGTGTGTTCTCGGAAATGAAGTCCCGTATCTACGTATCGTCCGCTTTGCTCCTCAACAAGAAGTACACGTCCGAAGAATTTGCAGCAGCAACGTTGCATGAAGTCGGTCACTTGATGACGTACCTCGAGTACATCAGTCGTTCCATGACGAACAACCAAGTCTTGGCAGGGGTATCACGCGGTCTGGATGGTTCGTATAGCGTACCGGAAAAAGAAACGCTCCTGATCGCTGCACGCAAAGCCATGAAGCTCTCCGACCTGGATGTCCAAGAGCTCACCAAGTCGAACAACAAGACGGTCGTGGAAACGGTCATCGTCAATGCAGCGGTGAAAGAATCCATCTCCGCACTCGGCACCAACATTTATGACGCCAACAACTGGGAGCAACTCGCTGACCAGTACGCTGGTCGTTACGGTGCAGGTCGCCATCTCCTGACGTTCCTGGACAAGTTGAGCCGGGAAGCGGGTCACATCTCGTTCCGTACGACAGGCAAGTACATTGCGATGGAAGCGCTCAAGACGATCCTGCTCATCTTGACGATCGCTCTGGCTGTATCGGGTGGCGTAGCGACACTCCTGAGTATGTACACGGCGTTTGGCTGGATGATCTTTACGGCAGTGGATGGTCTGGGCTCGACGATCTATGATCGCCCTGGCGTGCGAGCAAAACGTATTCGCAACGAGATGGTCGAAAACCTCAAGGTCAAGGGTCTGGACAAAAAGGCCATCGAAAAGATCCTCGAGGACATCGCTATCGTGGATGAATACCTGAAGGCTGTCAATGACCGCCGTCAGTGGTTCGATGTGGTATGGGGTTTCTTCTCGTCCAGTCAGAAGAAGCGTCTCTCCGCCGAAACCCTCCAACAAGAACTCGAAAGCTTGGTCGCCAACGACCTCTTCGTCAAAGCAAAAGAACTCACCATTCTGGCATAAAGGAAGACAAGAATGAACCCGATTATGATCAAATTCAACCAGCGCCTGAATACGCTCGTCCAAGATGCTTCGCAGCGCCAGAAGGTGCTGGCGGCTGCTGTCGCCACGGTCGCGGCCAAGCGAGTGGGTCTGCCTTCTGCTGAAACGACGGATATCCACGGGTACTTCATGGATAACGGGATGTCGAAGAGCTACGACCTGATCGACTACGTCAATGAAGGCTCTGTCTTCAACACCAAGTGGGCGGTAGAGCTCACCAAGCGTTTCTGGCAGGTGCGTTACAACGCTGCCTTCCCGAAGCCTTTCTTGATCACCCAGAAGGCTAACAGCTGCTTCTTCTCGAGCTTGATCGGTGTGGCTTCGGTCGTATCGCCGGAAGAGATCGAGTTCCTGAACAAATGGAACGATGAAATCTTCAGTCTGGCCAACGAGCTGGAATTTCTCCTGAAGGAGCGCGAGAATGACTGATGGGAACTTGAATTCCTGGGTGGACGATATCACCCAGCATGAAGAGACCCTCATTCCTGAAGAATCCGGCTCCATGGTGAGTTCTGGCGGTATTCCGTTGGCACCACTCGATCTGGGTGACATGGGGGATTTCACTGATGCCGGTCACGCCCTGGAGGATTTGGGATATCTGCTGGACGATATCCTGAAAGCTGGCGGTATGTCGCAATCCTTCGCGATGGAGGCCCAACGTCTGATCCCTGACTTCGATCACGGGTCTCCGATTGGATTCTATACCAAGGAACCGACCGCGACACGCTACACTGTTTCTCTGGAAGCGATTACCGGGGGGATCTGGGCTGCTATTGTGGCAGCGTCCGCAGCTCTTATGTATCTTCTCTACCGCCTCATCCGTTGGATGCTCGGGAAGAAGGCTGATGGTGCCACCAAAGACAAAGGTGTCGCTGCAATGGCTCAAGAGATCCGAAAGGATGCTCAAGAGCTCGCAGAGGAATGTCAGACCGATGCCAGTGATGCCAAGGACATGGGCGTCGATCTCAAGAAGGCGGCAGATGCGGCGCGTGAGGTCGAGTTCCAAGTTCGTCGCGGTGTGACCATCGCCGATAGCAAAGGCGCTACGGAAGACGTCAACTCGATCGATGCTATCGTCGACAAGTTGATCTCGGATGGTTCCATGGGAACCGCTTTCCGTGACCTGCTGCGTAGTGGCGACGCCATGATGCATGATATCTTGGATGAAGGTGAATACACCCAAGAAGTCAAACGACTTGCTGACGCCTCGAAGTCGATGCTGGTCCAAATGGATTCTCGCGTCAAAGCGATCCTGGCAATCTTCAAGCAATCCATGAAGAACCAACCGGATGATGAGAAGCAAGCCAACTTCGCTGTGGCGAACAAGCAACTCGCTTCGATCACCGGGAAGATTACGGTATCGTTCGATGGAGGAGATCTGACCCTGCAAGAAGTCAATCAACGTTTGGTGACCAAGGCCAATTCGTTGAAAGGCAAGGTCGTCACGAAGAAACTGACCCTAGAAGGCATCCTGAATCAAGCCGCTCGTGCTTCGGATCGTAATAGCGCCTTTATCAAACTGATGGATTGGGTTCCGAAGTCGGTTGGTCAAGTCGAACTCCTGACAAAGACGATCGAAGACCTTGAAATCTTCATTGGCAACGCCGCTGCCGATCCGACTGCCGTGGGAATGCCAGCAGAGCATGCTCGTCCGTTGAGAGCCGCTCTCTACGCGATCCACGGTGACCTGATTGACTTGCACGTGGTCTATGACCAAGTCAATCGATATCGGCTGAGCTACATGTACTACATGAGCGAAGTGATTGCATTCGGGTCGCGATTCTGCGCAAAGATGTATTCGGAGATTAAAGGCAATGGGAATATTGCGGCTGAAAAGGCCATGCACGACTTCCAAGCAAGCCTGAAAGAAACGGACTCGAAGCGCAAGAATTTCAGCATGAAACTCAGGAACTTCTTCAAGAAGTGACATAGTGCCCAGAGGCCTAGGCCTCTGGGCGTTTATGCCGTTAGCTAACCGACGTCGTTGACGGTTTGTAAATAATGAAGTTGACCGTCACCGCTTCTTCCACAATCAACGTGTTGTCCGCTTGAGCTGTCAGGCGTTTCGCCAGACTCAAACGGGTTTCCCCATTGACCACCGTGACAGCGTTGAAGTCGTTGCTCGAACCCCCGAGACCAGAGATCGAGAAGCTGATAACATCCGACCCGTAGAGACCCGACAACGTGTCGATGATCGAACTCATCGATACCGTCTCACTCTGTAGTGCGGTTGCGAGTGTCGAGATCGTCGTAGACGACAACTTCGATGTCAGACTCGAGTTGTTGTAGACAGACTTGGAAACATACAAGTTCGCCACAAAACTTTGAGCCGCATCGATCTCTTGCTGAACACCACCTGCTGGCAATACAGCGATCTGACCCTGGGTCGCTTGCGGGTGGAAGTAGATTTCCGTCTCTTCCAAGCAATAGCTCTGGATTTCAGGCAAGTCCGTAACGATCCAGCTGAGATACGTCTTGATCAGTTCGGACCGATAGGAGACCGCTGTGGAGTCCGTAGCGAACCAGTAGACAGCATCGATCAACATGAGATCAATCTGTTGTTCTAGCCCCCTTACAGACGCCGCAACAGGGAGTCCTGTCGAAGCATCCAGCACTGTGTCTCCAGCCAAATGCAGATAGGTCTGATTTCCATTGCTGTCCAGCACCGGATCCCCGATAGAGTGAAGCTTTTCCATCAGGATCGAACCATCTGAGTTGAATCCAATGATGCTACCCGTGGCCGTGTCCTGAACCTTGTAAACATCCTCCTTCCAGTAATTCGGAACATTCACCGAATACGTTTCATACGTCACTGACGAAGCCGTCGTCCGAGAGGTACTCCACAATGCATCAAGCGATTGACCAAAGACAATCGTCAATTGCTCATGCGTCACGCCCTTGATGTTCGTCGGCAGCAGATACTTACCGAGGTAGTTGTCAATGGTGTCACTCGTGTACGTGCTCGATAACGTCGCCGAGGTCGCCCAAAGCAACTCAAACGTCTGAGTCAGCGGGCAATCCGTCGTACGGACGGTGGTGTCCGTCATCGTGAACTTGGACAACTGGAGATTGTCATCCGACGTCACATTGAAGTTGGTCAAAAGGTCAAACGTGTAGATCCGCTCGCTAGCACCTGTGGTCCCTGTAGCACCTTGGAAGACACCGTTCAGATAAGCATACGTCGTTTCGCCATACGGGATGTAGGCTAGTTGGACATAGATCGTATCGTCCTTCAGTGCTTGGAACGCTGTATTCGACGTCGTCGTCACTGTCAGTTTGTAACCCGTATCCGTTCTGGAGATCCCGTAGGTATCTGCACTCACCGTCAACAACGTCGTGTCGTTCTCACCGACAAATACCTTGGGTCCTGCGGTCGGACCATCCAGATAGTAAGGACGGACATCCAGTTCGCTCCCAGACATATCCACCACATAGTGCCACGGCGTGTAGTAATAGCCTGCACCCGTCACAGCGATTGCTCTGTTCTCAGGCGTCATGGCCAACAGTGCTTTCACGACGGCGGTTTGCACCAGGGAGATGGAGCCATTCTTGTCAAGGAATAGCGTATCCGGTGTAATCGTGATACTCGTGTCGTTATCGACGACGCTGGCGAGTTTCGTTGCGGCTGCCATCGTTGTTACGAGTGTTTCGATACTGGCATTCGCCGCAGTGATGAGCGTGTCTTCTGTTGGTGCTGGCAAGAGTCGCGTTGCTAGGAATCGACGATTCGTGATGTTGTCGACATTCGCTACGATATTGAAGCCATTCTCTTGCGCAGCGGTTGCCAGCTGGACGTTGGTGATCGGTAGCGACGGGGAACCAATCGCATTCGTGATGACCTGTGTTCGAAGATCACTGAATGACAAAGCGTCTGTCCCGCCATTAGTGATCCCGTCCGAGAAGGCGTTGTACGTTTTGAGTTTCGTCAATGGCGCTACGTAAATCGTAGAGTCATTGGTATCGACCCAGTAGAACGTCGTCACAAAGCTCGACTGGTCGTACACGCTCAGATCCAGTGTGATATTGCCTTGTGTCTCGTAGACGTCGATCCGGATATGCGAGCTCAGCAGAGACTGCGTGATGTAGATTTCCGGAATGGTGACATTCAGTGTCCCTGAATCCAACTGCAAGACAGCCGTCAGCGTGAGCGGGTCGTAGACGCGTGGGTTATGGGTCGTCGCCATTTCCACCCACTCGGATGTCGTCGTATCTTGATACCAGACACGGCAATAGTAATATTGCATACCCGATGTCAACGATACATTGACATTCACCGCACTCGCTGCTGTCACACTTTCCGTCTGGGTGATGATGTCGAATTGGTACATATCGACTTCAAACCACATCCAGGTGACGTCATTGTTGTTGACGAGCTTCCAGTCAATGACGTTGGTCGAGAGCGTCTGGAGGGGTGATACCGTGGTCGTATCGTAGACCACCTGCCAGCCGCCGTGAGGCATTTGACGAATCTCGATCGGATACTGGAGACTGAACGTCGCGCCTCCCACGGTGACGTACGTATTGCGAGGAATAACGATCTTGTAAATCCCCGTACTGGTATCTTCCACCAGGAGGGCAGCCAGTTCCGTTTCACTGAAGATGAACTGTACCGCTACTTTGGACGGACTGGCAAAGCGATTGATGTAGTCCTTGTCCGACATGTGGTAATAGAGATCATCGACCGTCTGCGCAAGTGACGGGTACTGCCGTCGCGTCAAGACTTCGTCCTGCGCCATGAAACCTGCGGTCAGAACACACGCTGCCTCCATGGCAAATACAAATGGGTTACTCGGATCAACGATGGTGACATCGCCGTTCGTCACATAGTTCAAATGACTGAACATGTCTTGCTGGATCAGCGCAGGGTTGAACTTGTAATTGTCCATATTGCTCAACAACGCACTAATGGTTTCCGTAGCCATTTTACCACCTATTGAGATTAGTAGTTTTCACTGGAAGCAATGGTAGATGAATTCAGACTGGCAACTACCGTGTTGTAAGCCGAGGTACTGACCCACCATTCGAGATTGTAATTGTCCGGATTGATACGAGGATACCCGCGGTTCCTGAACAGACTCAGATACGCCATCGGGATCTGCGTATACAAATTGGTTCGATTGGCGTCTTTCATCCCGGCATTGAATGCTTGTACCGTCAGATTGAATTCATGCACTAACATGTCATCATGATACATGGCACCAATACAACGGAACGTAATGGGGATTTGATCATTACTTGCATTGACCGGATGAGACGACTCGAAGTTAAACGATGCTCCCACGGGACACGAGATCGGAAACGCTGCACCTGTGGCACCGATCTTCTGGACTTTGGTCTTGGTTGCGTCCAAGACGAGTCGATAAATCCGGGTCGTATAATCGATTTCATTTTGCAAGAGCGCATCCGTATACGGAGACATATCTCCGAGATACACATTCTCAGCATAATGCAACCAATAAAAGATCAACATAGTGATCGGATCGCCGGGGATATTGCGGAAATTGGCCGTGATATCGTATGTCGAATAATTCCGAACGATGCTATCGATAAAACTCCATGTTTCTTTATAAACCCCCTCGTGTGCAACGAATGTCCCTGCATCAAGATCAGGCCATCCGTTTGCCGACAAGATGTGGTTTGAGAGAATAGGTATGAAGGCCTGATGCGGGTCAACGACAGAAGACGCAATCGCGTTCGATGACGAAAGTGCCAGCGTCGGATCCAGATACGAACGCAGCGCACATTGAATACTGTCTTGGTTGGTGCTCATGAGCGGCGTGAAGATACGGACGTTACTCATGTTGTCATTGGTCAGGTTGAGTCGTGGACGTGTGAAAAACACCAGACCATGCATGTCCCGGTTGATGGTGATTGCTGGGGGTTGACTGAGTTGGTTAATCCCCCAGAAACTGTCACCGATTGGAGTCGCCATCCGGCCAGAGGGCAGTGTTTGAAAGAGATTACTCAAATCACTGCTTGTCGACGACCCCAGTATTGTAGAAACATTCGGAAGAGCGATAGGCGTCGTACTCATTTAAATCTCCAATCTTGAAATGTAAGGAAAGCCATTATGTCCTTCGACCTTGCCACCATCGGCATCAGTGCTCTGCGTCGCATAGGCGATCTGTGGCGGAGCGGTAAATCGGATTCGCTCATCGACTACACGAGACCGACGCGTGTTGAACCTATCGTTCTGATCGACACCGATTGCATGAACGAAGAATGCCTGCACGATCTGTTGCAGACGTTGCTCTCGCGGTTTGCAGGCTTCTACCTGCAAGGGGTTGCGATTTCGCAACAGGTCGGTCGTATCGACGTGATCAAACAGCTCGACAAGCTGAATCCGCACCGCAATCCTGGCGATGCGTTGATGAGCTCGGGGACGAGTCTGGCAGGCTACATGCTTGCCGAAGAAAGCTACAAGTTCGGTCTTCCCACACCTGGTGACACCTACGCTGCTGAAGCGTTGAGCGCCGCGCAAGCGGCAAAATATGCCGGTCGTTTTTCGGGTGCCGATGCCAAGAAAAAAGCGCAGGACGAAGCCGAGAAGGTCAACAACGCCACGACAGCCGCTGGCGGTCCTCCGAACGGCATGTTCGGTGGCGGTAAGGGCAATGGCAACGGTAATGGTGGCGGAGGTAAAGGCTCCACCGGAAACGCCAACAGCGGGAACAAGACCGAGAAAGAGACATTCCTCGAAGCGATGTACGGTCACGACCAAGGTGTCTCGTTTGGTCGCGATACGCTGGCATCCCTCAAGGAACTCTCCAACCTCGCCGTCGGCAAGATGCTGGCTGTCGAATTGAAGGACGGGAATCAGAGTACCACGATCCCTGTTTCGGTTCGTCTGGTCACGAGTTCGCTTCCTTCTGAATCGTTGGTTCATAATTTATCCAGTTCCAGCAAGGATACGAGCGCGCATGAACGTTACCATGGTTGGAAGTCGGGCCGCCTGGCCTTCATCCGTGACATCGTGCTCTGCTTGGACGTGATCGAAGCACACCGTCGCCATTTGATGGCTGACAAGGATGGTGCGTACACCAACATCCTGATGCGTAAGCGTGCCAACCAACTCGCTACCCTGGTCTCTGGCAACCCGTCCGTCGCGACGGCTTCGAATATGGTCATCATGTCCGAAACGACCAAGGCCAAGATCGAACTGGAAATCAACGGTCAGATCAAGGACTTCAAGGTTCGTGAAAAGCTATTCGAACCGACGTCGCTCATGTTCATCGTCGTCATCGACAAGAGCCTGGACCGCATCACGTTCTATTCTCGCGGTATCAACGAGAAGACCGAAGTGTCGTCCCGTGAACTCAAGATGAGCGCGAAATCCTCGGGTCCGGATGTATCGGACATTCTGAAGGCCTACAGTCTGGGTCACAGTCCGGCCCTGTGATACAAGGTAAGTGCAAATGAAAATCGATAAATTCGTGAAGTCTTTGGTTCCGATGCTCGAAAAGGATGAGATCCTCGGCGAGATCATCAAGATCAAAGCAGAACTCGAGAAGGAAACGATTCCCGCTTACAGCCGGGTCGCGCTACCGCTGCTCAAGTCCTGGAAGTTCAAGTCCGAGCAGATGGAAATAAAGATCGGCTCGTTCAACTCCCTGATCAACAAGAAGAGCGGCAACATCATCAATACGATCGATTCGCTGCTACCCGAAGTGCTGCGGAACCTGATCGATGTGGAGCATCTGGCTGAACAGGTCTTCACCCCGACTACCGCGGCTAGTGGCTTGACGTTCATGAAGGCACAGCTCCTTCAATACGTCGAGTTCTCGGGTTTCGTGGCGCGTTACGCGCGTCGCTTCTTGATCTATACGTTCGTCATGGAAACCGCATCGGCTCAAGATGATGCCGAACTGAATGTTGCGGATGCCATGGCGCCGGCAGATTACGACTGGATCGATCAGAACTTCGTGAACTTCGTGACGGCGCTGAATGTGTGCGCAGGGACGGATGGCGACGTCAAGAAGAAGATGGAAGCCATTCCGGATATCCAGATCACGGAAGACAACGTTCACACCGTACCGGAAACGGTCGGGATGAACCGAGTGGATCCGTTGAAAATGGGTTTCGTCTCGGTGGTCCTGAACCCGTTCTTCCACTTCGGGATGCGCATTGCCGAAATGCAAGTTCGACGCTACAACGCGGCTCGGGAAGAACTGAAGCTGGTCCAGCTGCAAAAGCTGAATCTGGAAAAGATCTCCCAGGGCAAGCCGGACGCATCGGTCCAAAAACAAATCATGTACGCAGAAGAGCGCATCAAGCGTTTGAATGCTGACATCACCCGCATGGAGCAAAAGTATGCCTAACCCTGGCGCTCTGGATCTACAGATCTATCCGCGGGGGTTTGTTGGGAGGGCACTTCCGTGTGAGGTGCCCAAGCCCATTTCTCCTGCACAGGCTCGTCTCCGGCGTGTGGAACCCACACTGCGGTTGTTCCAAGATACGAACCCGGAACAAATCCAATCAAACGCGGAGCTCGATCAGCTGTATCAGCGGTATTTGAAAAACCGTCTGATCACGGATATGTTCGAGTTCCGTGAATGCGTATTTAAGGTCGCGCTCAAGGCTTTTGGTCAGCGCCTGGTCCCGATCTGGTACGATATCCAGATGGCATCACCGACCTGCTCCGAACTGCATCGTGACTTTCTGGACGATACCTTTCGGTTTATTATGACCGGACACCGCTCCATGGACCTCCAGACCTGGATGGCGCTCTTGACGATCGCTTCCGAATCCGGAGAAGACATGCAGCGCACCCAAATCGCTAAAGACGTGTTCAGGCTTGTGGCTAGCGAGTCCGAAGGTCTTTCCATCCTTCACCTGATTCAGGTGTGGATGACCCAATGTGGTGGTTTTGAAGACATGCTGTTGTCGTTGCACATCCTCTTCGGGGTGCGTGACTAAATACTATAGCGGTTTTAGAACCATCGCTTGTTGTAAGTACCGCGCGCGTACTGTCGTTCCTTTACCCTTGATTAATCAAATGCTGTACCTATTGCAATAGGAGATTCAAATGCGTTCCATTCGCAGAAGTTTTGGTGTTGCCCTGGAAGAAGAACAACGTCGTCGTGAACTCGAAGGCGGTTCCACCCCTGAAGCCGTTGAAGTCGCCGAGACCGGCGCTGAACTGTCCGACGACGTCCTGGAAGTGAACGATTCCGACGTCGAAGTCGAAACCGACCAAGCCAACACCGAAGAAGCCGGCGAAACCGTCGACGCCCTGGGTGAACTGGAAGAAGTCGCTCAAGAAGCCCTGCAAAATGGTGGCTTCGACAAGTACGGCGCCCGCATCTTCCAAGTGGCAGTACAACGTGAAGTCGGTCGCCTGGGTCTGTCCGTGAAGCCGATGCCGGCTCTGGAAGACTTCGGTGCAGCCTCCAGTCGGACGCGTGCGACGCAGTTCGCCCTGGAAGCCGTCGGCGACCAGATCAAAGACATCTGGAAGAAGATCATCGAGGCTCTGAAAAAGGCCTGGAAGTTCATCGAAGACCACTGGAACAAACTGTTCGGTGCCTACGAAACCCTCGACAAGCGTGCTGATGCGCTGCTGGCTGCTGCCGCCAAGACCACCGGCGACAAGAAGGAAAACTTCGCCAGCCCCGGCATCGTCAAGGAAATCTACATCGGCTCCGCCGCCGGACAAGCCGGCATGGCTGTCCTGAAGAAGACCGCTGAAGAAATCTTCAACGGTTGGAAGGCGATGGCCGGTACCGCGGGTGAAGCCGCTGTCACCGCTCTGGAAGCCATCGCGACCAGTGGCGCTGCTCCGACCGAAAGCTTCTCGTCCCATGCCCCGGCCGGTCTGACCGCCGCCAGCACCGACCAAGGTCACGGTGAAGCGCGTCCGAACACCAAGCTCCTGTCCACCCCCGAACTCCCGGGCGGGAAAGCGGTCCTGTTCTTCCAAGCCGAAAACATCGACGGCCTGGCCGGTCAAGGCGGTACGGTGACCGAGTTCAAGAAGGGCTCCAAGGCACCGGAACTCGAACTGAAGACCCTGACCTCGCAAGAAGTCATCGCGCTGGCCAAGGAAGCGAAAGCCATCGCCGGCATCCTGAAGAACTATCGTTCCTCGAAGGAAGCCGCCAGCAACTTGAAGAAGAAGGCCATCTCCGCTGCTGAAAAGCTGGACGGCGCCGCCGGCAAGGAAGCCGACGAAGCCAAGAAGGCCAACATCCAAAAGGCTCAGAAGATCGCTTCGGCTTTCCCGAACATCGTGGATCAGCCGTACGTCAAGTTTGCCCTGTACACCCTGAGCGCCACCAAGGCGTTCCTGGCCTACGGCGAACAGTCGCTGAAGCAATACGGCAAGAAGTAAGCCAGCACCTCTTCAGAGGGAGAGACTCGATGAGTCTCTCCCAATCACTCTCTCGATACAAGGTAAACGAAACATGCGTTCGATTCTGAATCTCGCGGTTGAATCCGCACATCTTCCCGTCGGTGGTATGTACACCCTGTCGATGGAAGAAGAAGAACTCCTGGTGATGGAAGCTCCGGTGGATCTGGCTGCGGCTGACGCGGCTGCCAAAGAAGCGGGCCAGGCCCTGGAAATCGGTGAAGCTTTCGAAGACCTGGCCGAAGTCATGGGCAATGGTTCGGACGAAGTCACCCCGCGTGAAGCCGAACTGATCGGCGTGGCCACCCAAATGGCCGTGGCCGGTACCGAAGTGGAACCGGAATCCACCATCCCGGTCCAGGAAGTCGCTACCGAATCCGCTCGTGGCAGCCGTATCGCCATGGAAGCTGCGACCGACACCGCTCGCCGGATCTGGAACACCATCCTGGAATACCTGAAGAAGATTTGGAAGTACATCTCCGACTTCTTCTACAAGGTCGTCGGCAACGTGCCGGTGATGCGTCGTCAGATCGAAGGTCTGAAGACCAAGGCCGAAGCCTGCCGTAAGATGGAGCTGAACAAAGAAAAGTCGGACTTCAAGATCGCTTCGCCGGCTGGCCTGGCTGAAGATGGCAAGGTCGTCAAGAACGCCACCGAACTGAAGGCCGCCCTGAGCACCCTGGAAGGCGCCGCTTCGTTCGCGTTCACGACCTACGCTCCGGCTGTCGTATCCGTCGGCGAAGGCCTCGCCAAGATCATCGGCGAAGTGAAGCCCGACAACACCGCTGCGAAGTGCGTGGAAGTCAAGGACCTCCTGAAGAGCAAGTTCAGTGCCCTCAAGGTACCGGGCGCCTCGGCTGATACCCGCTACTCTGGCTACAATTGCCAGATCGGTCACCCGCTGCTCGGCGGTGTGAGTCTGCTGACCAAGCAGTTCTCGGACTCGGTTTCCGAACAAGGTCATCTGGGTAGCCTGGAACGCTGGCGCAAGGCCGGTCTGGAACTCGTTCCGACCAAGCGTACCGGCGGTGAAGTGACCGGTGAACACAAGTTCGCCGCCATGTCCCCGTCGGAAATGGAAGCTGTCCTGGGCAACATCGAGAAGATCCTGCGTCTGGTCGAAGACTTCGGTCGCGGCAAGAAGTTCGGTGATCTGAAGAAGGCGTCCGAAACCCTGAAGACCGCTTCGGGCAAGGCTGCTTCCGAGTGCGACAAGCTGCAAAACAGCGAGAAGGACGACGAGAAGCTGAAGGGTCGCGAATTCAAGGCCATTCTGTCCTTCAACACCGCCTTCGCGTCCTGGACTAAGGATCCGGCTGGTCAACTGATGGGTCACCTGCTCCGTTCGGGCAAGTCCGCCATCGTGATGGTCGAACGCTCCATCGCTTGCTACAAGTAAGCGCTGAGCTGTCATAGAGGAGAGAGCCTTCGGGCTCTCTCCTTTTATGCTGTCAGGTGCGGATTCTATGATTCTGTCAAACAGAGATTTCCACCATGCCTAAAGTTTATCTGAGTAATCCGGAAACACAAGAGAACGTCCTCCGTCCTTTGATCTTTGACGTGACGCGAACTCTCTTCGAACAAACCGGTATCTCGAGCGATACTCGAATTTACTTTCCAGGCGATACTGGAAAGATGATGCAGCAGGGTTCGTCCATCACCAAGGTGAAAGGTGACGATACTGTGCGGTTTGCGAATATCAATCAAGTCAAGATTGATATCAGTGAGGAAACGGTGCTCGAGAATGTGCTTTCCGAGGCCGTAACACGCCCTGAGAACGCCTTTCTCTTCCGGGATGATAATCTGGCTACCAGTATCCGCCCCGTGTACAGCACGAAGGATCTGACGATAAACTTCTCGTACAAGACCGTCGATAAAGTCGAAGCCATCCGGTGGCGCGATGAGATTCGAACCAAGATTTCGATGTATCTGGATCAACGGGTCTTCAGCGTAAAGTACCACTATTTGATCCCCCTTGAATTCATGGTGGTGCTCAAGGAGATTTATCGTCTCCGTGAAAATATCGATGGATACGGAGATACGTGGGAGGCTTACGTCCTCAATAACTCAACGCCTCGTCTGCACTTCCTTGAAACCATGGGAGGCACCCAAGGACATTGGGGTGTAGCCGAGACCCAAGGGCGTGTCTTAGGCACGTACGACTTCACTGGGGAGCCTGAGCAAGGGAGCAAAGAAGACGACTCCAGCACCTGGGTCATTTCGTTCTCCTATAAGGTGCGGTATGAGAAGCCTGTCGGGTGTGTGATGTTCTGGCCATTGATGATCCACAACCAGTTCATCAAGTATCGCCCCGCGGAGACAGAGCAGCCTGCGCGCAACCAATTCGACTATGCGAGCTATTACAGCTTGTCTAGCCAGTGCTTGGCGTACTTTGAAGCTGGTAGTCAAGTCAAGAGTCGGCGTCTCGCTGAACAAGGTATCCAACTCCCGATATGGGATGAGTTTGTTCCTTTCCAGGTTCCGAAGTCTACTCAGCGTGTGTATGGCGCAGCGATTCAGTTGGACACAACAAACCCAAAAGCCCTCTTCAACATGCTGGAGCTTGGGTCACATGTCTTGGATCCAGACGTCGCGACTTTCCTGAAAAAGGAAGCCGCGTATATCACGACTCCGTACAACTCGGTATTCGTCTTGACGCTGTATGAAAGCGTCTATTCGATGGATACAACCACGTTTACTGTCGACAGCGATCTGAATGTGACGCTAGCGTCTGATCCATCAATGCGGCAGACGTACCATGCTCGTTTCGCCATTGTTCGTGACCTATCGTTGCTCACGACAGCGGCCCAAGACCGTTTACGGCAGAATGGTGCAGCAGCGATCAAGATCATCAATGCAATCAATCCTCGTCTAGGGGAAAGAGGTCTCTTGCCGACACTCATTAATGGAACCTATCTGACAAAAACGGATCTCCAGAAGGCGACACTCGAGATCAATGGAACCACATCGAAAGTACAGTCGAGCGGACAAATGTACGCCATGAAAACTGTACAGACCCTCACTATCAAGGTAGACCGACATGCCACTGGTAACTGATCTCCCGGGCGCACCCGAAGAACCGATTGAAACGATCACCGAGATTGCCAAGCCGGAATGGCAAGATATCATCGTCGATACGACGTATGATCCGGACAGCACGATCCTCGTCAATATCGAGGGTTCACCCTGGACGGTAGATTACTTCAGTCAGGTGCTGAATTCCGATAGCGCACTCTCTGGCCAAAGTGTGAATCGCGAAGCGATCTACCAGCAGTACGCCAAGATCAATTCGATGATCCTGAAGGTGACCACACCTCTCGCCCAAACGCAAGACGATGAAACCAAGGCGATGGTCGTGACCGGTGCGGCTAACGTCTATCCCTTCCTGATCCCTAATGCAGGGGATATGTTCTTGGCGGATATCGGGGACGGTCGTGAGGCTGTCTTCCAGATCACCAACTCCGAGCGAAAGACCATCTTCAAGAATACGTGCTACTCCATCGAGTACATGTTGATTGATTATGCTACTGATCTTCGAAAAGGAGACTTGCTCTCCAAGGTGGTCAAGGAATATTTCTACGTCAACAGCTACCTCATGTATGGCCGCAATCCTCTGGTCACGAAAGAGGAATGGATCAACATGACAGCGCTGGGAGAGATCCGAACTCTCCTGACGAATGAGTACTTTGATCACTTCAGTAGCACGGAATACAAAACGCTGATGCTGCCGGACCAAACACATCCGACGTACGATCCGTTCTTGATGAAGAATATCACCAAGTTCTTCTCCAATAAAGATTCATTCAAGATTCGGATGAATCGTATCCTGAATTGTGATGGCGACGAAGGTACACTTTCACCCACAATCTGGGACGCGATGGTGAAGCGGGATGCACGCGTCACTCGTCGGATGGCGAAACAGGTCGGTGTCGTCCCTGTATCGACCTTCCCATGGGACCCTGTCTTCGAGGGAATTTATTACAGTGGGTTTTCTTATGTTGTATACCCGACTGACCCGGTATACGGAATCGACAAACCGACCTACATGACCCGTAAGCAAGTTCGACCCAATGTGCTGAAGCCTTCCAAGATACCCAGCATTATCGGGACACTGGATGGCGTAGCGCTCATTACGCCGGTGCTGACGGATACGTACTACATCTTCTCCGAAGCATTTTATACGCAGACCTCGCCAGGTCAGTCCGTACTCGAACTTTGTGTGTGGGATTATCTCAGTCATAAAGCGATTGAGACGCACAAGCTCGTGGCACTCGCCAACGATGTGGACAACTGGGGCGAGATGGAGCGTTTTTATTTCATCCCCTTTATCCTCATTTTGATAAAGGCTTGCATTGGGAGTGATTGAACATGCCGATCTGGGTACCACCTGAAGACCGCGATACGCAATACTACATTTTCAATGAACAGTTTTACTGCCAGATGAAATTCATTGAAACCCTGTCGGTAGAGCAGATTCGTGAATATGGGATGCCCTATTCGGGTGATGCCTATTATGATCGGCAGACTCCGAATGAAGTGCGTTCCTACGTAAAGACGATCAATGAGATGGTGGAGTTCTTTAAGAAAGGCGCTACCATCATCATCCCTCGTCAAGCGGATACCGCCAAGATCTACCAACGTGTGCAAGACCATCTGCTAGCGTGGCGCAACTATTTGGACAGGACGGTCAATCCGAATGTAGCGCCTCTGCAAGATCTGATTGATCTGGATAACTTTGCACAAGCTATCCACCCATACGCCAAGAAGTTCTTTACCAAAGAAGAGCACGCCTCCGTCTTCAAACGGCATTTGGGTGGTTTGTCTCGTGTGGACTTTGCCAACATATTGGGTCCATCCCCTGACCAAGAGACGCAAGACACCGCTGGTGCTCCAGTGCCAGAGAAATCCACAGATCGTGAAAGCATGGCGGACCTGTTTGCCAGCCACCGGCAGAACGGGGCGTATCGGTGGGATACTAAGGGCTAACTCGTATGGAAATCGAAAACACAGCGCTTTATAGCGAAGTCGTCAAAGTCACGACGAACACGAGTCTCCCCGTGCACTATCGATACGATGCTGTCTTGTACCCTGTGGATGACGGTGGATCGTACAGTGTCATCAAGGTGGTGGCGTTGGACATCAATCAAGACTTCGAAGGAAAGTATGGTGATGAACTCTTGCTAAAGGCATTGATTGGTGCGGGTAAATATGCGTACCACATTTATCCGTACAAAGACAACATCGATGTTGTCATCATTAAGACACCCTTGACTGAAGTCGGCGATCAGGTGGACGCGTCGTCCCCGATGACAGTCAAACGTTACAGGGGGATCCTGATTGATACGGGGTCCCCTACCATGACGAAGAATGGATCAGGACAGGCTGATGAGCAATCCATGGACATCGCCAACATCGTCGAGATCCATTTTCAACTGCTCGACAAGGCACTCGAGAAACTCCGCTACGTCGATGCAGGGGGTACGCTGAGGTATACGACAGTCGAAGATGCACTGAAAGGGATGATGACATCGATGTCCCAATCCGTCACTGTCGATAAAAAAACAGTTGTACTCGGTGTTGATATGGTGAAAGCATCAAATGCCACTCAACGGACCTCGATTGTCATCAAACATGGCATCCCGATTGTGCACCTACCTGCCTATTTTCAAAAGGAATGTGGAGGGGTTTACAACGCGGGAATGGGTCATTATTACATGGACGGGATCTGGTATCTCTATCCGTGTTATGATGTGACACGCTTCAATTCTACCACTCGCACAGCAGTTATCATTAACTTGCCTGAAAATAGATTTCCTCACATTGAACGTACGTATCGAAAGGACGCGAACAATCTGGTAATCTTGGCGACGGGTAAAATTCAACACCAAGACAAATCGTCAATTGCTCAGATGAATTTGGGCAATGGTGCTCGATACACGGATGCAGCGGCCATGCTCACGTCCGCTGTAACGGTGAAGAACAACAAAGCACTGATTAGTCGTGGCGCGTTCAACAGCGAATACACGGCGCAAACACGCTCTGATGGTGCGAATTACGCCCCTGTCAGCGGCTCAACGATCAACGCGAATCCATTTGAAGAAATGTCGAAACTCGCGAAGAGAATGGGCGGTGTGATGGCCATTGAATGGCAGAACTCGAATCCTGATCTCCTGACTCCCGGAATGATGGTTCGAATTCTCTATTTGGAAAATGATCAGATTAATCAGTTGGATGGCGTGTTGTTGAAAGCCCACACTTATGTCCACCAGTTAGGTGATGGCATCATGGGTGGTCGACATAGCACCAACACCGGTCTGTCCGTCTTTGTTAAACCCGTATCAACATCGAGCTAAGAGAATCCCCCAAGAAAACCTACGGACGTCCCTCCAATGCCTAATTTAACCCCGTACAGTGGAACCAGTGCCGAACGACTGGTCTCAATGATCAACACAGACAATCAGAAACAGTTTGTTGTCGGAGTTGATTTTGCATTTGGCTCACCTCAGTCGTATTCCGATGCCGAGGGGCGAAACACTGCCGTCACCGTCCAGCCGCTAGAGGGTGATGCAGTCGCCTTCCCGGAGACGGTGTATTATGAACGACTGAACATCAGTATTCTGAATAACTTACCTGACGGCATCATTAAGGAAGTGGTTCTCCCTGTTGTTCCGTTCACGTTGTCCAGTGTCATTGATCGAATCAATACAGCCTTAGGGCTGAATCTGACCACTGATGAAATCGTCGATAAGACGATTACGACAGTTGAAGATTCCTACACCCTGACCATCAACGAAGCCACCTCGCTGGGGTGGCTGGGTAGCATAACCCTATACCCACGGTGGCCAGGTGATCCGATTCCTCTCAAAGAAGTCGTGTTGACGAGGAATCTGGTGTTGTTAGGATTGACCTTCCCTGGAACTGCTTCCGGGGATTGAGTAATAGTATGCGGGGGGAGTAATCCTCTGGTCCACACCGCATTTTTGTCCCATCATCCTCTATCAGGAAACCAAAGCAATGGCATACACTCCCGATTTCACCAAGGCACCGGCACAGATCCTCATCGACCTGATCAACTCGGCCAACTCGGCCTCGCTGGTCACCGCGCTGACGCCGGAACTCGTTACCTTCGGCGCACCGGTTGCCCAAGCCGGCAACGCCAATGGCGACACCAACATCACCATGACCGCGGCCGCTGGCTCGGGCTACAGTGGCAACGTCAGCCTGAACTACAACCGCGTGCCGATGAGCTCCATCCCCGGCGCCAAGTCGACCGTCTACACCCAAGGTTCCGCGACCAAGATCTCCGACCTCATCCCGGAAATCAACGCGACCTACGGCATCAACCTGACCGCCGACGACTACGAAGACGCCGCCCTGCCGGTGTTCCCGAACCAGCCGCACGACTCGCTGCCGTTCACCATCACCGCCAAGTCCACGTCGCTCGTCTGGGAAGGTTCGCTGACCCTGACCCTCGACAACAACGACGTACCGCTGACCAGCGTGATCACCACGCTGAACCTGCCGGGCCTGGTGTACACCGCTCCGACCGCCTAATCGCGGCCTCAGCTCCGAAACCACGGGACTTCGGTCCTGTGGTTTTTTATGCCGCCACGGTGGTTTTTACAACGAATCCTATGGTCAGTTCTTTAGATTATTCCACCCTGAGATCTCCCCATGGCGTCTTCTTTTGTGAGCAATTATAATCAGCCCAGCCAGCAGATTTTGCTAGACTTGGTCAATGACACCAATACTCAAAATGGCTCACTCCTGTCACCATTGACAACAGAACAGGTTGATATCGGCGGCCCTGTTGTTTTAGTTGGTGACGATGCTGGTAACACGTCCGTTTCACTGACCGCTATTGCAGGTTCTGGTTACAGCGATAGCGTCACCGTGAAGTACAACAGAATTGAAATGTCCTCCATTCCTGGCGCACTCTCGACAGTGTTTAGCCGGAATGGATCGACCACCTTGAGTGGTCTCTTGACAGAGATTAACACTCGATATGGTCTTCAGATTACGCAGGACGATATTGTCGATGCCACGATTAATCTAAACCCACTCCTCCCGAATGGGACCGAGTCCATGGGTTTGACAGCATCGTCGACGGCACTCGTCTGGCTAGGTCAACTCCCGATCACGATTCAGAATGACCTCGTTCCTCTGGATCAGGTGGTGCTGACAGTGAACTTGGGTGGTTTGACAACACCGACTTCTATAGAGTTGGATGCAGAGACCTACCAAGGTGCTGCAACGACAATCAGTCAATCCATCACTGTGGGGCCGGCTAGCTAAATGACCCATTAACTTGACACGAGACTAAAATGAAACTCGAAGCCAACAAAACAGGTCTTGAAAACCTGATGGACTTGATTGCGTCGGCGAATACCGAACCCGTCTTCATCTCGGCGGATCTGGTGACGCCGGGGATTCCTGTAGCGATAGATCCGAGTACGAACGGAGGTGAAAACACGGCGATTACGTTATCTGCCAAAGCAGGTAGCGGGTATTCGGGGAGTATTTCGGTCAAATATTCGCGGATCAATCTGCACGATATCCTGGACATCGATACGGATATCCCAGAGATCTATTTCGAGACAACAGCTAGCAGCGTGTCATTCTCGGATGTGGTCGCTCAGTTCAATAGCCAGTATGGCTTGAACTTGACAGCGGATGATTTCGTTGATGGCGTCTTTCCAACAGTATCGGATAATTACATCGCCGGTATTTTCAGTAGCTCATTGACGGTACAGATGGCGAGCACCAGTTTGCTCTTCCAAGGACCTCTAACCGTTCGTTGGGTCAACGCGGTACCAGGAACCAGCCTGTCTATTGGCGGGTCTGTCTATATTGGTTCGTCTGTCACGGTCAATAGTAGCATCACGGTTTATCCTTCGTCGAGCACGTAATGTCAAACGTCTAATAATAAGGTCAACGTCATGAGCACGTATTACACTCTGCTGACGCCCGCGGGGGCTTCTATCCTCGCCACTGCTATTGCCAACAAAACAGCGGTTGATTTCGTCACATTTCAACTCGGCGATGGTAGTGGTGCCTTTGTCAATCCAACGACCATTGTCAATGGTCTGAAAAATAAAGTTTACAGTGCAGCGGTTACCAACTGCTATCCTGATCCCAATACAGCCGGACAGATTCTGGTGGAGCTGGATCTCCCAGCATCGGTAGGCGGATTCACCATTCGTGAATTTGCTATCCTGGATGGATCGGGAGACATCTTGGCGGTGGGTAACTACCCTGCCCAAACCAAGACAGTCTCGGCGGATGGATCTGTAGGGACCTTTGTAGTGCGTGCTGCCATTGCTGTAACGTCGACATCTGCCGTATCGATCATCAGCGATCAAACCGATGTCATGGCAAGCCAAGCGTACGTCCAGGATCAGCTCGCTTCGATCAGCAATACAGCGAGTGCTGCGCAGACCAAAGCCAACACCGCTGAAAGCGATGCTCAAACGGGTATCGCTGCCGCAGCCGCAGCGCAGTCTACAGCGAACCAAGCTGAATCAGATGCACAATCTGGCATCACACAGGCGAAAGCCGCTCAGGCGGCCGTAGCGTCCCTGCAAACAGGTGCTGGGCTGCCTTTTGGGTCGTCGGCTTTCCTGACGAACTTGCTCTATCCATCCGTTGATGGAAAGTGGCGAGATATTGTTCGTGCTGGGTGGATTCCGGATACGTTCAATCATCAATGGGGCGGCGCCTATCTGGGTCACGAGATGGTCGATAATCAGACTGACAACCTGATTCGTTTTGAACCGGCTACGCTCCAGATTCAGGATGATACTTCGTTTCCGATTGGTTCAGCAGCGTCGAATGTCAATGTCGCATCGGGTTTCAAAGTTGGTGAGACGGGAACCTACGGCTACGTCTGGGTCAAACTGGCAAAGGTGGGTTCGGCTAACCAAACGGTTACCTTCTCTATCTATACCGACAATGGTTCGGGTCTTCCGAGTGCTGCGATCAGTGGTGCTACGGCGACCATGAATCTGCTGCGCATCACGAGTAAGGCTTACGGTGCGTGGTATAGACTTCCGTTGACAACGCCAGCAGCATTGACAGCGGGTACGCAATACTACGTCGTGGCGACGACCGGCACGACCAATTCGACGAACTATCCTGTTCTTAAAGGAACAACGCGTTCGAAGTATCCCCTTGGGAATTACATCTTGGGGACGTCGAGCCCGACGTGGACTTCGACCCCGGGTTACTCGACCTGTTTCATGGTTGAGTCCCCTTCGGCAAACACGTTCCTTCAGTCGAGTGGTTTGTTTGACCAACAGTTGAAATTCCTGACAGGGTCTCCGATCAACCAATCTAAAGGTCTCCAACAACCCGCCAAGAACTTCTTTGACGGGAAGCAGGGCTCGATCATTTGGCGTGGGACTGTACCGACAGCATCCGCTAGCGAGATCTTGTTCGATATCGCATACGGTGTCGATCACGACCGGCTCGTGGGCTTTGTATCTGCGACTGGTGTATTGACGCTCTATCTCTATCGTGGAGATGGTACGTTGTACAGCTTGTCCGGAACAGCAATCGCCGGCCTCGCGACAGACGTGGGCGTGACGTATCGGGTTGTGGGCGACGGTGCAGACTTCATCACTCTGACCAGTTCCAACACGGGTGGAACGACAACGAAGTCGTTGACGGCGCAGACGTTCACGATGTCGGAGGGTTGGAGAGACCTCGCTCAAGCAACGCTAGGTTGCGGTCTTCCGGAATCCATTGCCTGGACGGTGTCGTCGCTCTTTACGGCGTTGCCTTCTACGCTCGGGTATACGTTTACAGGGACGGCAGGTGAATCGAATGTCATGTCGATTCTCAATAGCCGGTTGTTCCAGTCTGCGGGCGCATACGCTACGACCGATACCGGGTATTACACCAAAGCGTCTGCTGGGTTCAGCAATGCGAATGGATGGTCCGTGGTTGCCAAAGCCCGGATTGAATCGAGTTCGGGTGCGTCTACGTTGTCCGGTGAAGCCGCTATTCAGATTTTGGATGGCACGAAAGCATTGATCATTTCGATGCAGGAAGGGTTCATTGCAACAGGCGGAGCACTGGCAGGAACACCGGATGCAATCTATCAGGTGGACCTCAGATCAGCCGAGAACGTCATTTACGTGACGGGGAAAGGATCGGACTACTTCGTTTACATCAACAACAAACTGGTGATTGACGGTACGGGTAAATTGACCACGACCACATCGACCAACAGCTTGTCGTTTGGCGACCTGTCGGCGGTATCGGGATACAATGCTGATGTCGTCTGGGCGTATGTGAAATACACGACAGCTGCTGTGCAGCTCAGGAAATATGCGAATGCTGCATTGTTGTCTGAGTTTGCCACGTGGTCCGGTAATCAGGCCTATCTCTTCCCGCTGCTGTATAACAGCGGAACACGCTACAGCGTGAAGTCGTTCTGTGGAGGTGAGCGGAACTATCTGGATGGTCGTGAGGCAGGACTGACTCGTGAGTTCCGTAAAGGGATTACGAGTGCTGCTACCACAGCGGCTCTGGTTGCTGCACCTGCTGTTGAAGCCGAGATGGAGATGTACGGAATCGGTACTGAGTTCAACGGATCCGGTTCCCTGTCCTTCTCGAACAGCACAGCGGGTACGGACAACTTCAGTGTATTCTCGGTGGATGGTTCGCTTGAACAAACCCCGTCGTACATGGCATTGCAAGCAGCAGCAAACCACGGACAGGTCACGTCGGTCCTGAGCAAGAAGACATTTTTCGGTCTTCACAAAGTCGCAAAACTGTGGTATGTATCCGCAGGAACCATGACTCGGCTGGCAACAGCCGGTAACATGAACATTGAGACTAGGACATAGTCGGAGTACCCTCACCGCCCGGGTGAGGGTACTCCTTTATGGCTGAAATGGTCGCAAAATACTGTGATACATAGATTCACAATAGCAATTCATTTTGCGCAGAAGTGAAGTGTATTAACCTTAATCGATACGATTGGAATCCCCTCATGACTTACGGTACAATCTGGACGACCGCCGGTCTTGCTGCTAAAGCAGCAGCCGATGCTGGTGGTGCTGCGCTCGACTTTCACGCGATGGTGGTTGGGGACGGTAACGGCGCTGCCACCACACCTGAAGAATCCGACACCGCACTCGTCAACCAGGTCCACGCCTTCCCGTTCTCTCAATACGGGTCGGTCTACAAAGACCCCAAAAATACCAATCAGCTGCTGGCCAATATCGTCATCCCGAATACGATCGGGGGCTGGACGATTCGCGAAGCAGGGATTGTGGATTCGTCTGGTACGCTCTTGGTCATTGCCAACGTCCCGGCGACTCTGAAAGAAGTGGCAACGAACGGCGCCCCGAACCCGCTGCCGATCCAGATGATCGTCGCTGAAAGCAACTCGACCAGCGTGACTGTGGTCGATGGCAGCGCCTCTCTGTATGCGACCCAAGCGTATGTGGGGGATCAGATCGCTGAACTGCAAGCAGAAGTCAATCCGTTCCCTGTTTATGCGAAGGAAACGGATCTCCAGTCGCTGAGTACGACGCTGAGTGCCACAACGGGCGTAGCCAATCAGGCAGAGCAAGACGCTCAAACTGCCATTACGGCAGCAGCAGCTGCCCAGACCAAAGCCAACACCGCTGAAAGCGATGCGCAACAAGCACTGGCGAATGCAGCTACGGCAGATGGTGCTGCTCTGGCAGCACAATCGACAGCCAACCAGGCACAAACGACCGCGACGACTGCTCAGTCCGCTGCAACGGCTGCACAATCAACTGCTAACCAAGCGGAAACGGATGCTCAAACGGGTATTCGGAATGCCGCTACGGCCAACTCGTTGGCAACGGCTGCCCAAACCAGTGCGTCTTCCGCGCAAACGACTGCCAATCAGGCAGAGTCTGATGCACAGGCGGCTATCGCCGCTGCCGCTGCTGCGCAGACCACCGCCAATGAAGCCTTGGCAAATGCGGCCTCCGCTGCGTTGGCTAAAGCCAGCAACCTGTCGGATCTGGCCAACTTTGTTACGGCCCGTGCCAATCTGGATGTCTACAGCACGGAACAAATCGACTCCAAACTGTCGACGATTTCGGCATCCGTTATTGCAGCGATGACGCAAAGCAGCATCGAAACAGCCCTCGGGTTTGTTCCGGTGAATTCGGCTATCGTTGGTGCTGCTAACGGCATTGCTCAACTGGGTACGGATGGCCGCCTGTTGTCGTCCCAGATCCCGTCGTCCTTGCTGGGTGCTGTTGTCTATCAAGGTGTCTGGAATGCCTCTACCAATACGCCAGCTTTGGCTAGCGGTGTCGGTACGAAAGGCTACTATTACAAAGTCAGCACCGCTGGTTCGACCACTGTCGATGGAATTTCGACCTGGAATGTAGGCGACACGATCATCTTCAACGGCACGACCTACGACAAGATCGACGGTATTGCTAACGAGTTGCTTTCGTTCAATGGACGCACGGGTGCGATCAGCCTGACTTCGGCGGATGTTGTGTCAGCGTTGGGCTTCACCCCTCTGGCTAACACGTCGGCAGCGATTGCGGCTGTTCTGGGTTACACCCCGGTTGCCAATACCGCTGCTGCTCTGGAAGCCGCTCTTGGCTTCACACCTTATAATGCAACAAACCCGAATGGTTATATTTCCGGAAACCAAACCATCACGGTAACCGGTGATGTGACGGGTTCGGGTTCGACTGCACTTGCCCTGACGTTGTCCAACACGGGTGTCGCGGCCGGAACCTACACCAAGGTAACGGTTGATGCCAAGGGTCGTGTGTCGGCGGGTACTGCATTGAGTTCGACCGATGTCAGTGGTGCGCTCGGCTATACGCCGCTCCAAGCGACGGTCGGTGCCATTGTTGTTGCATTGGGATATAACCCTGTAGCAGCGACGGCTGCGGCTATTGAGTCGGCCCTGGGTTTCACGCCGATCAATGCAGCACTCCTGGGTGCGAAGTCGGGTGTTGCAGAACTGGATTCGAACGGCTATCTGTTGCCGGCTGAATTCCCTGGTTTGACGGGGGACGTGACCGTCGCCGCAGGAAGTCTGACCGCCACGTTGGCGGCATCTGGTATTGCGGCAGGTACGTATGGCGTCGTGACGGTGGATGCTAAAGGTCGCGCTACGGCAGGTCGTGCACTCGCGTCTGCTGATGTTACCGCGGCGCTGGGCTTTACTCCTATCAGTACTGCGCTGGAGGGGGTGGCAGGTGGTGTGGCTACGCTCGACAGTAATGGCAAGATCCCGACGTCTCAACTGCCTGCTTCGGTCTTGGGTGCGGAGAACTACCAAGGTACGTGGAATGCTTCTACCAACACTCCGACTCTTGCGAGCGGCACGGGTACGAAGGGGTATTTCTACAAGGTGAGCGTAGCAGGTACGACGACTCTGGATGGCGTCTCGTCCTGGAGTGTCAACGACTTCGTGACCTTCGATGGCACGACGTGGGATAAGATCGATGGACAATCTACGGAAGTGGGTTCGTTCAATGGTCGTATCGGTGCGGTTACGTTGACCAGTTCGGATGTGACGACTGCTCTGGGATTCACTCCTGCAACAGCTGCCGCGGCTTCTCAAGCTGAATCCGATGCTCAGACGGCGATTACCAATGCTGCCACGGCTCAAACCAAAGCCAACACCGCAGAGACGGATGCCCAAACCGGTATCACGAATGCGGCGGCCGCGCAGACTTCTGCAAACAGTGCGTTGACGCAAATTGCCAACGCCGTGACGCAGTTGTTCAACGGTGTCGTATCGGTATCGGTGACGGGCTACACGAGTTTGGCACTGTCGGCTGCACAACTAGCCAACGCAACGATCAAGTTGACGGGTGTCACAACGGCTGCTACGACGATTGTGTTCCCGCTGGTAGGGAACTGGATCGTTGAGAACCAAACGACGGGTGGCTACGCTGTTACGGCCCAAGGCGCTACGGGTACGGGCATTGCCCTGCCGAACAACGGTAGCATGGTGGTATATGGTGACGGAACGAACATCAATGGTGTCGTGGGTCAATCGGCCTGCTACGTGCCGTACGAGTTTACCGCAACGGCAAACCAAACGACGTTCAACCTGAACTACGCACCGAACTTGCTCCAAGCGTTTGTTCAAGGCCGTAAGTTGCCAGCATCGGACTTTACGGCAACGAACGGTAGCACGGTCGTCTTCCCGTCCGGTACGTTTGCAGGTGGTGAAAACGTCAGCTTTGTGGCGTGGTACGGCTACTCCAGTACGAATGCTACGCTGCTGCGTGTTACGACTGAGTTCACGGCAACGGCTTCGCAGGCTTCGTTCTCGCAATCCGGGTTCAGTTATATCCCGGGTCTGGTGGACGTGTTCGTCAACGGTGTTAAGTACGGTTTACCGGACTTTACGGCAACGGACGGTTTGACTGTCACCATGACGACGCCGAGCCTGATCCCTGCTGGGGCGCTGGTTCAAGTCGTAGCGTACCTGCCGTACAACATCGCCAACTGCCCGACACTGGTGCAGATGCAGCAAAGCCAAATGGGTGCTAATGGCATCACATCTGTCAGTGCTGTGGCTGTGTTGACGACGAGTGTCATGGGTCAGATGCTGTTGCTGAAGACGGCTACGCAATCGACGTTGCCGTCAGCATCGACGTTCCCGGCTGGTTACGCCATTCAATTTGTGAGCATGATTGCTGGGGCGACAGTTGTTCCGGCGGGTACGGACGGTATCTATTCGGGTGCCACGAAGTATTCGGTGCTCACCTTTGGGAACAGCGACACGGCTATTCTTAAGAGTGATGGCGTGAGTGCGTGGTATATTGCCGAAGGGAGTATGGTCACGAAAGTGGCGATGTCGAACTTCTCGGTATATCAATCGAGTGCCCAGACGATTACGGCGGGTGCTTGGAATGCACTGAACTTCCAGACAGCGACGTTTGATGATCTGGGTGAGTTCACCTTGGGCACGGCTGGCAAGTTCACCGCGGTGAATGCAGGTACGTATGTGTTCACTGGCGCTGTGTTGGGTTCGTCCACCACGGCCGGCACCCGCGCATTGGCGATCTATGTCAATGGCGTGTTGAAAGTGTATTTGGCGTCCTCCAACAGCAACGGTAACTTGCCGCTCGGAACCACGTCGGGTCCGATCAAGCTGAACGCAGGTGACTACGTCCAGTTGTATTACAACCCGGCTGTCGCTGACACCTTGATTGCGTCGAGTATCTATACGTTCTTTGGTGGGTATCGCGTCAAGTAAAATGTAACAACGGGGGAGGGTAAAAATCCCTCCCCCGTCCCACAACAGGATATTACGTCATGACACAAGCAACACAAAACGGTCAACATGGGAGCGAATCCACCAAAACCGCTACCAATGATTCCTCTTTTGCTGATAACAGTGCAAACCCTGCCAGCACGAGTTGGATTCGGAATGCAATGGCCGTGATCATGACGGCTTTAGGGTTCTCGATCAGTATCGGAGCCAACGGGTACATCAAACTGCCTTCGTGCCTAGGCGGGTTGATTTTGCAGTGGGGATACACATCGATCTCCAGCTTTACGGCCAATACGTTTTCGTATTCCGTGATAACCTTCCCACTCGCTTTCCCAACGGCATGCGTTTGGTCTGGCGTATCTTTGAACGGGGTAAGTATCCTCGCGTACCCTTTTGTTTTTGATACTGAATCACAGTCAAAAACAGGAATGAAAATAGCGGCCATCATGTCGATTGCATCGACAAATGTCCAGGGCTTTAACTGGTGGGCGATTGGAAATTAAAGGATACAATAATGACGCAAGCTGCACAAATGGCGTATTCGCTAGCAGCAAAGGCGACAATGTCGAACTTCTATCTATACCAGAATGCGAGTCAGTCGTTCGCCGCCACGACAGCTGCGGCGTTAAATTGCCAAGCAGCCTTATTCGACGATCTGGGTGAATGTACCCTTGGTACAGCGGCGAAGTTTACTGCCCAACAAGCTGGTACGTACGTATTCTTCGGTGGAGTGCACGGAACGACGACGAGTGGTCCTGCAAAGATTTTGTATCTGTTCGTCAATGGTGTAGAACGCGTCCGGATGCAAGAAACTGGCAGCACCGCTGGTGGCGCTACCTTTGCTGGTTCCTCTGGTCCTGTGAAGCTGAATGCCGGTGACTATGTACAGCTGTATTATTTTTCTGGCATAGCGGACACCAGTACAGCCGGTTCCACAATAACCTATTTTTCTGGCCAACGAACAAAATAAGGACGCTCGAAATGACTCAAGCCGCCACCATGGCAAACCTCATTGCAAAGATGTCTGCGATGAGTAACTTTTCAGTGTACCAATCTGTTTCACAATCTATCTCAGCGGCCACGTACACCGCCGTCAACTTTCAATCCGTCTTGTTTGATGATCTGACTGAATTCAGCACGAGCACCATGCGGTTCACAGCTCAACAGGCCGGGACGTATGAATTTGCTGCCGGGGTACATGGTTCGACAGCTAGCCCAGGTAACCGAGCAATCGACCTGTATGTCAACGGGGTATTTCGACTCCGAATGCAAGAAACCATCGAGGCTTCCGGCTCTGCGAACTTTAATCTTTGCGGAACGTCGGGTCCTGTAAAACTCGCTGCGGGTGATTACGCCCAACTCATGTATTACAGCGCTGTCGCTGACGGCCTCACCAACGCGCAACAGTACACGTATTTCTCTGGCAAACGCACCAAGTAACATCTAAAGGATCTTCACCATGACTTCTGCCACACTTGCCCTGGCAAAAAAAGATGCAACGAATGCTAACTTGGGAACCCAAGAAACGTTCACTGCACAACAAGTCCCGTTGTCCGGGACCCTCACCGATGCAGCGTCCATTGCCTGGGACGGAACGGCAAATGGACAGGTCGTCAGCTGCACGTTGACCGCTGCCAGAGCGTTTGCCGCACCGACCAATATCTTGGCTGGCGCGATGTACAAGCTCATCCTCACGACAGCAGGCTTCACGCCTAGCTGGGCATCGGCTGGCTTCAAGTTCCCGAATGGGACGGTACCCACGAATTTGTCGGGAGTCTGCGTATTTAACTTCGTCGGCGGTGCGAGCAACATTCTGTATTGCGAAGGTTACACCAACAACATTTCGTAATCAGCAAGGGGACAGAAATGCTCAATGCAACAAAACGAAAACGTCGCCTCGCTCCGTTCTTTATCAATGGTGGTGCGGGCGGCGGAAGCGTCGGGTATCAGATCGCCAACTCCTTGCGTGCTCGGGCGGCACAATCCAGCTATCTGACGCGCACCAATTCCTCCGCTTCGAATTCGAAGACCTGGACCTGGTCCGCCTGGATCAAGCGTAGCGATCCTATTGGCGCCACAGGAGAAGTTTTATTTGAAGCTGGCGACACGGCGGGCAACAACTACACAGGTTTCCGTATCAATAGCGCTGGGAAGCTCTACTACCTTGATGGTATCCCTGGTAGCAACCCTTGTTTAGGGACTTCAGCAGGGGTGTATATCGACACAGCGTCGTGGTATCATGTCTTGCTCGCTGTCGATACGACCAACGCCACAGCCGCCAACCGTGTGCTCGCGTGGGTGAATGGTCAAGCTGTCTCAATGACGTTTACCGCAACATATGCCCAAAATGCAACAACCAGCGTCAACACTACGACGTATCCTGAATTCATAGGCCGAAGTGGTCAGACGGGGACGTACCTCCAGTATTCCAATATGCTCTTCGCCGAAGTCGTCAAAGTCGACGGCCAAGCGTTGACACCTTCTTCGTTTGGCTATACGGATCCTGTATCGGGAGCGTGGCTACCGAAGAAGTACACGGGCACGTATGGAACAAATGGTGCGTATCTGAACTTCAGCTCGGTAGGTTCTTTAGCCGCGCTTGGTACAGATTCGAGCGGTCTCGGAAACACGTGGACCGCATCCGGGTTTAGTGTGGTCACTGACCCGACGTACGATCCTCAGCTGGATACCCCGACAAACAACTTCCCGACACTGAACCCGCAAGGTCAACTCGGTACCGCCCTCACGTTGTCGGTCGGCAACACCTACGCTGTCGGCAACGGAGCGTACGGGATGGCACCTGCAAACATGGCGTTTGGGGCAGGCAAGTACTACTGGGAAGTGACGATTGCTAACCTCGGTACTCAAATCAACTTGGGTATCGCTGCGCTCTCAGGGTCGTTCTCATCCAGTCTGGGAGCCGGTGTTGTCGCCGTCAGTCAGACAGGCTACTGGTACGTCGAAAGTACCACAGGCGCATCGGGTCATTTGACGTATACGACCGGGACCACGATCGGATTCATGTTTGATGGGACGTTGAATCAACTGAGTTATACTGTTGACGGGACGACATGGGTGACGATTGCGACACTCGCTGTCGACGGTCGTCAATGGGGTGCGTTTGTTGAATGCTACGCGACGACCGATAAAGTGTCAATCAACTTTGGCCAGCGCGCGTTTATTCGTACCAAACCGTCGGGTGCAACGACGCTGTGCTCTTCGAATCTCAACGCCCCCGTTATTCAAAACCCCAAGCAGTATTTCGATATCGATGCTCGATCAGGTACGGGTGCATCGACGACAATCTCGGGGATGTTGTTTGCTCCGGGCATGGTGTGGTCTAAGTGTCGGAATACCTCGGATAGTAACAACCTGATGGACATCATCCGAGGTGTCAACGCTACGTTGCACAGCGACACCCAAACTGTAGAATCCACTGCCAACTCGGTCACGTCATTCAATTCGGATGGCGTGACGATGGATGTCAATCTGGGCGTCAGCGGTCGGACGTACGTGGATTGGTTCTGGAAGAAAGACCCGAAGGCCGGTATCGACATCCAGACTTACACGGGTGACGGAACGACGACTCGAACGATTGCGCATTCGTTGGGTGTTGTTCCGGCAATGATTATCGTGAAGTGTCGCTCTGCGGGGACGACCGATTGGTTTGTCTACCACAAGGGATTGACCTCTGGATATTACATCCAGCTGGATCAGCCGGCTGCACAATTGCCGATTGCCGCCACAGCAAACGGCGCTATCAGCACCTCTCCTACGTCAACGACCTTTGGGTTCACGACAGGGACGTCGGGTGCCAGCAACGTCAATGCGTCTGGCGCAACATATGTAGCGTATCTCTTTTCAGAGATTCCAAACTTCTCGAAGTTTGGTACGTACACCGGGAATGGGTTGACGACGGGTAATTTCGTCTACTGCGGTTTCCGTCCCAAGTTCGTCATGATCAAAGACATCACCACCGGCACCACCGATTGGGTCATGTTGGATGCGGTTAGGAATCCGGTCAACCCGGTAACCAACTCACTGTATGCGGATTCAGCGGCAGTTGAGCAGACAGCCTATGGAACGGATTATTTCCTGTCCAACGGTTTCCTACTCGGTGACGCCAATGCCGGTACAAACAAGAGTGGCGATAGCTATATCTACATGGCGTTTGCTGAGATGCCCAACAAGACAGCGCTCGCGCGCTAAGGGAAGGAACGAAAATGCATAAGGGTGAAGTCGTCGAGCTTCACCCTACCCAAATTGTGGTAGGGTATAAAGAAGTGGAATTGAAAGAGGCTCGACTCGAGGGGATGACCGAGAAGGAACTGGATCTGTATTTGCAGGAACATCCTTTCCCGGTCGTCACCGGTCCCCGCAACAGAAAGTTCATGATTGATCACCACCATCTCGGTCTGGCGCTGGTCAGGAGAAAACACAAGCACTGCTATTACAATGCCGTGCATGAATTCCACACCATCCCTCCGGACAAGTTCTTCCGAGTCATGTCCGTCATGGAGCTTCTGTATCTCGGAGGTCCAGATGGAAAACTGATGTCCGTGACACAAATCCCGAAACGTGTGGAAGATTTGGTCGATGATCCGTACCGATCTCTCGCTGGGGTGTGTCGTGACGCTGGTGGCTTTACGAAAGTCCATACGCCCTACAGTGAGTTCCAGTGGGCCTCATTTTTCCGGGACAGGATAATCATCGACAAACAGGATTGGGAAGGCACAGTGAAGCACGCTGTGCAACTGGCGGGCACTATCGAAGCCAAATTCTTACCCGGATTCATCGGACTCGTCTAATCAAAGGAAAAAACATGCAATACATCATTCAGCCCAATGCCGATGGAAGCTACCCTGATTTCTCCCCAGCTGCACTGGCTGATGAATTGGTAGCGGCATGTGGATCCTCCTTTTCGATGTCGACGTTTGGCTATACGCTGGAGTTCGATCAAACGGCATCCGGGAATGAAGATGCGATCACAACTGTGATTACAGCGCACCTGACGGCGCCCGCGAGTGTTGCCCGTGCATTGGCGTTTCAATTAGCCGGTGTTGAAGCCTACAGTCGCGCACTGGATCTCAACGGTGGGTATCCTGTGGTTCTTTCGGAAACGACGTACTGGATTCAATCGGATGAAGTCAACAAGACACGGGTCATCGTGTTTTCGGGAATGGGCGCAAACATTCCGTCCGGGATTGATTGGACATGTATGGATGAAACCGTCATTCCTGTCAATCAAGCATTTGCGACCGCTGCTTTTACGGCGGGGATTGAACAGTCCGCTGCCATCTCGAAAGCAGCTAATGTCCACAAGGCAAACATGCAAGCTCTCGCTGCTGCGGATGGCGCAACAGCGGTGTCTGTCCTGGGATACGATTACACCACCGGGTGGCCACCCACCTACAAAGACCATTAGGGGCCTGAAATGAAATCGTTGCTATCCAAGTTGTACACCAAAGCCATCTGGCTATTCGCGATCATCCTGTCTTTCATCGGACTGAAATCCGGTGCGGCATTCCGTACGATCGCCAAGGATGATCGGATGAAAGCCTTCTTCGACCCGAGTGCATGGGTGCTCATCGTTGTCGGGGGGATTCTGCTCACGCTGAGGATCCCTGTCTCACCGGACGGCCCTGTCAATCTTCCGCAATTCATCACGACCATTACGTTGTGCGGCGGTATTCTGTTGATTGCTGGGTTTGCTCTGGTGGTGACGCGTCTCTTCTGGTCGGGTACGTCGATCAAAGATTTGAAAGACGCCGTATCCAAAGGCAATGTTGCGGCGGGGATCGAATTGGCTGGACTCAAGATATTCTCGGGGCTCGTGATCATCGGCTTCGCTATCTGGCTGGCGCTGAGTTACGGTGCAGGAGTAAACGGGCGATGATTCCTGCGGCCGCTGCAAAGCTGGCCGCCGTCCTTGCGCTCGTCCTGCCGAGCTTTTGGTCGACGATGCCAGCAAAAGAAATTCTGATGGGACAATCCGAGCAAGAAACCTGCATGTCGCTCAAGAGTCCACGTTGCCTGAATCCTCACACCGAAAACAAAGCAGGAGGACCCAACCAAGAATACGGTTTCGGTGTCTTTCAGCTGACCAATACCCGACAATACAACAATTTTGAAATGATGAAGCGCCAAGTCCCTGCTCTCAGAAACTGGCAATGGTCTGATCGCTTCAATCTTCAGAATCAAGTTATTGCCGGGGTCGTGATGGACAGAGGCTTTTATCAATCGTGTTCTCGTTTGATGAAACCGGGTCGTGATTCGGTGGCTTGCATGCTCTCGAGTTACAATGGCGGTTTTGGGGGTTTCCAGGCGGATAGGCGGCTCTGTGGCAACACAAAGGGCTGCGACCCTACCGTTTGGTTTGGGAACGTAGAACAGGTCTCCACGAAGTCTAAAAAGCCTCGTGGTACCTATTCTGTCAGTGCCTATCAGATCAACCGGGAGTACGTCAAAAACATCTGGTACACCCGCTCATCGAAATATAAAGGAATGGTGAAATGAAAGTCATTTTCTGCACCTCGAATGCCCCTGGTGCCGTGATGATTCGTGCAGCGACCTGGTCGAAGTGGTCGCATGTGGGAATCTTGCTTTCCGATGGCACGGTTGTGGAAGCGACCTGGCCGAAGGTGCGACATGTTTCGCTCGAGACGATGCTGTCGGCACACACCGACTACTACATCTCGGAATACGAATGTACCGAAGCTGAGAATGCGGATATCGAAGCGTACGCTCTGGAGCAGGTCGGAAAGAGCTACGACGTTCGTGCGCTCTTTGGTTTCCTGGTGCATCGTGACTGGACCGAAGACAACGAATGGTTCTGCTCTGAGTTGGTAGCGGCATGTGCTGCCTACGCAGGATGCGATCTCTTCCGTCTAGGTTCATCCTGGCGTGTCAGACCGCAAGATATCTGGATGATCAAGTCCATCAAGGATTACGATCGCCCGGCTGTCGATGAACTTCGAGCCTTCATGCTCAATGAATCGAAAGAAGTCCTCGCTGCTTGAGTGAGGTCATACGGGGAGAGCCTTCGGGCTCTCCTTTTATGCTGTCATTTTTTAAACGATTCTAGAATATTTCATGACTATATTACGGAAATGACATTCAGTAGTAAACCTTTATCGGAGCTCCACCATGGTTAAACGTCTGAAGCTGTTGATGGTAGGTTTGCTCATTGCAGTTGGAGTCGCAGCCTGCCACAAGAAAGATCAGATTCAGGTCATCGGCCTGACAGATGACGGGAAGTACAACGTGTATGATCTCCAAGGGAACCTGGAGGACCTGAACTACATCACGAGTAAAGACATCGTCTTTTCTCCGATGGATCTCGTGACCCGTCTCCCCTTCATTAACGAAAGTGACAAAGACAAAAACGGCTATCAATGCCGGTTCGTATGCAAGGACAGTAAAGGTCGTATCGTCGGATTATCGCCTGATCAGAAAATCTTGTTGAAGATGGTGAAAGGAAAGGCAAAATGAACTTGCGTGAACTCAAAGCCGATATGGAAAATACGCTCCACGCCATCTCGGTCGACAAGGTGCAATACCACAATGGTTTCCTGAACGTCCTGGCGCACGAACAAAACATCCAGCGCTTACGCGCTGCCAATGTCATCATCAAGGATCTCTCGATGCCGGATGCTCAGGTTGACCTGCTCTGGAAACAAACGCGCGATCTGTACGCCTTTGCGCTCGAAGCACAACGCATCAATCAGTAACATCCTTCATCCACTCTATAAGAAAGTCCTTATCATGAATATCATCACCCGTATGGCCGCTACCTTTTTCGAATGCCTGACTGGCACCGAGTACCGTTACGAAGGCCTTCCCCCGATCAAGTTCTACAAGGACGCTGCGGCGTTCGGTGAGCACGGTAAGATCATCGTGACCTCTCCCAAGAACAAGCTGCGAAACATCACGGTCTCTTTCGTCTTTGCCGGCGCTGTAGACGCACCGAAGCTGGACCTGCATCTGATGCGCTACATCTGGGATTCGGCGGCTGAACAAGGCTACACGCCGTCCGAGATTGTCCATTACGGCTCCCAAGCCAAACCGACGGTCGCACTACCGCAGACCACCATCGAAGATATGGGCGATATGCCGGCTGTGGCGCATTTCCGCCAATCGTCGATGACAGCGTAAGGTTCTTCTATGCCACACTTCCTTATCGATTTGTCGATACTGTCGCTGGGGATCTTAGTCTATTCTGGCGTGGTGGATTTTTTGAATCGGAGATCATCCCGGGAGAAACGGAAAGAAGTAACCACCAAAATGCGGGATTTGGTTAACGTCCGGTTTGAGGATTGCTGGACCACTCGTGACGGAATGGTTTACGTCGATCGCGATGAGGTACTCAAACTCCTGGGTTCACCAAAAACTCAGGCCGTCTCCGATTTCTTGCATCTGGATTTTGATGCATTGGGGTACGGTGAATCTAGCGTGACGCCGGCGCGATATCTGGTGGACGCGAGGCTGGAAGACTGGCGAACGAACTATCCCGATCGTCTGCGTGTTTACTCAGCCTTCTCGTTGCTGGCACGTAGGCGTTTCCCAGAAGCGTTGGCGCTATTCGATGATCGAACCTATGAGATCTGGAAGTACCTCGTACGACATCGGGATCGTGAAGTGGTTGATCTCGCATCGCTGAGGGCGCTTCCAATCAAAAAGATCTATATGGCACCGGGCGATTATGTTCTTGTGGACGCCACCGGCGATGCCATTATCGGGCAGATCGGTAACCGAGAATTCCCGACATTCGAAGCTTTTTATCGGAGCTTTGCCAGACTCGCTCATGACCCAGCTCGTGTGGCAGGTGCGGTGATGGTGTTCTCGGCGCTCTCGGGTATCCCTATCCCGAAGACGTATATGCGGGACGAGGGCTACGCTGCGAATTACCTCGATATCAAAATGTCCCAACTTCAAAAAAGGAATTAGGATGGCAGGATTGTTCATTGTTTTCGAAGGCGTCGACTTTTCCGGGAAGACCACACAACTTCGGCTGTTGGCTGAACGACTGTATCGAGAACCCGGGAACTTCGTCCATGTCACTCGTGAACCCGGCGGTACGCCGATGGCTGGCGAGATCCGAAAGACTATCCTCGCGAAGCGGGACGAAGCCGTCGATCCCGTCACCGAACTTCTTCTTTACAACGCGGCTCGGCGTCAGCATGCGCACGACATTAAGGAGTCGCTGGACCATGGCTTTATCGTCCTTTGCGATCGCTTCACGCAAAGTACGCGAGCGTATCAAATGGCTGCGGGCAAGTGTCGTGAAGAAGACATCGACTATCTTGAAAAGATGGTTGTGGGAGGCTGCAAACCGGACCTGACCTTCTATCTCAAGATCAGTCTGGAAGAATGCCTCGCCCGAAAGGCGCGTGCGAACGGAAGTGAACTGGATCGAAAAGATCTGGAAGGCGATCGATATAAACAGGCCGTCATCGATTACTACAATTCCTCGAGCTCGATGCTCACCATCAATGGTCATCAAGACCCTGACATCATCGCCGAGCAGATCTACATGACGGTCCGTAATGCGATACGCTGCCAGAAGTTGAACGACAGCCTTTAATGTGTAGTTGATTTAATTAACAAGGAGTATAAGAATGTCCTCTATCAAGATTGGTGCGACCCTTTCCGTGAAAATGACCCAACCGTTCATCCCGGAATCGATGCCGGAAGTCAAGATGGACAAAATGCGTCTCCGCGAAGTCGTGCGACTGCTCGCGCGTTACGTGCATCCGGCCCACATGCCCAGTTCGGTGGCCACTCGAGTGATGCCGAACATGAGCACCATCGTCAAGGACGTCGGGTTCATGAAGGATGACCGCATGCATTCGGGTGTCTACGTCTTCGCATCCGCACCGGAACGTGCCTACGCTTATATCCGACTCGGTGGCGAATACAACATTCGCCTCCTCATCGATCTCGTCGAACCCGAAAATGCCACCATCTTGGTGCAGGACCCGAATCGTCGTTTCGAGGATGACTGGGTCAGCCAAGACTGGGACATGGATGTTCCGATGGCACTCGATCGCTTCAAGATCGTCGACGAGATCGCCCTCGCCTTCGGGGAGTAATCATGAACCTGCTCGTAGCGTTACTGATCATCTACGCTGTCTACAAGCTCCTCGGTAAATCGATTAGTCCTCTCGGGCTTGGAGCAAAGCTCGTATGGATAGCTGTTACATGGTTGGTCCTACGAGCACTTCGTATCCGACCTATGAAGCAGTTTGGTCTGATCGGTACACTCCTGCTGTTTGGGATACTCTGGGCGTTGATGACAGGTGGCTTTCGTTTATAACCGATTCGTTTCAAGGGACTCTCTCAGGTTTTTACCTGAGAGAGTCTTTTATGACAGGTATTATTTTTTTCGACACTCTAGACATTCTGAAACATATATTACTTAAAGGAATCCACAATGGCTATCAGACGCACCACGGGAGTCGAACGCATGATGTGGCTCTTGGAATACGCAGGGAAGCTGTATACTCAGGTGCAAGCGGATCTCCTGATTGCCAAACGAAAAGTGAACTATCGGACGCTCAGTAGCGAGGCGTATGATCAAGAGGTCGAAAGGATCTGGTCTGAAGCCGGTGCGCCCTTAACAATCGAGGTAGAGTGATGGCAAAGAAAGCAACGGCGTTCCCGTATGCTCCTGGATACGGGTTTGAAGATTCGAAGTCGATGCATCAACACATCGCGTTGCATTTGGGGGACGTTTGTGACGACCACGTCGTCGGGGGTGTCGATGTGCATGAATCGTTTTGTCTGGGCGGGCTGTACGAGCTCAATGAGCTCTACATCGATGCGGATTATCGCGGGAAGGGGTATGGTCGCATGCTCATCGAGAAAGCGATCCTGCTACTCCACGAACTCGACAATGGTCCGTTCTTTATCGAAGCCTATTGCTACGCAGATGTCGTGGGCTTTTATAAGAAGCTCGGGTTTGAGGATTGTGGTCTGTATGCCCGTACAGATCTTCATCTTGTCCGGTATTACGATACGGGCGCCGAGGCCCAACCGACTTTGGAATCGGGTGAATCCCTTCCTGATCTGTCCGAATACTTCATCAATAAAGGACGTGAGTATGTCTTTTATCTGACACAGATGGAGGGAGCACAACGAAACCGGTTCTTAAAGATCAAGAAAATCCACTATTGCAGTAAAAAAGCAGCGACTAAATGGATGGAGGACACCAAACAAATCCTTCTAGATCATTGCGATGTGGATGATGAAGAAGTAAAACTCGCTTTAGACAATTTGATAAAGCTCTACGCAATCCTGGTAATGGAGTGATAAAAAATGCGGGAACCTGAACAATACACGAAGATCGTCAAAGTAATGGCGGACTACAACCATCCTGGTATTTGCAAGGGAAATGGGATCAACTTTGATCCTGATGACTACCCGATCACGTCGGGTCTGCGCCGTCGGTTGGCAGCGTGGTCATTGAAGTATCGAGGGATCGATCTCTCCGATAAGCAAGAGGTCATCGCTTACGCAGAAAAGGGTCTCGATCTGGCACGCGAAGTCAAACGAGAGCTTCCTGCGGCTACGGTGATTTATCTGGATGAAGCGCTCAGGTGTCGCCACACAGAGTTTCGTGCTGCGCCGGAGTACTATTTCAATTACAATGCCCGTATGTCTCCACACGAGTACGAAGTTCTCAACGGACATTAACAACAAGGAATACAGCCATGCAATCTCGTGAATACACCCAAGAAGAAGTCAAAGAAATGTTCCTGGAAAAGGCCCGGAGCATCGCCAAGTATTGGGCGGAACAGCCCAATCAAAGTCCGCTGGAAAGGACGGAAGGAGCGATCTTCTCGCTCCCCGTGATCCTGGATGGCGAAGATGTCGATCTCCCCGGATTCCAAGTTTTCCCAAATGTGGGAGAGGAGGATAAAGAATATCGCATTTCCAACGGTGAAAACTGGTTCCCCGAAGATTGTGATATCGGTGGTTCTCTTCACGAACACTTCTACAAAAACTAAAAAAAGGGCACATCATGCAAGAACCTGATATCACCGTCTCGGATTCGTTCCCTCTCAACCGCGAGACACTCTATCTTGAGTGTATCCAAGGTCACCGCGAGCTCGACAGGAAAGGCGTGGCCAGTTTTAAAATCACCGACCGAGATGGCAGAGGACACGAACAACAATACCTCTGTGTGTCCCCTTTCGATGCCGATCAGGACACGGTCCTGCGTGGCGCACTGAATGCCACGTATCAAGGTGTTGTTCCTCCGATCCTGTCTGTATCAGATCCGAGGAGTCTCGTCGTCACGCGTCTCACGTTGCCGGAACGCCAGATGATGTATTTCAGCAAAGAGCTTGAAAACATCAAAGCAACGCTCACCACCCTAAACACCCAACGGCACCGCACGGCAATCGTTATCCGCGAACAACAAACCCGCATCGAAGAGCTCAAGCATCGTGTCATGAAACTCAAGGGTAAGTTGAAGAAGTAACGCTGAATAGCAAAGGGGAAATTCATGGTAAAGCCCATTTACGAAACACTTCCGGAACCTGTTCAACACGCAGTCGTTTTTTATCACGACGACTGCGTAGACGGGATGATGTCGGCAATCATCGCCAAACGCTTTCTGGAAGAAAAAGGTCTCCCGCTTCTTCTTCAGGCAGTCACGTACAAAACAGACCTGAAGCCGTTGATCAAGGACATTAAACCAGGCGCCAGCATTTTCTTTCTGGATTTTGCTCCCCATCTACCGGATGTCTTTGCAGCCGTTGAAAAAGCGTCCCAGGTGATCGTTCTCGATCATCACACCTGGGATGAGGCTGACCTCGCTCTAGCGGGCTCTGAGGAATGTCCGATCTCGAAAACTATTATGATCGATACCGACAAATGTGGCGCCACGATGACGTGGGAGTTTTTCCATCCGGAAGAGTCGATTCCATTGATGCTTACATTGGTGCAAGATCGTGATCTTCATCACGAGGGCCCAATGGCTTTAGATTTCCACGCATTCGCCACAAACCAAGAATCTTTCGTCAGGAAAGACATCGACGGTTTTAGCGACTACTTTGGACAATTGCTCGATACCTCGCCAGAGTCTCGTGCAGAAGCAGGAATGATGTTGTATTCGTTCGCAATTAATGGACGACACATTCGTTCCGCCGAAAGGTCCTTCATCCTGCAAATCATTAAGATTTCGGCCCGGAACATTCGAATTGGTGGTAATTGGGTGCCGGCTATTCCGATCCCGTACTACCTCGTGACACAGGCGTGCGATGTCCTATTGGAACTCTATCCTGATGCGCCGTTTGCCGCCGCGTATCAAGATGATCTGTACACAGGTGATCGGAAGTATTCCATCCGAGCGCGTGAGCATCAGAACCTCAATCTGATTCCTATCGCCCAACGGTATGGTGGCGGTGGCCATCCGAAGGCGTGTGGGTTTACGGTCAAGTCGGGCTCTGATGACGAAAAGCTCATCTAGCCGCCCCCGGATAGTCCGATAAAGGAAAACGACGCATGAAAAATCGCGAGTATAAAGAAACGGCTGTTTCCGTGGTGAAGACGGAGCACCATTACATCACCTGCCCTATTTGTCAGGCTGAGGGCAGTAAAGGACCCGGCAGTTTTGACCACCTTCTGGAGAATGTCGATAAAAGCAAGAAGCCGTATGAGGTCGCCCCTCGGTTTTGTGCTTCTTGCGGCGCAGGATTCATTATCCAGGTGCAAACGGACCATACGGTCAAGACGTGCCACATATCCAACAGGATCGAGCTCTGGCATCTGTTGCGTCTTTTCCGACCCCTTGACAACGGTCAGACGGTTCATATCGTCGTGAAAGGCAACGCTACTGTCGCCGTCGGAGACACCTTTGATGTCGAGGAGTCGCATCCTCGCTGGGGTTCCTACTACTATATCGACGAAGGGACGTGCCCGGTCAACTATCTCAGAGTTCCGATCAAACTTGATGACGACGCCGACCCGCACGGCATCTTCCAGCATCAAGAAACAATCATCGCCCCTGAAGATAGCGAACGCTTCCCTCGCGACAGGTACGGTCTCGGTCTAAACGATGATGAAGAGTGCTGGAAAGAGCTCTTCTCGACACTTCGCGAAGCTGATGAAAAAGAAGTCGAAGGCGAAGCGGTCGTGGGGATCGACCAATTTGTGTCGGTGACCCCAGATCCCAAAGGACTTACTCCCGAAGAGGTTGTACAGGGTTGGAGTCCTCCCGTGACGATCAGGATCCAGAACGTCATCGATACACCGCCGAATGATGGAGACACTAAACCGCCGTACTTGTACGTCCCTTGTCAAAAGTATGATCTGAAATTCAAGGATTCGACCAAAGATGGCGAGTATACCTATCGAGGCGGAAATAGCGATGCGCTTATTTTCTGTCGCGAGACCGATGCAACGATAATCGTCATTGATTATAAAGAGATCGTCAAAGCAGAGGCGGTAGGATCCATGTGGTCGGCAAAAATCGTTGTGGATCCTGTTAAAACTTTTCTTGCGGGAGAAAATTTACTAGCCGAGATGATCAGAAACAACGAAAAAGCTCTCCAAAAAGTTCTCCAACAAGGCATCGAGGAATACCAAATGCAGAACCCTAGCGAAGAGAATCTGAAAGACGAACTCCAAGTCGACGCTCGCTACAAGTTGACGTTCGTCAAGACCGGACGCCCTACTGCCACCGAGGGGGTCTATAAGTACAAGGGAACAAATGAGAAGGTCGGCCGTATGTGGTTTGAGCCGTGTTTCGAGATGACCTTCCCGGCTATCTTTGTTTTACGCGAGCAGATCGAATCGATAGAACGCATCATTTAATCATCGAATTGAGGAGTAAGAATGAACAACATCAACAAATTTTCTGCTGCCGTGGAAATGTGCGCAATTCTGACGGTTTTCAAAGAACGTTACGGTTCGGGGTACATCGCTCTCTTTAGCCCTGAAGAGAGTGCCGGCGAGATCGTAGACGACTACACAGCTGGTGATGATCGCGCGCTGAGCATGGATGCTTTCTTCTTGTCGGGACTCTATCCGGCGGCGAAGGCAGCTACGCCACAAGAAGCGCTGATGGCGCTCGATCTCAAAATCGACTGCCTAATGAGCGCGTTTAACAACGACAAGATTCGTTGGAATAACGCCGCGGCAGAAGTCCTGATCGCCTATCAGGAAGCCAAGAAAACTCAATGGGCTCTCGACGTCCCACAGCAATTGAAAGCAATGATGGCAGTGTGGGAAGCGCGAATGGTAAAACCGGGGGTCTAGAAATGTCCGATGAATCCGTTGTAATAGAACGATTCTATCTGTACAACTGGGGTCGCCCGGATCAGCAGTTTTTGCGGATCTACACGTCGAAACGAATCGCACTACGCGTTCGTGACCAATCGATTTTCTTCAAGACGGCTCAAAAGCCTGTCGAGGATTGGTTGTCTGAAATCGAGAAAGAAGATGCATGGAGATCGCTCTTTCGGGGTTGGCTGCGTTTTGTAAAGCACTCACGAACTCCCCGGAAGAAAGTTCTGAGCGTCGAAGGCGTGTGGAATATGCAGAGAGCTCGTCTGCCGCTGAGGTCGGATTCGTTGGGCCTACCCTGCAAAAAGCGTCCCCGGCTCAAACACCGCGAATCCATTGTGCCGCGCCGGATACGGTTCTGTCCTCCAAATTACGTCATGGAGAAGTAAATGGCTAATCATGCCATGAAGGAGCTCGTCGTACAACCCCTTTGCGGGCCGCTTCTAAAAACACCATTTGTCCCATACGTGACCATGTGGCCGGGTTTCAAACCGCCGACGTATCGAACAAAGCTGACGATTTCTCGAACGCCTATGGTATTTCGAACTGCTAAAGGTTCTGATGAATGGGACTGGCTGCAAACGGAATACGTTTCATGGTCACAAAAGAATCTTCAGTTTCGCCAGATGCAGATGAAGAACTTTTGGGGACGCCCTCACAAAAGGATACTGGCTGTTCGGAGCGTCCGGAACATCCCTTTGGGATGCAACATTCTTCCAGGTCGTGTACCATCCCAGCCGTTCCGTAAATTCAATCGTAAGAATTTTCGGAAGGCACGTCCTTCATCCGGATCCGATTGGATGTGGCGACCCGCTGTGCGAGTGGTGGAAGTTGACAAATCATAAAGTCCACACCCCTGTACCGGCTTAGCCGGTACAGGGGCTATTCCCTCATTTAAGGAGTTGACATGACAAAACGTTATTTTGTAAAAGTGGGTACGGGTCTCGAACTCATTCAGCATCCGTATGATTTCATACTGGAAACTTTTCGATCACTTCATCGAACCCAACTTGCGCGCCCGGTTCCGTTGGGCCGTTTCTATTCGATTGACACACCCGCTACCTTGAAGATCGAGGACTATCGGGTATCCAAGACATGGGATGATGAAAAACTCAACGAAGTCGTCGAGTACGATGAGAAGTATCTCGAAATGCTCGAGTCCGGTGACGTCCTCCTCACCCTTAACAAGGAAGAACTCGAATGCTACAGGCGTTCTTACGTGGCAGCGTTCGGTACGGGTACCACGCCGGTGATCGCAGAGTTCGTTGTGTACGAAGTAGACGACGACGCTGAATCGAAAGACCCGGTCTTCGTTGGCTATTCGGGGAACCATACTTACCCCGTCAATGACAAGCTGGAAAGTCTCAAGCTGACATTTTCGCTCGAAGTCGATTAAAAAAGCTCATCTCATCTATAAAGGATTTTCGAATGTCTGATACCGATAATAATGAGAAGATCCCACTCGTCCTCATGAGTGGCGGTCTGGACTCAACAACATTGCTTTACCGAAATCTCATGGGGTCTGACGATACTGATGTTGATATCCTCTACGTTGACGGATATCAACACGGTGCAAAAAGAGTCGCCGAGCAGAGGGCGATTCGTAAAATCACCAGGTGGTTTGCTGACCATTCAAAAGAGAGACACATTCGCAAAATGAACAACCTGTCCATCGGTCAGGACTACATCGGGGTCAATACTAAATTTAGCCAGATGAACCACTGGATGTTTGGTGCCCTGATGATGATTAATGGCAATCGACATTCACGTCTTGAAATCGGGACGGTGGCCGGGGACGGAATCAATCTCTATCAACACTCGATGGAGGAGGCCTGGAAACATCTCCAATACTTTACGAAAATAGGAGATCCGGTTCCTCTTGCGACTCCACTGGCGCTTTGGGACAAGTTCCGGTTGATCGATGAACTCCCGTTGGAACTTCTTGATCTGGTTTGGGTATGTGAATTACCTGTCGATGAAAATGGCGTGGGAGTTGAATTCACCCATGAAGCCGTCGAGAAACTGGAGAAAGACGACTCCATTCCTATTCTTCCTTGTGGTCTCTGCACCTCGTGTGTTGATCACGAAATGGCCCTCCAAGAGGCGATTCTCAGAAAGCAGAAGAAAAGCCAACTTCCGTTACTCATGAAACGTTACCGCACGATCCGCAAAAAAGAAAAGGATCATTCGACAAAACTAAAGATACCCACCGACCATTTGGTCCAGTGCGGGTATCCGGATCCCGTCAACGATTACTAAAAGGAAACTGAAATGACCCAAACTGAAAATAGGGTGTACACGGTTGGAACTTCTAACAACAGTAACGAGGCCTTCGTGCAGCAAGCCATGCTCATTCGAATTTTGATTGAATTTTACGGGATGCCCGTCCGGGAACACCCCAGGGCAGCGACCTGGCCAAATATCGGCCAGTGCCGCCTATGGTATCGGGATCTTAATAACGATTCCCATCAGGGACTAATAGACCATCGTTTCATCAACACACCCGCTGTTAAAATGATCTGCGAAGTAATTCAAGGTCTGCCTGCCGAAGATCTGGCAGTATGCTTGAGCAGGCTCCGGGCAAGGACGGATATACCACTAGAGAATTTCTTCTTGCCGGAATATTGGGTGCAACCTGTTTCGCCCGAAGCAGGTAAGATCTACGAGCGGGTTGCTCTGCTTCTCCAGCTCCTGAAAGTCGTGGCTGTCGAAATCGGTCTGAAAGATGAACCGGAAATTCATCTCGCTCTAAACCCTGGGTTTATTGATATCGGGAAAGCGCAGATAGCTGCCGGATTCAAATCTTTTCTGATCACCTTTGCAGGATTTCAGGAAAAGAACGTACGCGTTGTCTATTCCAATGCAGGACAGTCCAACGCTGTGCGTTTTGCTGTCCCAGATCGCTTTTTATTTACATGCTGGCTGCTCAGTGGACGTGGTCCAGTTTGGATAACTGAATTATGGCATCTCTTTGTGATTTCCTCCTTCGAAAACGGCGACAGCGAGTTTTATACTGGTAACGACCACATCCATGCAAACTTTCTCGAGGGTCTTCGAAGTATCAGAAACGGCCTGCCTTCGGATGTGGATAGTCTTCATGAGCACATCCCACTCAAATGGAAAGAACTCGTCAGCTTCGGTGAAAAAATTAACCAAGGGCGCTCGGGGGACAACAAAGCATTCACTGATTACATGGCGGTTCTCGGAAGCATGGGTCTGGAGGATCAGATCCCTCGGGACAACAGCGCTCATATGCGAGCAGCTCTTGAAAAACTTCACACCGCTCGCGGCCAACACTCTCGCGCTCCGGTGTCCCTCAGTAAACATCCCGAAAATAAGGCGCAACCCATGTTCAGCTGGCCAAAACTGCCAAAGGGCTACACGGGCAAGTGCCCTCCGGACGATCCGGGTCTGCTCGATCGTACCGAGAATGTTCTTACCCCCTTGGAAATGCAACTGCTGATGCACTATTACCATACGCCTTTTCCGGCTTACAAGTACGATTCTCCTGCGGTGAGGAGTGCTCAAGCAGCCTTCGTGGCGCTCGGTATTCTCTATTCAGTTTCGGGTGGATATAGCCTGACGACCCACGGAAGAAAATCGGTTGATGCGATTCTCCGATACAGTGCTTCTATCCTTCGATAAAAAAGAGTAATCTTTTGAGGGGAGCCTACGGGCTCCCCGATCCTTTTTGGATCATTCTTTTTTTTTTGGTATCAGGAGGATGTGCGCGATGCCAACTACCAGAGTAGATGGGAAATTGGTTGCTGGCTGGGTTTTGGATAACAAGACCGTCCAGACAGCATACCTCGATTCACGATTGGTGTACCAAAACAAGTTTTATCTGACGATTGCGAGCAACCAAAATAAACTCGCTCTGCACAGTTACGCCTTGCAAGCAGGATGGAATGGTAGCCAACAGCTGATTGTTACCGTGAACGCCGGTGTCATTATCTATTCCGATAATGTCAATGTACCCGGTCTCGATTTTGCGGGTTCGTATCCATACGGGCTGACGCTTTACAACTATGGTGGAGTAACCGGAGCGGGTGGCTACGGTGGTGATGGTCAAGATAACCGTAATGATCTCTCAGTAGGTCAAAATGGGGGGCCGGCTATTAGCTTGGGATCTGACATCACAATCTACAACTACGGCTACTTTGCTGGCGGTGGCGGTGGCGGCGGTGGTGGTCAGCAATCCTACGACAGCGGCGGCTCCGGAGGTCCTGGTGGTGGCGGTCAAGGGTTCAACAACCCACCGCCTGGTGAGGTCGTATGGGATGGCGACTTCCGCTACATAGGCGGTTGGGGGAGTTCCGGCAGTGGTGGTGTCGGTGGTGTCGCTGAGCACGGTGGTTACTCGGGCGGTGTTGCTGGAGCAAATGGTTCCGCAGGTAGCGATGGAACCAGTAACTCGAGCGGTAAGGTGTACGGCGGTGGCGCAGGCGGTGGCGGCGGCGGTGGTTGGGGTGCACCTGGCGGTTGGGGTGGTTCGACACCGTATTATGGTGAGGGTCGAGCCGGTGGCTATGGTGCACCAGCGATCGTTCCTAATGGCCACACGATCACATGGGGTAATGTCGGTACGATCTATGGTTCTACCGCAGGTGCGTATTCGGCATCAGGCGCTGCTCCGATTGTGTATCCTGTCCCGACATCATCTGGATCGAGTACCGGTCATTGCTGCTTGATCTCGGGGACGTTGATCAAGACACCATTCGGCGATACGCCTGTTGAAGTCATGGTCCATGGCTACGCCGTCACATCGTTTGATCTGGTGAAGATGCAGTACGTCACCACACGTGTCAAACGCAGGATCGAAGTCGAACGCGATTGCCACTACTTGATCACGAGCGATCGAGGAACTGTAATTGGTGCAACAGACGACCACCCGTTCTTTGATCCTAAGGACGGTGTCTGGAAGTCTATCGATCCTTTGGCATCGGCTGAACCGTACGACAACCTCGTCTCGGCGACATTGACAATTGGGTCGCATCTCAAGATGTTTGAGAACAGTGATGACATTGTTGTTGAGATCGTAAAGGTTCCGGGTACGATCAAGACGTATACGCTCGAATTGGATTCGATCAGTACGTTCTTTGCCAATGGCACCCTCACCCACAACAGCAATAATTGTTGAGATTTAAACAATTTTCAAGCATATATTACCCTACAGACCTTGGATTCCTCTCCAGGTCTGTAGGGGGTTATGCCGTTGATTTTTTATTGTGCTAACAAATAGTTTGCTCCACCAACTAAACAAGGGAAGAAAAGAATGCAAGCTCTCCAAGCTGAATCCAAAAATGATTCGATCCGGGCCTCGTATCAGGAACTGGCCGCCCATGTGCGAGCCACTCTCGAAAAGAACATCGAGCTCCACGGTCGTGATCTGTTCACGGTCAAGATCAAGCACCTCTCTTCGGCTTTCCTCGAAAGTTTTGAAGAAGCGTACCGCCAAGAACACAACTGCTCGACCTGCCGCCGGTTCATTTCCATGTACGGCAACGCCGTATACATTCTCGAAGACGGTTCCCTGAAGTCGGCACTCTGGGATCCCGAAGATGCCCCGGCCGGTTTCGAAGATGCGCTGGCAACACTCAAACACAGTGTTGAAAGTGCCGGTGTCGTGGACACGACGTTCTACTACCCCGGCAATAGCGCCACTGGCGGTGAATGGGGTGCTCATGAAAGCGGTGGCTTCAACCACCTCTATGTTCCGGAAGAAATCACCAGGTCCTTCTCGAGCACCCGTCAAACGAATCGCACCTGCCGAGCAGCGTATCGCGAACGCCATCGCGTCCTCGTCAGCGGACTGTTCAAGCTCGGCGAAGCACGGACCGAACTCTTCAAAAAAGCGCTCCTGATCCTGCAATCCGCAGAGATTCAAAGCGGCGAAAAGTTCATCCCCTGGGTTAAATGGCTCTATAAGGTCAGCACGATGAAAGACACGGTGAAGAACAAACTTCATCTGTCGAACCTGCTCTTCAAAGAAGCAACCATCGCTCCGAACGGCTGGTGCGAGTTCCGAGATAGCACTGTCGGTACTCTGCTCGAGAATATCCAGAGCGGGATGTCGACCGACCAGATCATTCGTTTCCACAACAAGATCGTCGCGCCGTGGGTCTATCAACGGCCGACTGCCGCGCCGACGGAAGGGAACGTCCAGCAAGCTGAAAAGCTCATCGCTGAACTGGGTCTGGAGACGGCACTGCAACGTCGTTTCGCAACGCTCGATGAAGTCCTGGCGTTTACGACGCCTCTCTGGAGCACAACTCCCGAACCCGCCAAGGAATCGAAAGGCGGCATCTTCGGGGATATCGCTCGAAAAGGGGACGATCAAAAACCGAAAGCCGAGAACGAAGTCAGCGAAGTCTATGGCGGCGTCAAAACCTTCGACGTGTTCGCCAGGACCATCCTCCCGACGGCACAACGAATCCGGTTGCACTTTAACGTACCGCGTACGAACCTGGGCGGTATTTTGACCGGGGTCGATCCGGCTGCTGGCCGGTTGTTCAGCTACGAAACGGACAAGGCCCGGAATCCGTTCAACTGGTACGTCCATGTGACGCATCCGGTGTTTACCGATTACTCGCTGAATCGCACGGTTGAAGTACTGGCCGTGTTGCCGTCGGTTCCGACCTGGAAAGATCCGGAAACGAAGCACAATTTCAAGGAAAGCCACCTGTTCGTCCTCGAAGGCGCTGTGCCGAAAGAACATATCCAGATAGCTTCGTGTCTCTTCCCGGAGATTCTTCGTTCGGAACTGCACGGGGTCCGTGCCACGATCGAAGCCTATTCGTCGACTCATCAGGCCGCTGGCCGAGACGTCGGCGGTCAGATGGCGCTGGGGTGGTTCCTGAGCTTTGACCCCAACGTCCTCCTCGAAGTGAAGACAGATCTGGGCTGGACGTCGTATCGACTGGATCGCTTCGAATAACATCCTGTTGTACCACCCTCCCCGAAACGGGGAGGGCTTAATCTAGGTAGGGTTCGTCCCTACCGCCTTTTTCCTAGAGAGGAAATGCCATGACGCAAAATGATACGGTCAAAGCGATCAACAAACGCATGGGGGTGGGCGAATAATGAGCGAAGAGAATGAAGGGTTTGATCTCATTGTCAGACCCGTAAAAGAATCAACAAAACCGCTAGCGGTGGTTAGTGGCTCGGTGAGCATGCGGGACACTGCGCTGACTGCCAAGTTGATGGGTCTTGATTTTAAGATCATCGCGGGCGACGGTGTGTATTATCGGGTTTCTAACGGGGACGAACTGAAATGGAATCCTGACGACCTTTCGGCACAAGCCTTTGATCTGATGGTCGCACAAGACATCGAGTTGGAAACCAACCCAGCTTTACATAGCGTCGAGGCCTGGATCACAATCGATACCGATTCCTTGGAGCGGCGCTTTGAACGCCGCTGTGTGTCATGGAAGCTTCATGGTGATCTGACGGCTCATGAACTTCGACAACCCGAAATCAAGGTCTTTGCCGTGCGGCGCGCCATCTTTCGGGTCGCGGTTTTGAAGGCTGAGAAACTCTTCGGGCACCTTCCCGAGTTTAATCCGGAGAATTTCAAATGAGCCCTCTCCTGTTCGGTTTCCTGGCCTGCCGGCCGGACAAAGAAAAAGTTTCGAGTTTTCTCGAAACGGAATTGTTCAGCAGCCCTGAGAATTTGCGTGAATTGCGTGAATTTAGCGCAGACTGCTTCGAACTGATTACGTTGCTTGGGTTGGGAACATCCTGTAATGATCCCTTCCTGTATGACAACGACAAGTATGTCGGTGTTCATGGTCAGTATATTGCGAGCGAGAACGTACTTGGGAGTGTTGGGGTGCGGCTCGGCTGGCCGCCGCGTGAACGCTATTTCGACCCTTCGCTAGAGATCATTCCGGCAGGTAAGGGTGTGGTCGCTTTGGTCACAGCGGTCATTCGAGTAGCTAGCCAGATTCTGGAAGCTGATGATGCGAGCTTCGATCGGTTTATCGAGTCGAACTTTGACTGCTCGGAATGAGCAAATGAAGAAAGGGGTGCAATAATGAAGACAGTTGAACGTGATTTCCGATTGATGGCCAAATTGATCGGGTTGGGTGTGATCCAATTCGTGGAGGGTGTGGGATCGACAGCACCGCACCTGATGATCAAACGGGGTACTCGGGAATGTAATTGGGATCCGAGAAACAACCCCGCGGATGTGTTCGAACTCGCTCGAAAACTCAGCATCGAGATCGATGGAGATAATCCGTGTATTATTCACGCGAAGATCTGCGAAGAAACTGCCACCAATGAGTACAAGTACTATCTGGCGTACTCTGTGTTGCATACTGCTTTTCGCTCTGAGGATGTTGGCGACTACTACGACGAGGTTGTCATGTCGAGTAATCCGTGGGTCGCTTACGCTGCTGCTGTCGTTGGGGTGGCTCGATTCAAAGCCGAACGCCTCTTTGGCGAACTCCCTGAATTCAAACAAGGTTAAAAAATGAATATCACCAAACTCCTGAGTGTCGTCGGTGCGGACATCGAGACCGCATCGATCGCAGAGGTCCGTGAAGCCGCCAAGATCATCGACTTTTCTGACACCATGAACAAAGCCAGCATCAGTGTCATCTTCGATACCTACACGATCGGTCCGATGCCGATAACAAGCCTTCCGAATCATAAGTCTGTCGACGACTTGATCAAGGACGGCTACATCGTTCTCATCGCTACAACCGGTAAGCTCGTTAATTATGCTTGCACAGCCCGCGGTGAAAAGCTTTTCAGGGTGCTCCAAGAAATCACAATCCCGACACTCACTGAATAAAGAGACCCCTCATGTCGATCAGCGAACAAGATGCTTTCCAAATCGTCCAGAAAATATTCGTCGAGGATTTCGGATTTGACGCGGACCAGATCAAACCGGATACCTTGCTCGTCGATGATCTGTACTTTGACATGGTCATCGAGCTCGATGAGCTGATGATGGAGCTGGAGTGTGTCACCGAAGTCAGCTTCTTCGGTGTTGACGCAGATGACTGGACAACTGTCCAGGACATTATCAATACTATCGTAAGAAAGGCTTAACATGTCGGGAACCATCAATAGTTTCATCATGGCCATTCAGTCCGAGCTCACCAAATGCCGTCGTTACTTTGCCGAAGGCGTGCGTGCTGGCGCCGGCGGCGCGACTCAAGACGACCTCAACGCGAGTGCTCGCGTCCTTGTCGGTATCCACGCCGATATCGGCCAAACCCTGGAAGACTTTGTCAGGAACACACCCGAAAGCGACGAGAACATCCAAAAACTCACGGGCTATACCCTGGCTCGTATTCGTCAGATCCGGTGTCGTTCCGATTACGCCCCCCAACCCACCGCCCATCAACCGAACGAACCATTTGGCGCATCGACGCAGCGCCCGTACTTGGCCCCGCGTAATTTATCCCCAAAGGACCGTTCTCACTTTTTTGAAAGCGCCAACTTTTCCCGGATCATCGTCGATCTTTTTGATGTGCCGGAAGATAAGCGGAAAGATCTTCTCTTTTTGGAAGTTAATATCCTCAAACGCATGAAAACGGCAGTGCTCCAATGCGACGCGGGTATCATGCCACAATTCGTTGATGAAATTCCGATGACCGAGTATCTTGGGGGCAGATGGTCGTCATTTTTACCGGGCCTGACGGCCGAGTTCATGCTGGTGCATTACGTCTTTAACATGGCCGACTCCATATTCCGTGAACTCGATCCTGCAACGAGGTGCCGTTATATCCGGACCAGTGTTTCGGTCTTGATGCGTTACGCTGACTCTCGAAAGTCCTTAGTGGACTATATCGACGACCTGGGTTACCCGTCTCTCCTGAGGGTGCCTGAGGGTACCTTCTACGAAGCATTCATGAAAAGAGAGCATCCACTTGGTTGAAAAATAATGAACGTCACTGAATATGAGGCTAGGGTTCGGGAAGTCGAAGGGATCTGGATCGTCATCAGAGCCCCCAGGGAAGCAAAAATCGAAGGTCCCGGATACCACTTCGAAAAGGCCATCGGTGGCAAGACCACCGTCAGTAGTTGGGTCCGAACACGTATCAAAGGGACGTGTCCTTTTGAGGTCGTGATCATCTCACCGGACGAGAGTGTCCCTCTTAATCCGCGTACGCATGTCAAAAGCTTGCGTATACCCGAGGTGATGAAGCGTTAAATACAACCTTTGTTAAGTTCTCTTCTACCATCAAACCGTTAAGGGGTAAAAAATGATTTCGGTATTTGCACGTACTATGGAAGATGTCAGCATGGGTCCGGCATTCTTCGGATCCTTCGTCGGGATGTTTTCGGGTCTCAAGGATGATAACGAAACCCATATCGAGCCTATGGAGTTCAAGGCTCGTCTGACTTCGGTCATGAACACCTTCGCCATGCGCTACGGCTATTCCGGGGACTACAACCTCACCCTCGTTGACAGTGATGCGCCGACGGTCATAACCTCCATCAATGTATCGATGGCGAGTACTCTGGAAGGCGACATCGTGACGTACAACGATACGGATATCGTACCGGAACGTTTCGATGTGATCATTCCGAAAGTCAAGACCGGCAATATCTTGAGCGATCTGAACGCACCCATCGTGACCTGCATTGCGATCAGAACAGCGCTGATCGACGGGTACATCCCGGACAACGTCTAACCATCAGGGGGCTCACGCCCCCTATTTAACTCACTCAGGGAAAGTAAAAACAATCATGCCCTTTTTCCATCCGAACTTCTTCATGCTCTTGATGTGGCTCGTCTTTGGACATTACCTGGCGGACTTCCCGTTGCAAGGGTACTTCCTCGAAAAAGCCAAGAACCCTTCGACTGTTGAAGGTAAAGACATCTGGCCGCACGCCCTCTTCGCACACTGCATGATCCATGCGGGGTTCGTTCTGCTCTTCACCGGGAGCATCATCGCGATGGTCGTTCAGATCCTGACCCATGGGATCACCGACTACTGGAAGATAAAAAACAAGTTGTCCTTCGGGTTCGATCAATACGTGCATCTGCTCGTCATGATCGGTACCGCGTTGATCGTGAGCGTCTTCAGTGCGCTAGGTGTCCCGATCATTTAAAAAGCCGTCTTTAAAAATGTTGTGTTAGATATTCTTAATAACAAGGAACCGATCATGGGCGGTTTTCCGAATAGCAAGTTACTCGAAGCGGTAGGTAAGCATCCGTTTTATCGCCGCTGGATCTGCATGCACGGTCGTTGCTATAGTCCGCGCAATGAACAGTATCGACGCTACGGTGCCAAAGGGGTACGCGTCGAATGGGAGTGGTCCCGGAATAACTATCTGGGATTTGCCAACTACATGCAGTGGATCGAAAAGGAATTGAATCAATTAGGCTGGACCCCTGGCTCCACGTTTGAAGTCGGTCGTAAGGATCCGAAAGGGAATTTCTCACCTGACAACTGCATCATTCGTTTGTCGCATATCGAGACACAACAAAGTGCTAGCCGTTGTGTACTGACATTCGACAAGGTCGTTGAAATCAGACAATACGCTCGTGTCCATCCCATGACCTCGCTCAAAGAACTGGCGGCTCTGTTTTCCCTCAAATACAGAACGCTCGTTTCGGCCCTCAATAGTCAACACTGGGCGAATGTGGACGCGGTCGAACCGAGGGTATTACTCAAAGAAGAACGTAAAAAGGAATCCAACAATGCTATCGCTTGCTAACCTGTTTCCGACTGAAGCGGAAATCCAAGAGAGTAAGAAAAGCTCTCGCACCAATTCAGCCACGCGTGACCGTCGCAGTCTGCACCCGCATTATCATCGGTGGTCACGTATGCATGCCAGTTGCTACAATCAAGGTTCTGAAATGTACCATGCGGTCGGCGCGCATGGGATCGAAGTCGAATGGGAGTGGCACAAGGACAACCCCGAAGGCTTTGCCAACTTCGCTCGCTGGATCACCGAAGCCGTCGATGAATGGGAGAAAGCCACCTTCGGGAAAGTCTTCTCTCTTCGCCGTCGTAATACGGATCTGGACTTTGGTCCGGAGAACTGCTTTGTCGGCGATCTCCACGATGCGAGTACGTACACGGTTAGGAAAAAGCTTGATGGCAAGAAAGTCCTCGAGTTTCGACAGTACGCCATGAACCATACGCGCGCTGAACTCGTTCAGAAAGCCAAGGATGAGGGCTACAGCGCCGCCACTGTCGTCGTTGCTGTAAAAGGTCGTACCTGGAAACACCTGAATACCAAACTCTAAATAAGAAGCGATACCATGAAGAACAAAAAAGTCACGACGCGTTTCAAAGCGAAGCAACAGTATGTCAATCAATTGAGGGCGCTCATTGATTACGCTCAATCGCGTGGATTAAACGTGGTGGTGACACCGCGTTGATCATACCCTCCTACTCCCGTGAGGGAGTAGGAGGAGTGGCTTCTTTTTTCTTTTTTATCTCATTGTAAAAAACTTCAAATATATATTACTAACGTGAGCATAGGCTCGTGCTCATAAAGCTAAATAAGCACACGACATCTTTATTCTTATGTTCTCTGTTTTCAATGACACTAAAAAAGGAGCCTGTATGGAAGCAAAACACATTCATCACACCCGTGGTGTGTACCCCAATGGCGATATCGTCGATAATGGCGTGGCCGACTTTGACCTCGCTGGCAACATCGAGTACAACCGCTCCATGCGTCCTGCACGAGCGTACTTTGTCGATGGCAAATGCGTATGGCCGGGTCATCTGCCTCTGGAAAAGATCGCTGAGATCGAGTTCTTCTTGACCAACAACCCGGTCGAGGTGACTTCGGTCACGTATCCGTATCGGTAATGTGACTATCTGGGGGCGTAAATGAATACACCTGTGAAGTACCCCAAATACATCATCCTCGAGATTCCTAACGTCTTCGATATGCTCTACAACGTCCTGCCTGATGAGGTGGCGCGAGAAGCGATCGTGGACGATTGTATCGATGGTGTCATGACCGCCCTCGTAAATAAAAACTTAGCAACATCAGCTATGATGGACCAATCGATCAGAATGAAAGATCGGTATGGTCGTGCCTACAGTGCTCAAGTCGGTGAGGCGGTAGCGAGAGCGGTGATGGAGGCAGGGTTTGCTTTTTATTCCGAGCTGGTGAGATTGGGCGTCTACCATCTCGCTGGAAGTCATGACTATGTCTACTCGTGTCGTTTCGATACCAAGACGTTCACTCTGATGCATTGGGGCAAGAATAATGAGTTACGATGAAGAAATGAAAAAAATAAAAGGCCCGGCTTATCTCGTTCTGGATATCGAACCGATTGTCCGACAGCCATGGGTCGCGTTTGAAATATTGCTCGGGGAAAAGTATACCCTCAACATGACGAGTCTCTTGACTCGGATCTTTGATGGACTGGTCTGTAAACGAAATTGGCCAGATGCGCTAGATGACATGATTGAGGGCGTTCGTTCTCAGCTTGCGAAACCCCCCGAGGATACAAACGGTGTCGATCACAAGCCCACTGCGGACATTGAAGAAATCGCCCTCTTTATTCATGAGGTCGCCGAGAAGGTTTCCGGTCTTTATGACGAGCTGACGTTGCGTGATAAAGAGGGGTACGCATTCTACCGATTTCATAGTTGGCTTGATTGGAGGACGATCGTCATCCAAAAATATGGTGAGACAGGTGGATTGGGTTGGTACTTTGATAGGGACGCTATCGTATCACTTAAAAAGGATTTGCCATGAAAGTGCGTGTTAAGGGGATCGTCAGCATTGTTTCGTTGAATGATCATGCGGTGGAGTGGGGTGATCGTTTTGAAGCCCAGTTCATCATGTCGCTTACCGGATCACTCGCTGATGAGTCGCTCCGGTCCCCGGCGCTACATCTCGTGAGTATTGTCAAACTGCGCCAGTTATTTTGGGAATATGTGCTGGCAATGGTCGACGGCGGTGCGTTACCCAAATCCGTACTGGATGGCTGGTCAACGACGGTCATCGATGACATGATTGAAATCGAACCGGTCTTCGATACCAGTGGGCCCTCCAACACGTTGCTGAGTGTCATCGCTGTAAAAAAGAAGTCGCATCGAAAAGAAGAACTGGTATTACCGAATTCCATTCCGCTGTATCAATATCCGCTGTATTAAAACGTTCCACTCGTTAACAAGGGTCATGACAAAATGAGCAAAGAAAACAGCATGTTCGAAGACTTCGAAATCAAGCTGCATCAACAGGTTGTCACGTACAACAATGGTTGGCTCAGTAATGCGAATAAGGAGACGTTCGCTAAAATCCTCTCGGTCGCAGCGTATGCGGTCAAGAAGGTCGGTAGTCGATTCCTAGCTGAAGATGCCGATCAGGGCTTTCGAGCCATGACCGATATCATCAACCACCCCAGTATGTCGGATGATGAATCCACGCTGGAGTTTGACCCGGTGTTGTTTAAGCGTATTCAGACCCTCGCTGAAACCTACACCAAAGTAGAGAAACGGCTCACGCCGGAGCTCTTCCAAAGCGCCCAGCATTACGCGGAGCTCGTCCTCGGATGACGCAGACGCAATCAGTAGAACTCGTGTTGTATGAACTCCTGGACCATTGTCGTGATCCAGGTTTCACCGCAACCAGTCTCTCAGCATTTGGAGACTACATCATCATCGCCCTACACGGTATTCGCTTAGTCGGCGGACGGCGACACAGTGATACGGCGTTGAATGCCTTTAATCGTGCACGTAAGGCGATTGGGCATTTCAGTGATGAACTGGATATCGTCTTGTTTGGTGAGAAGGAATACGAGGGTTTTCGTGACCTGGCGCTCCTCTTTTCCAAACTGTCGGATCGTTTGACAGATAAACACATTGAACGCTGCCTGGTGTATCTGGAAAGTGTTCGTTAAACAAGGTATAAGAAGATGGAACCTACGGCTTCGGATTACATTGAGAGTATCTTGCTCGCTGACTTCGAGATCGAAGCGCGCTGCACCCCGGAAACTGGCCGGGTAATCATTAAAGATTTGGAAGGGGCTATCATTCAGACGATTCCGATCTACGATGGTGTTTTTAAAGCCCGTCGAGTCATGGAAGCGATGCGCGACACCTGGAGTAGTGTCGTACCGGTGACGGTCGATTATGTACCGTACGATAGCTCGTACAAGTTTGAACCGATGATCGAACCTTTCCACGGGGAACAGATCCGCGAGGTCGACGGTGAGAAAGTCATTTCGTTCGGACTCAGCTCGTACGGGTACGACATCCAGTGCGCTGATGAGTTCAAGGTCTTCACGAACATCAACAGCGCTATCGTCGACCCGAAGAACTTCGATCCGACCTCTTTCGTGGAAGTGTCCGGGAAAGGCTACTGCATCATCCCGCCGAACTCGTTTGCTCTGGCACGAACGGTGGAGTACTTCCGTATCCCTCGGAATATCTTGACGATTTGCCTCGGCAAGTCGACATACGCACGATGCGGTATCATCGTGAACGTCACGCCGTTCGAACCGGAATGGGAAGGATATGTCACGCTGGAGTTCTCCAACACGACACCGCTCCCGGCAAAGATCTACGCCAACGAAGGCGTAGCACAGGTGGTCTTCCTGCGCGGTAATCCGTGCCGAACCAGTTACAAGGATCGTGGCGGGAAGTATCAAGGTCAGACCGGCGTCACCACTGCACGTTTGTAATCCGCCCTCTTAGGACTACGGGATTTCCCGTAGTCCTCTATGCCATCTACATTAGAAAGAAGCAAAATGAACGCACCTGAATCGACGATTGAGTTTCCGGCTGAACTCCTGGAAAAACGTCTGGGCACGGTCAGTCACGGATCCTACGTAGTCGACATCTTCAAGAAGACGGATGTCATCGATTGCATACGGAAGGTCGGTTTGTCGGCAAGCTACTTGCTTGATTATAAGGTTATGGTTGGCTGCACTCAGCGCGCTGCAACCGAGCAAAAAATCGACCTGGTATTGTACACGAAGGGGATGACCGGAATTTCTTTCAGCAATGAACATTTATTCAAGGCGCTCGACCTCAAGATCAAAGAGTTCATAAATGAAAAAGGTCTTCTTATTCTGCCGCGTCCGATTGATCAAAATCTATTTGAAATGTCAAGTTTCCGGCACCGTCCCGATTTCGATATTTCGATCCGTACCGGTCCTCAGCCGGGCTTGGTGGTTCGCTGCCCGGGTAGCCTGGTATGCACCATCAAAAAAGAATCGTCGGATGCCGCCAAATACCCTGGGCATATTGAAATATTTAGTGGAAAAATAGGGCCTGATGCCGTACTGATCGGCGTCAATTGGCTCCCTCTTCACTGGATTCCCGGGCTTGAAGGATTAGTCACCGCTGAGGCCGTGGAAAGTCTCATCAATGCGACGCTGGTCAAAGCCTTTTCAGTATTGTCTGACATGTCTTCGCTCACCGTCACGGATGTCAAGCCGTTTGAACGCGAACCTGTAGAACGCGAACCTTCCGAATGGTTCGAACGGGAATAACGGGGCTCGGCTAATAAAAAGAAACACGGGGACGTAATTCTTTGATTCAGAACTCAATGATGAGAGGAATGTATGAATGCCATCGAACTCGTGTTTCCTTCTGAACCCGTGGAGTATATGGCGGAGCATTATGAATCCGCACATCCCGACTGGAAACGTTTCCGTGACTACCAGTTGCGGGAATACTGCAAACTGAAACCGGCCCCGCATCCGAGTCAGTACGACGATATGCAGGTATGGCGATATTTGCATATCCAATGGATGACGGAATGGAAAAAGCACGTCGTTGAACTCTTCATGACGTATGCGAACGCAGAAGTCGTGGAGGCTACCTCGGCGGCTGAAAACATGGTCCATGTCCGTCTGAAAAGCGGAGTCTGTTACTTTTTAAGGTGAAAAAAGATGTACAGTGATCCATGCATTCAAGGGAAATACGTCACCGGATCGATTGACGGGGAAAACCTCATCGCTCTGGTCTTTCCTCGTAGTGTCAGCCATTACGACATAGCGTCTTTCTTCCGGGGTCGTGATGCGGTATCCGCGGGTTTCCTGATGATTGACAAGTCGACGTTCGAAGTCAGTGTCTTCGGTGCGTCTGACAGCCTGGGGATCCCTAGTGATCCTGAACGCGATCTTCCTCTGGTACAGAAAGCACTCGGGTTACTGGGTGATGTTACGAAAGCACTCCAATGAGCGACCCGACTATTTTCGTGACGTTCCTGAAAGAGGACGGAACGATTCTCGAATCCGGAATCGAGTGTCTGGATGTCGCCGAACAATGGGGCACGACGGGTGTCCCTCGTTTGGTATCGAGGCTGGATGATCCATCTGTGCTGGCGAAAGCCGTACCGAATACCGACGCCGTCATTACAGACCCGTATGTGACGACGCAATGGGTGCGCTGGGGGCACTTCCCGTTGGAACCCCAGAAGAACAAGTCCTTCAAGGTTGCCGTGGAGGAGTTGGGTTTTCTAACCTCGTAACGAGGAGAACGAAAATGCCTAGCAAATCGGAAAAGCAGCACAAGTTCATGGAGATCGCCGCTCATGATAAAGAGTTCGCTGATGCCCATGGAATTGACCAGAAGGTCGCACGTGAGTTTATCGAAGCAGACAAAAAGAAAAAGGAAAGCGAAAGCTCGTCCAGTCCTGCCTCGGAATCCCACAGCGAAGGGTTATCAATCCCTACTCAACCTCCGGAAGGGTGGATGGAATGGCATTGATGACGCATAGGACCATCATGGCGGTGAGAGTATCGTGTCTCCGCGCAAAGCAAGACAAAGAACGCCAAGAGCTCGCGAACACACATCGTTTCGAACTGGAAGAACTCCAGCGAGAATGCGGTGAACAAGGGCATGATTTCAAATACGCCCAAGTCGCAGGTGAGGGAAGGTATTGTACGATCTGTGCATACCACACCTACAAAGCGGACTGATTTTTTACATCAGTTGGCTTTACTATGTCCAAACTCCACACAACGAAAGAAAGAAAACACCCATGCAAGTACACGTACCCCTCAAACAAAAATTCGAAGCCCTGGAAGTCGAGCTGGACGCCCTGATTAGGGTCCGGAACATCGCGGACGACCTCGGCGCCCTCGACGAACAGATTTCCAGCACGATCAAAGAACGTGCCAAAGAAATCGTCAAGACCATCCTGGGCACCGGCGACGAGCAAACCGCTGACGCCGAACCGGATACCCCGAAACGACAAGTATACCGCATCCTGATCGATGAATCCGATCCGAACCCGCTCAAGTCGATCGAATTCGCTCTCGTTCGCTACCTCGGCCAAGGGAATGGCGTGATCCCGTCCACGATCGAAATTGATCGTGGGTAGTAGGTCCGGCGAGTGGTTTTTTACACAGCTACGCAATGATGTGCACAGACACAAGGCTACGCTTCTGATGAGTTCCGGCCACGTATAAAGGAACGAAACGCCATCGTATCTGGTGGCGTCAAGCGCCGCGCGCCATTTTGCCCGAGATGCGGCGGTGGCAGCGGCAAATGAGACCTCACGATGTATCATCAGAGGTGTCGGAGTGGTTTGTAGCGAGACCGCTTCTGACTTAATCGTACGCTCGTGGGCGCTATCCCCGAGAAGTTGTTTTCTACACGAGTCTGGCCATCGGGTCCGTTGCCGCACCCGAATAGCTTGGCTTTAGGAAGCAGCCTGTTGCATCGTATCGATCCAGATGGCCAGTGGAGGAATACGATGCAATGGAGTGCCTCTTTACGTGATACTACGGGAGCAGCCTTCGGGCTGCTCCTTATGACCCATCCATACTTTTTATTTGGAACACTGAATGACACTCGATATGAATGAAATCTGGAAACCCGCATATGGGAGTGAAGGAATTTACGAAATCTCCAACTTAGGGAACTTCCGTTCAAAGGAACACATCGGTCGACACGGGCAGATGCTCCCCGGTAAAATACTCAAGGTGACGTATGACACCCAGGGTTATCCTGGTGTAAGCCTCTGCATCGATGGTGTCTATCGTCGCAAGATGCTCTATGCTCTGATGTTGTCGACGTTTGTCAGGCCGCCCGTGAAAGGTGAGGTCGGAACCATCGTTGATCTGGACCAGCCGATCACGCTCGATAATCTGACATGGCGACTAGGTCGGACTTGTCCCAAAGACTATTGCAAACGAGGACATCGTTTGCGTATGCCTAAAGGGAATCAGACGCGCCGATATTGCCCCTATTGCCGGTCGATCACCCGACAGGCTCTCAGAGCCAAAAGAAAGAAAGAACTCGAACATGCATCAACACCTCCTCTCCAGACATCTCAATCCTGACGATTACCCTGGATTGACAGTGACGGATGTGGATGCAACCTTTTTGGTTTGGAATCTATCGGGACAATTGATTGGTTTCCAGGTTTACAACCCGTCCTATCCAAAACACAATCCCGACAACCCTAAATTGGCGAAATACTACACCTACCTCTCTCGGTATCGATGGCATAATGTTGAGCTCGGTATGTGGGGTCTTGAAACGTACGATCCGAAAAAGCCCTTATTTGTTCAGGAGGGGATATTCGATGCAAATCGGCTAAAACGGCTGGGCTATAACGCTGTTGCCGTATTTGGGGCAGACCCTCTAAACCTCACCCAATGGTTTAGAGCGATTCCTAACCGCACGCTCTCTATGTGCGACGGGGATGCAGGGGGTTTTCTACTAGCGCACCACGTTGATCGATTCCATATCTTGCCACCGGGGATGGATGTCGACGACTTAACAGATGATCAAATTGTGGCGATTGCGGATCGCTTAGTAAAGAAAGGAAATGACATGTTGCGTTTTGGTGAGGCACCGTATCTCGAGTGCAGCAGTAAAGGGGATCGTCGACTCAGCGCGTTTTACGCACGGGTCAAGAAGTATGGGAATATGTCGATCGAAACACTCTATCAGCGCTACAAAGTGTTTGAAGGAGGTCAGACCGGACTCTCTTGGCAAGAAGCCAAAGGAAAATGCCCGATCAATATCCAGGAATGCCGGAAGTATTACGAGCATCTTTGGATACTCTACATCTACGAAAACCCCGAACTCCAAGAAATTCTGAAAAAAGCAACCGGCTTCTCGGATGTCTTTGGTCAGAAAGGTCATGCGTGTCAGGCCGAAGAACTCTGGAGGATTCGTGAACGCCTCTTGCAGGCTGAGCAGTTTAATGAAGCGTTCTTGGTGGAACCCTTCCGCGATCGTGACTATTTGAATGCCTGGTCACACCCTTAAAAAGGACGGAAAATGAATATCGTATCCTTTCTGATGATTTGTCTCGGGATCAGCGACGCCCTGCTGATCTACGTCATCTACAAATCGTTCAAGAATGCAGCGCGGATCGAGAGCATCAAGTTGAATTCTCGGGCTGCCTTTATCGCCATGATGGACCAAGTAGAACGGCTCGGCGGAAACATTCAGCAGTTTGAACTATTTGGGCGGCGGTACTTAGTCATCCGCGATGATGACATGAAGACGGTTGCGTGCTTTATTCGAACCCGTGAAGGATGGCGAGTTCACGGGGATGAGCGAGATGGTGATTGGTACACCATTTTGCATCTCCTGGGTGCATCACCCCTGCACGAACTGAAAGGTGTATTCGAAATAAAGAATGAAGGTGATCCACCCTTTCCTAAAAGTGTCGTAAAACTGGAAAGTGACGACTCCTGATCTCAGTCTAGAGGAGGCCTTCGGGTCTCCTCTATGACGCCTCTTTCTTTTTTTATTTGTCGGTGTTCTTCTATGAAACCATCAAGGGGGCAACATGAGTACACCACTTTCTTTCATGCAATCCTTCTACGCACTCACTAAATCCAACCCGATGTTATCGGGGGCTATCGGGATCTGGATCGGTGGTATTTTGACCTGGGCTCTGCGTAGCGTACCGAATCAACTGGGACGCACGATCTTCAAAGCCTGTACGTCCACGATCATGCTCAATAATTCGACCTCGGAGTTTGAACGTGAGTTCAAGGAATTCAACATATGGGTCAAAGACAAAACGTTGCTAGCGTTGAGTCGTGAATTCTTTTTCAAAGGAGACTATGGTCTCGAAGAAGGTATCTTGGTGCCCGGATACGGCACGCACTTCTTCTTTTACAAAAAACGATTCTTCTGGGTCGTCAATTCACGTCTAGCTTCGACAGGGACGGAAAAAGAAAAGATGGAAAGTGTCATTTACTGCCTGACACGATCGAAGAAAGTCATGGAGGACTTGACAAAGGCTTTCCGGTGGCGATATGCGAAAGATCTCTCCTATGTGCACACCAATGAAGGCTATAATTTCGCGGCTGCTGTCGGTGCTCCTAAGCGACCACTATCGACCATTGTGACACGGGACACCACTAAAGAAGACATCGTCAAGCTGATCGAAGAATTCTACGCCAGTGAATCCTGGTATCGGCTTCGGGGGATTCCGTACAAGCTCGTCATCCTTTTATACGGTGTTCCAGGAACCGGTAAGACGTCGTTGATCAAAAGTATCGCAGGGCACTTCGATCGATCCGTGTACGCGGTCAATCTGAATACCTGCTCGGACACCATGTTCCCGAAACTGATGACCATGGCGTATGGCGGTATCGTGGCTATTGAAGATTTTGACTCTTGCCCCGCTACCCACAAGAACGGAGCCCAAGTTAAAATTCCAGCTGTTCATAACCCTGATAGTGATGCGATCACGACCTACGATCCTTACGGGAAAGAATCGGTCAGGAGCTTATTCGACGATGGCGTTTCGTTAACGACAATTTTGAATACGCTGGATGGTGTCCAAGAACTCAATCGAACAGTGATCTTTCTCACCACCAATCGAAAAGAAATCATCGCTGACAATATCTTGCGGGATGGTCGATGCGACCATCAGTTCGAAATCCTGCCTCTGGATGATGAAGCGATTCGTCGTTACATCGATCTGGTATTTCCGGGCTGCGTTGTTCCTGAGGGTGCGGTTTTTGAAGACTGCCCTGGAAGCACCTTGCAAGCCAAATTCATGAAGCATCGAAATGACCCTGCTGCCTTCATCGGGGAACTCGTGACGAAAGGATCAACATGAAATTGTTTGGTATCGATACGGATCGTTTCAAAATGATCCTGTATAAAGTCATCAACGACTGCGCCACGACTATGCATGGGGATTACGATCCTGCACGGGTCGTAGGGTATCCGTTTTGCATTGCTGTCGCACTATTGTTTATCTTCGGGACGGTGTATAGCACCCTGAAGACTGGGAGCTTCAACTACGTTGGTTTTGCTGCTGGTGCAACAGGATCGTCCAGTGTGATCCTGAGTGTCAGTGCAGCCGTCGCTGTCAAGAGCCATACGGAGCGGTAGTCTAGAATATTTCAAACCTACATTACTTGATTGAACACTAAAACCTATCAGAGGGAGGGGTCATTGACCCCTCCCTCTGAGCCGATACTTCATTAATAAGGATGGGTTATCATGCGGTTTATCGATACGGAATTTCTGAATGTGGAATTGGTGCGTATACCGGATGTGTTTTACCCGTTGAAAGCACACCTGGATGAATTCGTGCTGGCGGGGTTGGTTCATCAAGTCATGGTGGCACGCGATGATCGAGTTAAAGCACGTCATATTGACGAGCGGGATTTGATCCGTGGGATCTATCGTGTCAAAGAGTCGCTCCTCTTTGGCAAAAAACTCGTACTCGAGGTCTTCGTTATCAACGACACGGTAGATGAACAAGACGTCCTGGCTGAATTTGAATTCTTTCTGGATGACCGCAAAGCCCTCAGGAGCGTCTCTGGTGTAACGGAGTACACTGACATCAGAGGGGTCGTTACGTTGCAGTCTATCCTCATTAACGCTCGACTACGAGTGGTTCTGAAGCTGCTTTCGGTCGAAGATCGAATTGGTTTAACAAAGGTAGTGGAAGAACTCCATGAAGTTGAGGCCCGTGCTCGTAAACATAACGAGCCTCTTCCGAAGTATGACCTGATCGCATCCGATCAAGGCATCACCATTTTCTTGCATCAGAGATCGACTAACTTAGGGAATTCGTTATGCCTATTGGAACTGCCATCGCGGTAACAACCACTGTTATCGCGACTCAGGCTGCTATCGATGCAGAAAAAGCCCACAAGGCAGCATGTATAAGCACGATCGCAAACTACCACAATCCAAAGCCGTCTGTCGAAGAAATGAGAGGGTACAGCGAATGTGTGAACTATTTGTATCCTGTTCCGAATAGCGCCCGTTCAAATCACATCGTAGCGGGGATCTACATCGCGATCATTCTTGCATTCGTTGTGATTACGTGTATCCACCACAAAAGAACGGAAGTTCCGCAAAAGGATTGGGTGTATTCGTCTATTATTGGCCTTCTACTGACTGTAGTGCTCTCTGTAGCGGCAGTGATCTTTCTGTATATTACTAGTCTCCTCTTGTCCTGAAAGAAAACAATGACGATCAAACTCTTTCCGGACGGTCGCAGCGACCGATAAGAACATCGGCACACCAATTAAAATAAGGAAACCAAGAAATGGATCCTATCCACACTGGTCCGGCGGGTCTCTGGCTATTCAGCTGGTATCGGCGTCATAAACGAGGCATCGTCGCCTACTGGAAAACAGGAATGACAGACCTGCCCGCTGAGCACCTCAAGGCGACCCTGTCCCTCATCGAAGAACTGACTCACTTCGAGCGATATCTGAGAGGTCGGCAGGACGCGATTCAGGCAGCTATTTTGGGGGCGCCGATCGATTACTTCTACCGGATTGAAAACCTGACGGAAAAGTTGCTGATCCGCCTGCTCCAACCGGAAGTCGTCGAAGCAGTAATAGCCCTTTCGAAAGAAACGGATTGTCCTCTCAAAGTGGCGTTCGAAGACCTTCTGACAATGCCTGCGGTGACATCGGTTCTTCTTCTCAATATCACGAAGAAATCACTCCTCGGTAAACATCAAGAAAAAAGAGGCCCTCTCGGGACCTGGGAAACCCGCACAAAGTCCGAACATGGTTGGTACGCGATCAGCCGAGATATCAATTGGGCGTCTGTGCTGGTGATGCTCTTCCCTCGTGATCACGATATCCTGGTGAAGTACCATGAAGTGGCGTTGAAGATCGAGACCTTTCTCCCTACCAAACTGAATATGCGGCTATTCGAACAGTTTGAGCGAATCCACCACGCGATAGAAGAAATGGAGCGTGAGATTGACGACTATCTCAGTTGCCGTGAAAACTATCCGTCTGATCAAGAGGTCGAGGAAGCTGAGATCAACTACGTGGTGCAAGCCGCACGCTCGTCGTACAACTCCATCCGTAAAGACCTGGACCTGGTCAAAGCGCATAAGGCTGAATACTTTGCTGAACTGCATCGGTTGTTCAGCTAAGCCAATTTAAACAGCGAGGCGAAATGGTTTGTGTAGCCCTTTCGCCTCGTATCTTTTCATCATCAATAAGGGGATGTAAGAATGTCCGAAGGACAACGGAATCAAGAAGAATCGTTCGAAACCCTCATGAAGCGTCCGGACGTGCAGCGTGCTATCGTCGCGAAAGACATCGATCAACCCAAGAAGAAACCGCGTGTTGATCACACTCCTTCGCCGGCGGCGCTGAACAAGCTCGTGGAACGGTTCAAAAAGGACTGACCATGGCCAAACCTTTCAAACACAACGAAGACCCGATCTTCAACCTCTTCCGCGAACAGATGCAGAAGCAGCTCGACGCCTGCATGCATCTCTCTGGCGGGCGCCTTTACTACGTCGAACTCCCGAAATGGTTGCCGCGCGAGGGGCAACCTCACAAAACGGTCGATCTATTCGATACGTTCTTAGCCAACCTTCCGGAAGATGTCCGTCAGCAGCACAACTGCAATCGCTGCCGGCGCTTCGTGAAGAAGTACGGACACATCGTGGGGTTGTTGCCGACAGGCGAACTCATACCGGCGATCTGGCCATCGATGCAAACACTCAAGGAGGCATCTGCTGACCTCGAGCGTTACAAGGGATCTGACGTGATCGCGTCATTCCTCAAGGATAGTCAGATTCTGAAACCGGTCTATTCGACCAAAGCCGTTTGGAACGGCCGAGGCCTGAAAGACAACCGAATCGATGAACACTGCTTCCACGTCACGCCGTTGGAATTGAATCTGGATTGGCTCGTTCTCGGTCCGGATCACGATCCCAACGTCCCGAAGCAGATCGCAGCGGCTGAACAAGAATGGCGAGCACAGGTTCACGCGTGGTTTGTGCATATCAGCACACCTCTGCCGGTGCTGACCAAGTACATCAGCTACCTGGAAACACATCCGGATGATCCGGCTTTCGATGACCTCTTCTTCTATCAAAAGTTGAAAGCGGTGAAGATCGGTATGCAAATGGTTACGCGTGCCGCTCAGTTTTCCCGTGTCTCCATTGCGGCGTTGAACGCGCTCTCTATCGCCTACAGTCCGTTGGCCTTCAAGCCCATTCCGGCAACATGGAAAGAACCGGGTTGGCCTGTTAAACTTCTGGAATGATCACCATGGTCTTTTCTGATGTTATCGGGTACATCGATCAAGTGGTCAGATGCCTGCTCATGATCGACATCAGTGTCAGTGCTGTACTTTGGGTGCTGACACTGGGTTCATTGCTCTTTCTCCGGTGTGATTGGATCTGCTTTGTTGCGGTACGGGCTTTCGTTCGGAAAGTTCAAGTTCGCAATAGCCGGTTTCACATCAACACCAAAACGGGCGACTTCGTGAGGGAAAGCACAGAAATCATCAAGATGTTGTTACTGGCGGGCTTCCTTGCGTTGATCACGAGGCACTTTCCTATTGCTGGGTACGCCCTCGTCGCCGTCCTCGTTCGAATGCTAGTCGACGCTATACTCGACACCTTTATCAAACTCGCGTAACACCAAATCAAGGAATGAAAAAAATGGGTCAAGCCAAACTCCGCGGTTCGTTCGAACATCGCAAAGAACAAGCTGCTGCTCTGAAAACGGTCACCGAAGCCGGTGAAGCACCGGTCACTGTCAATCCCCGTGCTGGTCTGTCCCGCATGACTCAGCGCGGCATGATCGCTGTCATGGCCATGCAAAAGGCCTTCGCTTCGGCTGAAAAGCTTCCGGTCGATCCGCTCTTCGCCAAAGCCGAAAAGATTGATGACCCCGAAATCGCTGTGTCGGTACCGACCGATACTGAAATCTCCGAAGATCTGATTCGTGCAACCCTGGCCAACGGCGGCGTCGTTCCGACTGACTTCCAAGTCGGCAAGGAAATCTTCATCCCGGCTGAAGAAGGTGCAGACCGTGCGGCTGCTCTGCAAGCCCTGGAAGATGAAATGCGTAAAAAGCTCGATGACGCTGAAGATCGGTTCGACCAAGAGTCGACGCCGGAAGCCGAAGAAAAGTCCACTGACCCGGTCTAAGTCTGCATGGCGACTTTCCTAATCGCCAAGAAGGCTGAACAGAGAAGGGATGTTTTACGGCAGTACCTCTCGAAGAACAAAGGACGTCAATTCTTTTCTGATGAACTGTGTTTGTTCTTGGGGTACGATCGCCCTTCTGCATTATGGTCCGACCTATCGGCCATGGTTGATCAGGGTGTCGTGGTCCGGACACCGGCGGTTCATGTGAAACATTGCAAGAACCCGGAAGGTAAACCGTACGTTCGAAAAATGAAGTATCAGTATTCGATAAAGACACCTTGACATCACACGAGCTCTGAGGCGTTTGCCTCAGAGCTCTATAACAGCTGAAAGAAAATAATGAGTACGCACAGACAAGTACAAGCCCGACGTTTTGCCCTCTATACTTTCCTGAAAGAGAACAGCGACGAGAGTTTTACGGCCCGGTTCCTGGGTGAAAAGTTCTACATGAAATCTTCGACACCGACCAGTACGGCGCAAAGTGATCTCAACGCCATGTTGAAGATTGGTTGTATCAGCCGGCTCCATGAACCGGCAACCGTTATTCGTCCGCATACTTGGGCTTCGCGCGGTGAACGTCGATTTACATCCCGGTATAAATACACGATCAATAAAGCGTTTGAAGAAGAGAATGACGACTTCTTCAAGCTCTTCAAGTAATCGGGCATCATTGATTTATTTTTTATTTCCTTTCAGAGGAGATAGACCAGGGAGTATACAAAAATGAAATACCTGAACCGTGTATTGGACAAAAGAATCGCCATAGACGCCCTCCTGAAGGCTTTGGGAGCGACTTCTCTCAACACTGGTGTGTGGCGTACTGCCATGAAGTATCACTTCCTGAGCATCGTCTGGGACACGATGCATTACTCCCCCAAGAGTAATTGGGTCCTCGATCAAACCACGACGCATAAAGCTGAAACAGCAGAATTGATGGAGAAGCATTACAACGAGGGGAAGTTTGATTCTCTCGTCTTCTCTATCGAAGTCGTTCGAGAAGCCAAGCGTTCAGGGGAAGAGGGAATCGTGCGGGTGACGGTGCATTCGGGTGCAGCACCGGTAGGATGGGTAGACTTTCGAACACTCATTCGGAACGGGGAAGTCAAGCTCAAAGAAATCTCACAGTGCGGTCGGATGATTGACAAACCGACTGTCAAAGTTGAAGAAGAGACTTTTGCAGACATCATGGGTCGGATGTATTCGATGTAACCTAGAATATTTCAAGAATATATAATTGGAATGACATTGCGTAGTCATCCGCATCATTCATTTCTAAGAAAGGATTTACCATGACCAAAACTGAATTGCTTAACCTCTACGATCGTTTCTGCACTCTCTTGAGTATCGAAGTGACCTCGGACGCTATCGTCAGTGGCGAAGCCGCCTGCGTTTTTCATGGTGTTTTGAACGAGGCTACGTGCCTGGAGATTGAGGTCGCCCCGTGCATGTTCGAACACATCCTCAAAATGAACCAGTTCGATCTGGCCGACTATAACGGCCATAAGGTTGTTCAATTTTCGAAAGACATCCGACTTCATCTGACATACCACCCGAACGCCATCATGTCGGAGGATTACGAGCGGGCCATGTGTGATGTGTGGGTCTACTCGCTCAAGACGATCCTGCACCAGCTCCAAGTAATGGGTCGACCCGAAGACAAAGAAGTCATCGAAATCCTTCAAAACCGACTACTTGGGTTATTGGCTGAAGAATGATCCCCATTAATAAAGGAGTACACAAATGTCTATCCAGCGCCTGCGCCCTCAAAAGAAATCAAAAGGACGCTTTCCCCCGGAAGTCTTCAGACGTGGCGACGTCTGGGCTTTCGTTGTCTTCGGCACCAGCATCGGTAGCTTTCTGGGCTGTGTCGATAAAGTCATCCGAATTGATCGGGAGAATTATCTCGTGCAATTCCTTTGGACCCAGAACCACCGAAAAGAAGGGTTTGTATATTTCAAAAACGACCACGAGGCGAGGCAGTCGCAAACCACTACCAACATCCGTTGGGCGACCCGTTTCGTAGGTCGCATGTTGGACTTTCCGGTCCCCGTGAAATTTATCACTCGGATACGTCAGCTCCCTCCGGAAACGTTCGGAACGTATCTCCTGGAGGACTCCACGCGCATCCCTCGAAGTTTTGACAGCTACTGGTATTACGAGGAAACCTTGCTCTGGCGGATGGTGTCGGACTTTATCAAACACAAGCGGCGGGATCTCGATGCGCTCAGTACGCTGCACAGAATTGACTTCGAGCGCCTCTCGGAAAAAGCGAAGGCTGCCGGCCTCTTTGCAAACGACATTTACTGGTCTGGATCGAAAGCCAAAAAGGCCCGCTTCTACCAGTGGCTGAGTCAGAATATCAACCGAATGCTGGTTTCCGAGTCCACACTGGTGAGACTCGAGCGAGAAGATCGTGCTCGTGAAATGCAACTTTATTACACCTATCTGGATCAGCTCGACGAGGAGATATCAAAATGACGACCAAAGAAACCTTTTTCCCGCCTGAAGTCTTTCGCCATGGCGATATCTGGCGTTTCCATGTAGGGCCGACACACTCTCCCCAAGAGCCGTTCCTGGGATGCGTCGCGGGCGTGACAGCAAACGGTGTTGACAGCTATGTTGTCGACTTCATCTGGCGTGAAGCCCCGAACACGGCCGATGCTGACGAAAAAGGACTCGAACAGCTCTTCGATGACTTGTTGGTATCCGACTCCCCCGAAAAACAAACGATCCCGATAGGCTCAGCTGTTAATACGGACTTCGCTGTCGAGTTTGTTGGCCGCTGGGACGGCACCGCGCCCATTGTCAAAAAAATTGTTGGGGACGGTACGATCTTCAATCCGAAACGGGTCGGGGAGCATATCCGTCGGGATGTGATTCCGCTGTTGAGGAATTATGGTCTTGTACGGTACAATGGTCGGCGCTATTCTCAGAGTAAGAAACAATTCGTCGTTTGGTTTCACTCAACGCCGAGTCGAAACGTTCATTACGTGCGTGGCCCGGAAATCTTCGTCGAGACCTATCTTTCACAGGTGACTTTCCGAAACAACCCCGGATTGGTCTGGGACGTTGAAGCTATCGTGGAAACGCTGAAAAAGCTCGGCATCGTGACGATCGAGATGAGGTCATCGCCGGATATACCCGACTTCATGGGCATGACATGTCAAGTGCCCCGATACCGCATCAACAAGAAACGCTTCCGGCGATGGGCGAAGCAGAATGCCAATCGTTTCATCACTCCCAAGAAAGAACTCCTGAAGAAGGAAGCCGAATACTGGGCTTCGGAAAGCGACTTCTTTGACTATTCCGATGATTCCAATGGTGATGAAGCGGGATTCATCGACTTCCCTCCCGTTTGGGGCGGATGCAGTGGCGCGGCTTCCATGCATCCGTTTTCTGGATTGAACCACGACCCGATGGCTCCGTGATTCTTTCAGTTTTAAGACAACCAAACATCGGACGGCTTTCGAGCCGCCCTTTATGATCACATGAAAGAATACCATGAAAACCGAACATGTCGTCCAACTGCATCAACGCCTCCACAACCTGCTTCGCGATGACGGATATTGCGCTTCCGTCATTGACAGCCCGGAAGCAGCTCATCTTCTTAATACGCCATACCCCGAGCGCGAAACTCTCGAAGAGGACATCTCTGTCCTCCCGATCTGGATTAAGTCCTGTTTCTACGATGATCTCCTCAAGTGGGGGTTCATCGAGGAGTCTTTCGACCTCCGCGGAACACCTCACAACGCCGTTATATTCGGTAAGGCGTTGGCTATTTTGAAGGGGCCGGATTTTGAGGAGTCTTGGCCGGATGATTTTAAAACGAAATATATCCATGTCGACCCGTACTACGGTCACGTCAACATCAACTACCGCGTCTTCGAAAACTGACCTCACTCAAGAAAGTCTGTCTATCATGACCAAAGAACAAATTGCCAAACTCTACAAACGCATCTCCAACTTCCTTGATAGCGGCGATACACCGCCGATTATCTACTCACCTTATTTGGTGGACATTTTGCTGGATCGGAGAAACCCGAAGATTCCGGCTGGTCTTCCGTCGGAGAGTCATTTCTGCGCTATGATCAGCGATGCCGTTTATGACGAGCTCCTCGACCTCGGACTTACGCGTATCCCAACAAGTTCGGATATCGGTGATGTTGCTTTCAGCGATAACATCACTTTTCGTCCCGACAGTAGTTTTTATAACAGAGTCCGCCTTGAGGCCAACGCGGTCGCCATACCGGTCACTGATCATCGCGGCCGCGCCATGGTGATCGATGTTCTTTTCTACGATATCTTGAACTAATAGCGTCATACGCCCCAGAGAGCCTAGGCTCTCTGGGGCTATGGCTACTTTCTTTTTTTCTTGGCATTGTCGCCGGTATTGTCAACGATATTCTTCTTGAATGTCGCCAACTGCGCCTTGTACGCTGCCCATTTCTTTCTGGCTTTGGCTTGCGCCTGTGCATCAGCACCGGATTCACTGATCGCTGACTCTGCCCACTTGATACGATGTTGGTGGAGTTCTACGATCGCTGCAATACCCGATAAGAAGTAACGATCCAGTTCGTTAAAGAGATGCAGCATCTTTGTCGAGGTGGAGGCTACCTTAGCGACGGCAGCGTGATAGTGCTTAGCGCGTAACACGCTATCCGCTTCAGCACCATCTTCAAACATCTTACCGGCTTCCAGTTTGGCCGCTGAATCCAGCGATCCAACTTTCTTGGAAAGGCGCTCCGTTACGATCCCGAGTTTATCCCGAATGTCACCTTTCTCTTTACCGATGTCACCGATATTGAGAGCTGTGAGATTGACATTGGCACGATGAACCATTTCATCAATCGTTTCCGGTGTCACGAGGGTCGATTCTGCCTTTGCCAGGGCTTGGACGATACTCGAGTGTAGTGTTTCCACGTGACCATCGATAGCCGATGCATGTGAAGCTAACATCGCATACTCTTTCTCGAGCGCCTCCTGATTATGGTTGACTGTCCGACTGTCCCACGTGTCCACCAGCTGTACGCAATCAGACAACGTCCTCGATAACTTGAGCGTTCTGAGTGTCGCAATCGCCTGATGGTGTGCAACAAAGTACGGGCCATTGATCATGAAGTCGCCATGTTCAGGAGAAGGCTTCAAGAGAACACCATCATGTTCTCCTTTCTGAATCATGGCGTGAGCAGCCGCTCCTATCGAATCATTTGGTTCCCGCATCAAGTCCGAGAGAGGAACCGAGTGCATGGCGATGTCATTCGATTCTTTTTCCAGTTCTTTGATGGCGGTTTCCGATAGGAAATGCGATCCAGGAGAATCTTGCGAATCCCCGCGTATCCATTTCCAGAGCTTTGTGAAGATCGCTACGAGGGCGACCAACCCAGCAATGATAGCGGTCCAGACACCTTTCCCGAGCGCCTCCAGTGCGGCTTGCTGTTTCACTGAGGACGGTACAGAAGAGAAATACGTGTTGAGAAGTGAGTTGTCACCAAAGAGGACTTCGGATTCAAACGCGATCTCTTGCGTCAAACCGCTGTCCCCTTTGATTTCTTTTGACAACTCAACCAAGTGGGTGATCTCTGACTCAAGAACCAGTACCGTATCCCAATCCTGTTTGAGTGAGGTGTCCATTAAGAAAAGACTCCCCGGCGTTTACGTGCAAAGACCTCTTTCAAGCCTTTAATGCCTTCGGAAGACCCTGCTTTGATGTTTTCGACTTCGGTAACTCTCTCAGGAGGAAGATCAGATTTATCCCTGAGGACAGCATTGCAATCACGAATTTGCCACTCGAGCACTTTCATCGTGATTCGAATCGCACCGAGATAAATACGGCTGCACTCGTGATGCGTGAGAATGACATGCCGAAGGAACACCACGATCCGCAGAATGTAATCATTCTCCCTTTGAATAAGGTTTTTGACCCACATTTGACTGGACCGAGTATTCGGTGAATTTTCGTACAAGTCCCCGGCGATATCCTCGTCGATGTGTTTCGACAACGCATGAAGACTATCCTGAAGTTCCTCAAGATTTGTCTTGAGGTGGTCAGAGATCGGAAAATCCCCCGGGTGCGGAAGTTTCGAGCCAAGAGCTTCGAGATTTACCAGAAGTTCTTCGGTGTTGTTGAATTCGGTTTTTGGTCCCGTATAGTTCAGCAACGCATTAATATCTCCGAATGGAGAGGTCGTCTCTGCGAAATTACCGGTTAGTTCCACACCCGTCTCGTTTTTAAACGTGTCGGCTATTTTCAAGAACTCTTCATCGGCATGCTTCTTGAAATCAGCCGGATCGGTTTCTTTGATCTTGCCGACCATTTCCGAGTTAAAAGCCTTGATGCTTTTGATAAAGTCAGAAACAATCGTGTCGAGGGGGCGTTTGAAGATATTTGGTTTTTTCAACGCACCGATTATTTGCGCTGGGTATTCAGACCCCGTCTTATATCCCAACCAAACTTCATGTGCCGCGAGACTACGATAGAATTTTTCCTTGTTGGATTTTAACTCGGCGGTTAAATCCTCCGCTTTCTTTTTGGTTTGTTCCGCGGGTTTTGCTGCTTTTGCGAAAGCAGCATCACGCCGAGAGGTTTCTTCAGGGCCCGCTCCAACGATTGTGTTTTTGGGAGTAGCTCGATTGACGTCTTGAAGACTCTTTTCAGCAGCTTTCCATTCCGCTGGAGTTACCTGGCTAGCCGCCGACGACGACGAAACCCCATCCCCGTTACTACCGCTGCCACCGAAAACCCAGCTGATGAATCGGCCTATCAGCTCGATGACTTTCGAGATAGCGCCCGTCACTGCCGACATAATTCCACCGACAATACCTTCAAGGGCGACACGGTACGATTGTGATTGATCGCCCGTGTAAAACGCGTCGACGACAGTTTCGTTGCCGAGCAGTCTATACGACTCGAGTGCCACCGATTTTTCCAACGTTTGTCTTTGAAGAAGTCGATCTCGAAGTGCCTCCAGAGCTTCTGATTGATGCAGAATTGCCGAAACTTCACTGATGTGTTCATCCGTGATAGGGCATTCTTCGACGATCGTCAGTTCTTCAGCCTCTAACGCCATATGAAGCAAACTCATTGTTGCACTCCTTCTTCGTCTACGCCTAAGACATCCATGAGCTCCTTGCGCTTCTTTTGGATTTTGTCGAGGCAGGTTTTGATTTCGTCGCGATCCACTTTGGGGTTCTTGACGATAATCGAGAGGATTCGGATGATGTATCCGAATGATTTCTTTGTAGCATGGTACGCCAGAATCGAAGAGTCTTGAATGAAAGCAGCGATCTTTACAAGACCTACCACCGATTCCAAGATTTCTTCATGCACGCTCTTGGCCAGATTCAATGCTGCAATCTCGGCAGGCCACGTCGTCTCACCGCTATCACGCCGATTCTTGAAGTGCGTGATATCCCGTTCAATGCGGCGTTGGAAGTCCTCCAGCGTCGCGAGGAGTTTCCGGTCATCCTGACTCACCTGTTCGAACCGCATCGCCTTCCAGAGGTTCTCCAGCTCCGGGAATAGGGTGCTGGGTTTCACAAGGAACCGCTGCAACGAGCTCGTGTTTCGAGATGGCGGGAAGTTGACGTATTTCTTGCTCAGCTTCTCGATCGTTTCTTCGTGACGCCGATACTTCGACTTCAGTTCACCCAGTTCAGATTTCTGCTCCTGAACAAATTCCTCCACGATGTCTTCATCCCGACCGACGTTTCGGGTCTTTTGAAAGACCTCCAACATCCATTTCGTGATGTCCGTATCGACACCTTTCACGTATTCCGGGAAGTGGCCGGCAGAGAACTCACCAATCGCTTCCTTGATGGCAGTATAACGGTGACCGGATGTCAAGAAGTCGACTTCCGGATCAGACAAGGATTCGATGTAGCCTTGGTAGATCGTCTTGAGTTGGTCATCCGGCACCATCCGGAAATCTTCCGTCCCAATCCCGCCACCATTGATACCTTCTTCGACCAGTTTATCGATCGACGCCGGGATAGCTTTCTGTAATTCCTGAGATCCCAGAATATCTTCGACGTGCTTGATCTGTTCGGTCGAACCTTGAAATTCCGAGCTGCTGTGTCGGTGACGTAACCACTTGATCATTTTCACGATCAGAGCAGCCATTGCAGCAAAGATAGCCACCAATCCTGCGGCGATCCCGCCGTTGATGGACTCCAGGGCTGCCTTGTACTTTTCGCTTTGCGTACCCGCTGCAAAGTGCGACGAAAGAAGCGAGTTGCTTCCCAGGACCAACTCCGATTCCAGCGCGAGTTCCGTCGTCAGTCGACCTTCTTGTTTGATCGCATTCGACAACGATCCCAAGTTCTCAAGGGCTTGGTGAAGATCATTGAGCAACGTATGCCCGTCATTCAACCCTTTGAGGATGTAAGTGTTGTGCTTTTTCTCTTCATCTTCTACCGGGAGGTAGTAAACAAACGCCATGGAAGGCGGTATGACCTTGGTGTGAGGATCGCCATTCATTTCTGTCACCATTTGAAGAAGCCTGGCATCTGATCTTCTAGACCCAGGAGGTTGGCACAATGGAGTTTTGCTTCCGTGTATTCGGTTTTACTGATGATGCTATCTTGGTACTCGGCATCATCGGCCCAATGACTGACCTCATTAAAACCAGGACCAGTGACGCAGTGGTAGCCAGGTTCTAATACGAGACGTTTCGAAAAAGAGACCGGGGCATCACTCATGTTCTCGAGGTACAGCTGGATATCGGTCTTTGGACGTTTCCCGGACGTGGCCACCATTCGAATTTCTCGAATGAACATTTTACCGATCACGACCGGTTCATATTCGGCAGTCGCTTGATCGTAAGAGACGAGCCAGTGCTCATCGCTTTCGTCTCCATCGGGGAGCAGTGCTTCCTTCGGACGAATACCGGCTTCAAAAGGAAAACCGTAGATCTTCCAGCCTCCTTTATAGAACTCGTTTTCTTCCTTACCCGTGGAAGGGATGCGAAAGTCAGACGAGAGTGCCTTTGTGTAGCCTATAAAGCACCCTAGGAGCGTTGCTGCGGTACAAATCCGAGGGACAGTCCTATCTTCCTTCAGCATCTGTCTACGACCGATTAACGGGACAAAGCTCTTGATGTCCGTATTGGTCGAAATATGGTAGAGGCGTCCATCAGGGACATCTGCCGGAGTAACAAACTGGATATTGCGTCGTACTAATTCGGAATAGGAACGAGAATGCTCCTTCAAAGTGTCTACGGCAGACATGGGGGGAACCTCTAGTTATCAATGATCATAAAATTGAGATCTGCAAGCATAAAAAGAGGGGCCCGAAGGCGCCCTCTTTCTTAAAAAAGATCTTGAGATCTAATCCGGTGCTTTCTCCGTGATCTGCGCATTGAATTCTTTTTGGGCCACGTCGTTAGCGTACTCTCCTCGTTCGGTCCTGACGGGTTTGAATGTAATGCGCACCCACGGTGTTTTGTTGCCTTTCGAAACACCACGTTCCAGATCACGTTCAGCGGTGAACCCATCCACTTTCCTGAGCGTCATCCCACGACACAACCAAGCGTCTTGGACGATCGTCTTTGTGACGTCCAGTTCAAAGATGATCATGTCGTACGAGAGGTCTTTGGAGAAGTTTGCCATCCGCGTTGTCATGCGCGTAATGGGCTTTCCGAAGGATTCGCAGAACGTAAACGAAGGTTCCGCCATATTGTCAAGATATTCGGGGTTCCCCGGACTGGGTTCGTAATGCGTATTGAACCCCGTAATCTTGATCGCTTGCGTTTCAACCACGGCTTTGAATGCTTGCTTGAAGTTCTCGTGTTCCTCAAGATCTCTGTCACCCTCTCCTACCGGTTCATGTACATCCAGAACCAAGACGTTCAGTTGGGAAGGAACATACGGTGCATTTTTGACCGTGTCTTCAAAATCCATTTTGATTTTTCTGACAGCGGCACTAACTTCAGCCGGAGGCGCCTCGGTTGGAGTGGCTCTGATGGAGATATCGCGGGAAGTGAGTTTGATCGCGTCCATGATGTCGACAAACTTCATGATGGACCGAACCGGACCAAATACATGACCTTCATCGATGTGATACGGGATACCGGGAATACCGATCGAATCTTCGGTCTCTTTTTCGCCAGACTGTTTGTTTTTGAACTTACGCAGAAGTGTTTCAACAAACTTACGAGGCGGCGCCTTACTCAGGTTGTTAGAACTGAACTTCAGGGTTCTTGCTGGCTTCTCGAACTCAGGTATTGTTGATACGCTTTGGAAACTAATGTCCGAACAAAACCATACTCGACCGACGTCCGAATACGTATCATTCGTTTCAATGAACAAGATGTCGTATCGGAGACCGTCTTTCATCGATTCCATCCACTGGATCGTCTCCACTGGGCTGTAGTCTTTGCTGAAACCGACGACCACCTTCGGTTTTACGATCGCCGCATCCGAATCGGGTTCAATACCTCCGGGTGTTAATCCAGAAACTATGACCACCTTTTCTTCAAAGAGAATCCTGATGTCCTCGATGAGCTTCGGTCGTAATACTGCGTCCCAGATATTGAGTTTCCGAACGCCCAACAGAACAACGGCTATTTTCGGGTTGGGTGGAATCATGTTCGTATCGCAAAATTGTACCATTTTTTATTCTCCGTGTCATAGGGGGCAGGGACGGAATGCCCGTCCCTGCCGGCTGCTTTATGCAGCCATTTCCATATCGGTCATCCAGACCGGCTGTTCATTTGCCGCACCACGCGGTCCTGCTCCAGGCTTCCTTCGACTTCTGTCGTGTTTATCGACATCATCCGGTATCGCCGCCACCTTTTCGAATGGCAAGACCGTATAGAGGTGTTCACGAGGTGTCTGTCCCACGACGGTACGATGCTTACCACGCTGCAAGGTCAAGAAAGACAGGTCATTGACAATCTCGATATGCATGTAGATTTCCAGATCGACTTCTTGGTCAAGACGACGGCAACCGTCGTAATATCCCTTGTTGGCAATCTGTTTCACAAACTCGTTGACACCATCGCGGACCAACTGCTTGGCATCCGTCGAAATTTGATGCGGGGTGATCATGCAAATCTTTCGTGCTGAGCAGAAGTTACGGCAGCGTCGGAAGAGATCACGAATGTCCTCACCAATCGTCCCTGTTCGACATCCGGTCGTTGGGAGCATGGCGAGGTAGTCAAGGATCAAGACATGGATCTCGTAGCCCTCGGACTCAATTTCGATGATCTTATTAAAGACATCGTTATAGGTCCACAGACTTGGGTTGATCCGGATCATGCGACTGTGGTAGCCGTTGACTGCCATACGTTCACGCGTATAGGCTGCCATCTCGGCATCCGACATCTGCTCGATCTCTTGAGGTGTGACTTCGACACCTGTCTCGTTCTCCTTCATGTACTTATAAAGGAGGTGCGTGTTTGTGCTGATTTCGTTCTCGAAGGAGAAGAACAGCAACATGGGTTTCTTGGTCGGATCCAGCATCTCCGGTTTGTTATACAGCGCAAACTGCCGGAAGAGGCTGATCATCATCCCTGTTTTGAAGTTGTGTTGCAACGCTGAGACGACGGCGCACTCTCCTCGACGAAATCCCCCACGGATCATTCGATTGAGTGCTTGCCATCCGGTGCGCATGATCCCTGTGCCATCTTCATCTTTTCGGATGACACTGAAAATCTCAGCGATCGAATCATCGTTATCGAAGTCGACTTCCGAAATGATGGCCGGATCATTCGCTCCCGTCACATCACCTTGAAACGGTTCCAGTTGCGTGCAGAGCTCTTGAACAAAGTCTTTCATGTCCGGAATATCATCCGGATTGAATTTCAGCTTGACGCTGGCTTTGCCGATGATTTCTTTGACGGCCTCGTCTCGAAAGTGCTTTTGAATAGCACGACGCAGACTGATACAGGCTTTCTTGATCCCTTGCTCTTCCAGATTAGCTGTGAGACCATCTTTAATAGCATCGTAGAGCGTAGCATCCTCACCTGCGGCGACCTTCACTCGCTGGAGGAGCTCGGTAATCTCGTATTCTGTTTCGTCACCATCTTCGCACATAGCGAGTACGGTTTGCTTCAAGCCTTCTATGGTTTCAGCTTCTGGATCGAGGCCTAGGTTGATCTCGGGTGCTTTGATCTTCCGAGTGACTTCTCGGACGAGACCCACAGAGCGATCATTCTTCGTGGTCAGCTGTGACTCTCTGTACAAGAGAGTGATGCTTTTGACAAGGAGTAATTTCGAATTCATTTTTATTGTCGTCGAAGAGGTGCGTTGATCTTGAGTTTGATTGAGGTATCAAACCACTCTATAGAAGGGATCCCTAGGCAATATTACTATGACAACACGGTCCAGTGCCAGGGTATCGGAAGGTATGCGATTTTAGCTCGGTTCATACATAATGGCAGTGGTAGATAAAAAATATTTCTACTATTTGAGGTAACCACCCGATGGCAGATAAATTGATCCTTTTTATACCGCCCTGGGTCGATGAAGCCCGCAAACGAAGCAAGCTTTCGTGCGAGGATTTACTCGATTATGAGAAAGCCAGACGGTGCCTGTCGAAATTCGATATGGCCTGCTTTCTCAGGCTCCAGCGGAAAATCACGGATATTATAGGCGTCAAGTGCGACGACGTCTTTGAAGACACTCTGTACTGCGCATGGCGGACAGGTGCTGAACGTATCGGTGAGATGGTCGTACTCAACGAGATCGATGAACTCTTGGCTCGCTCCGAAGACGTCGACAACGAGTTCAATGCTCGTCTGTTCCAGGGCAACGGTTACAACACGGCCTACCAAAGTCGTGAGGACGTGCCCGGAGCCTTGTTTATTGATTATGACGCATGTCGTGAATTTGGCATGTTTGTTCTTTATCCTTCGTTCTTCTCAATCAACCCTGGCGACACCGGAGCTCTGCCTATTTCGGAACGTCGTCTGGCGCTCATGAGGAAGATACTGCTGCTACTTACTATGTATCGCCCTTACAATGAGGTTGCGAAGACGAAATGGTTTGACCTCTACCTCCGACTCTTGAATTAAAGCCGGATGTAGTTGTTTTTGAAGCCCCCAAAAGCATCCCTTCAACTGTGCAAGGAAGACAGCAATGAGCATTTTCAAGGAAAAACCCAAAAACGGCCGCAGCCTGGGCGCCCTGGTTCGCAACCTCCGTGATGCGATGAACGGCCAAGGTGGTTCTTTCGTTTCGCAAAAGACCGCAAACAAAGTGCTGTCCGTTTCGTTCGAGAGCCTCAGCGAACCGGATCTGCATGAACTCGAAACCGAAATCAATGGTTTCAACACCGCTCTGGAAAACCTGGTCAACAACTTCGGTGGCGACGACGCCTCCATTCGCGGCCTGAAGCTGACCGCTGCTCAAAAAGAAGCGGCTCGTACCGGTGCCCTGATTTCCGCCGACATGCAAGGCTTCCTGGCTTCGCCGCTGCAACGCGCGCTGCCGGCCATGGAATCCGCGTCCGTGATGCCCGCTTCCGGCGGCCTGGAACGTCGTATCCGTCCGGCTCTCGAAGCCTACGACGAACGTGCCAACAAAGACGCCGTGGTCTACACCACCGCGTACAACATGCAAGCTGCTCGCCAGGACGAGTTCGGTGAAGCCTTCTTCCCGACCGTGACCGTGACCCCCGACCAAGTCGGCTACACCGTGTCCATGAACCTGGTCCAAGTCTACGACGACTTCAAGCGCGACATCTCCGGCGACATCGAACGGAACTTCCGCAAGAAGAACGTCGTGTTTGCGCTGATCGATCCCGATATCCTGAAGAACGACACCACCCGTCTCGTTCCGGTGTATCAGGATTCGTCCGCCAACAAGTTCGTATCTCCGAGCCTGGTTGCTCCGAAGAACATCGTCACCGAAGAAGGCGAAACCGTTTCGACTGCCCCGCTGGCCATCGGCGTCTCGCTGAACCTGCTGGGTCTGTCGCAAACCCCGGCCCTGATCGCCAACGGCCTGCTCGGCCCGCTGGATGCTCTGGACTCCGCTGTCAACATGAGCGCGCTGTACATGAGCTTCACCGGTACCGACAGCACCGGCGCCGCCGTGACCGAAGTCGTGAAGTTCAAGAGCGTCGCCCAAATGACCGGTGCTACCTTCACGTACGCCCCGCAAGCCAACTATCGCCGTATGGTGATGAACTTCAACACCCAGGCTCTGCCGGTGAACTCGAATACCACCCTGATCGATGGTTCGGCTTCCAAGCTCCTGGCTCAGTTCGTTGCTGGCGGCTATTCGGCTCGTCTGGCGGTGATGGTGACGGGTGACCTGAACCTCGAAATCGCCGACTGCACCACGTCGGCTGGCAAGGTGAGCGCGTACGAAATCAAGGATGCTGACGGCAACGTCATGGATCTGACCACCGGCCAAGGCCTGGCCTTTGCGAACCTGTTCGCATCGGGCAATGCCTTCGGTTGGGACGTGGAAGCTCGTCGCGTCAACAGCAACCGTCGTGAAATCGGTCAACGTCTGGACCTGACCAACTTCAAGATGATCTACCAAGTGCCGCTGCTCGCTCCGATCACCATCGCTCGTCCGGTGACCGTCGGTGACCAAAACGATGCACTGGATCTGGCGGCGCTGATCACCACCACCCACATTCGTACCTCGAATGCGGCCGTGGCCAAGCTGCTGGAAACCCGTGATGTCCTGGCTGAATACATCTCTTCGAACTCCGGCCTGCCGGTCACCGAAGATTCGGAAATGCTGGGTATCAGCCGTTTCGTGCTGACTCCGTTCTTCGAAGAACTGCCGTTCGACGTGTCGATGAAACTCGACTCGCTGACCACTGCCGATCGCATCTCCGACCTGCACGCACTCTTCATCAACCAGCTGCGCGACATGGTGTATCGTGCCTATCGTGACTCCGGTTACAAGGCTGCCGCTACCGCCATCAACGGCGGTGTCGACAAGAACCCGACCGTGATCATCGGTACCGACATCGTACTGGCCAAGTATCTCCAGATCATGGGTGATACCCGCCTGTTCGGGCCGGAATTCGATGTGAAGATCGTGTCCACCATGAACAAGAACATGATCGGCAAGATCATCTTCGCGTTCGGTGAATTCGGTGAAAAGGATGGTGTACCGAACCCGCTGCACTTCGGTAACATGGCCTGGAAGCCGGAAGTCGCTACCGTACTGCCGATCGCCCGTGGCGGTCAGACCTCGAAGGAACTGACGGTACAACCGTCGTTCCGTCACGTTGTCAACACCCCGATCATGGGCGTGCTGAACGTGAAGGGTATCCAGGACGTGGTGGCTTCGAAGGTTGCCCTGGAAGTGGCGACTGTTGCTGTACCGTCCGGTGCTGCCGCAGAAACCACGGTGTAATCCGTTCCAGTAATGACTTGCTGTTGAAGTTCAGCTATTGGGGCTGGTCCCTCTCTCCACTCTTTCGAGTGGAGAGAGGGATTTATGCCCTTATGCCGCCATGTAGAATATTTCAAACATATATTACTAAAAAGATAGTCCCTTTGAATCCAGCCCAAGGAGTTCTTATACTGCCATGAATATTATTCGCTCCGATAAAGGAGGCCCGATTTCCCTGTCACGCTAGACCGAAAAGCAAAAAGAGCCTAGCGGCCTTCAGTACCCTCGAGAATACCAGGAATAAAAAATGCAATATCCTGAGCTTACGCAACACCCGCATTTCATGGAACCGTACGAAGTGAACTTGCTGTCACGTTCGAACATCAATGTTCCGGTAAAGACAACTATTGAATACCTCAATGGGTTAGGGAGACCCGTTACCTTGTCGTATCGAAATGGATTACGACTCTCCGTCAAACCAGATCACAGTTTAGGGAAACGAGCGATTGAAATACGATCGGTCGTCACACTGGATGATGCTGGTAAGGTGGCCGCCATTAGTCTGCTGAGGAATGTGGACGAAAGCGATACAAAGGAATTACAAGCCATGCGTGATCAGTTGAACACAGGTCACGCACGCAAGCACGGTCCGGTCTCAGTGTCATCGTACTTCCGTATCACGGAGGAAGAACTATTAAAAGCACCGGGTAAGAGTATTTATATTCCCGACCTAGATATTGTGCTGAGTTTGGAAGAAGAGCCGATCTTTGCTCCGCATCACCCGTACAGTCAGGGTGGCCGATTCCAGGAGTTAGCCAAGCTCACCAGTATTGATCTGAATGCGCCCAACTTTGGGATGTGTATCGAGTTTATCGATAACAAGGGGATATACGGATCGAAGTACTACAATCATTGCAAGAGTGTTTACCTGATTGATCCTAAGAAAGATCTCACCAAGAAAGATGGGATTTATGTCCACATCAGCTTGAAATCAGACGAACTCAAAGCAGGGAAACGAGGAACGACGTATACGTACTACGAACTGTCGGATGAAACCTTCAAGAGTCTGTTGCTCTTTTCGACGCATGAAGATGCATTGAATAATGGGGATATTGAGACCAATCAGAAAAAGGAACTGGCTGAGCTCGAGCATCAGATAAACTTGTCGAGGCTAGACTTGACGGCACGTAAGGCCGAAATTGATCGTGAAATGGCTGAACTCGATCGTCTCAAAGATAAGCGAGCGGCTGAGGCGAAAGAACGTGAGGCTGAACTCGAACGGCGAAGTAAGGAGTTGGATGATGCACGGGCACGCTTCGAGCATCAACAGGCTCTAGAGAAAACGCGAGTGAAAGATCATTACGAAGCGCTCTCCATCGAAAGGAAAGATTCTAGCGAAGTCTTGAAATGGTTGCCTATTGCTATTGCTGGGATAGGAGCAGCGATTGTCGCCGCGAAAGCTCTCTTCTTTAGCGGAACCGCTAAGTTGATGGTGTCGTGCGTGACAAGCGTGATAGGGGGGTTCTTCTCTCTATTCTCCTGACAGGTTTCATCACTTGAAAATAAAGAAAAGCACATGGATGATTTTATTAGTGAGATTGCTATTGGCGATACGCCACAGCTGAATCCTCTCATTGCCAACGGCTTGGCTGTTGCGCATATGGAGTTATCCGAATCGTACATCAACTCGGTCTGGCGAGCGGTGGCGAAAGGCTTTCCACCTGAACTGAAATATGTTCGGTGTGAGCGGTGCGATGCACAAGAGGAGTTCAATGAAGAAACCCGGAAACGTAGCAATGTCCGGGTATTCGACATGGCCCGAACAGACTTCTACATGATGAAGTACATCTTCGATTTCAAGGGCGAAGAGATTGTTCGGTACATCAAGCTGCCGTTTGTAGGAGAAGCGGGTATTCTCCATATCAGCGGTAGTCGGTTTGTCATCAGCCCTATCTTGGCGGATCGGGTATTGAGCCCGGGACTGGATAGTGTATTCGTTCGTCTGATTCGTGCACGGATCACGATTGAACGACTGGACCATCAATTGATCGTCGATGATTGCATCGACAGCGTCAAAGTTCCGTGGTCACTGGTCTACAACAAGAACCCTCAGAAGCTCGAGATCAAGCCAGCCGTGAAATGCAACACCACGTTGGCGCATTACCTGTTCTGCAAGTTCGGGTTCTCGGAAGCCTTTCTCAGGACAGCGGGTGCTGTACCGATTGTGGAGATGGTGGATACTGTATCTCGCGAGAAGTATCCTAAGGAAGACTGGGTCATTTGTTCCAGTCGTCCCAAGCTCCTCAACAACAAGTTCTCGTTCCCGAGCAAGGTCGCTCTTGTCATTCCGAGGGATAAGTTCACCCTCACGATGAAGAGCATGGTCGGCGGTTTCTTCTATATCGCTGAGCACTTCTCCCATGAAATGGATGTCAATGAAATCGACACACCGCGCATGTGGAGAACCTTCCTGGGTCGCATTCTGTATTCGGGCAATGTTAACATCGGTAAAATTCATGATGACGTCTGCGTCCACATCGGATCTCTCGATGAGTATGTCGACGAAGTCATGAAGAAGAAATTCAAGGAGATCAATCTACCGGTCAACGATCTGTACGAGTTCTTCATGATTGTCATTGAGCGTATCAATGACTGGTGCAACAGTTCCAAGGATAAGATCAATAGCCTGTATGATAAGGAATTGAGTATCCTGTATTATGTCTTTGTGGAACTGATGAACCAAATCAATAACTTCTACTTCCGTCTCGGCACGTTGGTTCGATCTGGAAAGACGATCACGCGTAAAGAGATTGAGCAATTGATGACGACGTACATCAAAATGGGGGCGGTGTTTGCTATCCGTGAAGGTCATGGTGAAGTATCGACCACGACCACATCGGGAGACAACAAAGCATTCAAGATGACGGCGTTGATGGTGCCTCAGGCAAATAGCTCGTCCACCGGCGGCAAGAATGATACCGCTGCCTTGTCGGATCCGTCTAAGCGATTGCATTCCTCGATCGCTGAAGTCGGCGGGTATTTGAATATCCCGAAGAGTGAGCCTAGCGGTCACAGTCGCATCAATCGACACCTCCGTGTTGCCCCTAGCGGGTTGGTTCAAAAGAACCCGGAGTTTATCGACTTGCTTCTTGAAGTAGAAGAAGTTATCCGTCGTATCTAATACTGGCAGGCGTGCCACTAACAAAGTAAAAAGGGAAATCCATGGAAACACGTTACCCTATCGACAGACTGATGTACAATCAAATGGACATCTCCGTTGATCGACCGCCCCGGTACTTCCAGGTCGAAGGGGATCCCGAAGTTCTGCGATACGTCGATGCGATTGCGGCGGGTTGCGCACTCGAGATCCAGGATCAGGCCTTTGGTCCGAGTCCGAGCGAAGTTCGTATCTATATGTTCAACCGCTACGCCGTCAACGGCTTCTACAACCAGGACTTCACCTATCTTCTCCAAGACACGATCGACATGATCGCCATGGGGATTATCGATGGCCGATTCCGGAACGTGGAAGAAGCCGCTGATGTCCTGGTGGACGACGCGGTCTCCATGCACGGTGCGATCTGCGCCGCTGAAGATCCGGAGTTGTTGAACTGGTGCCATCCGTCTGTTCGGGGGCCTGTCACGAACGCCATCGACTCGATGCAACGCGTGATGAGCGAACTTGATCGCTATCGTCGAAATCCGATCACGATTCAGGAAGCCTTCCAAACAAGTCGGGCACAGGTACGCGGTGGTCGCGGTGCGCCGCCGCCTGTGAACTCCCGATACGGAGGTCGCCAAGGTGCTCCGGTGGTCGGATCGCAACAGCAAGGAAACGGCCGGTTCGGTTCGAGCTTGGCGAATCAACAGTCCGGAAATGCTCCTCAACGTCGTGTGGCTGTAGGCGAGCAATCCTTCATCGGTAACACGAGTCGTGCGACATCGAAGCCCGCCAGGGCGCCGAGCCGTTACGAAGCTCGTCAAAGCGATCGAGCCGTCGATCAGCAGGAAGAAAGGGAAACAGTGAACACTCAATTCGAAGTCCTGAAGCCTATCGACTGGAAACCGACCGTGTTGCAGCCGTTCTGGCGTGCATGGAACGCGACGCTCTGGCAAAGTCGTGTGGTACGCAACGCTGATGGCATCCAACAACTGATTGACCGGGAAGGCATGGAAGTGGACCCGACGAAACACAAGATCCCGAACTGGCGTGGGACGGCTGTCCCTGTTGATCACACTGGCGTGAACGCATACGAGCTGGCCAAACAAGCCGTACGCCTGTCGGACATCGTCACGGACCAAAAGACGATGATCGAAAAGATCCCGGAAGAGAAGAAGGTGAAACTTCATCTCGATCATCTGCCGGGTGACATCACCTCGACCACGCTGGATGATGCCTGGGTCAAGGCCGCTGCTGAATGGGCGAAAGTGAGGGCAGCGTGCGCGGACAACGATCTGATCGATATCCGTGCCTTCCGTGCGACGGCTACCGTCAGCAATCCGGTTCTGGTCCGCGGTATTGCAATCGATGATCTGAAGTGGGCACACCCGGAAGAAACGATCGCAGACATCATCAACTTCATGAGCGATGAGAACGTTCCGATTGAAATCCAAGCGGCAACGAACAAGCGCCTGACGGATGTCTTCAACCGGGCACTGGAAAACCGGATGTGCATCGCGAGTCGCGAGGTTCATCTGGAATCGTTCATCGAAGACTACGCCGATCTGCAAGAATATCTGCGTGAAAACTACGGCAAGATGTTCAGCGAATGTCTCAGCATGAACGAGAAGACGCTGATCCGTGGCGCAATCCCGAAGATCGACATCGATCTGAAGGCGCTGAACGTGGCGTTGCTGGGGTCGGAAGAAGCGGTGGTCGCGTCGGACCTCCTGTTCGCTCCGATGCCGTCGAAGTACTCCATGACTTTCGTGGACAGCTACTTCAATGACTTCGAAGTCGAAACGGATCGTGAGATTGGGTCGCTGGTGACTCATGAATTCACGAACGGTCTGATTGATCTGGTGACGGCGATCATGAAGAAGGAAAAGCTGTGGGACTTCGAACGCCACTTCATCCGGACGCGTGACAACATCACGCTCGAGATCTGCCAAGGGTTCGTGAACGAAGAATCGTATCTGATTCGTATCGTGAACTAAACGAAACGGCCGGGCCTTCGGGCCCGGTCTTTATTTCATTTGGAGGAACCCATGAGTTTGCTGATTACTTTTTACAAGACATTGGTTCGTCCCGAGAATGAAGCCGTACTTCTCGATGAAAACGGCGACCTCCTCGATGAAGATACGTGGACTCAAGCGATTAATGACCCCGAGTACATCGGTCACGGTGACGGCCTTCCCCAGAAACTGATCTGCAAAAAAGTGGATCCTGTGAATTTGTCGTATAATGGGGTCTATTACCGTCACTTTCGGCGACAGCTCTCTGACATCGCCTTGCTGAATCACGATGACACTCTCTTTCGGGAGTTGATTCATTTCACGGACTGTGAAGGCTTTATCGGCCCTCAAACATGCTCGAAGCTCGCGGGTGACTTTGAAATCTGCCGGGCTCAGTTGATCCAAACAGCCATCAATCCGCAGGTCTATGATTCTCTCTGGCAGGCGTTTGCTCGTGTGGCCGGTACAGGGATTGCAATTTTCCGTTAATAAAGGAATGAGAAATGAAAGTCCCGTTCGATTACATCGACAAAGAAATCGAGTTGTTCAAAGAGCTCGAAGAAGCAGCGTCGACCCCTATCGAATTTGATGTGGTCGCTACAACGACGGAAACCGATGTGTTGGCAACAAATCAGGCGCGTCGCCAATGTACGACTTGTGGGACGGACTTGCACCCTGAGACGATCGGTTCCATCTGCCCAGATTGCGATTGCGATGCCGCACTTGATGAATGGGCGGTTCTTTATGACTGAGGTCTGGAGACCTATCCCTGGGTACGAAGGCGCCTACGAGATCTCCAATTTGGGACGAGCGAGGTCATTACCACGACTTGATTCACGAGGTCGGAGGCTGGCGGGAAAGTTCCTTGCACCCATTGTAGTGGGGAAAGTCGAAACATTCTCACTGCATCACCAAGCAAAACGTCACACTTTGTATATTTGGAGAACAGTCCTGACGGTTTTTGTTCGTCCTCCGCTTAAGAGCGAGGTCGTACGGAAAATTGATGAAACGGCTCCTTATTCATCGGGGAATATTCGCTGGGATAAACCGAACTCCTGGTTAAAGGCCGCACGAGACGTCAGAGGCCAGAAAGAGTTCTGCAAGCGAGGTCATCGACTCCCTGAAGAACCCAATCGTTTCGGTCAGCGACAGTGTCGGGAATGTGGGAAACGGGCCTGGAAAGAATACTACGCTCGACAAAAGAAAAAGAAACAACAACAAAATGGCAACGGCTGAGGATTGATCCAGGGCACCAGACGAATGATATGGATACGTCCCTCCTCAAAAAGAAAGCCTAACAATGCCCGCCCTCATCTATGGGCACGAAGATGACCTCGTGCGAATACAGTTTGACCCCGAATCACCCACTCCATTCGTGGCATGGGATGACAAAAATCACACCTATGCCTTACCTTTCTTATATCGAGAGATCGTGTACGAAAAGGAACTCACCAAAATACCCAGCAACCTACCCGAACTCATCAAAACCTTTTTAACGACAGCCTGCGCCATTAAGTCGCGGACGGTCTTGCTAGATGTTTCCCTTGACAATCACGGTCGTGTCGTGGTCAAGCATACCGAAAAGGATACCTGGAAACAACTCCATCTCTGCCAACACTCCCACATGTTGCTTGAAGAAATCGGCGTACCCAGCTGACATCATAGACCCCCGGAGCAATGCTCCGGGGGTCTATGCACCTCACTCTTTTTTTTTTGGTTCCTACTCGAGATTATGGCTTGGGTTTCTCTTCAGTGTTGCCCTTATCTTCGGGTTCTCCCTCTTCTTCCTTCTCGGGAGTGGGTTTTTCTGTGTTAGCGGAAGCTTCCGGTGTCTTTTCCGGTGTTTCATTTTCTCCGCTACTTGCAGGCCCCGTAGTGCCACCCAGACCATCGTTAGGGCCGCCACCTTCATCACCGCCCAGATCATTGCCCATGTCCCCGAAGTCGTCACCAAAGTCATTGCCGAAGTCATCGTTGTCATTACCCGTGTCCGAACCCGTGGTACCACCACCGGTCGTATCGGTTGTCGTAACCTCAGCACCGCCTTCGCCACCGTCCGTTTCAGTTCGAGCATGCTCAGCCTTGTTGGCAGCTTGCTTCGTGATTTGGACACTATCCATCCAATACGAGAGCGACGCCATCAAGGAGTTGACATGATTGGCTGTCTCATTGTAGATGTTGACAACCGGCTTACCTTCTTCGTCGTTCGTGATGAGTTCGTTCAACTCCAGAAGCATCCCATTTTCGGAGAGATACTTCCGGATGTAGTACGCTTTCACGACACCACGAATGGCATCCACGTGGTTGGACAGATCCCCAATCGTATCGCTATTGAGAAAGTCCGTGCTGATGTAGGACGGCAGAACGGCATCCAAGGCTTCGCTGTACTTCTGGAGACCTGTGAGTTGGTTTTCCAGAGTCACCGAGTTGGGTTTCGGCAACGATACTTCGAAGTTCTCGATGAACTCATGTAGCAAACGATGGATCACGTATTCGCGGGCTGCTTGATTCTCATCACCCGAGTAATCCTTGTCTTCCAGCTCGCCCTTACGTTTCGCCCTGGCAACGATGGCATCGATGTTGTCGGTCAAGATATCCTTGATCTTCTTCACGATGTGCTCAGAGTTCATGGCGATCTTACGCAAGTGCTTATTCAGGATAGGGGTGAACTCATCCTGAATCTGGACGACACGCTTTGCCAAGAGCAGGTTATTTGCAACCACGCTCGTAGCAAACTCGGGTTGGAAGGTAGCGTCAACCGAATCAGGGGAAAGACCCACAGACATGATTGCGCGTTTCCGATAGAGCTCTTCCAGATCGGTGTCGACCTTCGGGTAGGCTGACGATTTCTCACTGATGTCCATCTTCACATCAGGAAGTCCCGGGTGGCCTTCGAAGGTGAATTCGAAGCCTGCACGACCCATCCAGTCGGCGATGTCCGACGGATTGCTCATCCCGATAGGCAGGGACTGCTCACGGGTCCTCAGGAACTCGTGAATCATCCGTTCGATCGTCTTTTGTGGATCCGGATCATCCTCATCCAACTTGAGGTTCACCGCTGTCCGACCGATGGAGTTCTTGAGCGCCGTCATGGTGTTGGCAAACGTCAGAATACACCGAATCGAGTTCAGGATCTTCATACCGTCCATCAAGGACCGACCCGTACCATCATCAGCATAGCGCAGCGCAAAGTACGTCATCAATTCCACAGGAACAAACAGCACCTGTGTGTTTTGCTGGGACAACGTCCGGGCAAACATGATGCGGTAGAACTCTTCCCGTTTGGCAAGGGCTACGCCGTTTCCATATACGCCATTCCGAAGACGAGCCAAGAAGTCTTGTTCGATCATTTCGCCATACGCTCTGACGCTATAATCGAGATGGTCGCTATTCCTGAAATCAAAGCCGCCCATATCGGTACGCATCTTGGTCAGAAGCGCCGACGAGAACGATCCGGTCGAATTCATCCGATTACCGAGTTGCGTATAGTAATCGATATCCTTCGTTTTGTTCAGCGGGTGCCCTTCGGGATCCAGGAGCACGTAATACCCGACATGGTTCTCAGGAGACCCTGGGACATAGACCGGTAATACAGATTCAGACGGCAGATGCAGGAGTAGCGGATTGCCCACGGTCTTACGTTGCAGTTGTTCCTGCGTCTTCAAGCTCACAATTGGCTTGTAATGGGTGTTTCCCGGCTTGTAAATGAGGCTAGAGAGCTTTCTATCCGTCATTCCATGCAATGACTCCATTGCGGGAGAGCCGATCCTGGAGGCTACTTGCTGTCCTCGCACACGGTCTTGTATCTTTGGGATCTTCAGGACATTGTAGTTGTCCGTGACGGTGATCCCTGTCTCAACCGGCTTCCCGAAGACGGCTTCCAGCGTCACATTGGAATCGATTGTTCCCGGATCGCGTTTATAACTCAGCGATTCCAGAGCTAATGCGGAACGACGTTGTACCGGTGTGGGCGTAGAATTAAAAACAGGCCCGAGTAATCCTTTGTTCCGGATATGGCCTTCTCGGGTAAACTCCATCCCCAAACTCTCCAACGAGAGATGCTGCTCGCCGTTGATCACTTCGTCAATGGCGTTCTCAGGAATGATAGCTTCCGCATAGCTACCGGTATCGAACAAGACATCCCTGAGGATTTTTGGCAGCTCGGCCTTAATTTTATAGTCTTGCTCAAAGAACAATTTGAGCGCTGCTGTGACGCCCGCTGCGACGTCAGGCGGAACAATACCTTCAGGTCCCGTAAACGTCAGTTCGGTCGTTTCGAGATCCTTTGGAGCCAGAATAGAACTGATCAGAATCTGTGCAGACAACTCTGTGTCTGGCAGCATCTGCATGATCGTCTGGGTATCTGACGTATTCTGCGCAATCCGGTCTGCCGTTTGACGCATTTGGCCCAAGTCCGGAGGTTCCGGTGCTCGGTTACCGTCCTTTCCATAAAAGGAAGGGCGTTTCGACGGAACCATCTTGCTCATCAACGCAACCATACCTGCGTCGGCTTTCACGATCCCTAAGGCAGGGAATGTTTTCCCAGACCCTGCGGCTCGCAGAATAGTGTCAAAATTATCCTTTGCCATGTTAAAAGCACCTCGTTATCAAATGGGAGACTCGGTCAAATGAGTTCTAATAAATACGGAATATACCTCAATAGCGTCATACAACTAGCAAGCACAATTCGAATTAAGTCCCAGTTCGAGTGTGACGCCATTAATTCCTACATCACGACGTATTATCCGTCAACCGGTGTCAACACAGCTGATCCTACGACGTGGCGTTACTACATGAACCTCGCGGGGTTGTATCACTCCCTCGACACCATGATGACTGTCGTGTCCCTCGACACTCTAGAGACCATTGACTTCACGCTGGCGAACCTGGCGATTCATACAGCGACAGCGCGGGCCTACGCGTATGGCACTCGCTATTTCAATGAACTCCTGAGTCAATACCCCACTCAGCTATCGTTGATCTTGGGTGTGCTATACCCGGTCGATATTACGACAGCGATCAATGCGGTTGACGGGACGATTCTCGGCTATCCGAGTGATCTCGTGGAGAGTAATGAATACAGTCTGATTAGCAACCTCCAGAAGTGGGTGACTGCGTATCGGACGCGATGGACAAACACCCAGTACAATATTAGTGACAATCTGAACATGGTATCGAACCTGGGTCTTCAGTATATCTTTCTGGTACCAGCGATCATCAATCTTCGGAAAGCCGCTTGCAAAACAAATGAGGCGCACAGCTTCCATGTCGGTCAATATTTGGCAAGCCGAAACTTCAGCGATGACATCCTGGATGCACTGACGCTTGATCAATCGCTCTTCTTTTATAAGAACATCGACTACATCACCCGACACAGTGGGATGACGAGCACGTTTAACTGGCTCGTTGAGAACGTCATGACGGCTCGTAATTTGCCACTGGCTCGATACGTGATGAAACACGATACCTCCGTCATGCCTGCGGCACTCAAACCCGGTATCGTATTTGAATACGAAGCGCTCAATACGGCGTATAGCTCCAACACCGCCAAAACGATCACGTTGGATACATTACTGACCAAAGAGGATGAATCGGCCCCCCAGAACGCGACTGTTCAAGCGTATGTCGAATCTGATATAACGAAAGCGATGCAGTATTCGTTGTCGAATCGTCTCCCGACCAAAGTCCTTGAATCGGCGATGATTGACACGTCGGACAGTACGCCCTACACGATGGCAGACATTCTGCTGTACTACTGGGCGTACATGGGGATGAACGGACTGTACAGTGCCATTGTGGATGTTACCAATCCTTCCACGGGGGAAAGCATCCCTCTGTCGATGTCGGATGCGTTTGTGTTTGCTCAATACGCTTACTGGCAAGCTTACGGCGTCACGCTGGACATCGTGCAACCTGTCTACACGCAGCGCATCCAACGCCACCCTCTTCCTTCTGCGTCGGATCTCATGTCGATGGCAAAGGCAGGGATGGTAGACAACAGTGTAGCGACGTACTTATTGGGTTTGATGCCGGCGATGAGCAAACAGATTTCCATCACGGCGTTTTACTCGTTCTGTAAGTCTGTCTACACGGCAATGAATACGCAACGTAAGTACGTTGCGTATCAGGAGCACAAGGATGTTCGTGGCTATGTGGACAACATGGTAACGCGACTCTATCAGGATGCGGTGTGCGAACCCGATGGTGTAGGTCTGACGTATACACGTTGGTTTGCTGAACGCGATATCGTGATCAGCGATTTTGCCAACACGGATATGGCAACGCTCTATCAGACCATCTTGGCGGACGCCACTGGGTCATCACTCAATACGGCGGTATCTCTAGCAGATATCCAAGCCGCCATGGTCAAGTTGATGCGGCAGTTGTCGAGCTATAGCGTGCAGTTTATCGCTACCATCAACACGGTCAAAATCAAATCGGGTGATTGGGCGTGCTTCCGAGTCGGTAACCAAGCGGGCCAACTCAAAAACACGATTGTTGCCGATAACCTGGGCGTTCGTGCAATAGGGACCTCTGCTGAGTTTAAAGACTCGATCACGTATGACGTCGGGAATTACAATACGGCCACCGTCAAGGGGAGTTGGAAAGAGAACACGAAGATCGATGTTGGATCTCTGATTTCTTTAGGGAAACGTGCTATTCGTCAAACGGTTCGTCTCAACACTCGATTCACAGGGATCATCTCCAAGAACACACTACCTAGCCATACCCGTGGTGAAGTCGAGGTGTTTGGATCCGATATCTATAATAGCCTGACCTCTGCTCAGCGTTACACGGTACCGGATGTTTATGGCAATGAGATTTACCTGAGAGTCGAAGAACACGAGACATCCGATCTCATCTTTGGTGGTGATATCACTCCTGTCGTCGTGACAGGCGGTGGTTCGACAGGTGTCGTTACCAATGTACAGCAAAACATTCAGGTTGACCCTGAATAGTTGAGCTAAAGCGCACTTAATACGCCCATTCTGTGGAGCACTTTTTTAACTCATTTAAAAGAGATTCGGCATTATGCAAAACCTCACTCGTACCGTATACGGTTCGTACCTGCAATCGCTTGAACTCCTGGGCGGGTCGTTTCAACTGACTCCCTACACGACCCTGAATGAAAAGTTCGCTATCGAAGGCGGCGTGGTTCCGGCGTCGGTTCCGGAGTTCAAAGGCTGGGTCATCGGCAATGGTGGCCATACCACCACGGTCGGTACCAACAACATTCCGATCAGCACCCCGCTGCAACATGAAGCGACCGACCCGTGCTGTTTCCATCATCTCCCGTTTGTTCTTCGTGAACTGACGAACGATCTGACCACAGCTCAACAAGCCAACTACGCTCTGCGCCGGATCGAAGAGTGGAACGGAATCGCTTACGCAGCGTACTATGCGAAACGTCAGGATTCGTCCAGTATCGCACCGGTCATCCAGATCGAAACGGTAGCATCGGACGGTACAGCGACGGATGTCGTATTCGCCCCGGACAGCACCAATCTGTCCCCGACCGCCAAGCAGTTGTCTGCCACGGGTGTCAACGTGGCGACGGGTCAGCTCGCCAAGGTAACGAGTCAACTGGATCTGTCGTTGGATGCCTTTGACATTACCGAACTCCTGAATGCCGCCAATGTCATCTATGGTGACACCAACTACGCGATCATTTCGGAGATCGGTCTGATCTCCGGTGTGGACAAAACCATCAGCGCATCGGGTAGTGGTGCCAGTACGTTCAACTTCAATGAGCTCATCGCTGCGCAAGTGATTGAGTTCGTTAACTGCATGTACCCGCTCGTCTACGCTTCGACGGGTCTGGAACTGATCCTGGATGTCGGAGCAAGTGAACCCTTGCTGAACATCTCCAATACGACCACGACGTCGTAAAGGATCTCTATGCTGACGATGCGGTCCCACTTCCGTGACCGGGTCTGCATCGTCGGTCTCGATCCTGGCACGAACACATTCGGTATTGCTAAGCTCGTCTTCAGTAATCGAACAGGTGAGATCATCAGTACCGAAGCCAGGACCTTGGTCGGCGAACGATTACCAGGTCGGGATTTATGGTTGGCTGAACAGCATGGCGAGATGTATTCCAGAGTCTCTGCGATTTCGGATGAGTTGGTTTCTCTTCTGAATGATGTTCAACCGGACTACGTTGCGACAGAATCCCCTTTCTTTAATTCCTTGCGACCGTATGCATACGGGACGCTGATGACGACCATGACGTTTATTCGTCAGGCTGTCACGCGGTACAGTTCGTGGTGTCAACTCCATTTGTTGCCCCCCTCCTGTGTCAAGCTCGCTGTCCAAGCAGGGTCCAGTGCAAAGAAAGACGCTGTTCGTGAAGCGGTCTTAGCATTACCTGATTTGAAATACGAGAGTTCAGCCAATACGCTGGACACGCTAGATGAACACTCTATCGATGCCATTGCGGTGGCATACGGTCTTTATAAACAGATTGGAGAAGAACGATGTCTCTTCCAGGGTTCTTTACGGCCTACAAAGCCAAAATCGAAACGGGGGCGTGGGTGATTGCGGGCCTCTTGATCACCGCTATCGTCATTGCGGCGGTCTATTACAAGGGCCAGAACAAAGCCCTCGTCCTCGAGAATCACATCGCGACGAACGCAGTGAACACCGTCGTCGCCGACAACAAGCTGGCAGCGAGCAGTGGTGCGATCAATACGGAGGTGGTAGCGTCGGCATCAGCTGCTGACACTCAACTCGTTCTGGATACGTCTGACAACCAAGTGAAAGCAGACCAGAAGATCGCCCATATCCAGCAGCACTACGCGACCCTTCCGAAGACGGCGTCCAATGCGGCTGAAGAAGCCAAAAAGGTCAGCAGTGTTCGGATCGACACACTCTGGTTCACGTTTTGTAAAAGCGCTGGCGCGAGCGACCCGTCGTGCGCTACCTCACCGAACTAAGCAAGGGGTTTCTCATGTATAAAACTATTCTGGTCGGTCTCGTCTTGACGCTGACCGCGTGTGCAGCCCCAAAGGTGGTTGAAAAACCCATGTTTTCGGATCTTCCGGATGCGCTGCTGGTATCGTGCAATTTTGCACCACCGCCAGCCAAAGACGCGTACCTGGCGGCGAATGATCAAGACAAGGAGGACATGTTGACGAGTACGCTCAACAAGCAGTATGTCTATACCGGTATCTGCCAGAACAACATCGTTCAGATCCGTGCCTGGAAAGCCGCGCACAAAGCACTGTTCAACACGCCGGGGTTGTCGACGACCTTACTGACGAAGTAAGGAGATCAACATGCCTATCGAAGATATTCTCCGGGGGATATCCGACACCCGCCTACTCTCAGCCAGAAGAGCGGGTCGTTCACCTCTTGGGGATTTGATAGCATCCTATTCGGCGCTGGCTGAGAAAGATCCCTCACTCCCTCGATTACATGCTAAATCAACCGGTCGTGATCTCAAGGATGCGTTGTTTGAATTGAGCTCTGAAGATCAGATCGACCTGTTGTATACGTATCGTCAATCGATCCGGAGTGAGGATGACCCCTGGCATTATGTCGGCGAAGTAGACGAACCGGATCGAAAGGCTTTTCGTGTTTGGTTCAAAAAGACCGTGACGATCACGATGATCGTTTTTGTGCTCGCCATGTCAGGGATACTTTTACAGCGTGGTGTCAGGGACAGTTATTTGTCGAAGACCCCGAATCTCCAGGAACTCTTGAAAACAGTCACTGAGATTGCGCGCGTTATCTTTTCTTGAAAGACGCCACTATGTCATGTTTATTGTCAGTCGCTCTGGAGGAAGAGGCCAACGGTGTTCCTATCAAGGAAATTGAGCATGTCTTTTATGCCAAGATCGTTGATCTGGAACAACTGAAAAGAGCCGCTTCCAAAGAACGCCAAGAGCAATGGGAACTTCGTATCCCCAAGACACCGAAGAACGCAGGGACGGGGTCAGTTCGAATTCGCAAGACGGTCAAAGAAGGTGCTGAACCAGAGTTTGTCCTCACGACGAAAGTCAAATTGGGTGAAAAGGATGGCAAGCTCGAACTCGCCATTCCATCCAATGAGGACAACTTCAACCAATTCCGATTCCTGTCAGAAGTCGGGATGATCAAAGATCGTTTTGCCTTCCCTGTTGAAAACAGTGAATTGGTCTGGGAAATTGACGTCTATCTGGACCCCGAGGGTAAGTACTACCCATGGTGTAAGATTGATCTGGAAGTCAAGGATAAGGACAACGCCATTCCTGATTTTCCGATTGATCTGGATGAGGTCATCGCACCGGAAGGTTATGGTGAGAATACCGTGGAGGACCGTGAAGGGTTTGTTCGGAAACTCTACGACGATTACTTCATTACATCCAACCAATTTCTGAACGAAACAGAATGACGGTCATAGACGCCCTCTCCCAAACGGGAGAGGGCTTATGCCGCTAGAATGGCTCTATGACGACTTCTTTGAATCCCGAAAGATTCACGACAGCAAACAACTTATCCTGAATACCGACTTGAAGAGAGTCGAACCACACTCTCGAATTCGGGTTGGCTTTCAAGGTAACAGCTGTCGTTGCTGACGTGTATTCGATATTGGTGATATCGTCAGTCGTCAGTTGGAGGTTGAACTGCTTGTTGATAATTGGAACCAGGTCTTGCGTATTGATCGGAAGACTGAAGTTCCCGTGGATATAACTGATACCGGCTTCACTGAATCGGATTCGTCGATACAGAGCATGATACGCTCCATTGAATCGGAAGTTCTCCGATCGAGGAATCTTTACGGTCAACAACGTGTTCTCATCCAGGTCTACCGTTTTCTTGATATCCAAGATAGTAGGAAGACCATAGGTGACGTTGTTGTACCGACCTATGTCGAACTTGGTGAAGTGATAAATCAAATCACGCAGGATCGAATCATTGGGACGATTCAAGAAGGCAGGTGTCAACGTACTCAACGAAAGCGTTGTCATGCACTACCTCCTTTGATTATCAATACGTGAAGGCCATGCGCTGACTCAAGCGCGTATCCCAGTACGAGTTGAAGTTGCTTGCATTGACAGCACTCGACAGAGGCTGATAGCCCGCCAGAAGAGCCGTCAACGAAGCCGTCGTTGTCACACCCAATTGAGCCGCTGTCACATTGTGCGGGTTCGATTGGTTTTGGATGTGCTGATTGAATGCGGCGAGCAACGCGTTAAATTGCGCCATCGAAGGATAGTTCGAATCGGACTGTTCCTTCGTATAGACATCAATTTGGGCAGCCGTCACATCGTGAGGATTCGATTGATTCTGAATGTGCGCTTGCAATTCCGACTCGACACCTGATACCAACGACTGAGTATCCGCTGCCGTCATGGCGCCTGTTTGGGCAGCCGTCACGTTATGCGGGTTCGAAAAGTTGTTCAAGTGGGTTGTCAAAGCGGCATTGGCGGTACTCAGAATCGAATTCAGAGCAGCGATCTGTGAATCGATGTACTTGTAGATACCGTCGTTCGATGCAGCGTCACCCAGCTCGATTGCAGCCCTCACTCGATCGATGGCATGAACCAGATATTCGAAACCGTATACATCCCCGATATCGTGCAAGTGGAAACTCGGAGGGTATTCGGACGGCTTCATCTCGATGTTCGGCCACGAGATAGGGCGATCATCCAGCTGGAGCGCATTGAGCTGACTGATAATCGCCGTAGCAGCCGTACTGTAAGGACCACCCAGTGCTTGATACGTGACGGTTACATTGTTGCTGATCGCGCTATCCGTAATCACGACAATGGCATCAATCTCTTGGCCGTATCGTGCCGACGGAAGCTCGTACATCTCGGCGCAGTAGAACTGGTCAGAGGTAAGTGGTTTCCCTGTCGCCACATCGGTCACGACCATGGAGGTTTCGAAGAACGCACCGTAATCGGTCGCAAAGCAACGATACGTTCGGGTGGTCAGTGTATGGGGTTCATTCTCCACGAGGTTTGTCGGAGACGCCCCTGTGGGATCTAGCGGGTATTGAATCAACGTGGTCATTGATAAAACAGCCACGTTTCCGTGGCTGCCCTCTATGATTTATTAAGCGCTAACCGTCACCAACCAGGTATTGGCTGCGATCTTCTTGAGCGTGGCTTTGGTGTACGCACTGATGACTTTGCTGAACGTAGTCGAACCATTCAGCGAAACGCTAGCATCCGCGACCGTGATCGTCAGATTACCCGATCCGGTATTGTACACTTCGAGAATCGCATACACTGGAACAACAGCGGCGGTATCATCTGCAACGTAGAAAGTCTGGTCAGTAGTGCCGTTAAATAGCAACGTGCTCCCGACATTTCCAGAATAGGACGGGTCCGTGGCCAGCAACGTTCTTGTTGCAGCATCCACCGTAACAACAGGTGTCGCTATAGCGTTATTCGCAGTGTTTGCCGATGCCAAAGCGTTTTGTGCCCACGACTTCGCTTGATTAGCTAGCGTCGTCACTGTCGAAATGCTCGTGTCCACCTGGGTGGTGCTGTAGACACCGAGATTGGTGCGAGCTGCGACAACGTCTGTCAAGTCCGACAGGTTGTTGGCTTTAGCCAACGCAGCGGTAGCAACGTTTTGAGCAACAGTTGCAGCCGCTGCGGCATTGGTCGCTGCCGTTTGAGCGGTGTTGATCAATGCAGTCAAGGTCGTATCGAGAGAATTGAGCTCAGCCGTGGTGGCAGCTATCAACGTATTGGAGCCGGCGTACGTCATTCCGGTTGGTTCTACCGTCACAGCCGATTCAGCAATCGTCGATGTCGTAAGAGTCGAGCCCTGACCAATCGCCAGTTGAACCACGGTCACTTGACTATGGTTTGCACCCGCTTTGAACCAGACTCCAACATTGTACACCGAGCTACCGGTAGCGCTTTGAACCGTGTTGAAACCGAAGTCCACATCCGCACTGACGCCATTCAGATTGATGACTTCGATGCTAGCTTCAGATCCCAACGCTCCGCGCAACGAGAGGCGCACGTAGTAAAGACCTGACGCCGTACCGTTATCACCACCCGACACCAGCCACTGAGAATCACCATCAGCAGGAACAGCCGATTGCCCCGATGTGAACATGAGCGTGGCGAACTTGTACCACGTTGCGTTGACCGTATCACCAGTGGTAGCGGCGATCGTAGGTGCTGCCAAGATCGACGACGTGGCTTCGGTGATTTGGTTCGCAATCGTCTGCTCCCAAGCAGATTGCGTCAAACCCGCAAATTGGGTAGCGTTTGCTGCGGTACCCGCCAAAATCTGCGTCGTCAGATCCGATACCGACAACCCACTGAGCGCCTGTGCATTCTCTGCTACCGAGGCGTTAGCGGCTGTGCCTCCCAGAATCTGTGCGGTCAACGTCGGGACATCCATCCCAGCCAGCTCCAACGAATTGGCGGCAGTACCGGAAAGAATGTCTTGTTTCGCAGCACTGTAGGTAAAACCACCAAAGGTCGTCGCGGACGTGCCGGCCGCCGTGATCGAGGCCTGCAAGGTAGCCAGAGAAACACCGCCCAGAGCTTGCGCATTCGCAGCGGTACCCAGCAACACAGCAGCCGCATACGCCGCTGGCGTCTTGCCACCGAACATCGCCGAATCCGCTGCCACTCCAGTAGAATCCAGCTTCTTTATGAGCAGTGCATCGGTTTGGCTAGACGTGTAGGCTCCCGTTTGAGCAGCCGTGACCTTGTGGGAGTTGGTGTAATCCGCCATGTGAGTTTGCAACGGTTCCAGAGCGACCGTATCAACGACTTGCATCGTTGTGTAGGGCGTCATGAATTCATTCGTTGCGGTACCCGCCAAAGCGTCTTGCAGCGTCGCCGTCGTGAAGTTGTCGACATTCCCGAGGCCGACTTGCGATGCCGTCACGCGGTGCGGATTGGTATAGTCTGCCAGGTGAGCAGCCAACCCTGTCTGAGTCATATCTCGGAGCGAGGTTTCGATAGTACCGAGCGCTGTAACGATTTCGCTCATTCCGACCATGTCAACCAGATTCCATTCATGGTCAACCGGAGGGAAGTTGTTCGGCACATAGACCACTTCTTCCCAAGCGGTCGTTCTCGGGTTGTGCTCCGTATCAGCCAGTATCGTCGCAATTTCTTGCTGGTTGATCAGCCACTGACCACCGAGTGTTTGATACGAAATGATAGCCACACCAGACAAACTGGTATTGAAGAACGTGATCGACCCATAGATCGGTTTGGCGCACGCTCGGGACGCCGAGATGAACTCGTGCGTCGGATAAAAATCGGTACCCAATACAAACGGTCTGGAGGCCTGGGTCGTATCAGCGGGCACAAACACGATCGACAACGAATCGCCAAAGAACGGAGCGAAGTTGGGGACGATGCAATAGTACTCCGCAAACACATTCGGCGTGAGGATTTGCTGCTCATTTGGCACCAGATTCGCAGGGAGGACACCCGTCGGATCGTAAGCATAAGTTGTTGCAGTAGGCATGTGCCCTCCTAAATTTCGACTGTTTCAGGTCACGCCTACGATCAAATATCCTATAGGCCGCCTTTCTAACCATAGTATTTCAAGTCAATTTTTACGGGGATCGCTATGTATAATGTCGTATCCGCTATTGCAAAACCCATCGATGGTGATGGTCGTTGGGTGAGTATCGACATTGGCGATATGCTGATCTCCACGCTCGTCAGCGACTATCTCGATGCTTACATCATTTTGTCGAACCCCTTTCTCGATCAAAATGTCTGCTTGCACTTCGCCGACATCCGATATAAGGTCGGTGGTGAAGCGATTACCTTCAATGCGTTCTTGGCTGCTAATGGGGCTACAACGCTCCCTGCGAGCACGACACTCACGACGCTAAATACCCGCTACGCTCGATTCAAAGATGCGTTCTTGGCGGGTTACAGTGTTACACCGGTCAAACCTACGATCTCTTCGACCGTAACATTGCCAGCCGGTGACAAGAAATGGCTCTACCTCGAGAAGTCGGGTGTTGACTTCTCCTTGTTTGCAAAGAGTTGCTTGGTGTCGGTCAATGGTTTCTTTCATCAGACTGTAGAGGATCCCAACGGTTGTTACATCCGTGAAGGGATGAAGTCCTGCTTACTGGCGAACAAAAATCAAGTCGGTATCTTGAACTTCCAGAAGCTCGGAACGTTGACACAACTTCCGATTACTTCGTCCATGATCTATAAGCAGGATTCCACACAATCGTATCGGAACCGGATGTTTGTTGATCTCGGTATCGATATCACGAATAAAACTGTGATGTTGGTGTTGGGCGGGTATCTCCATCTCATTGACAACAAATCGTTCTATCAAGTCGGGACGACGGAAGTGGCTATTGACTTCGAAAACATTCCGTTATTCGATCGCTATTACGAATCATGGAAAACAATCGACCTCTCGAGTCTTCCTATCCAGCGGACACGAAACAATGCCTCTCAGATCGTTGTTGATGACTTTCTGAGCGATGAGAACTTGCTGGCGTATGTACAACTCCCTCAATCATTCTTTGTTATTCTGGATAATCCCAATGTGTTCAAAGAACGCGGGTTTGTTCAGACGACCCCATTCCCGGGTCAACTGATTGCCTTTGAGGATCCAGAACATCTCTTGATCAATGGTGTGGGTAAATGTGCGGAGTACTGGCCGCAATGGGAAGATGGTCAGTGGGCACTATACGTTGTAGACAACTTTGTCTACAACCGACTCTATCACACGGTAGACGCCATGAATCAGGTGTGCCTTTCGGATGCATGTGAGACGGACTTGACGATGGAAAACAGCTACGCCTTCTTCTTAAAGATTGGAGCGGATATCTGATGTCATAGAGCCCGGGGCAAACGCCCCGGGCTCTATGATTGCATCAGCAGACCTTACATCGAAATACCGCTACCCAGGCAGTCTTGGAAACGCTTCAGGAGCGCGCCATGCAGCTGAGCCAGCTCCGGGGTCGAGAGTTGCAAGACAGGCGACTTGGTCGTCTTTTCGCTGTTAGACTCAAGAAGCCAAGGTTCCACGAGGTTGTCATCGCAGTTCCTGTGGGCAAGCTGGTAGTCACCGAGTTTGAAGAGCAGTTGACGCGCGCCATTGCGCCGTGTATAAGCACCCTCTACGTAAGACGAGAGAATCCGCCACGGCACCACCTCGATATCGTCTTGATAGACTTCGAACCCAAGTTCTTTAATCCCAAGAAGGCCCCGACCACCGACAAACACGTCAGGAGACAGATAGCGAACAAACATACTGTCAGGACCAACGAAATCGTTAACAAGGGTCTTCCGGAGCTTGTTCGCTTCATCCGCATCGTTTACCTTTCCTTTCTCCATTGCGAGTTTGGTGTGATCCCGTGCCTGGACCAGCGCAGTACGAGCCGTGTTGAGCGCATCAATGACCAGGTTACCGGGAACCACGGTGACATGAGGTCCTTCCGATACATGAGCGACTTCCGGCGCCTGGGTCGCACCAAAGGTCTTCTCGGCGACCATTGCACGTTGGTTGTTGCGATAGGCGTGCGCGGCGGCATCAATGTGCTGTTGCCAAAGTACCAGCGCCGGATGCGGAGTCGGAACCCCGTTAACCTCCTCCATGGTTTCGCTCGCATAGTACACACGAGTTTCGAAACCGCAACTGCACTTGATTTGCCGACCACCAGAGACAGGCAGATCAACCGACGGATAGTGACCCGGGATAGCGCTCAGATACACTCGCGACATCGGGTTCACGCCCGTCACCCAGAAAGGTCGGCTGGTCTGGACGTCAATACGTCCGGGGGCGATCGGATCAGCGGACGTATCTTTGATGCCGCATTCCACATTCACCGGGTAAGGATTGATCCTCGTCTTTTTAATCGGCTCGGGATCCAGTTTCTTGGTGGCCGGAAAGAGTTCGGCTTTGGCTTCGGGTGCAGCGGGTTCGGCAGGGGAAGGATCTTGCGCTTGACCGTTATCCGAAACGAGCTTCATGGCGTACTTGCCGGAACGTAGGGTGGCGATGAGCTCTTCCACACTGCGCAGTACGACAGAGGGCGCCTCTTCCGGTTTCATCAGATCTTTCACGTATACCGAAGCTTCGTGAATATTGTCGGGATTCGCGCGCAGCTGAAGAATGACTGTCGACACTCTGGTGTTTGCCGACTCCGGGGCGAGGATCGAACTGTGCGGAATCGGTTCCGCTTCTTGGGGCTTCCGAACACCGTCGTACATCTTCTTCATCTGTTTCAGAAAGAAGACTTGTTCGTGTTCGGACACCAAGGACACGGCATCCAATACGGGGCCGAAGACATCCAGCAGGTCTTTGATTTCTTCATCCGACGCGGCGCCTTGATGACGATGAACGTAGGCGTCGAATCGGGCACGGATTTCCGAACGTGTTTCATTCAGCTTTTTATCAAACCCCTTGCTCAGAGGGAGCTGTCCTTTCGAACCGATCAAGATGACACACTCGAGTTCGTCTTTGCGGACGCTGTTGAGGCAATTCGAAATGTCTCGGATGAGATCATCATCGTACGCAAAAACATCTTTGGTAAGATCGAACACCATCGCTCTGCCGGATGCTGCGGGTTTCGGACCCAGTTCACGGCGATACGCCGCCATTTCTTGAGCAAAAAGCTGCTTTGCTGCTTCTTCGAATGTATCCGCGTCCTCGCCAACAACATGAGATATCACGTCAAGCGCGAGCGTGCAGCGCTCCATGAAGTCTTTATGGTGCTTAAGAGCCATCGGCGCTTCGGACAGAGCGTGCCGCCGGAAATTGGCACTCATGGATTCAATGAGCGGTTTGAAGGAATCCAGATTGGAGCGTGTCAGAAAAACATGAGTGTGCTCTCCGTCGAGAAGCACATTGTCGATTTCATTGTCGCGGAGTTGTTGGATACCGTTCATGGCCTGTTGAAGAATAACGAAACATATTTTCGTTGTGTTTTTCCCACCCCAATTGTTGAGAGTGAGGTATACGTGGCGATCGAGCGGCTGCACCTTACCTTCGGCGAGGTTGTACTTTGTAGGTCGTTGAGCGATTGATATTGCGGCAACCTCTTTTGATGGCCAGATCGGTCGTGCGATCGGCTGTTCCTTGCCTTCGGCAATATTGCGGGTTGGAAGCACGCGAGAGGGTTGCGGTTTCCACGAGATGTTACCGAAGTGCAGCGGGCTCGGTACATCGTCCTTTTCGTCAGTATCCGGGAAAGCATCCACTTGACACGACGTGGTGTCGTGCGGGTTGCACTTATTGTGAACATGCTCCTCCAGTCGGTCGGAAAGAGCTTTCATTCTGGCATCTTGCAGCTTCACGATTTTCACCAGTTGCTTGATGACCTGGTCTCGCTTTTCCGTTGCTCTCTGAGAGGCCTTGAAGATGTCCTTCAGATTCTTCTCAATGATATCGTCAATCATGTTCGTATTCCTTTACTCAATGACAACATGTTCGTTGTAAGATTGGGGGAGTGCGATATTGCGAGAGTCCAGCACGCACGTTTGAACATTTGCAAAACCACCGTACAAATCAGAATAGTGATTCACCATAAACATCTGAGTGAACGGTAATGTTTCCATCAGGGACCGAATCATCTCCATAGCGGACGTCCGGTGCGCTTTATCCAGCGTCCTGCCAAACTCATCAAGATAGAGAGGCGATGCGGACAGACCCATGTAGCGCAAGGAGACAATGCGAGCACCGAGATCCACAATCTCAACCATCCCGCTACTCCCCTTGGAAATATCCGGAACGACATTGTCTTTCGACTGAATCATCAATGGGAACTTATAATCGAGCTCAGCGCCCTTTTCATTCGACGCTCCACACGGATAGACCTGGAGAGGATAAGACCAAACCTTACGGATCAAACCATTGATCTGTCCTGTGAAATTTCGAATGAAACCCATCATCCCGTCCGCAATCAAGCCTTCTGTTGGGGAGAGTTCCTTCACCATCAACTTCAGGCACTCTTCTTCCAACTTCAGCTTTTCGATATCCACCTCAAGATCCGTCACCCGTTGTTTTTGCATCTCGTGATTACTGAGCGCTTCAGACTTGGTTGCGAGGGATACCTGTAGCGTCTGGATTGACCGAATGATGATCTCACGACGCAACGCTTCGATAGCGTCGTTATTCAGCTTGTCCGCATTGAACATCAGGTCATCGAGCTTACGAGCCATTTCCATGAGCTCATTATAAGCACGTTTGTCCGACATCATCGAATTGTATTCCGCACGCTCTTTTATCAGAGCTTGTGTCAGGTTCGAGATTTCGGTTTCCGAAAGAGCGAGTTGAGCCATCGTATCGGTGAGGCTCGCCGCGCCAAGGTGTTCGGCTTGCGAGATGAGGGCGTTGATTTCGGCAATGGCTTGAGATTTCTCGTGAGCGTCGCGCTCAAAGGAACAGTCCTTCCGAAAGACCTCAAGTACAGCCAGCGCCTTACGTGGAGCATTCGTGACGAATTCATTTTCAACCAGATAGTTCCAGAACACCTTCAGATTCGGCGCACTCTTCGCGCAGCGACCGAAGTTGTTGTACAGTTCCAGATACTCTTCTGTCTCCTTGATATCGGTTTCTTTACCAGCGATTGCTAGGTTTCCGGCATCGATCTCTAACGAGAACTTCTCGATAGCGTTATTGACCTTTGCCAACTTTTCAGGGGAATAATTCAGCACCCAACGATGATTACAGGCAGGGCACTGAACATTCGAATCGTTCTTGTGGAGCTCGAGATGGTTCTTGGTTGCAATGTGGGCATCGAGTTGGCGCTGGAGCGTATGGACAATTTCTTTGATGTCTTTGACTTCTTGGCGTAGCGTCTCCAGACGTTGCATCGAGAACCGCCGACCTTCGTTGATCGGAAGCACCTGAAGAATAGCCGACAGGTCATCGTAGATTGCCTCGAGTGTCTGGAGGCGTTGTGTGTCCCAGTCTTCGAAACCTAACTTCCGCTTTACCAGAATCGCTTTCTGTTCTTCGACAATAGCATCGCGCTTTTGAATCAGGACCTCGATCCCTTGTTCGCCTGTTTTCTTGAGAATCTCCAAATCACTTTGTAAGCGATCATGGATCTCTACCAAGGTGACCAATTTCGACTCTAGTGCGGCCACATTGAGTTTCGAGGTCTCCAGTTTCTCATCGAGGCTTTCTTTTGATGCGTAACGCCCTTCTATATCGACGCTAGCGTACCTCTGGAGCACTCTAGTGCTCAGGGTGAGCACTTCACTACACATACGGTCTGCGTCGCGTGAGAGGGCTTCTGAGGGTCTTTCTACCGGTGCTCGGCGTGTCTGCAACAGAGTGAGTTCATCGTGGAGATTCTGAACATCGATAAGAAGTTGTTCTTCCTCTTCCTTCGAAATCAGTTTTGAGGTCTCGTTAACGAGACGCTCTTTATAACGACGCATCGTTCCTGTTGCATCACGCAACATTTCGCGGAGCTTATCGTAGACCTTCAGCGCATAGTCGTAGCTCACGACCGATAGGGAGGTCAAGAGTTCTCGACGTCTACCGATACTCATTTCGGAGAAACGCTCTTTCCCGATAATAAACGCATGGAAGTCTTGCGTGTAGCCGAACTCCTGCTTAATCAATTCTTTTTGGACGCTGGCCGTGCCGCCCTGGTTCATGGGAACGCCGTCTTTCATGAACTCATGATGCGCCTTGGGTGCAAAGACAGATGTCAAGACATACTCGATACCGTGATGCATAATGACGACCGTTTTCGATCCATCTTTTGAGTAGTCTGAGGGCGCAGCAGGAAATGGTGAGATTTCTTCGATCAATGAAGACTTCCCGCATCCATTCGTCCCGAGGATCAATTGAAATCGTTCGGTAGGGGTAAACGTGAATTCCCGAATATTGTTCAAAAGGAATCGTTTATACCCTACTAGCTTCACTGAAGTATAACGCATATCTGAAGCCCTGTTATCCGTTGTCAGATGATAGGGCGCGCGTATCTTTTTTAACAGGAGTTTTTCATGACGCAACGCACTGTTTCGGACTGGCACTTTTATTCGCACGGTGTCGTGGCCGAAAACAAAGCCGCTAACACGGATGTCGTCGAAGTCACGCCGCTTGAGAAGCATGCCATGCTGGATGGCGAATTGACACCCAACACAACCGCCCTGGAGTCCTCGGGCGTCGATGGTACCGGAAGTGCCTATACGACGAAATCGCAAACAGCTGCCACGATTCCATGTAAATGGCGGCCTGTCGGGGAAAGCAATCGAAAGACGTCGCCCGATGTCCGGCGTGGTGAACAGGTCGAGATTTGGCGGTTTGCGGATACGGATCAATTCTATTGGTCTACCATGTCGAACGACAGCTCGACACGTAAACTCGAGCATGTGGTCATGGGGTACAGCGGCACCGCTGAGGAAGATGTCGACGCGAGTAATGACAACCACTACACCTGTACGTTTAGTCCGCTCACAGGGGCGATCACGATCCACACCTCGAAAGCAAATAGCGAGCCGTTTGCTTTCGATATTTCATTGAACACAAAAGCTGGGACGCTCACTGTCGATGACAATACCGGCAATCTAGTGAAGTACGATTTCGGTCAAAACCAGTTCCATGTCGAAAACCCTGATGGTGCAGTCATGGATTTGACAGGGACAGCATTCAAGATGTCGGGTCTCGATAGTTTTGAAATCGATAGTAAAAAGATTTCGCTGAGCGCGACAGACTCGTACGAACTCGATACGGCTGACAGCACGATCAATTCGACGACGACGACGATCACGTCCGAAACAACGCATAATGGTTCGGTAGCCGTAGCGGGTGATTTGACCACAGCCGCGGGTAGTGACGGTAAGTCGACCGGTAAGGCGAAGTTTGGTGGTGATATGGAAGTCACCGGTAGCCTCACGGCGGATCAAGATGTGACGGCCGTAAACGGCACTGTATCTGGGAAACAAATCGTTTCTCAGGAAGCCATTGTGGCGCCCAACGTGTAGCTCGCGACATATACCCCAGGAGCGAAAGCTCCTGGGGCTATGACCGTTAAAAAGGTGGTAGTGTCAAGATCCAAACCCACACGAGATACAATACCACTACCACACTGTACCCTACTGTCTGCATGTCCGGCTCTCTTTCAGTTATAGTGCTAAGTACTCCCCGACGCCTTGAGCGTCGTGATCTCGGCATTCAACTGAACAATGTACGCTTCGAGAGCGGTGATTTTCTGCGTAGCACTCGCCAAGGCTGCTTCATTCGTTAATGCTTTAGCGAGGTTTGTCTGGCTACTGCTGATCAGTAGGGCGCGAGCCGCCTGGTATTTGGCATCATCTGCCGATGATAGAAGGCTGACAGCAGACAACTTGGCAGCCGTCAACGTCGGGGTCGATCCGATTGTGTTTTGAACAATCTCGGAAATCTGAGTTTTGAGATACGTCAAGTCGGTGCTAACGGGTAACGCCCCCATATTCACCAACAAACCCAGAATCTGATAATTCACACCACCCGAAGACGGAAGTGCCGTAATGAAGCTGCTCGGCACGTACACTGTCGTCCCACTGGTTGACGTCGGAGCCAGACTCACAATGCACACGCCGTTTGCCACGTCCGTGTTGTATTGTGTTTGTGTCAAGCCATTCGCGACGTAAGTATCCGTGTACGGGTCTTTTCCGTCAGCCACCAAGTCAGCAATGGTACGCACTGCACGACAGGTATAACTCATTCCGGCTGTCAGCATCGCTTCAAAAGGCGCCGCCAACGTAAAGATACCGGAACTATTGATACTCGGGACAATAGCGGTTGCCATATGTCACTCCTCAGGAACTGAAGTTGCTCTTGGCAACGACGAGGTACTGGATGTTGTTGTAATCGGCGACCACATACAGAATCCCATTACGCGTCAAGCGTGTCATCCCAGTCGGCAACGAACTGTACGCGGTAGCCGTTTCTGCCGCGATCAGAAGCTCGGACAGGAGTTCAGCCCATGCTTGGGTGGTCGTGCTCATTCGACTGAAGTCGGTGGACGACGTCGAAACAGCGATGAAATCAGCGAACAATTGTGTCAGCTGGTACTGGTTGTTCTGGTTCTGATTGCTACCGATGGACAGGATATTCAGCGACTTGTACGGGTGTCCCATATCGCAGGCGTAGGAATTAATATGAGCCGACGGATACGTCGATGCCGGAAATGCGTATTTCGCAATTTCGGCTATACCAGCTGCTATGTTCGTGATCGGACTGTAAACTCCGGCCTCGATTGCGCGGTCAGCGATGGCGTATTGGTCGTATCGAGGAACCAAGATGAATTCCGTCGTCTTGAAGATATCCGGCAGGATCGCTGTCCATTCAGATTGGGTGTGCGTCGAATTTGCCAGGATGTATGTCTGCAAAGCCGATTTGATCGAATCGATATTGTCACCGACCGTACCGTAAATCAAAGTAGCCCAGTTGGTTGGGATCAAATTGGTGGAATCCGTCGGATCCACGTAGTCATACGTCATCCCGACGAGTGAGGTCTCGGGATTTCCGTTACGAGCTGTCTGGATCGTTTCGGTCTGTGTCTTCCAGGTCGAAGCAGCGGCATCAGCTTTAACCACACTGGCTCCGCCGAAGAATACAGCATCCAGTGCAGAGAATGGCGGGACCACCGTGATGTTGTACTCGTCGTACTGAGTCTGGAAACTGGCATCGCAGAACCAGATCTTGATGAAGCTCCCGCTCAAAGCGTTGTAGGTGAAACTGATCCATTCCGGCATGTAGTACGTGCCGTTGTTCACCATGCTGCCCGATGCAAAGCTCGACGCAACCGACGAGAACCCGGTGAGCAATTGGGTGAGAAGATCGTCAGCATCCAATTGACCTGCGGTATTGATGCTCTTGGTGTAGAGCCATTGAGCGATCGTCAGGACCTGCTCTTTGAGCGTAGCGTCCAGCGCCGTCGTCACGCCATCAGTCGCGCTCAGAAACGTATTGAGTGTCAGATTCGCCACATCCGACGCCACATAAACCCCCATGGAGTTCGTGTACGTCGACGACTGGGTCGACAGTTCGCCAAAGGTGGCTACTGTGCCGGGGTTGTTATTGGCAAAGAGCGCATTCGCCACGAAACCTTTTAATACGTACATGATTTTATCCCGGGAGGTTTTGATCAATAAAAGATGTTGACGTTTAATCACGTCAGCATTACAATAGCTGAATGACGGCAATCATAAAATTGGCGTCGAACGCAAGGAAGCAATAATGACGGGGTTTATTTGGAAAATACTCGAAACCTTTTGGCCTTTCCTTTGGGAAATGGTCATTGGTAAGAAAACCTTCTTGGAGGCCATTCACTCCAACAAGAAAGCGGTCTTTCTGGTCATCATGATCACGGGTTCGTTTGGTTTGAATATCTGGCAGTTTATTCGCCTGGTGAGCATCTCATCCGCTCAGATACATCTGGCCAAGGTCTGCAAGCCTGAACTCGTTTCCCAGTCGCCGGCAGTCGTGTACCCGAAGCAAGAAAGTGCTCCGGTTGCTGAATCGCCGACACAGGACAACACTTTCAATGCGGTGGAAGATCAAATGTTGAAGCTGCGAGACTCCGAGAAACATTCGGGTGCACGCTAAGCGAGGTCTCTATGAAAAAATACGTGATGTTTATTTCCCTGACCTTGTTGGGGTGTGGTAACTTTACCACCAATAAGACGGAGGTGTCGTACCATGACACCTTTATCTTGGATGCGAGGGATCCTGCATTGAGACCTCCACCCCTGCCCTCGCTACCGCCACCGGTTCCGCCAAAGATTGTGGTTCATCCAGTGTATGTAAAGGAATCCTCTCTGACCAAAGACATGTGTCCTCGATTTGAGTTTCCTGCGCTCCCTCCTACACCGGAGCTCCCTATCGACGCGCTCAAGCGTTTGAACCATACGGATCAGATCGGTATCGATAACCTCATGATGAAGCATATTGATGAATTGCGACAGTATATCGCCACCGTCAAGAAGATTCAGCAAGATGCCAAGGAGCGATACCTGATCAAGTGCGTGAATTTCACAAAACCTTCTCGATGAGTTGGGGAACGTATCATGACACAAGCTGCTCAATCAGCTTACGCGCTGGCGATGCTTCAAGTTGCACAATCTCCGATAAACTACTCGCTCACGACTCGCGTTCCTGGGACGACGTACCCAAACAACACGCCTCGACAAATTACAGTGAGTGCTTCGGCCAATATGTCTGTTGCAGGTGCTTATCTGATCGCGGTCGTTAACGGGGTCACTATGCAAAGCTCGTCACAATCTGCGGCGGTTGGATCCCTCGTGACAGTTTGTTTCCCTGTCCCGCCAGGAGGCACGTATAGCGTTTCTCCCTCGACAGGTACTGTAACGGGTTGGAACCCCTTTACCGAGATTCGATGAGGAGTGTCTTTTTATTGGCTGACTCAATAGTTTGTGTAGCACCAATCATTCAAGGGGTCAGTGATGTCCAACGGTTTTATCATTTATAGCGATGGTGGTAGTGCTCCAACCAACCCCGGTCCGGCTGGCTGGGGTATTCACGGTTACATGTTCTCGGCCGAAGCCCCTAAGAAAGGCAGCGGTAACACGAAGTACTTGATCACGACGGCTGGTTATGTCGATAAGGCAACGTTCAAGGGTTCGATGGTTCCTATCACGGATGAGCTGTGGGAGAAGTTTGTCACCAGCAATGTTCGGGCGGCTCATGAAGTCACTCCGATCCATTACGTGGATGGTTCTGGCGGGTTCACTCGTGATGAAACCAACAATGTCGCTGAAATCGTAGCGGCGACCAAAGCGCTCGAGTACGCTCGGGATTACGACGTCGAATTCATCCAGATTTACACGGACAGCAACTACGTGGTCCAGTCCATGAACCAGTGGATCAGCAACTGGGTCAAGAACAACTGGAAGAAACGGGATGGCTTCACACCCGTTCCGAACCGTGAGCACTTCGAAAAGCTGATGGCGGTGACCGAAGAACTCCGTGCCCGTGGCGTCACGGTGAATTTCACCTGGGTACGCAGCCACACGGACGGTCTGAACAAGAAACCGGGTGAAGGCATCAACATTGGGAATGTGCTGGCAGATAAAGCAGCCACCCAAGGCACTGTTGTATCAGCATTGCGTCGCGAGCCTCGCTGGTCCGGTGCCCCGATCCACACGATGAATTCTTCCCCTGCCCAAGGGTACTGGAAACCAGAGATCGAGAAACATCCCTTCATCTACAATCGTCGCATGTACTTTACGACGCAGGATACGGAACGCAAGCCTGGCGAATACTACCTGGGAGAACACGGGAAAGAAGACGATCACCTGGGTACGCGCATTTCCGATGGTAGCTTCTCAATCATCGAGCTCTCGAAGCCGCAACCCATTATGGAGCAGCTGATCGAATACGCGCAATACCTGGCGAAAGACAATGACAGCCTCATGCTCGTCAAGCTCGACAAGCTGTTCTCACCGGCTGTCTATCGAGATGTTGAGCTGTACGGAGAGACCTCTCTCATTCGTCGTGGTCAGCGCAATATCGAGCTCTTGTGTCTCGATAAAGAACCGCTGATGAAGGAACAAAATCCGGAAGGCATCGCAATGCGAGCCATCGATGCGATTTCGGAAATGGGCGGGGTTCTTCAACGCTTCAAGCTGAGTGATCCGACCCTGACTTGTACGGACATCACGAGTGTTTTGTATGAGTCGGTTTCACAAAAACCGAAGAAAGTGCCGAAAGCCAAGAAAGCCGCAGCGGATGAAGCTGAGGTAGAGGTGGTCGAGGAATCTTTCTCAATGCATCTGAAGCCTGAATACAAAGTGGGCTTTGCTGCGCTCAAAACACAAACAAACTATGCAGTAGGGGAACGTTCTGGTGCAGTTGATGTGATCTTCACCCTCGGTATCGACATGCCTGATCGAAACGCACTGAACAGGCTCTCTCCTCTGAACCCGCGTGTTACGATTGTGAGTTGGGAAGTCTCTGAACTCGCTTTCCGTTATGCGACGATCATCGAGGCGGGTGACGATATCGGCATCTGGTGCGGTTACCACAGCAACGTGCGGTTTATCTAACGCCTTTGCAATGCCGTGGCGGGATGTCACGGCAGGAGTATCGCCATGTCACGGATTCCAGCCCCGGTTCGATCCGGGTTTGCGTCCTTTCTTAAATCACGGCTCCCGCTGCATACCAAGCGCGTCTTATTTCTGGCATCGTTCTCTGCCGGTGTGGCGCGCTACGGGATGTGCAAGCCAAACAATTCCAAGTATTGTGAAGTCAATCCGGAAACGCTGAAGAAGTTGAATTCCCTTTTCAATTTGTGCCGACGTGAAAAGGCGATGAAGTTCTCAGCAACCATCAGTCAGGTGATCTGGGATGATCAGGTAATCAATGATCTTTCCATTCTCTTCAATACGCACGAGACGGATTCCGAAATGATTCTGTCGAGTATCGTCGAGAAGATCAAGTTGAAGATCCCTACCTGGCTTCAGTATGGTGATGACAACGCCGGAAACAATCTGGAAAAAGATCTGCGACTCCTCATCCAGAACAGGGGTGAGATATTCGGCTAATGGCCGTCATAGACCCCGGAGCGAAAGCCCCGGGGTCGTATGCTCTCACTTTTGAGAAATGATGCGGCGGATGTTATCGACCGTGTTATCCACGCAGCTCGCGAGGTTCATGGACCGATAGTACACGATCGCAAAGAACTCCAGCTCGCAAGCAGCTTGGAAGGTGCCTTCGGAGAGCTCGCCGATGACTTCGGGGGCGAGACCTTCTAGTTCACCCTTCTTATGCAGTTCCATGATCTTGGTCAACATGTTCACGGCATCCGTTGCGCGATCATTCAGGCGCTTCCGATTCACCGCGTTCATCATTCTGGAGATGCTGTCTACCAGATCGAACACATGGAGCCAGTCGTTGTTGCGGTCTACCACTTCGCTGTAGGCGACTTCTGCCCGAGTCGAACCGTTTTTGAAGCAATGCCCGAGTGATTCATTGAGTTCGTTTCGTTCTTTTTCGATCCCGATGTATTTCGGGATCTTGCTCTTTCCGCCCATGCGGTTATCTCGATTGCTCAGGATGCCGCCGAGATAGCTCGATACGTCAGCGAGATACTCCTCGACATGAGAGGCGTGGTCAGCCGCCGCTTTGAGAACAGCGCCGTATTCGAGATACGTCTTGTCGAGACCTTCCGGCACGTACGAAGTGATAGGTGCCAGATCCATGTACTTGTGGGTCGTGAGTTCTTTGACAAACTCGTAACGATTGGCTTTCAGTTTGACGCCGTGATCGGTAGCCGAGAAACGCCCCACGAAACCAGCAATCCCGGTCGTCAGAGTCGGTAGTACACGTTCCAGCAAGCTGCTGACATTGACAGCACCAAATTGAAAAGCTTCGAGTGCCGCGATATCCCGGGCACGAACAAATGCGGCATCCATTGGATTGTCCTTTACTGATATAGAGTCGAGATGAGAACCATAGCATTTGGGACGATCCTTTGGTTAATTTTAACGCCGCGGTTCAATCATTTGACTAAATCCTACACTCTGGTGAATAAAAAATGGACCTGATGCCTTCCTTTAAGCCAGCCAGTCTTCGCATCATGATCAACATCGGTTGCCTGTTTGATATCCCGACCGGCACGTACGTCATGGGCAAATACGGCGACATGATTCTGAATGGCGGTCTCTCGACTCTCACGGGTCTCGTAGGGATCGGCAATAACTTCAAGTCGACGATCCTCGACTACATGCAAATGACCGCGATGGCCCGCATGAAAGATTCCAAAGGGACGCTCTACGATACGGAAGACAACGTCATCGAAGATCGTAAGCGCACCATGGCTCAAGGGATTCGTGAGTTCTTTGGTCAGGATATCATCGATATCGGTCGCTACCGTATCACATCGGATGTCGAGCATACCGGGAATGAATGGTACGAAATCCATCGGACCTATTTGAAAGAGAAGCGTAAGAACGCGGCCAAGTTGTCGGTTGAAACGCCGTTCATGAACAGTGATCGAAGCGAGAACTTCCGTATCATCATGCCGACCTTTACCGGTGTGGACAGCTTCAGTGAATTCAAGACAGAAGATGTTCTCGAAATGGGCGACAAGAATGAACTGGGTGAATCGGGCGGCAACACGATCCACATGCGTCAAGGTCTCGCCAAGTTGCGGTTCCTGATGGATGCGCCGAACCTCAATGGTGCAGCGTACAACTACCTGTTGATGACAGCGCATCTGGGTAAAGAATCCACTATGCAGAACGCAGGTCCTGCCGGATCAGTTCCCATTCAGAAACTGCGCACGTTGAAGAATGGTGACAAGATCAAAGGGGTGACGGACAAGTTCACGTTCATTACCCACAACTGCTACAACTGCCACAATGCATCGCCGATGATGGCAAAGGACCTCAAAGGCCCAGAATACCCCCGTGACGCGAATGACAAGATGCGGATGGACACTGACCTCAACAAGGTATCGATCACGAACCTACGGGGCAAAAGCGGTCCGTCTGGCATGCCTCTGACCATCGTGGTATCTCAATCCGAAGGTGTCTTGCCGTCCCTGACGGAATTCAACCACATTCGTGAGCAGGACTACTACGGATTGGAAGGGGGGAACGTTTCGTACGCCATGTCCCTCTATCCGAATGCGAAGTTTGGTCGGACGACGGTGCGCAGTATGATCGATGCCGATCAACGTTTTCGGCGCGCATTGAACATCACCTCCGAAATGTGTCAGATGTCGTATCTTTGGCACAGTGTCGATGAATACATGTGCACTCCGAAAGAGTTGTACGATGATATCAAGGCACTCGGGTACGACTGGGACGATTTGCTCAATACCCGACCATGGTGGACCATCAACGACTACGATCATCCGGTACCGCGCCTGACGACGCTCGATCTGCTCCGAATGAGGAAAGGAAAATACCATCCTTACTGGATGGATGAAAACAAGAAACGTCTTCCCAAATACAATGAGGATGCGGTGTGATGCGATGGTTAAAACAGTTTTTTCAACGGTTGTATTACTCGCAGACTTCTTTGAGGTCCCAGATACGCATCCTTCACCTGGATGATCTCCGGGATGGTGCGGAGCTTGCATTACGCGAGAGGTTGTATCACCCCGGATGGCAATTGGAGAATCGTCTGTACGAGGCTCTCCGAGCGCCTTCTAAGGACGAAACCATCCTCCTGGCTGAGGGTACGTACGATCTCATGGGGATCTGTTATCTCCAATATCGGCCTCACGATAACAAAACGACGATTTGCTTCTACGTAAAAGAGATCTATCGTCGTTTTGGTGTAGGGTCTACCCTCTATCGCGAAGCGCGTCAACGGTTCCCAGAAGCTGACTTTGTGGCTGAGCTCGGGTCGCCGGGAAGTCGTCAGTTCTTCGAAAAAAACAATATCAGTTATTCCAATTAACGAGGTGGTGAATCATGAATGAATTACTGGCCGATTTCTTTACGTCCGAACTGGTCAAAGCGGGGCACCCGAATCCGACCGCATGGAAAGAAGGTCTGCACCCGGATGCTCTCAAGTCTTCCACACCGCTGCCGGTGCAGCGGTTTCTGATCAATCGTCAACTACGTCTGATCTTCGGCGCCATGGATCCGGCCCTCCAAAGTGACACCTCGAACGAACGCTTCTCTCTGGTCGATACCGGCGAGATCTCGTCCTGGAAACGCATCGTGTGCGAAATTCCGCTGCGGTGCATGGTGAAACATCATCTCCCCTGAAGCACATGGAGTCCGACGGGGTTTCCCGTCGGACTGATCTCACTCATTATTTTTGGATGACGATGTGCGAACTCATTGAGGCGGCGACCTTTTATGGCGCTGATTCGATTATGACCATGGTACTAAACGACACTGATGAACTCAGTACCGACCTCAAGTTTGGTCGTCACACTGTAGCGGAAATACCGGCTTACGATATTGCAGCTATCGTGGCGGGCAGTCGGACAATCAACGACTACGCACGTTTCTCAGAAATCATGGGTGATATCGTTGCGTACGATTATTACCACGACAAGAGCATTGTTTTCATCACCGGTAAAGCACGAACAGGTGCTGACGCCATGATTATCAAATGGTGCAAAGAGCACGGTTACCCGTGGGTGGAAATGCCTGCTGACTGGGATGAATACGGTAAGCGGGCTGGGTATATCCGGAATGAGCAGATGGCAGAAGTTGCCAATACTTTATTCGCTTTTTATGACGGCGTTTCCAAGGGAACGAAACACATGATCAATCTGGCTAAGTCCGAGCACTTGGATTACAAGGTGTTTATTCTGGACCCAGATAGCGAAAAAGGAAAATTAGATGCCTACCGGTAAAAACCGAAAAGCGGCGGAAGAGTACATCATCAAGTACATCGATGCGCTCTTGCCGGGCTCCCCCAACACCAAGATTTACGAACGTCTGTTTGCCAACATGGACGACAAGGCGTTTGATACCTTCATGCACGGTCTCAATGACGGAACGATTCGTCTGGCCATCATCGTCCCCAACTTAACCGGGATGAAGTTAAGCGTCGAGAGAAACCTCGCTTTGGCCAAAGAATTGGGTCACGAGTTCTTTGAACAGTTGCTGATTGATCCGGGTAACGATATTCCGCCGTACATGACACCCGAGAAGTATCTGATTGTTGATCTTCCGGTACGTCGTCAGGCGCAGTTGCAGGAAAAGAAAATCTCGATTCCCGAACACAATCGTTCTGTCGATGATTTCACGGGTCAACCAACAGGTGCGTCGAAGGGCAGTAAGATCTCCATGCCAGAGATTCAAATTCTAGCTGCTCGAAACCTCGACCGTAGCTTGCTGGAAATGATCAAGATGCGTGGCGGGGATACGAAGGCCTTCAATGCGATGAATGACAGCATCAGTAAGACAGGTGGTGTCAACCTCAAGAGCATCGAGACCCTCGGTACGACGGTGACTTCTACTGACACGCTGCGAGCCTTCTTGACAGCCTGCCATTTACAAAACACGCTTTAAAGGGTTTACCATGAGTCTTTCTGTTGACATGGTCGCTGAGATCAAAGGTGCCTTTGTTGAGGCTTTCAACACGGTTTCGGCACGTTGGGTTTCGCTCGACGATATACCGTACATCTATTCGCTGTGCGATACGACGGCAAAGACGGCACCGTACCTCTTTGTATCGTCGGACAGGACCAACGCGCTTTACAGTTCTGTCTTCGGCTCGGCGATCACGAGGGACTTCATTTTTGAAGTCCAAGCACAATTCTTCTCCAATTGGGGATCTGGATTGGACCTGTACGATACGTACGCTGCGCTTCTTGCTGAAGGGTTCTCCCCGATCAGCAACAAAAACCATCGCGGTTCGATGTTGCCGGACGACTACCGGTCGCGTCTACCGACGTATGAGGCAGCAACCGTTGTTTTGGCGGACAACAAATGGTTGTTCATTCTCGCCATGATCAAGACCAATTTCATCGATATCGCTGGCACTCTCAACGATCTCATGAAACGTCGACATGAACAACAGCTCATTCAACAGGCGGAATAAACCATGGCAGCGGGTCATCTAGAGCAAATCATCTATGTGGACCTGGATAGCATTCTGGACACGCGTCTGGGGACACTCGCGAAAATGAATCAGCAGGTGGCGGCCGATGTACTGAACAACGGTTATCACCATCGAAAGACCGATATCTTCAAGGGGGTTGATCGCGCTCTCTATTTGAAGATGTACGCGGAACGTGATGAGGAGACACTGAAGCATTCATTCCTGACCAATATCGGGAAGCACTTGCGCACCACAGTCATTCAAGTGTTGGCGCAAGCCATGACGATGCCTCACAAGCAGGAGATTCAACTCCTCGTCAATACGTATCCGTACCAGATGACTCCAGAAGTCATGCAAGAGCTTCAAAGCGTTGTGTCTGAAATGATGGGGCACCTCTGTAAGGTAAAGATCGAGTACATCCCTCTGAAAGATCTCACGCCGATGAGCGTGAAACAAAATGTCATCATGATGGTGATGTATCATTTTGAGGAATGGATCAATACCAACATCAAAGGGTTTGCAGCGATGCCAGCACCTGTGCTGACGGATGTGGTTTTGTTTGCTCCGGCGCTGTACAACGAGGAACTGACGGACCTCCAAATTGCGGGGACCACTCGGAAAGCAATGCATCCGTTTGAAGCCGTCATCACGTCGTTACTTCCATTGATTCATCTGGAGTTTCTGGATCCGTGGTACTTCAGCGTTCTGTCTGATTCGCGTTAGCGTCATAGCCCCTGCACCCGTTTCGGGTGCAGGGGTCTGTGATCATTCTTCAAAGCGTTCCATAAAGGCATCGTACGAAATCGGTTCCGACTGCTCATCCAGTTCGCCTTCTACCAGGATAGGATCAGGTATTTGATCAACGGAGATCATCGGAATCTCCCGCTCAACACGGGTATGTTCCCCGAAGATCTTATTCGGATCCACTTTCAGAAGCGTTGCCGTTACGACCTCGGTCAGCATCTGCGTATTGGCAATGTTCTCGTCGCTCTTGATCTTGGCGCGACCCAGAGTCGTTCGGTCAATGTCCGTCAGCAACCCTGCGATGAGTTTGATATTATCCGGATCGTTCGGGATGTTTCCAGCCGGCATCATCGCCAGTACAATCTTTTTACGGATGCCTTGAGTGAAGTTGTGTGTTTCGTCGTCGTTCTCAAAAGGACGCTCGTTAATCACGTCGGTCATCGTAAATCTCCAATATAAATATTTTCAAACATATATCATCCATCTGACAATAGGTAGTAACCGAGTCATAAGAAAGGTTTCTGAGATGGTTAAGCTTCGTGAAATACTCAGGACACTGAGGAAGTATGTCGTGCTCTTTCGAATCGGTCGATACGGGCAACTACCGACAAAGCGCGCTCAATGCGCCGCTATGCTTACCATGCTTCGGCCTGAGCGCTTCGCGCATTACTCCCCCAAGGTCGGGGCAAACTTCGAGATCGCTACAGGCTATCTCTCTATCGAACATCTGACCAAGACGTTGCGGCATCTGAACGTGACGATTGGTCGATTAGCCACGCTCAAGGATTACTCCCTGGAGCAAGAAGTGGCGTGGACGACGTTGGATACATTCTTTATCTCTCGTAGCGGCCACTATCTAAACATAGTGGATGCTGTGGCGGAATTGAAGAAGGAACTCACGACGTTTTGTGCGTTGATGGAACCCACAGATCCTTCGCCGGATACTGGGATGTACGGATACTACAAGCGCTCGCTTGAATCCTTCACTGAAATGCTTCTGGTGGTGCTTCAAGCTCTGCTGGTCGCTTCAGTGTAGGGGTAGTATCTTAATGTGCGGTTTTTAATAAGGATTACGGCTATGGCCTTTCTTAGGCGCGACAGAGGACAATCACCTCTCCTGACGATGCTGTCCAAAGCGGACAAAGGTAAGAACTCCATTACCGGTAGCAGCGGCGGATTGGCTTGGTTGTTCAGAAACGTTCTGGAGACGCTTGATGTTGGGGCATCCAAATGGACGAAGATGATGGCCGATTATTTGGCTGACAAGAGGAACATCCCCGACAACAATGTGGACCTGGCGAGTGTACGTGGCAATATCGTCAAGGATCTCACACGAGACCATCAAAGTTGGAAAACCTTTCTGAAGGCGATGCGTTTTGCAAACCCGGACAAGGCGACCCTCTATTTGGTCATCGAAAAAAATGGGGTAAAGTACGAAATCCCGGGGTTAGAGCTCCCTGTAGGTAAGAGGGATCACTGGACCACCGATTCTTCAGACGAGGAAGGATACGACCATGACAGCAGCGACGATGAGCAACCTGGCGGCAACTACGAATCGAACCAGGTTAATACGAAGAACCGACCGACCAATAAGACGGGACTGGTTTGATCTTGAAACCAAGCCTCCGCGGAAGGAAATATCTATGAGCGTGACAAAAGAAATGCCGCACGAAACAACCGACAACCCGATCGTCCTCAAGGACGGGATCGAACACATCAACATCGACATGCGAGCCCGCACCGAACTCGGCCGCATGCTCAGCAGCTTGTACTACGCGCCGTTCAACCACCCGCTCTTCGGGCCGTTCAACTCCATGGAAGCGTTCATGGCGTGGATCCGTTCGGTCAATCCGTCGAACAGCATTCGCGAACTGAGCGGCATGGAAGCGCGCTGGGCCAACAAGGCCGCGAAGGGTCCGTTCCTGGAAGACTTTGACGCCATTGTCGAAGAAGCGAACTTCTACAAGATCTCGCAGAACAGCGAGATGCGTCGGCTGATGTTGGAATCGACGTTGCCATTCGATCATTACTACATCTACCAAACGACCAACAAGGAGACCGAGGACCTCATGTCCGGTCTCTTCATTCGGCCGGCATCGTCACCCACAGTGACAGGGTATTTTGAACATGTGCGGGAACTGCTGAAAACAGGCCGGCACCCAGCCACGCCCAATTACGGGCATCTGCTGAAGCGTCTCTAAGACGCTCGGCAGGAAAAGAGGGGGAGACTCCTCTTTTTTTTGCATTCTCGGAGAAAATAATGGGCTCTACGGCAAGTAATATTTGGCAGTCGTCGGGTGATGCGACCTTACAGGCAACCGACGTCTATAAACAGACGAATAGTGCTGTCATCACAAGTGTGAAAGACTTCAGCACCTCGTATGACTTTGGTTTGACCAATGTGCTCCGGGGTGCAAAAAGTCTCGTATCGGGTTTGAAGGCGGCTGAAACAGCGCTGGCAGATGCAAAGAAGTTGAAATCGACTCTGTCAAATCTGACAGGGACAAATCGATTGCTGGCCATCTCAGGTATCACCAGCAGCTTGTTATCCAAAGCTGGGCTCACTGATGCATCGAGTCTCTTCAGTTCGATCACGACCGATGGCAAGCTGGCAATCAGCCTTGGCAAAGCGGTTCAGCAAGCGAAGGCAACAAACTTCGATAGTTTGAGCTCGGTGAGCAAGTTACTGAGTGCGTACAGTGGGAATGCTGGCGTACTGGCGATTAATGATGCTGTTGCTAAAGTCGCACTCTCGACGAGCCTTTCATCGAGCCTATCGTCACTGGGCGTGACGGGGTCATTCTCCTCTTCGATCAGCGCTCTAGGGACGGATACCAGTTCCATCTCCCAAGTGGCTCAGGCATCGTTACCTACCACGATATCAGGATCGGATGTAGCAAACCTGGCTCAAATGGGCGACGCATTAGGGACGGGTGGTGTCCTGGCCATTAACCCGACCATCATCAGTGACTTTTCGAGCAGTTACACGGCATCGGATAATTCAACGGACAATACGATCAGTTCGGAATTTACAAGTCTTACGGCTGCATATTCATCGGTTGATTCCGCTTGGATGTCCTCGACACTGACATCTTCTTCCGGAACGTCGGAGACGGCTGTTGATTTTTCCAAGTTTGCTGATGGTAGCGATGATTTCAAAACGTTGGTGGTGAGTGGTGCACAGGCTTCTTCCGATACCACGTTGATGGATTTGGCTTATTCGGATAAATTCGAAACGACCAGTGTTGAAGATCAATTGGCGACAGACTTTCCGATGACCGTCGCGTCGAGCGGGTCTCAAACCACATCGTCAAGCAATAGTTCGGTTTACTCCACCGCTGATTGGTGAGCATACAGGCCAGGGCGTTTGCCCTGGCCTGTATGACGTCACTTTTTCTTTTACCTCGCGGTACCCTTGAAAATAGCAGAAGCCACTCGAGCAACACTCGTGTCGCCCATAAACGAAGCAAAGTGAGCAGCCGATGTCCAGGACTTCCACTGTGCAGCTTGCATGGTAGCTTTCAGCTTAAACTTCTTCCACGAATAGATCTGATCTTCCAGACCCATGCTTCCGAGAACCGCCATGTAATCGGTAAACGAGTTGTCATCATCGAAGATGTTGGCAAACGTATCTACCGCCGCAGAAGCGGTATCGATAGCCGTACCCGTAGCAAAACCAATAGCCGTACCCGCGGTGGCGCCTGCACCACCCACGACAGCCGCACCTACGACACCGGCACCACTCCCTAGGACAGCACCCGATACACCCCCCAGAACACCCCCCGCATTACCTAGAGCCGTGGCGGCGGTCATACCGAAACCAGCGTGGATAGGCATATGGAGAACCGATGACATATCAACGATACTGAAGCTCACTTCCAATCCGAGTGCTTCATTACGGTTGTTGAAACCGGTGTTTCCGGTACCACGGGTAATAGAGAGGCTTTCAATCATCCCGAGACGTGTCTGGCAACGACCCTGGTCGTACAGTTCGCAAATGAACGGACTCGTGTACGATTGCGTACCTGTCGATAGAGGGAGTGTCCCCGCTAACAACATAGCCACGGGTACCCAGAGGTTAATCAGCCTAGAGACTGGATTCCCGTACGGAGAATTCAGGTTGATCGTGTACGTGCTATGGGGTAACGAGGCCATCGACGACTGCCAGTGTTTCGGTATGTCGACAAAAGCCGAACCCCCCAATGCAGCAAGACCGCTCAGATGCAAACCATCCAATGCTCCGGAGACCACATCCGTGATAGCCCCGGATACGGTTTGGAGCAATGCGCCTGCTGCACCACCCATGAGGTTACCGTTAGCGAAGTTGAATTTCATCTCGCGTGCTGAGGCTGATGTCGAATTCATCTTCTGCGCAATGTCTGACTCACCTACAGAGTTACTGAAGCTTTCACCGACAGCACCGGTGTAATTGACACGGAAGGTGGCAAATGCACCGCCATCATCCAGCTCGGCTTTCAAGAAGTCAAAGAACCCCGAGTTAGCCGACGCGCTACTGTCAAGTTGTTCGGTACCGACTTCAGCACCAGAAGCCGTAGACGAAGCGAGTTGTGCCTGCGCCGTACCAGAGACCCACTTCTTCAAGTAGGTTGCATAATCCACCGGGGTATCGGAAATCTTGGTGGTGAAGATGCTCTGAATAGCACTCGACAGTGTGAAATCCGTTTCACTCAGTTGTGCTTCTTGAAGCTTGGCGAATTGACGTGCAAGACGTTGCGCTTTGTTCGCCATCGAGAAGACGTCAATACTGCCACTGGTGTTGATGATGTCCGGAAGTAACGCGTGAAGCTTGGCTTGACCGCTACTATCGAATTGGTAGTTGTTACCAATTGTCGTCATCACGTCGTTACCACCGAGTCTGGGAACAATCCCCATGTTCACTGCGATCTGGTTCACGATGGTTTGTACGGCGTTCCAGTACAACGGCATCGTTGGTTTCAGATAGTAGAACTTACTCGATGGTTTTTGAAGCACGAAGTTCGATGCATAACCAAGAGCATGGACGAACAGCAACTTCCAACTCATGATACTGACGACAAACCCAGCCGCCTTACCAATTGCGTAGAATGCATCCGTCGAGCGCCCTGTCCGTGCGAGTTGCCCGGCGCCACTGTTATAGAAGCCACCGAAGAACGTCGTCAAGGAATTGAACTTGGGAACACCGAACCGAAGATTGATGAGTTGGCTATTTTCTTCAATGGCCTCGTTGTAGTATCGACCGAGACCAGGAGACCCATTCGCTAACCCCTTGACACGAGGGTCAGTAAATCGGCAAAATTGAGGAGGGGGGTTAATAGCGAAACTGCCGCCCGGCGTCGTGTCTGTAAACTTCAGCTGAGCGGTCGACATCGTTCTATTCTGAACGGCGACCGTAGGAAGGTCGGACGATTTTACCAGAAACGCTTGTCGAACCCAGCTCTTATCCGCTACTAAAGGGCCCATGGTGTAATACTCCGTTCATGATGGGATTACCGGCGAGCCTCTCGACTCGCCGGCACCTGTTTAACTGATACCGAACTTATCCAAAGATATTGGAAGACCCGGCATCTCACTCGAGGACTTCATGACATCTTTTGCGTACGTCGAGACATCACGTTGTGCTTGAGGTGAATTGTCACCCTTGTCGGATTGTGCTCCCGAAGAAGATCCCGACGCAGGTGTCAGTTTGTCAGCAATGGTTTTCAACACTTTCAACATTTCTTCCTGAACATTCAGGGACTTCTCCAATGTTGAATCGCCCGATTTCGAAGACACCGAACTGGAGCGACGTGACCTCGTATTGCTCGCGAGATCAGCGGCTGCCGGAGAGAAGCCCGAACCCAATTCATCGATAGCGGACGTCGACTTTGACGACCCCATTGCTGCTTGCGTCAACTGCGGAACAACAGGAAGTGCTTTGGTCTTTGGCACAGTAGCTGTCGACGATGGAGCCGACTTCACCGTAGCCGCAGGTGCTGCTGTAGCAGCGACAGCGGGAGCAGTTTTACTAGCTGCGGCAGGTGTCGCTGTTTTGGCACCCGCTTTAGCCGGCGTAGCCGCTGTGGTAGCGGTTTTGGCAGCCGATGGCTTAATTGCTTCTGATCCTGCACCAGCACCATCGATACCAAACTGCTTGGCACGAGTACGAACCAGGTTGTTAAGATAGGCGTAGACCTCACCAAACGTCCTCGGTCGACCGTGATCGTAGAATATGTTGGCATTCGCTCTAGCCGCATCTGGCATACCTTGTGCCGCAATGGCGTTCGGGTCACTCTTTAGGAACTTAACTGCACCACCCGCCCCTAAGAAGTGAGCCAAGTAAACATCTGTGTCACTGATCTGTTTACCTGTGCCTTTCAACGCATTGACGTTTTCCTTGATGAACTCAGCGCCCATCAAGGCAGCCGCTCTCGGATCGGTCGGAGGCGTATTCGGATTAATCCCGTATTTCGCCCCATACCGTTTCAACATCGTTTGCCATGTTCCGGATACAAATTGGAACAGACCCGCTGCTGAAGACGTCCCTGCCTTTGCGTTGGTTTTGAAACCCGATTCAATCGCTGCCTCGATACCCATCAATCTAGGATCGACACCCGCTGCTTTTGCTGCCGCGTCCAGCATTTCCTTCATCGCTGCGTAACTACCATCACCCTTTGGCTTTGGAATCGCATTGATGTCGCCGCCTGTACCATGACCCGGTTGAGTGATCTCGCCACCGCCACCGAACCCGAGTGCGGATTTTGCTGCATCCCAGGCACCACTGATTGCGCTACCTGCGCTCTTAATAGCGCCCATGGGATTGGAGATGATGTTCTTGACCTGGTCAAAGAAGCTCTGCGGTTTCCCGTTATCTTTGTCCCCGGTCCCGCCAATAGACCCGCCAGTCGGGTTCTTGGCATCACCTTCCTTATTCCCCTTCAGGTCGTTGGCTTTCTTCTCCGACAAGGTCTCGTTCTTGGCATCATCTTTCAAACCTTGAATGTTGAGGTCTGTCGTGCTGATGCTCATGTTGAGCTTATACCCGGGCCACGGACTGGAAGAGAATGTCCAGACAGCAACATTTCCACCAGAACGCGTAGCGGTTGCCCCGATTGTCGCAAGAGCCGTATCGAGAGCAATCTTGGGTCTCAGCGCTTGGACCGCAGAATCCACGGTCGCTTTCTTTGTCCCCGCCATGATCGTCGTAGCGTACACGAGATACGTCGGGAGGAAGCGATTCGTAAACCAAGCTTTCCAGTCTTCTGCCATGTTGTCAGATTTCGAATCGATGCCAAACGTGCTAGACATCTTTGCGAAGATCTTGTCACCCGAACCTGACCATTCAGCGACTTTGGAACTATTCAACTTCATTTCAGCAGAAACGGCCTGCTCCAATGCAGCGAGAGCCCGAATCTTATCGGCTTCCATTTCTTTCAAACCGTAGGTCTTAAACCGCGCTGCTGTCAAACCGTCTACACGTCCATTAAAGGCTTGGAGAGTAGGTGCAGCATTCGCAGCAACAGAAATCAACCCGCGGTTATTCTGGAACCCTGAATTATCAATCTGTGCCAACGAGGTTTTCGCGCCTGCTGCGGTCGCAACCGTTTTAGGAGGAGGAAGAGAAGATGTCGGTACAGCAGCCGTTCCAACCGTCGTGGCAGCGACGCCTGTAGCCATCGTTGCCCCTTTGTTGATCTTATCGCCGAGATCTTTCTTATCCTTCGCTATTGCAGCGTAGGCTTCGGCGACAGCGGCTTCAACTTCTTTCTTCCCGACCGTGAGTTTGGCTTTCAGATCAAACGGATTGATATCGACCCCATAAGGACCTGACGGGAATTTGGCAATATCAAGATACGCCTTCTTCTCATCTGCGGTCAACTTTCCATCTGCATCACCTAAGGACAACGAAGGTTTCACTTTGTTCAAGGCTGCTACAGAAGTCAAGAACACCGGCTTGAAGCGCTGAACAAACCACTGCGCCCAGGCTTCTACAGCTGGTTGGTTTTGACTATCGATACCAAACGCATCGATGATCTTTTTCCCGTCGACCTTCTTACCATCGATATCGGGAACACCGTTCTTGACAACAATAGCTTTCAGAAGGATGTCTTCTGTATCTTTGAGAGCTCCGAAGTGATCGGAGTCCTTGTCAGAAAAACCATACTGAGCAAAGCGGACTTTCTCAAGGATGTCCAAATGGGTGTTTTTGTAATGTTTGTACAAACGGTAACCGCCATAGGCGGCCGCACCAATAAGTACCGGAATAGCCAACGCACCGAACAGGATAGAAGCTGCGCCCGTAGCGAGACCCGCCGCACCTGTGGCGACACTCCCAAGAACACCGGCTGTACCAGACGCCAAACCACCCAGCCCGGCTAGGAACCCTCCTCCTGTCGCAGCCGTTGCTGCGGTGGCAGCCGTCCCAGCTGCTGCGGTTTCAGCGGCAGCTGCACCACCTGTCATGAGTGCCTCGGCTCCGAGCGCACCACCCATCCGTGGAATGAGTTTGCCACCCAATCCCAAGAGACCTTTCCCTGCTCGGCCCAAATGTTTACCAGCAAACTTGAGAGCGCCTTTACCCCCTTTTAGGAGTCGTTTGCCGATACCCTTGACACCCTGGTATTCGGCATCTTCTTTGGCATCGTCCAGCAACCCGTGATGATCTTCTTCCGAGTCGCCATCCTTATCTTTCTTACCAAAGCGGCCGGCTATCCCAGCGCCTAGACCTTTGATCGATGCCATCAAGGAAGCAAGCTTGCCACCAGACTTCCCGGATTCGGCTTCACCTTTCTCAGCATCTTCCTTGAGCTTCTCCTTCTTGGCATTTTCCTGATCGGCGTAACTCCCGATCCGGTACCCTTTCTCATCCTTTCCGTCACCTGCGGCACCAGGCATGCGTTTATCAAGGAGTTTATAGATATCAAGCAGGATATCCGTGATCTTCTTACTACCGGAGAACACAATCCCGTCTTTACCTATCCAGCCCTTGAAGAAGTTCTTCACCGTAGACGCAGCACCAAACAAGGTGTTTTTATAACCCTTGAAGGCGTCCTTGATCTTCCCGGTGATTTTGTTTACGCCGTGACGAAGTGGTTTGCCCTCCTTATTGAAGATCCCGTCATTGAACTCCTCTTGGGTCAGTACCACCTCGTGCATCTTGAGGGTTACCGCACCATCAATGTCGCTGACCTTTTTGATGGGTTTACCAGTGATGTCGGAGGTATATCCACCCGCTTCCATGGTCTCCTTAGCCAGCGCTTTCCTGAGAGCACCCGATTGTGTCCTGACGTATACATCCGCTGGGCCATCGAGAAGACTGTAGGCTTTCTTCATCGCCCACTTGCCAGCATTCATGATACGGGGAATCTGGTTCAGCCCAAACCCCATAGCGGAACCATACAGGCCTCGAATCTTGGAGAACGTCGACTTTCCGAACTCAAGCACCTTCTGTCCTGCCCCAGACTTCAAGACTAGGTCTTTCAGATGCTCTTTGTCGATGACGATCTCGCCTGTCTCAAGATCCCGAATAGGACCCGTGATGTCTTTGTACGATTTGATAATTTTGCCTGTCAATTCGTCGCGATACATCCCAGCTTTCAATTTGGCATTCGTCAACCGTGGCAGCAGTTCACCTTTGACGTACACTTCATTGAAATTCTTGAGTTTCTCCTTGGAATAGGTGTACGCTTTCCCTAGTGCACTTTTTGCAACACCGAGACCGGTAGAACCTAATGAGAAAAACGTATTTGCGGCGTTCTTACCGGCATTCCTGGCTTTCCCGAGCGTCGACCACATAAAGCTACCAGCGCGGCTCGCTGCACCTTTGATTGACTGATTATACCACTTACCGGCCTTTCCTTTGGCACGACTAATGAATCCCTCGTGCTCTCCACCATGTCCTTCCCCAAGCATGTAGACACCCACGCCATTCTCGATCTGCTGATGAATCATCAGCATCATGTCGAGGATTTTTTCGCTGGTCGATTTCGTGCTCTCGCCCTTGATCGTATCTACGATTTCTTTGGAGTCGAACTTGACAGTTGTTGGTGCAGCCTGTGGTTGCGAATGCTGATGCGATACAAAGGACTCCTGCGGTTGCGGAGAAGCATGACCATACCGAGGCTGGGCACGCTTATGCAACGTAGCGCGCGGACGTTTCTTGGGTTGTCGACCTTTCCTGCGACCAAGGCCAGGGGCTGAAGATTCGGCTGTGCTGCCAAAATCAGGGTTGTACTCCTCTTCATTGAAGTAGGAATAGAACTTCTCCATGTCGATCTGGGTACCGGTAGGATCAACCAAACCGGCATCCTTCAGGAAGTCCAGCATCCCTGCATTCGCGAAGTCCTGAATGATGCGTCGACTGTCATCAATCGGACGACCCAGCTCATTATACTGATCTGTGAACGCGAGACGTTTTGTCCAGTTCTTATCTTCCCCGAAGTGGTTCTTAAACATATCGGAAAAGACCGTAGCGTGCTTAGATGCTGCACCCGTGTAAGACCAGGAGTCCATCAGTTTGGCTTTGGAGCCCAAGGTCCCTTTCAGATTGCTCGACAGCAGATGCTGACCCAGCGCTTTGCGTTGTTCTGGCGTTAACTTGTCAGAGCCGCTGATGCTATCGATCATCTTCTCGAGTTGATCTTTGTTCGCCTGTTTCCCGTACGTCGACACGACTTTACTGAAGGCGTTTTTATACACCTCCGTCTTGGAACCGAATTGGTTCTTCGTGTAGTCGTACAACGTCAACTGAATCTTGTCGTTCCCTGTCCGCGCCATCTGGGCTTCTTGCAGCAAGCGCGCCAGATAACCAGGGATGACCTCGACGAGCGCTTTGTGATCTTGTCGAGCATAAGGCGTCGGAGCCAGCATGTCCTTGACATGGTCCGTTTCCAAGGAATTGTTGACCGAGAGTTCAGACCGAACCGTATCTTTGACGGCGCCTATCGTGCCACCGATGACTGGGAGCCCTTCGCCGCCACCATATCCTTGGGCCCATTCCTGAGCCATCTGAGGAAGGTTGCGGACACCATAAGCACCCATGTTCCCATACTTGATGACACCGGGAATCTTGGCGACGTGGGGCGCTAGCCATTTACCAACTTTGCCGCCTACGGTGTCGGCTGCAATACCGCCAGCGAGCTTCCCTGCTTCGACATGGGGGTCAAACGGCATCCCCATTTCTTTAGCCATCTTGGCAGCATCAGCAATCTGTTCAGCTGCCGATAGCCCGGTCATGACGTTGTTACCAAAGTCACGAACTTTATCAACGACTCGCCCAGCGAGCTTCTCGGTTACGCCTCTGACAAAATTGGAGCGTTTGCCAAAGACACCTTGATGAACCGAGTCTACGAACTTGTTTCGCAACAACTCCTTCATGCTTTCCGAAGGGGTCTTCTTGACAAAATCAGGGAGACCCGTGTTCTTCCGGATCTCGGCCAAGTTCTGTTCAAGAATTGCGCTCGTCTTCTTCGACTCCGTCAAGATATCGATAGACGTGAAGTAGTGGCGATATTGGACTTCCAAGGATTTGCGTTGGAAGCTCGAACCAATGACCTTTTGATAGTTGGCTAGTTGCGTCACGCTCTGACGGATGCTATCGAGTTGCTCGATATTGTCCTTGTGACGGCCAAACTCAATGTTCTCTTTGATGCGATCTTTGACGTCGCGGTCAGCATCGGCATCTGCATGCATTTCAGCCGTCGCACGGAAGACATCCGTCATCGTCGACTGAAGAACCATCTCGCGAGCATCACCACTCGAACCAGAACTCTTATCTGCCGAGTCTGCGAACTCCTTGAGTCGCTTCTGCATCTTCGGGGATAGCTTCGTTTCCCCTTCTGGCAACATACGGCCTGTGACGCGTTTCAGCTCATTGAGGGCGGGCCTCAATTCCCGCGTGCTGGTATTGTATAGGTCTTTAAGGGAACGTGTCGAGGTCTCCGCGAAATCGAAGACTTCGCCATAATTTCTCGGCAGTGCAACCCGCAAAGTGTTCTTGATAAAGGACGGAGAGACGACCGTGTCTTTGACGCCGCTGAGGAAACCGGAAGCGGCTTTTGTAACAGGCTTACGGTCATCCTTCGGGGGTTTCATATCGAAGTCAGGGATGTCAAAATCCAGACTCTTATCGATTTCAAACTCGTCAAGATCTAACTTCTTCTTGCGCGCCATGGTGATATCCCTGAATAGAATTAGCTTTAAAAACTGTCACACTATTCCGGCCTGACTGGAGACGAACCCAATGTCCCGCATCGACATTCCTTTTAATATCAGAATTCTCGTCCTCACGGATAAACTGCTGGAAGGCATTCGCCCTGTCACGGCACTCGACATCTTCGATGGCAATACGAGCAACTTCCATGAGAACGGTTTGTATTCGACATTGACCTTTGGTCGCACCGGGGACCCGAATCGAAACAAACGGGTCTCGTACATCGATATCAAGGTCCCGATCTTTCACCCGATCATCTATAACGTCCTGACCAGCATGAAACACCTGTATGCAGGCATCATGGCCGGGCAAGAGTACGCGATCTGGAACAAAGAAATCAATGACTTTGAACGCTCCAACTCCTTGGAAGGGAAGACGGGCTTCGGGTTCTTTGTTGACCATTGGAAAGACATCGATTACGGTAACACGAAATCCACGTCGAGAGAGCAAAGTGTCCGACTCTTGAAGAAGTATCAAGCGGATGCTTTCACTTCCAAAATTGTGGTCATGCCAGCCGGTCTTCGGGATATCGAAATCAAGAACGACCGCGTCAACGAAGACGAAATCAACAAGATCTATCGATCCCTGCTCGGGATCTCAAACACGATCTCAACAACTGCTGTCCGAATCAACCCTGAGATTCTCGATACGGCTCGATTCAATTTGCAGAAGAAATTCAACGAGCTTTATGCTTTCATTGAATCGATGATCCGTGGCAAGAAGAAGATGATGCAAGGGAAGTGGGCATCCCGCAAAATCTTCAATGGTACCCGGAACGTCATTACGACGACGGATATCACGCCTTCTTATCTCGGGGAAGAAGGCGGCGTTGATTTCAACAACACGCAAGTCGGTCTCTATCAGGGACTGAAAGCGATCTTGCCTGTGGCGCGTTTCTACATTCGGAATGAATATCTCTCGAAATGTTTCCCGGATATTCACGCCCCTGCAATGCTGGTCAACAAGAAAACGCTGAAGTCGGAACAGGTCCCGATGAAGGCTGAGTACTTTGATCGCTGGGCAACGAATGAAGGGATCGAAAAGATCATCACGTCGTTCTCGGATGAGAACCTCAGGCATCGTCCGATTGAAGTGGACGGTCATTATTTGGCTTTGATCTACGCAGGTCCGGATGGTACGTTCAAATTCATCCAAGATATCGATGAAGTCCCTCCGGGTCGTGAGAAGTCGGATGTGCATCCTATCACGTTGTGTGAGTTGCTCTATCTGTCGCTCTATCGGCGTGCCAACAAGTACCCCCTCTTCGTTACTCGTTATCCGGTAGCCGGGGTCGGTTCGATCTATCCGAGTCGCACGTATCTTCGGACGACGGTGGATTACGAGAAACGTGTTGAGCTGGGTGATAACTGGGAAGCGCTGGGTAAAGACCATACCGCGTACCAGTTCCCGATCATGGGTCGGCCGTTCATCAACAGCTTGATCCCTCACCCGACAAAACTGAAAGGTCTGGGTGCTGACCATGACGGTGATACGGCAAGTTGTAACTGCACGTACTCGGATGACTCTATCGAAGAAGTCGAAGAATTCCTGAGTCTCCGACGAGCCTATGTCGGAACGGATGGTCGCTTTCTTTCAACGACATCGATCGATACCGTCGATCTATTGCTCTACAACCTGACAGGAGATTAACACCTCATGTTAATGTTCCCTCTTTTTTACAGGCGTTACGGTGTCAGGCTGTCGAGCCATTTAATGGCTCCTCTGTTGCCTGATCTGAAACTCCTAGAGCTCCCGCGGTTCTCGATCTATCATTACCCGGGCTCCAGTAAAGTCGATCCCGGTCCTGCACGGGATGAGTTTCTTTTCCGAAACATCAAACGTCCGATCATGATGATGCACGTCACCAAACTGGGTGACAGCAAAGGGAACCCCAGGGTCTTGCCGATTCCGGTCCTGCCGGCTATTCGGAAGTATCATCAGATCAATCGCCGTTATCGTCAGGTGCGTGATATTGAGCAGGGACTCAGGGACAGCATGGTTCCCTTTGTCTTCAACTACTCGTATCTGCTCCGGATGTATCGCTACAACAAAACCATCTTTAGCGAATACCATCGCTGGTGGAACGTGGCGAGCAGCGTCTGGAAAAACATCGGTGAAGCGGCTGAAGAAACGGATCGACATCAATTCATTTCCGTAAAGCTGCCTGATCGCGTCCCGACGCTCTCGGATTTTCGTCGGGCTAGTTTGGCGCTCAACCAGACCATCTTGAAGATCTTCAATTCTCAAGATGCGATGTTCCTTCTGGAAGTTTGGAAGTGGCTGGGTGAGGATCGTTCGGAATCGCTTCTGAACCATGTTTCTGATAAGCGGTTGGATCGTGTCAATTTGATCTTTACCGTTGCAGGACGATGGTCGGTGATGAATCTCGGTATCGTCAATAGCTGGCGTATCGCGACAGACGAGGAACTCCAGAAGAATCCTGAAGCCAATAAGGAAGGTCTCCCACCCAAGCAGCTCCAGCTGCGCTTCATGCGGTACCTGATGGCACTGCAACACACTGTCACACTGGGGAACCTGGACGAGCAATACACAGACCCGAGCGAAGCCGGAACCCCAGGGAACGTCGCTATTGTTCAAAAGAACAATGAGACCGAACCCAACATCGTGAAGATTGATGTTGCTGTTCCGAAGACGGACGTCGAGAAAGGCGTGACGTCGGTGACGATCAAGAAGGTCGTCATTGAAGCGGACACTGAAACCAACAATCAGCAAATGGATATTCCGACTGAAAAGGGTAGTGACATTAAAGTCGACCCTGCGTACGAAGAACACCTCGAACGTGAAATGGAATACTTCGACTCGCTGATGCGTCAGGCCGCTGAAAGTCAAGCAGCAGCTAAGAAAGCGGAAGACTTCCAACTCCCGCCTCTGGAACTTCACGACGGCGTGAAGGCACTCTGCGATAAGTTGGCGGACGATGGTCTTCTCTCTGCGGCAGAATATCGTCGCTATCAGGAGTTGGCTGAATCGTACAAGACGATGACGGCTCCTGACGGGAAAACTCCCATGAAGGAGTTCATCGCACCGCCTGAAACCATCCTCAACATTGCACCGACGCAGATCATGGAAGACAAGGACACCATCCTTGACAAATCCATGTTGCATTCCACGCTTCAATCGCTGGATGCACAGTACGTCAAACATGTAATGCCGAGAGATGTCGCAGCGATGGTGATGAATGTCCAGAATATGGGCATTTGTGTCACGGACTATAAAGTCGAACGTGTCGATGCCATCACCGGGTCCTTTGATTCGTTTACTATCAAGGCGGCACCTGTAGAAGGCAGTAACTCCACGTTACGATTCAAGCTCCCCGCTGTGGATGAGGACGGCACCTATTTGTCTGGTGGTATCAAGTACCGGATGCGTCGTCAAATTGGGGATCTCCCGATTCGTAAGATCGGTCCAGATCGTGTCGCTCTGAACAGTTATTACGGAAAACTCATTGTTTCTCGCAGTGAGAAGAAAGTCAACAACTATGTGGCGTGGCTCGCTAACGCTATCATGCTGAAGGGGCTGGATGACACGGATCAAACCGTGACGAGCCTCCATCCTTCTAATGTGTTTGACAATCTTTTCCCCGCACCACGTCTGTACAGTGGTCTTGCAATGAATTTCCGGGGGTTCACGCTAGCTGGATTTGATTGGAACTTTGATCGCTCTAAGCGTCTCGATATTTTCCATGCGGATACGCTGGATCATTACGAGAAAGACGGATCGGTCTGCGTCGGTAAATCTAGCAAGGGCGATGTCCTCGTCATGGACAAGAATGGTGCTCTGTACAGAGGTGTCAATGGGGACTTACAAGAGCTCCCATCCATCGAAGACATGCTAGACATTGCTGTTTCCAAGGCACCGACCGAATTCGTTGAAGTCAAGGTGCTCGGCAAAGCAATTCCGTTAGGACTCTTGCTCGGGTATGAACTTGGGTTGGAAAACCTGATGACATTCCTGAAAGTTGAACCGCGGCGTGTTGCTAGTGGCGAGCGCGCGAATCTGCAACCTCATGAGTTCTCTCTGGTGTTCTCGGATGAGACGCTTGTCTTCTCTCGGGATGATCGTCTGGCGACGATGGTGTTGGCAGGGTTCAACGAATACCATCGCGCTATTCGAGATTTTGGTGTCTACGACTTTGATCGTAAGGGCGTATACCTGAATGTTCTTGAGACGGCTGGCATCGGTGTTCGGTTTCTGAGGGAAATTGATCTGCTTTACGCCATGTTCATTGACCCGATTACTCGCCGACTCCTTGTCCAAATGAAAGAGCCGGTGGAGTTTCGTGCTTTGCTCATGCGAGCGTGTCGGATGCTCCTAGTGGATCACCATCCCGATGAAGGCGATTCTAGGTATCAACGGATTCGTGGCTATGATCGGATGGCAGGCGCCGTGTATTCTGAACTCGTGAAAGCGATACGGATGCATGGTGGCAGATCGGGTAAGTCAAAGCACCCGATTGATTTGAATCCCTACGCCGTTT